TCTTGACAACTCCACCGTTTGCATACTTTCTAATATTGTTGGCACGTTTCTTTGATGCAGCAATGGTCTTTTTCTGTTCATTGGACATAATGGTGTTGTTGTTTCGTTGACTAGCTGTAGCGGCCGCATATCTGTTTCCACCATCTTTGCCATTTGCATTAGATGGCATACCAGCAGGAGTATAGCCACCTACTGTTTTAGATGTATCGTTTCCTCCAATAGTGCCAGCTCCACCTTCTGATCCAGACGCTGCTTTCTGCGCTTCTTTTGCAGCACGAATCTGTTCATTAGCTGATGCCCATGCCGCATTAGCAATCGCTTGCTGAATAGAAATATAATCATTTTTAAAGTCGTTCAACATAGATATACGACCATTTAGAACACCGGCTTCCCAATCGGCTCCAAAATACTGCTGTGCGAGAAGCTCACCTTGCTGATTTTCATATTCAGAAGTAATAGACTGCCATTGTTCTTTTAAAGCATTATAGTACTCAATTTTCTCATTATAAGAATTAATTAATGCTTCATTACTGTTGATCTGCTGTTGGATACCGACATACTGATTTTTAAAATTCTCAATATCAAGAATGTTATTGTTTAGAATCGTCTGTTGGAAATCATGACCAAGCAGAGCAGTAGCATTCATCTCGTCAATATTGTATTTATAAGCATTTTTAACATCATCCCACTTGGATTTGAAGTCATTCAACGTATCTATCTGTTTCTGAAGCTCCGATGTTTTTAGATCTAATTCAGCATCATCATATGAACTTTGTGCATCTTTAATAGCATCGTAGTCTACATCATAAATGTATCCACGACCTTCTACATACAGCTTCTTTAGTCTGCTATTATATGCTTTCTCTAATTCATATTTAGCCTTTTCGAGAGCTAGAGTGCGATCACGTTCGTCGTTTGCATCTTTTAAGCCATCAATGATAGCCTGGATACGGTCAATCTCTTTGTCATAAACTCTATCAATCGCATCGAGAGCGGAATCCATGTTGGAAAGATTATTATTTAATAAATCATTTTCAGACTCAAGCGAATCAATCTTTTTCTGCCACTTATCAATTTCTTTATCTAATCTATTTGTAACGGCAGATAAGATCTTATCCATTACATCTTTCTGCTTATTAAGCTTTTGCTCTGTATAATCAAAATATTGCTGTGCGGAAATCTTCCCAGATTTATACATGTCATCAAGTGTTTGACCTACTTGCGTACAATATTCATGATAAGTAATTTTATTTGCATCTAAGGATTTCTCCATGTAATCCATATACTTATCAAGATAATCTTTTGCGGTATCAGAGGCATCTTTAGCTGCTGATTTAGCCGCATTTTTAGATGTCTGTCCACCGGTAAAATCAAACTTGAAATTCATGTTCAAATCTTTACCAGAAGTTAATTCTGCAATTTTGGCTTTATATTCAGAGATTTGTTTATTATAAATAGAAGTAGGAGCACCTGCTTCAACTGCACTCATAGCATTTTTGAGTTTAATAGTATACTCAAGAAGCTCACCTGTAACTCCAAGAGAATTACATAAATTTTCAAGTGCTTTAACATCAGCAGAAGTATTTAATGGAGTATTAGCCATCTGCTTTTGAAGCATATAATTAATAAGGTACTGACGAGATATATCAGATGCATTTGCCTCATTTAAGAATGCAATTGCCTGTTCTTCTGTAATATTCTCTAGGTCAATACCGGCATCATTGATTTCATTAATTACTGATAAATATTCTTCAATAACCTCTCTAGCATTAGAGATACCTTTTTCTTCTAAGAAGTTAATTGTAGCTTCTTTATTCTCTTCATTTAATCCCTTTAAAGCCTGTTCGTTATTGACATAAGCAGTGGCAAGTTTATTGAATGCTTGCTGACAAGCATTAATATCGTTAGGACTATTAGAAACAGTTTCGATAAATTCTTCATATGATGCTTTATACTCTTCAGTAACATTTTGCATATCACTAAAGCAGGTTTTGAATGTATCATTATTGAGAATAGAAGACCAGTCAAAATCCTCTTTGTTTTGAACGTCTGCATATATCTTATCTAACTGATCAAGACCAGTGGCTAATTGCTGAACACCTGACATGTAATCAACAAAAGAAATCGGTGTTTCATTACCTAATCCAGAAAGAGCAGCATCTGCATTTTTTACAGCATTCACAAATTGAGGAAATGCATTATTTGCAACATCAATTAATACTTTTTTGTATGTCTCAGAATAATCAGTGCTATTTTGAATACCAGAAATATATGCATCAAAAGCTTCTTGTGTGTTGATATCGTTTGTCTTTAAATAATCAGCTAATTCAATTTGAGCATCAATAGAATTTAATCTATTAATAGCTTCGCCATACTCTTCGGCAGAATCTTTTAACTTATCTATGGCTTCCGTGATTTCGCCATACATAGTAGTATTAAACATACTTCCTAAATTTAATAAGTCATCATTATCCGTTTCTTTGGCCGTTTGTTGGATGAGCTGTGATATATCTTTTAATACATTGTAGTATTCATATAATCCCTCTGCTGAATTATCCTTTGATATCCAAGCTTTTCCCTGATCAGCTGATTTAGATGCAACAGAAGACAACATTTTAGATATTTCTTTATCCAGATCAGTATTCCCAGTTGAAACAGACTGAATTAAAATATCTTTTGTTAATCCACCATAAGCATCCAACGTCAAAGCTTTACTGGATGATGCAACATCGACATATGCATCTGTTTGAGCATTATCTAATGCCTCTCTCGTTGCTTCACTAATAGCACCAGACAATCCATTGTACTTTTCGATGAGATTATCAATTTCAGAACTGGTATAACCCATGGTCTTTAATTGTTCTTTAAAAGCAGATGTTAATTCATCAGAACTTTTTGTACCATCACTTAACTCTTTTTGAAGATCGGCTAATTTATCTACATATTCTGCTGATTTCTCCGCTTGTTCTGATGCTTCTTCGGCTACTTCATGTATTTTCTTTTTATAATCATCATATGCGGTAATTAGCTTACTAATAGCATACATTGCCACCATATTACCGACCATTGCTAATGCTTTCATAGCAATATTTGCAGCTTTTGCACCTATGGTCATCTGCTGGAGGCTATTATTATACGCAATCGCAGATTCACGTGCCGTATTCTGTGCTTTTACCACATCTTCAGTAGTAGCTTTCTGAATATCCATTGTTTGGATAAATTCTTTTTGCCATTGCATTTCAGGTTGATCTTTAAACCCTTGCAAATACGCATCCCATGTGGTTGCATTAGCTTCTACTTGTTCATTTGTTGTTTGTAAGTTTTTAAGAATTGAACTGGCTTTATTTTCATTAAAATTATCATAAATAGACAAATCTATAAATTTATCTTGTATATCTTCTTGAGTAATTATAAATTTATCTGATAAATCATTTTTTATTGAAGAATTTTTCCATGCATTTACAATGTTTGATATTGTATAATCATTAGTAGATATTAGTTCATCAGACATTTTTTTAAAACGACTTCCAATATCCTCAAATGATTTGCCTAACACTCCAAATTGTGAAGAAAATGTACCTTTTCCGCTGTTAAATGTTTTGAATATCATACTATTTTTTCAAGGTGTTTGAATCCTTGTTAATATTGTTTATGTATGGTACAATATAATATAATTTGGAGGTAATAATATCATGTTAAAATATTGTAAAAAATGTGGTAATATAACTAGAAAAATGCCATGGGATAATAATAACTATTGTAAAATATGTAATTCTATTTTATTTGAAGTTCCAGATGAATATCTACTTGTTTGGAAAAACGAAATCGATCATGATACAATTGATCAAACAAAACAACAACGATTTATAGAAGAGTGCGTAAAATCATCTCCAGAATTTGACGAACAACTTTTCAATTCTCGTGATGAAATCTTAGCCAAAGAAAACGCTAAATATGACCAAGCTATGAAAATAGGCAATGCAATCCGACAAGGAGCTGATCCTGAGACAGCTTTTAAGAACAATGGCGAAAACATGCCTAAATGTCCTACCTGTGGCTCATCCAATATTAAGAAAATATCCACTGCATCAAAAATAGCTGGAGCAACCATGTTTGGTTTATTTAGTAGAACCGCTAAAAGCCAATTCAAATGTGAAAATTGCGGATATAAATGGTAGAAGAAAGGAAACAAAATGTTTAAATCATCTATAGTAGACATTAGCACCGTTAAAGTTTTGGATAGATATATCAATTCTAATGAACAATACTTTTTAATTACCGACGAATTTAATCTTAGGTTCAAAGGTAAGATATATACAATAAATTTTGTCATAAGCAACAAAATTGAAGTTGGTAAGGAAATCATTCCAACCAATATTATAATGACAGATTTTAAGAAAATATATATGAAATATGTTAATGACTATGATAGAATCTCAGGATATAAAAATTATGTATCTGATCAAAAAAGAAAAGCAGTCCCTAAAATAAGTATGCCTGTTTTTGATTTCCTCGAAATGTTCTTTAAACATTTTGAAAATAATTTAAACAAACAGAGTAATAAAAGTGAAGATATTATTTTATTTGACAACCCTATTTCTATTAATGCGCAGTCAAGTAGTAATCGTACTGGATATGGTAATGAATACTACTATGATACATTAATCTATGAAGGTACAAAATACGGGGAGACAAGTGAATTCCCTATTGTTGGATACACTTCAGTCATAAATAAAGAATTGATAGGGCTATAACGAATAAAACTTACCAACATACAGAAGGAGATTGCTATGCCAACAAACAACACTAAAACAAATAATAACGACAATACACCTAAAACACAACCAGTGAAATTGAAACCACAAAATATTAATAAAACAACCAAGACTGTATTTGAAAGAATAAAAGAAGATCTACCGAAAAAACGCAGCAGATAGACTTATTCTTTTGCAAATTTCTTTCGTATTAGTATTGACATTACGAGGTATAAGTTTAGCATTATCTTTTTTAGGAGATTTTTTAGATGAAGAATTCAAATCAGTCACTCCTTTCATATGAATTGGATTTATACAAAAAATTATCAGATGCAGAAAATGATCGTAGACACAAGTTTAGCGATAAAGCTTTTAAATCTATCACGATTATTGCTTCATTTGTTGGTGCTGTGTTATGGTTGATATTTAAGTTTTTTGGAATATATCAAAATGAATGTATATATTTGCAAATGATTAATTTATCATTACTTACTGGATGTTGCCTATATATGATTACAAGTGTCGTTATATTTTTCAAAATGCTATATGGATACAAGGACACACATACGGATCCGGTTGAAATAGATCGACTAATAAAAGAATACAAATCCCAGACAGAAGACGAGATGGCTATTATAAAAGCTATGAATCAAACATTATGTATTTCATATTTAGATTCAGCAATTAGTAACCATATAGAAAACGAAAATCATATAAAGCTATTTGAATCATTCTATGCAATTATATTTATTGAGATGTTCTTGTTGATTATTACTTTTTTTATTGAAATTCTTATATAAACGTGCCCTTATTGTCATTCCACAAACACATTCAAACTAACTACAGCAAGTAGAGTAATCTCGACCGGCATATTTGGACTGGCGAGTAGTAATATAGGTAAGACTATGCATTGTAAAAATTGTGGGTGCAAGTGGTAAATCACATCAATAGAACTAACGTTACGAAACCACACCAGAATCGTACACTTCATTTAATTGTACTTCAAGCTCTGCCCATTTTTCTTTTTGATCGTCAGGAAAAGCAGCTTCGAGTTTTTCAAAATTGGTTAATTGTTCATTGTAATAATTTAAAATTGAATCAATAAATTGCATTATATCACCTCCGAGGATAATTACATGAATGATATTTTTCACAAGGACAAATTAATATGGGAACATAACATACGAAATTTTGAAAAAGAATTTTTAAATATGTTTCCTGATATGAAACTACCTAATTATAAAATAAATTTTATTCAAGAAATTAAAAACATCAATTACTCAATGCAGGTCGAACATACAAAAAATCCTATGGCACTTAATATAAACATGGGATATATGTGCGATAAAAATTTTGATTATAAAAATGTATTAACACATGAATTTACACATATGAACGATTATTATTCGCTTTTAAATGACAGAAATCCAAAATTTAAATCAAAGGTATTGTCACTTTATACAGAATATCATGCAACATATATTCAAGCACAATATTTATTTTCTCAAAATAAGAAGAGTATTGATTGTATTATGCAAAATATATTAGAAAGTGAATTGCTAATCCAAGAAAATATTGAATCTTTTAATAAAGGAAAAGACCTCAGTTCATGGAACGGAATTTTATATGGTTACATGTATTATTTTGGATACGTTGATTATTATAATTCCATATGTAAAAAATATGAGATGAAACACTTTGATTTTGAAAATGATAAGATATTATACGATTTATATAATTGTCTAACATTACATATAACAAGTGATTCATTTTGGGAAGTGTGTTACAAAATTCAAACCTTATTAGATAAAAGTATTTTGTATGAATTGTTACAAGATAAAAAATAATGTCCATATTGCCATTCACTCGACACCTCTAAGATTGACACAGTAAGTCGTATGGCTTGTATGTTTAGATTAGCAAGCAAAAAGATAGAAAAGCAGTGGCATTGTAATAAGTGCGGATCGGATTTCTGATAAAAACATGCATTCAGAATAACAAATATGTCTGTCATTATATAGTATAATAACCATATTACTTTTAACATAAAAAGGAGATATCGCCAGTGTCAAATCTAACCGATAAAGTATTAGCAATGAGAAATATGAATGACGAAGAATTAAAGGATTATATTAAAACACTTACTGACAATGAAAAGAATTTGGTCATTTTTTCTGCAATAAAAATGATGATGGATATCGATAGATTGTAAACATACGTTCCGACTGTATTTAGCTCCGACTTAGTGGTAAAATATTCCTATCAAATTGTGATCCATAAAGGAGGAGATTTACTATGACAAATTTAGAAGTAACAAGGAAAACCGTAGCTTATGATTTAACACTTGAATACATTCGACAAAGTAAAATGCTCAACAGTTGCTACACTAAAATTCCAGAGAAAGTAGAGGAAATAAATAATATTTATAAATCGTTCTACAATTCTCTGGATGATAAAGATATTATCAAACGTTAATTATAGTGGAGTATCTTCAAATTTACCAACAATATATAAGAAAAGGCTCCGAACTTCTGGAAGAGTAATATGCTCATCTCTAATGAGTTGCATAATTTCATCTGAAAGCTTATCAGCCTTTTCTTTATTTGATAAATAAATATCTTTAATATAAACGTCATTAAACATGTTTTTCACCTTGCTTTGTATTATTTTTATGTTATTCCGTCCTTTTTATTGTCACCATTTGTCGATGATATTTTATTGCTTCACAACTTCAAAGCATTATATAATTGAAGAGTGAAGGGGTATTTCTATATATTAAAATAGGAGAGAGGCTTGGGAACCTTTCTCCTATTTCTTTGTGTGAAGTTTATTAGATTAAATTAGTTGATAGAACTAACCAATTCTCTTTACAGTTTCACGCCAGTAGTCAAATCTTCCACGAACATTTTCCTGGTTAAGAAACGGTTTTATAATTTTTCAAGTAATCTGGTTCAAAAATAAAATAAAAATCTTTATATGTTTTTACATTAGAATATTTGTTTTTGTTACAGTTTCTAATAATCTGTGTTTGCCCTAAATAAGTATTAAAATTATTCATAGATATACTTTCTATATATTTTGCTGACGGAAAAATACCCAAATATTCATTTTTACTAAATACTAAAACACGTCTATATGTGTGATATGGAAACATACACCAGCCCAATTCATTTCCTAATCTTAAATATCTGCCTATACAAGATTTTGATAACTGAAAATGTTCTGAAACAATACTAATGTTATGATTATTATTTACATAAAAATCGCAAATATCTTTTGTTATATTACCACAAGCAAATTCAGAACATTTTTCCCAATTAATTTTATTTTCTTCTATTTTTAACAAATTTTTCAATTCGCTATTCAAAATAGAATCTGATATAAACTTCATTGTACTTTTTCTACAATCAAGTTGTATATAATGTTTTATTCCATTATTCATAGCTAAATTCATTTTACGTATATCGTTTCCATTCGTCGCTGTTGACGAAGACCATGTTGTGTCTTTATAATGCTGTTCACCATGTGTTTCTACAATACAATTATAATCTGGTAAATAGAAGTCGTAACAATATTTCTCAATCCATTCAAAGTTAGATTTGCTTAATTGATATATGAATTTAATATGCATCTGTTCTAAAAAACTTATAAAGAATTTTTCTGGATAACTTATTCCATCTCTACATGTACATCCAATTGAATGTCTTTCCTTAATCTGACGTATTGATATTTTGATGTTTCTTATTTTGCCACAAATAGGACATATTGGATATATTTTTTTATTGGAGCCACTTGTATAATTAACAGCCTCTTTATATCCACCCTGAAAATATGGTATCATCCATGGATCTGTAGTAGGTATGTCATTTTTACCTTTAACCACAACATAATTAGAGCAACATGGACATCCGGATTTATGATGTAACAAATCGCATTCATCCATCCATCCAGAATCGTAACCACAAATATTACATTGGTAGTTATACATTTTTCTATATTGATACTTTTGAGTATTTACTCGTTTTCTGTTTAATATTGTAAAATTTCGATTTTCATCAATTATATGATCACCGATTTTTATCTTAAAATCAGCAAAGCGTCCTGTTGTCGTATTTAAATTTACTCCAATTAGCTTTTTTATATTCCCATTTTGTAATCTACATGTCCTTATTTCAGATATAATTCCGTTATAATCAATTGTAAGTTTTCGAGTATTGCAATTATATCCTTTAATGATTAGATTACCACAAAATGCAATATCTTCTTTTTCATCGTCAATATATTCAAATTTAACATTTGTTCCTATGGAATCAGCCCAATTGATTTTTCCTTTATAAGTACCTTTTCTATATCTAGGCAGACAATCTAAAAATATATTAATCATAAATTCCTCACTTTCAATTAAAAATTTGCAATAAAAAAGAGCGATCAGTTTTTTGACCACTCTGACGTTAAAGTATTTAGTTTTTCGTCTTTTATATAAACCCAAAACATTTTATGTGTTTCTGGGTGCAACCCTACCAGCTCATATCTGACTCCATGAGATGTTAAAAAATCTCGAAGCGGAATAGAGTAGCAAGGAAATAATTTTGATTGTTTCATTCCTTTTATTCCTTTTATTATATAATAAAAGAGCCTATCAAATTTAAGATAGACTCCTTATTAATTGAAAATTATTACATTCCTCTTATAGCGTTTCTGAAGATCTGGAGGCGACCATTCACCATGTCTCCATTGCTAGTACCGCTAGAGCAGTATTGCAAATACTCTGTATTAGAATCATATGTCTCTAAGAAATTCTTCAACCATTCAACATACTTCGCAGTTGACTTAGCGTCCTTGTACATACGGTACATACCGTAGATTACAAATGGAAGAGTAAGCTGCTTGATTTTTACATCATCATCAAATTCTTCATTCAGACGATCAAGTGCTTTCTTAACATTCTCAATTTTTTTGTCTGAGTTTTCCTTGCCTTCAGGAGTGTATATTTTTTCATTGTAATATTCAATAAACTTATTCATATCTGCATTTCTGAAAGAACCAAAATCATACTGGTCAGATTTTTCCGTAAGCATTAACACCTGGATAACAGTATCTCTATCTACATTCTTCTTATACTGAGCCTTGGTCAGAACTTTTTCAAAGAACGGATGAGATGCCAGGTTATAAATAACATCACGAAGATCAGTGCTCTGCATCTTGGTTCTACGCTGTGAATTGGTTAAAGTATGACCTAAATTGATTCTATCGAAGATTTCTGCAATTTCTTCCTCAGTGGCATCAGTCATTGTGATAATAGAGATGTCACGGGAATTGAATTTATCCTGAACGACCTCATCTAATTTACTGAATTTCTTACCTGCAATTTCATATTCAACGCCATCGATCACAATAGGATCCAAGTCTTTAGATAATCTGAATTCATCATTTGCAAAAGCTTTGATAGTAGTGAATCTCTGCTTGAAGTCAACAACATCTAATTTGCCGGTATCAGAATGTCTATTTACCAATGCAGGATATACAGGATAATCTCTTAATAATGTATCAATAAATAAACTTTTCTCTTTAGGAGACCAAATGCCAGCTCTTCTTTGAATAGGCAAGTCGAAATTATACTTCTTTCCTTTATTCATTTCTGTAACCAAAGAACTAAGACTTTTAGGACTTTGCTTAATATCTTCCATTATGTTACCTCCTTCAAAAATTGAAAAATTTTGATATTTTGAAAGTAACATATTTTGGAAAAATTGTAAAGTGATTTGATGTTCATTTTTCGTACATTTTCATCTTTTTTATTCGACAGAAAATATTATTTTATTATATTAGAAACTGTTATTTTGTTTATATTATTACGGATAGTATTTGGTAGATTATATATACAATATGTAGATGTATATATTGATATAGCTACAATATATTTATTTAAAATCACCATGAAATTGAGATTTTGTAATTATACGAATAAATGTTCTGCCCTTCGTATATAAAGAAGTAATAGTATAATAATACCAAGCATATTGTGATTGAGCCATCGTATCTCGATTCGTTGCACGACAAATGCCTGGTATTACATACCATACGAAGTACCAAGTTGTAGTTTGGTACGACTTTTCGGAAATAAATTCTGCTCGTTCTGAGCAATACAATTTCCCAACTTTAAGAAATACTACAAAGAAGGGAGGGTAGAATGGAAGTGTTAATAACACTTTTAGGTTGTGGATCATTATTTTATGCATTTTGCTATACCATAAATATTATTGGGAAATGCTATGTCACACACAAAAGCAAGAATCTCAGTAATGAAAAAGTAAAAGCACTTGCGAAAATGATGTCCAAAGACATTAATATAAATCTGCATCAATAATTCTATTTGCTTGTATTCATAATTTATTTCCTTTTTTCTCCATTTGAGGACAGTCGCAAGCTGTCCTCATTTTATTATTCTCCATCTTATCAACCATGGAGAGCTGGTTCAAACAACAGAAGATAAGTTTCCGCATTTATATGACCCATCACAGATCACCCTGTTATGTCAGTAGTACCGAGCGCATATTTACCAAGCATCGTTGCATATAACTTGATATGAGAGTTGTCGCTACAGTTGGGGCTTATCTCATAGAGATCTATCCCATCGGATTCCTTGAGCGTCACGCTGTTACGATCCTAATTATGTCGCCATAATAGGAGAGTGGTGATACGTCTGCATTACCAGACCGTTGTACGCAGTTCCCGATTATTGTCTCTGTTATTTATTTATCATCGTGTACTTCACGAATAACATACTCCAAATCTCTGTATCCAGAGTAAATTATGTATGTTGTCGGCATATTCAAAGAGGGAGTACATTATGTCCCTACCGACATTTTTGAAGGAGAGTGCTGCACCAATACCAGTAGCTAATGTAGGAATCAATCCCATTTTATCAACTATATTAGTGACTAAATCTAAAAATTTTGTTGCTAAAGTAATTCCGTTCTTAATTAAATCATCGTCAATAGCCACAGAAGCAAGTTCCTGTGCTTTATTAGTGAGTTGTTGTAAACGACCATCAATACTATCGAGATATTTATCAAGCTCTTTTTCAGCAGATCCGAAGGCTTCTTCAGATGATTTACGAACAGCTTCAAGCTGATCAGGATCCTGTAGAATAGCAGATGCAATATTTGATCTGTTCTTACCGGCTAATTCTTCAATTAAAGCCGTTGCATGGTTTGTACCAAGCTTCTTATCTTGCTCCTGGATTTCTCGGTAGACACGGGCTATACCCAAAAGTATTTCGTATGTATTTTTGTAATTTCCATTATCATCAAGAATATCAAAACCTTGATAATTATTAGAAGCTACGGCCGTATAATCTTTGATGATTTGTTGCTTTTTAGAATTCGTTGCCTTGACAAAAGCATCAACTTCTTCATTCATGGCAGATAATTCTTCCTCGGCTTCAGAAGTTCCAACCAGACGAAGAGAAATTGTGCGAAGACCTGCTGCTACGGAATCAGCATCCTGAATTGTAGCATTAGCAGTTGTTACCAAACTTGCAGCTTCATCAATTGTATTGCCCATAAGGGAAAGAGTAGCTGCTGATCTCTGAAGCGCAGATGCTAATTCATCTGTTGATATTGCATAATTGTTACCGACCTCATTAAGCTTATCAACGATAGTAATTTTATCTAAGTCTTTATACGCCTGTTGCATAGAGATTAAGGCGGAAGTAGCATCTTCGATATTGTCAAACTCAGATACATTGAATAGAATATTTGCGGTACGAGCAGACTCTGCCGCATCATCCATAGCTTCACCAAGTCTCATGAAATCAGCTGTGGAATTCTGAATTTGCATAGCAGTAGTGCCTACCGCATCAGCGGTATCAAAAGTAGTCTTCTGATAATTTTTTAAGCTCTGCTCAGTCTCATCTGATACTTTTCGCATTTCTGTATACGCAGTATCAAGTTCTCTTACGACATTAATTGCATTTTGTCCATATCTTATAATGTCATTAACACCAAAAGCCATTCCAATCTGGCTTGCAGCACCATACCAAGCTTTTTCCTTAACAACATCCCAGAATTTCTTACCTTCTTCACCAGCTTCACGAATGCGGATCTGAAGTTTTAAAAACTCATCAGTCAAATCAGATACATTGGCATTGGCACCACGCATTGTCAACTGCTTCTGCAATTTCTGAAGTTCAACTCTGAACTGCTTAGATAAGCCAGAGTTTTTCTTCATGTAATCGCCAATTTTGTTATACAGCTTGTCTCTTGATAAGGAAGTAGATCCTTTTTCAGCCGCTGTCATAGAAGTAATAGCACGAGTCGCCTCTTCAATATTTGATTTATATTTCGCTATACTTTGGATATCTTCTTCAGTGATTGTATCTTTTGAAGCTATTTGATCTCGGAAGGCTTCAAACTGAGAAATTTGTTCTTTTAACTCTTTTAAATTAGCCTTATATTTTTCACTCTGATTAAAATCAGCAGGAGTAGCAGAGAGGTTTACCAGTTTCTTATTATATCCATCAATAGAAGATTGAACAGAATTGACTATAGAAGTTTTTACGTTTTGTAATGCATCTTCTAATTTCGCAACAGACTCGGCAGATCCTAATGAGGCCTGACTAAATTGCCTCATAACTTGGACAAATTTTTCCCATGTATCAATATCTACACTATGCGGATTGATCATAGAAGATAAGTTTTGCCTAGCTTCATATGCCGCATCCTTTAATGATTCTACTTCTTTGATTTGTGTTTTAATTTGGTTAGATTTTCTGCCAGTCCCTTTATCAGAAGCCTTTAGATTATTAAGCTTTGAAACAGCATTCATATAATCCTGAATTGCTTTTACATTTTTATTCCATTCTGCTTGAGAAAAAGCGTTTGCCTCATCTTTAATAGAGGAAACAGACTCATCAGCCGTTTCTTTTACTTTTTCATTTGCCTGAGAAAATTTCTTCTTAGAAGTTGCAGCTTTTTCAGCATTTTCAGCAGTCTCAGCTAATGCATTATTCTCTTTTTGAATCGCATTAGTTGATTCAGCAGAAGACGCAGTAGTGTTTCCTTGAAATGCGTCTTTCATTCCAGATGAAATATTCGTTTCAGTAGAACCAGTAGAAACAGACTTTACTTTCGCCAATTCTGCCTCAAGTTCTTTGACTTTTCCGGTAAGTTTTTCTACCTCTTCAACAGAAGTAGTTACATTCAATCCCTGGCTAAATGTTTCTGAGAATTTAGTAGCTGCCACAGAAATCTCATCAAGTTTAGATACAATAAGATTTAACTGCTCAATAACGCCTGTGAGATCAGTCTTGCCAAACAAATCATCCAATGGATTTGCATCGGCAGACTTATTCATTTCATTCTGAGCCTTAGTAAGCTGTCCCATTGCTGCCGCAGCAGAAGACCAATATTTCTTATCTGTTTCTGTGTATAAAAGATCTTTTCCACCAAACTCGGACTTGACTTGATTTCGCATATTTTCAATAAATTTACGATAAGCCTGAATTTTGGCCATCATAGTATCAAATTGATTAATATCGAATTCAAAGAAATTTGTGTTAACCATTGAACCGCCAACACCAGACATTTTGATATGCTCAAATAATCTCTGATATGCTTGTAGAGCATTGGACATTTTACTCTGTATCTTTGCTTCTAACTCTGTATCGGAGCCTACATCAATATTCATGTTAAGTCCAATACCTTTTACACTAGAACTTAATTCAGAAATAGAAGAATTAATCTTATTGATCATAGAGAAAAGGGGACTGAACTCTTCGCCATCACCGACATCAACAAAAATCTTCTTGATAGAAGCTAGATTAGATTCCATCTTTGTGAATAAGTCAATCACTGTTTTTAACTGATTTTCATCTACAATAGAATTTCCGATACCATTGCCATTTCCGTTACCAGTTCCGAATCCTTTACCAGAAGCAATAGACTTGATCACATCAAGCAACTTATCTAAGCTTTTAACAGTTTCTTCAACTCCTTCGTTTTCGATCTTTACAACAAAATCATTGGAAGCAAGCTGTTTTTTATATTTCTGCAAAGTTTTTTCAAACTCTGCTTTATTTTTAGAATCGGAGAAATCAAAATACATCTCCAATTTATTATTCTCTAATTCTTTCTGACCTTCAGAGAGTCCTTTTAATATCTGCGCTAATAGATCACTTTTATCTATTACGATACTCGCTGTCATTGAAGCGGCAACATTATTTGGCATTTAAATTCCTCCTCATCTTATTTTTTCAAATATTTATTAACAGTGGATTCCCACTTGGATTCAAAATTCCTTCTAGTAAAAGATTCCATGGAATCACTCTGATTAAAATACGGGTTTATCCATGTATTAGCACCACTAGAATATGACTGGCCAAATCTATAGTTTGGATGATGCCATATTTGAGGTAATCCATGAATTCCTTGATTCCATTGTAAGTTGATCAAAAAATCAGCAGGATCAATAGAAGCATTATATTTCGCCCTCCATCTATAAATAGATGGATCATTTATTCTAGCTAAAGTATCAAATTTAACCATGTTTACATATGAAGTGAAGTAAATAGTGGCAAATCCATTTTTTTGAACCAACTTATGTTCAAATTCTAATGAATCAAGCATTGTATCATGTCCATTTACAAACCATTCAATAGTAGATTGTTGTCTGATTTCTTTCTGAGCTTTATTGCCAGCAGAAATATATCTATCAACATATTTTTCAGTTATTCTATCTGCGAATTTTTGCAGTTCTTTGTCATTTATTTTTAATCCAGTAGCTCTTATTGCCATCTATTTTCAACCTCCAAATTTCCATTACAATACACTAAAATAAGAGAGTACCAAACTCCCCATAATAAAAGCTCCATAAGCTGTGACACCTATGAAGCCTAAAATATTTAATCTTTATTTCTTAAATAATATGCAATTCCATATATCATACCAACAAATCCAAATACAAAATAATAATGACTTGTTGTTAATGTAAAATTCACAAATGGCTGTAATGCTTCTACAAATATATTATCAACTCCAAATAGACTGAGAAACCATGCGCCAATAAGTCCATAAATTATTCCATCAAGCATATAAAACCTCCAAAGAAATTTGAATTTCGTCAAACATTTTCCTCTCTATGACCATAGTATTCCTCAAGAGATTTACTGGTCATAGTAGCCATTTCACATTCGGCATTTAACAAATAACTTAAAACAAATGGCAGTTCATCAATTAATACTTTCTTATGTTTGAAATCTATTTTTTCTCGCAAAAATTCTTCCGCAGTATAAATAGAAATGCGTTTGTTTGTTATTTCCTCTGCACGACGTTCAAGATGTCTTTTCTGCATATTTGTTCCAACGATAACAGGATAACCAGTATTGACCGCTTCAATAATAATGTTAGTTGATTTTCCACAACATCTAGGTAAATTCATAATCTCCATATCTTACACCTCTTTAAATTCACCTTTCTTAGCAAAATCAATAATCTTATCAACGGTTTCCTTTGGCATATCTCCAATCTTTTCACCAACAGCTTCAATAATAGGGTTCAAAGTTACGTTAGACAGCATAGCAAATCGCTCAATCTGATTAGAAATAAATGCATGAGGCTCATATTCATTTGTTAATACGTCCTTTGCATTCATATCCAAAATAGATCTAAACTCAGCAATCTCATTTGCTGGAATCAGTGGAGGAGTATTCTCATCTCCAATAATTAATATATCTAATAGACCGGAAGATTTTAAAGCATCATAATCCTTAATAAAGCTTTCGTCTTCAATTTCCAAATTTGTATAATTAGTAATAATAAAACGACAAAACTGAACATACTGAATGACGGAATTTACTTTGATTCTATCAGTTTTACGAAATCTCTTATTACCTTTTTCGTCTGTATATTCTTCCTGATCATACATCGATTTATTTAAAATAGCCTGTGCATACACATCTTTTTTAATGATAGAAATATAAGGCTTAATTTTCAAATTTTCATTAATAAAACTACACTTTAACTGATCAGTAGTATTATTATATCTTTCACAAAATTCTAAAACTTTCATTTTATTTTCTCCTTTTCTCTCCATACAAAAAGAGCCAGGATAACCTGACTCTTGTAATAATTGTTATATTATTTTGTTTTACAACTGAAAGGTATTAACAGCCATTTTGCACCCTCATGTTGTTCCAATCGTTCGTTTACAAAATCATGAACTTCTTTAAGACTACCCCTGTTTGCCTCTTCAAGAACCCTATACTCAAAAGGATCTGATTCGTCAACACATACAACCTTGAAAAATAAATTTTCCATAATAATACCTCCCTTTCAACCCATAATATTATTTTATACAAAACAATTCATACAAATCAACCTTAAGCACTTTGGAAAGTATTACAGCATTACTAAGCATTATATCATTAGTATTACCATTTTCGATTTTATTTAAAGCAGTAACCGTTATGCCGGTTTTGCGTGATAATTCCTTTAATGTCATATGTCTTTCGTTTCTATAATACCATAACTTATTTTCCATACACCTTAAGATTTACTAATATAATTGTTTTATACAATATTACGGCAGGTAAAATAAACCATGGATGAATATAGATATGTTATACTAAAATTTAATGCATCATGAAGAATTTCCAATAATATCCATCATTAGTCCAAATTTCAAAATATCCATTATCAAATGGAGTATATTTGATTCGACTGATCTGAGGAGAATAGCGACAAATTTCCATATATGTATTAGGGGTTATATAGAAGTTATGTTGTTTAAGCAAAGTATCTATTTCTTCTGAGTACATTTCTTCTTTGCCTCACGTCGCAATCTCTTAAGTTCATCATACTCGATCCAACCGCCATACTTAAGATTACGACATATAAATGTTAAATTTAATTCTGGGTATTTTGCCCATACCAGTTTTCTTTTTAGAAGTGACAAATTATCTGGGTTTCCCTTCACATCAAATACCTGTAAAGACCCATCACTCCATAAAACATTAAAATCTGATCTATACTTTATTGGTAAGATAGTTTTATCTTTATATTTGAATTTATCTTGTAGGACATACTCAACCTGGCGTTCATATGATATGATTTCGCCCGATGCCAGTCTAGGTTCTATGTATTCTTTCACGAAAAGCATTTCTGTTTTAGAATCATATTGGATACCTTTATATGTCCTGTCTTTTTTTCCTTGCTCCGAAATATCTACATGATATTTAGAAGTTTTTCTTTTTACAGTTATTTCCTTTTCACTCCTTAGTGCTATAATAGGAATGTACTCACCGACCTTATCTCATAATTCTGAGGGAAAGTTCTTGGTGATTTCTATGTTATTTCCAACAACGGAATATTGTGTATATGTATGCCAATATAAACGTATTAGACTTGGCAGAGTCGAAAACGTTTGTCAGCATTGGCGTAGATTACCAAATAGATAATTATTGAGTTTATTCTGATGCCAGTGATTAAACTCTCATGTTTGTTTAACACACATCGTGGGGAAGGTGAGTACATTTCTTCTACAAAAATAGAAGAGTGGTTTCTTACGAAATCACTCTTTCCTTTATTGATTTTGCGGTATTATTTAGTCATCTATTACTTCCCATGTGTACATTTCTTTTTGTACAACAGAATGAACAAATGAATTTAATCCGCCATAACTTTCATATGAAGCAATCAATCCTTCAAGTGATTCAAGCTCCATTTTGTTTATTTGATTTTTAATATGATAGTAACGATAAGATTGAGAAATCCTATCTTTTAACTCAGCCTGAACACGTTTGTTTTCTTTAGCTTCATTTTCCTTGAAACGCTTATCTGTATCATTTTTCATCTGGTCAATTTTATCCGAAATATTTTCAATACTTTTTACCAAATTGTTTCGTATTTCACATGACTCTTGATAGTGCTTAAGATTATCCTCATTGATTTTTTGAATATCTTTCTTATGCGTTTCTGTCAACTCTTTTAATCCATTAGCAGTAGACATAACAAGATTATGTTCTTCACGCTTTTGTCTCATTGATTTCGTTTCAATTCCCAGAAAATCGAAAAGAAACCAAGATACAACTTTAACGATCGCTTGAAAGCCTAAAAGTACAGCAAAAAGTGTAATTGCAAACATTTTCCAATCAGTATTGAAAAAACCTTCTATTGTTCCCATGCATAAACACCCAACCTTTCTTACTTGGTCTGAGTGTTATCCTGCATCTGCTTCCACGCAGCTTCCAAAAGAATACGAATCTGTTCTTCTGTGATAACCTCTTTCTTTGAATTGAACATCTTATCAATGAACTTGATAACGTATTCCCTTTTCTCCTCGCCAGACTTTGGCGCATCAAATAATACTTCAGCAGCTTCAACAGCTTTAGTTACCCATTTAATAATTTCTTCCATCTGAGTCTGAGATACTTTAGACTTGATATAAGGAATTACGAAATAGGTGATAATAGCTCCAAACACAGGAACTAATGTCATAATAAATTTAAACATATTATCACTCATAGGATTCCCCTTTCTAGTTATCAGTTGTTGTTAATACGGTAGTAATTAGCTCGTTCATATCCACCTGTTCTTTTACTTCATCTGGCAACTCATTAATCATCTGCATAGGTAGCTGAATTTTATGTTCAGATTTAATCAGCATATAATATGCACCACTAGAAATTCCTAACTGTGCAATCCAGATTCCAAGTAAAACACCAAAACCATCTAAATTTAAAAGCTGAACAGTAGTAAGATAGCCTGAATCATAACCGTTTACTAAGATATTAGATATGTACTGCATCTCATAAAGACCATTTAATGCAACGCATACCATATAACCCATAATCAATACAACAGCGATAACATAATCAATAATTAATAGTTTCTTTGAAAATGGCTTCTTCATTTAGACCGCCTTTCTTCCTTCCTTTTTGCCATGCTCAATGTAATGCTTGTAATAGAGTGGAAGATTTTCGCCAAAAGCAGCTCTCAAATCTGCATAAGTATTCTTATATACTTTTACATCGAAATTAACACTTGCTTTACGACCTTCTTTCATACCATTTTGCTTAAAATGATTCCAAAGTGCCGTTGCGTTGGTTCCAAAAGCTTTCTTCAAATCTGCATATGTATTAGCATAATAAGTGGGATTGAAAACTAAAGAGTAGTCCAGACCATTGTAGAAATATTTAGAAGAAGTCGTTGTTGATGTGGAAGGTTTTGTAGTAGGAGTAGTTGTTGTAGTACTAGAAGTAGAGTTAATGGTTGTTCCAAGAATTCCTTCAGCAATAGCTTTTGCTACTTTATCTACATTTGCCATATACACATTGTAATCATCACGATCATCTACGAAGCATACTTCAATTAATAGCGCAGGAGCAGCGGCTTTTCTTAAGAAATATAATCCAGTACTTGCTTTTACTCCACGATTAGCAAAACCGATAGATGCTAAATTATTCACAATTCGCTGTGCTGCCGGTTTAGCAGAAGACGTATTTTTATAAATCCATACCTCAGAACCGGTAGTTCTACCGTTACCTCTTTGATCTTTAGCACCAGCATTGAAATGAATAGATACATCAAGATTTGCCTTATGTGCATTACATTTTGCAACGATTTTCCTTAGAACATCATTCTGACTTATTCCATTATCCACAGTACAATCATATACAGTATGTCCTTTAGATCTAAGTAAAGCAATTACCTTATCCTTAATAATTCTATCCTGTTCAGATTCGTTAAGTAGGCCTACGGCACCACATGCCACTTTTCCTTTTGGATTGTGACCTCCATGTACGTTAATTACCATTTTATCACCTCCAAGTGATTCAATAATATTTGATTGTTTATCATATTTTGTGAGATTATATTTTTTGATAACGTTCATCACGTTATTGACATAATTTAGACTTGTACAATATCCATCAGATTTGATTGTTTTGAGATATCTCTTTGGATCCGTGATCCCTTTTAAATTTGAATAATTAGAAATGCTAATAAATTCAAAATAACCTTTCACACAAGATTCCATATTTTTGAACTTAAACCATGTCATAGTTGAAGAAATATATTTACCATTTGCTGACTGCTCAGAACCAACTTTAATATATGTACCAGATGCACTAGGGCATCTGTTGGCTCTATATTTTAACCCAAAGTAATTATGAGCATTTTTAGCCAATTCAGAAGTTCCACTAGCCGATTCCAAAATTGACTGAGCAATAATAGGAGAATATACTTTAATTCCATATTGTGGAGCATACTTAACAACATAAGCTGCAATTTCATCTATAAATGCCATTAAACTCCTTTCTCTTGTTCAGATGCAGCACACCATTGTTTGTACAATTCTGTCATTTCCTTTGATTTCTTCCAAACAAAAAACAACACGTTTGTTTTGTCCAGGTATTACATCTACAAGTTGCCCTTTTGAAAGATGAGAGTTTAGATACATAAAGTTCTGTGCCATATTCGGAATAAACCGCACGTCATCTACTTCATACCCATTAACACTCCTGTCAAAAACTTCACTATATTCTTTAATAACTGATCATTCCTTTCATTCCAAAAATCGTAAAAAATAGGCTACACAAAAAATACTAAATAGTAATTAATGTGTAGCCTACAATCTATCTACAAAAAATAACTTACTATTCAATATTTTCATCTTTAATGTTTCCACGTTTCTTAGAAGCATATTTCATTTTTACATTTTTTTGTTCAACCTGAATTTCTTCTGCTTTTTCAACAGCTTCCATTTTAGGTTCTACGGTAATTTCTTTTATTACATGTTTGATTCGATCTGGAAAACTCTCCAAATCAGATAAGTCGCAATGACTTAATTGTTCTTTTGCTTCTTCCTTATTTTTTGTTCTCGTATATTCAGAAAGAGCAATGAAAATTTTATAATGTTCAAGAGTGTCTGTTATAGTTCTCCATGGTTTAAAAGTTTTAACAGTTTGGCATGTTTTACAAACAGAATATCTTTTGCCACAGATATCACAAACACCATTTAAAGGTTCACTCATTGTACTTTCCTTCCCATCAAAAATAAGAGGAGAGTAATATGCTCCCCTCTTACTATTTATTCAATTAGTCCTGAGTAACAATAATATCAAACAGTTTTGCTTCAGCATCGCAATAAGGCTTCTGAAGAATATAAGAAGCTGCATGTTTTCCTTCGGCGGTCAAATTCAGTTCAACACTGGAGGGATCAATCTGTGCTCTAGGGCAATAGATATATCCAGCATAAACAATGTTCTTATTACAAGGATTATGGAAGATTGCATGAATAAGCAGAGATTTAACAGCAGGAACACTATCAGTGGTCTTAGTAACCTTAACTGCATTTTCAGCTTCTCTTTCATAATTTACGAATACTCTACCAGTTACATCATCAGGAAGAGTGATCTTCTTTGTAGCTGCATCAAGAGTAAACTTACCTTCACCTGCAACAGCAGATACTTCATAAGTTTTACCGAAAGTATTATCATCATTGATAACCTTTACATACTTAACTTCTGCACCAGTAGTACCTACAGGAACATACTTCAGAACTACAGTATGATCAGCACCGATTGTCAGAATCTCTGATACAGGTGCAACAATCTTATCTTCGCCAGATGCTACTTTCTTAGTTGTACCAAACTGAGAAGCAGCAAGATCGAGAGAGAAGATAGAGTTAGTGAAGCTAAAAGTACCAGTCTGAGCATTATAGAATGTCATAATAGAAGTGCCCATAGCATCAGTTACATCTGTGCCCTCTGCACTTGTTTGAAGACTAGGATCCTCAACCTGAGTATATCTACCTGTCACCTCCTTGGTTTCAGGATCACTCTCTTCAACAGCACGAATTCTTTCCAGAACCAGCTCATTAGGATTAAAAATCATAATATTTTCTCCTTTCAAATTTAGGCAATAAAAAAGAACTCATTAACTGAGTTCTCCTAGCCAATCTAATTGTTTTTTATCTATTTCTTTTAGGTTGATTCCAAAACCGGAATAACCAGACTGTAATAGCAGTTCTGCATTCTTAATCTTTGAAATTCTCTTTACGGAATCCATGAATGCGTTTATTTTCATATCCCAGACTTGGGAATGATTATATTTAAAACCTTCACTGTTAACCAGTGCAGATATTAAATTAGTTAATAATGAATGATACTCTTTGTTTTCATTCGCCTTCAATTCATCCAGTGCATCTTCTATAAGTATCATCTTTGTGGCATTATTAGCAGGTATTCGTTCATCTTTTTCGATAAAATGAACTTTTCTGAGATAATCCATAATTAATGTGTATGTATATTCATCTATTATTACTTCTTCACCATTTATATATTGACTAAGATATATTGATTCGTCATCTAAATGTTTTAATAATTTAAACTTTTGGAAGTCTAAATCTCCAAACAAAATAGAAGTGAACTCTTTTGAATAAACACGATACAACATAATATAGAACAACATATACGGAGTGATTTCGGTATAATCAATCCCCATTTTCCACAACTGAGCTTTCATAGACTGTGGCGTTGCCGTGAGATTGTATACCATTTGATAATACTTTGATTCACCCATATCACATATCTCATTTAAAGTAGGCTGATGTATGGTAATATATTTTGATATTGCATAATCTTTTCCACGATATACCTGCAATTCGTCGTTCATATTATATTCCATACAAATTACCTCCAATAATCGTTATTTACAATCTGAGATGATTCATCATATGGAGTATTTGTAATGCTATTAATATCATAAAGTTGAAACACAAGAGTTCTAACAAGATAGTTATTATCTGTTGTGCTTTCTTTGTTAGATATTAATCTTGCTTGCATTCCAAAAATACTAGACCAATTGAAACGTTCACGAATAATAGAAGCAATGAGATCGTGTCTAGCAAGACCACTGCATTTCTCATCTCTGTCATCACCATGAACAAAAATTATGAACGTAATATTGCCATATTTTTGAATGTTATCATATCTTGAAACCTCATCAAATCCAACCTGATAACAAATATAATGTTTTACGTTTGTTTGAGTATCTGGAATAAATAAATATGGCCTAATATTAGATTCTCCTCCAAAATATCTATCCCATTCACCTAAAGGTTTATATTTACCTGTTGCAGCATCAAATTCCCAATTTATGTTTCCGTCTTCATCAAATAATTCAACTTCTAAATCTTTTTCATGGAGTAAATATAAAAGTGTAGGATTTGATAAAAGAGCATCTTTGATTTTTTGTTTATATACGATATTATCATCATCAGGAGTATCGCTGTACGCACGAAGCTTATTTAATAGATCATCTTTTGTGACTAATTTTTCTTCCATGCAACTACACCTCCTAACTTAATATTTCTAATTGAAGTGGATCTGATTCAATCGGATCTCCTTCGTCTTTTGTAATCACACATTTCACAGACAAGATTTTACCTAGCTGTGTTTTGTCCAAAGGAAAGCTTAGTTTCGTCTGGTTAAACTTTGCGCCAGATCGCCATGTGACTATATCAGTCCAGTCTTCACCATCTATACTACAAGTCCATGTAAATTGACTGTTTTCATATTCAGATGTAATATCTTCATTGGATTCATTAAATAGATTTGTCGTCAGAGTTCTGAAGCTTCCACCAACTTTTATTGATGATGTAGAAGCAGAGATTTTAGCTGTGATAGATGATGGAGTGGTAGATGGAGTATCAGGATCCGTAGGCTCAATAGATGAATCATAGTAATCTGCCCACATACCAATAATATTGCCATTCTTGTCTTTTTCGATGTAATCTCGATGAGAATCCCAATAATTCTGATAAAATGTTAATGTCTGAATTCCCAGTGGTGTACTATTTTCAATTTTAGTAAGCTTCCACACTATAGGGTGGCTCGTCTTTGCCGAGACAACCATTCTCATATTCTTATCATCTTCATTTGTATACCAAAGATTTTCGGTAATTGGATTTAACGGTAATAATGCTTTTTGCTGATTATCTGGTCGTGTAAATACACGGTCAGTGTAGACTCCAATAGTATACGACTTTTGGCTTCTACTAACTCCCCACATTTTTCTTTTGTATATTTTATTTCCGTCTTTTTCAATCCACATAAACTGATAGTCTATCGGAAGAATTAGATACTTAGGAAATTGATTGGCAAGTTCTCTTTCACAGATAAGCCATTTCCTATAAATACCTCTATCGTCAGGTAAATCGAGCATCATGCCTATCGGGAATTCTATTCCGTACTTTTGGCGATAATCTGTTTCAAAATAATATAAGTCATCATTCTCTTCAAATTCCATCTTCTGAGATGGTTTAAATTGACAATAGAACTCTGGTTGATCCTGATCTAACGATGAATACGTTTTTACTATTAGTTTCACATCAATAGGAGTTTTAATCGTATTTTCATAAGTCATATGATCTTTTATATCTGGATGATCATCATGCATGTAATCGTAAATGTATGCTTTTTTACTCTGCACGTCGTTATTCCACGTCAATTCCATAACCTTGTCTGAATCACTTTTTAATTTCGCTCCCAAAGTAGGATAGTTCTTACCGGTAGAACAAGTATCAACTTGCATACGTCTTTTATAATTTTCGTATAGTGACATTATTTATCACCAACTTTCATTCGCTGAAGCAAAGCTCCTGCATCAAAAACTAGCTTTTTATACTTCTTAAAATCAAACTCATCTGACTCTAAAACAGTAAGAGCAGATTCCAAGCTATTAACAATTTCTACATAATCTTTGGGATATAATAAAAGTTGATTACAACTAGAAATTTCAGATAATAAGTTTTTATGATATTCAACAACATCTATATTTTGAAAATCATCTTTTGTATTCTGATCAGTGTATAACACCAACCAAAATATTTTCTTTCGTAATTTTTGCTTATAGTAATCTACCTGAGATTCTTTGAACTCACCATACTTATGAGTAATAAACTTATCCATTTGAATCACCATACTCACCAAAGTAGTATGTATGTCGTGACAAATCACGTTCCCACTCACGTTGTAAAGTGGCAAGCCTTTCCATATTCTTAGAATAATTATCTATAAGCTTTTTCTCCTCTTTGCCACCAATCATCGTTGCAAGATTCTTTGTGTTCTCTAATTTAGATGGGAAATAATTGATGATAATACCTTTTGCCAAAATAGTTTTAACAAAATTCGTATCATATAAATCATCTACACTATTTGTAAGTGTGAAATTTAATTCCATGAGTTCATCATCTAAAACATAAGAGCTAAATTTCTTGCGAAGAAGTGGAAGAGAAGAAGTGGTGGTCAACCATTCGCAGAGAGTATCATAAAAATCCTCTTCTGTATAAGTTGCCAGTTCAAGGTCGTTAACCATGGTTAAAGCCTTTTTATATATTGATTCATATTTTAGAGAAGGCATAAGATACCTCCTTAATCAGTTATATTAATCATTTTACCAAAATCTGTTCCGCACACTTCGTCAAGATTTTTGATTTTTCTAATAGAATCAAAACTTCCGTCCTCAATACGTTTAGCTACCTCTACGGTAATTGCTTTTAATAAACCTTTTGGAAGACTCTGGAGAGTTGACTTAAATGCGTTGTTTGGCTTATTTAATACGTTATTAATATCATCCATGCCGTATACTTTATCTGAATAAAACTCAGATACGTCTTTCCAACGTGGATTGTCTAAAAGGTCGTCATCTTCAATAACAAATAATGGATCATAAATATATCTGGAATGACTATTCTTCAATGCAAACAAATCACCATATTCAATTTCTGTTTCATCACCATAATTTGCAAAAACATAATACATACCAGATTTACCAGGTACACCTAACCAACCAGGTGTTACTGAACGACATAAAATCGGCTCAGACTGTGTGAAAGTCTTAGGTTTCTTTACTTCTTTTTCTGTATTCTGAGCAGCAACAGTATTTGTATTAGTTGCTGTTTTCTTTACTGTTGTTGTTTTCTTAGCAACTGCCATATTATAAAATTCCTTTCTATCCTTAAAACAAACGAGAGCTTATTATAAAATAAGCCCTCGCAAAAATTTGTTTATATATTACACAAGATTCCATGTACCGAAGTAACGGTTTACAATAGTACCAACACCGAGCTTGGTCATGTACTTGAATTCATAAGTCATGTCGTTCTTCTCAGTAGAATCAGTTACTTCCTTAACCTGAGAATCACCTTCGTAAACAAGCTTAATAAACTTGTTATCAGCAACAGGCATAATCAGAAGAACGTTAGAATCTACCATCTTAGTCTTGGTGTCATTCTTAGCGAATACCTGTGGAATTTCGATAACACGAGTACCTTCCCAAATACCAAGACGACCAAGGGTTCTACGATCCTTCTTGTCATCCTCACTAATCCAAGATACGTCTGCGAGATCAAACAGCTTAGAAAGTGCAGTCTTTGTACCCATAATAACAACTTCTGCACCACGATTAGCAGCCTGAACATCCTCGATCATAGTTACAAAAGTACCCTTTGCGGACTTGTCCAGTGTAGCGGTCTTGTAAAACTGGTCAGAACCAGGAAGAACCTGAGAACCGGCAGAAATAACTGCCTTATATACAAGGCTCTGTACATACTGATCCATTGCTTCGTAAATCTTGTTTACAAGCTTAGACCAATCAGAACGGCCAGTCATAATACGCTCGAACTCATCATACACTGCAAGACCAACCCAATATGTAGGAACACGGAAAGTTTCGTTGATACCAAGTCTCTGACGATCCAGATCCCAATGGTTTCCAGAAAGTTTACCAACTGTTAATACAGTCTTGTCCTCGGATTCGAACTCATTAGTATCATCCATTGCAAGATTCTTAACTTCTACAAAATCATTGAAGAATTCATTATCCTGCCAACCAGAGGTAAGCAGATCCTCAATGGTCTCTTCAATTACTTCAAAAATTTCATTTTTATTACGTCTAATTGCGTTACGAATTTCCTTGGCAGAAGCTTTTTCATCAAGACCAAGAATTAACTTAAAAGTCTCTCTGATTTCCTTATCAGCATCAGCCTTGGAAATACCAGACTCAAATTCTCCAGCCGCATAATCCTTTAAAAGCTGAGAGAATCCCATATATTTAGTTTCATCATTTTCAAATGCAGTCTTTGTATTTGCACTGAAATTTAAGAAATTCTTCTTCATTATATTTTATCCTCCTTAATTTATTAGCCGTTCTTACGTACAAGAACTTTATAGAACTTACCGCCAGTACGATTAATTTCTTCGATTACTTCAGCATTAAATGTTGCTGTAGAAGATTCACCCTCAATGGCTTTCAGATTGTAGCCTTCAGCTTCAATTACAGAACCAACTTTAACTGTTCCAGAAATACCATTAGCAGAAATGGTGAATCTGTCTCCAGCAGCAAGTTCATAGACTCTCATGATTTCATCTTTGCCGTTATAGAAGTTGTACTCATAAGTAGCAGCAAGAGGCTTTTCATCTGCTCCGATTGCAACAGAGAGAATAAGACCTACACGAGAAGTAGCAGTAGGCTCAACCATTGTGTAATACTCGTTTTTCTCATACTTCATCTTGTCAATATCAACTACCTTACCGTTGTCGATATCTTCAGAAGCCTTCACATTAAAAATGTGTCTGCCATAATTAGTTGCGCTAAGATTTGTGGATTCAGCAATAACGTGCTTATCAACCGCTTTTAAAAATGCGTTTACCATTAATAATTCCTCCTTAATTTTGAATAATAAAAAAGACCGGTATTTAACCGATCTACATAAATGATTCTTAAATTACTTATTGTATTTTTCAAAAATACCACCATAAGGTGTTTTCTTTTTGGATTCCCTTTCTGAATTAGAATTTGACATATAAAGAACTTTAGACTTCTGAGTTTCAGGTTTAGCAGAGAATGCTCCAACAGAAGATACATAATCAGCAAAAATAACTTTTGCCTTTGTCTCTAAATCATCAATAGAATAGTTGTCCATATTATTTTTCAATTCTGTAAATGCTTCATTTTCAGACAGTACGGAATATTTTTCATCTGCAAGAATAGCTTCTTTTTTAGAATGAAGTTCGTTCTTTTCCGCCGTTTCCTTATAATCTTTGAGAGCAGCGTAATTTGAGCGCATAGCATCAAGTTCTGCTTTTTCACTTGCTGTCAAAAGCTCACGGAACAATTCAATACGTTCTCCCTCAAATGTAATATTATCATCATTTTTTGTATATCCTTGACGATAAATTTTATCTGTATAATATCCTTCATATTCAAAATATGAGTCATATACATTAAAAATATAATAATAATCACCATCAGACTCTTCATAAGGAGCTAATAGACTATAAAGGGCATATTTTATATCTTCATGTGAAATTTCATATGTACGAACTAGCTTCTCAGAGTTCTGGTTTTCACCTTCGTTATTATTTAAAGAAAAATCTCCTTCATCATTACCTTTTCCGTCATTGGAAAGCTCGCTAGATTCTCCATTGTCTGAGTTGTCACCGTTTGAATTATCATCAAACAATTCGGCAAACTTCGCTTCAAGCTCATCGTCAGACATATTTTTATAATCAAATGTAATATCTTCAACTGTCTTTCCATACTTCTGACATAATTCATCAAATTTATTCAAGTTTTCGTTTCCTCCTTCCTCAGAATTATTATTGTCAAAACAAGCCGTTTCTAATTTTTCTAATCTAGCTTGTAATTCAACCATCTTTTCATTAAATTTTATTAAACTATTGTTTTCTTCACTAAAATCTTCGAGAGTAATCTTGGATCCCAGCATTCCCTCTCCAATTGGTGTACCATCTTTCTCAGATCCCAAGCAGGTGCAGCCTGCAAACTCAAAGTTTTCCAATTGTAGATATTTTTCTTTTGCGTTATAGGAACAATCGTAAACGATTAATTCACAACTGACCTTTGTACCATTTTTCTCACGAATAATATCAGCGCAACGAGTATATGATTCAGGTATAGCTACACGGGCTATAACATAAGTTTTATCCATTTCTTCATCATATTCGAGATATGGATCATCCGCTGTGAAAGTACCAACCTGTTTTTCATCATAAACAACAACTTCATTCCCATCTTCATCTTTTTCGATATGATAATCGTGAGAATGAAAATCCCATGATCCATCATCTAATTGATGAATATTTGCAAGGAGAGGAGCGTATTTAAGACTCGGCATAGCGGCTTTCATAGATTCTTCAGAAATATAACTTCCGTTTCTATTTAACAAAGTATGACAAACTCGTACTTTAGCAAATAATTTATTATCTTCAGTCTCTTCAATGTCAGCAGAAGAAAAATCTTGAATTGCTTGAATAACGATGGGTTTACCAGATTCTTTTGAAGAAAAATTATACATTTTATCTTGTTCACAGAATTTAATTAAATCCTCGACAGTAAAATATCTCTTTTGCATTATTTCCTCCTTTCTTGATATAATAAAAACCACTCATTGAATGGAAGAGTGGTTTAGATAGACAGCATATTGCTATACTGAATTTTTCTTTTATCTATATCATTTGAAAACTGCATTTTCTCAGAATTCAAAAATGTATAAATACCATTTTGTTCATCGATTTTTTGAAAACCAATACGAATAAGTATTTCAGCGGTTTCATAATCAGATGTCCTTATAAAATTTTGCTTCATCCTTTTACTCCTTAATTATCCATTTGCTTTAGTGCCTTCATTCTTATTTCCGTCTCTGCTGGCAATTCCTTCATCAGATATGTCGTCGCCTTTAGATGGTGCACCACCAGTATTATTTGAATCTGTATATGTTGTTTTTAATGGAACGAGCAAATCTCTAATTCCACTAGCCATTGACATCCTAAGCCCACATTCTACTTCATAAGGAGTTTGTCCAAGAGCAGTAAGGTAAAGTAACGGATTATTACCTAGAGTAGCAGATTCTTTTAATGAATTTATATAATCCTCACGGTTATACCAGGTTTCTCTATGTATAAAGAACATATATCCATCATAACCATTTTGAGTTAACCAATAATTGAAATTGTGCTCAAGACGAGCAATCCATATAAATGCCAAAGAGGCATCGTTTGCAATAGCTTGCTTTAATCCAACTGAGTTAGTGCTAGATCCACCTGCTACTACTAACTGTGAAGCACCACAGTTATTAAATACATTTTCTATAGATTTTGAAAGCATATCAGTATCAGATGTGCTATTAGATTTCTCGAAATTGACAACCTCCAAATCCATCGGTGACCGAACCGCTCCGACATTATCCGGTAAAATTTCGTCAATCATATTTTGGAATACTTCAGTCATTTCAAGAGATAACTTAAAATCATCAATTGCCGCATCGTCGCCATCCATCAATGGAATCTTACTTACCAATAATTTATAATTTTCCAAAGCTGTTTTGTCAGCCATAATATCAGCATAGTCTTCACAATCCATTAACAAGAGAAAAATACCTAAGAAAAAAGGGAGACATAAATCAAATTCATCATCAAGCCCAGCTAACAAACACATAGTTCTATCAGTTGGTAAAATAGCATATCTTTTGTTTTGCTTATCATCCTGATATTCTTTCCAAGCTGTTTGAAACACTTCGTCCCAACATCCAGAAGTATCGCCATCTACACCTTCCACAAATTCCGAATTAGATCCTTGCGAGAAATATGACATATCAAATGCAATTATCCAGTTTCCTGCCGGATCTTTGCCTTTTATCTTACAGTACTGCGGATCCAATGCATGAAAGAATAACCCATCTCCTGTATCATAAACAAATCCGTAGTATGCGCCATTCAATATTGCCAATGCAACCATTTGAGCAAATTCATTTCGAATATTTACCTGTTGTAATTTTTGAATAATGTTATTATATTTCTTGGTTGATTTAGAATTGTCATATTCTTTTGTTAAATCTATTTTTTCTATAACATAATAGTGATACAATGGCATACACGCATAATATAGAATGATTTTTCTATATAATGTACTTGCTCTATATAAATATTGTGATAATCCACGAATACGATCTTTATTAGTTTGTGGATTTTGCATATATTGTTTTACGAGAGATTTTGTATACTGTGTAAACGACCTAGATGTAGATTTTTTGATATTTTGTAATAGTAATTCTTTCACTTTTTCTGAATTAGCCATTCGGATTCGTGAAGAATATGATTGAGAATTTTTAGATTTATCTTTTGCCAAAATTTCTGTTGGTTTAGATTCAAATTCATATGATTTTTTCTCTGGTTTCGTAGAAGTATTTTTATTCTTAGGTGGTCTTCCACGTTTTCTCTTAGGTGGAGAAACAGCAGAAGAGGAGTTCTCTATTTTTTGTTCATCCAATTTTGTTTCTCCTTTCTATGAGTATGTTGTAGATTTCTTTGGTGCTCGTACATGAAAATATTTAGATATGTCGGTGGGAGATTGGGTACGCTTTTTCTGTGTGATAGACTTTCTGCGTTCACACATTGTGGCATAAGCGGCAAGGCAGCACGTATACGCTCTGTCATCGTGAAGCTTATTTGCTTTTTCAGGTGTTAATTCAAAAGAGTCCTTTCCAGAATCACGTTTCTTACGAACCATATTTACAAGTTCTTCTTTTAAAGCATCTATATTTGCCAATGCAAGTTTATCCATCCATTCAAGTTTTATTGTTTTTGTATTAACAGATTGAATTTTTCCCAACTCGTCATTTAATTTTGCTTCAAATTCTTTTTCATTTAGCTTTTCTTTTCGAAGTTTCTTTGATATTTCTTCTCTGGCTAAATTCAACTTTTCCTGATCTATATCAAATACAGTTAAATAATCTTTGTTGTCATATGGAGCAGTAAAACTAATTTTGTCTTGATTAATTAACTCAATCATTGCTTCATACATTTCAGATTTGTATCCGGCAGGAGATATAAGATGTACCTTATCGACGGCATTTGGAAATTTTTTTACATATTCTGCCGAATATTCTTTATCTATTAAACCTCTATGTGTAATACCAGCCGCATCAGTCCAATCTGGCATTAAATAATCTGCTATGTTTACACCGCCTCCACCAGATCCAGCATCTATATATATTCCTACAATATTTCCATAAGCATCGGCACCACCATTATAATCAAGAATAACTTTCTTCAGATATTCAATTTGGTCAGGTGTTTGCATAGGAGACTTTATTTTCTTTCCTACATCAATAAGATTTATACAATTTACCAATCGTAGACGTATATCTTTACTTCCATCTACTTGTTCAAATTCATATAATTCTCCAACAAGAATAACTGAATTGTCGCGACTTCGTGCGGGATCATACGTGATGATGAATTTTTTATCACCAGTATCATTATAAAGAAGTGGCTTTCTTACTTCTTCATTTTTAGTAATAACACCACGCCTAATAATAGCATCGCTACCGGCATCAGTTGTGAACTCACAATAATATTCTCGTCTAGCTTTTTCTGGATTTGTTTTCATATCAGAATCAATAGTAGATTTTTCAAAAAGAGGAGCCATAACTTGCCCATGGATTGTAGGGTGAAGAGGAATTTCACAAGTAATATTAGCAACAAAATAATCTTTATCGCCCATTAGCATTCTTTTAGAGAATTCTCTATATAGAGAATAATATTTCGTAGAAGTATCAGAAGCAGAAGATATGTAGAATTTTTGGTTTGGTATTTCTTTAGGGATGGCTCTTAATCTTATTTCATCAATACGATTCCCATCTCTATCTTTTCCGGATTTGAAACTTTTATTTACAATTGCAAATGCAGAATAAACAGACATCATTTCGTCTGATAGGAAACCGCACTCATCAAAAATTACGTTTCCCCTCATACCTCTTTTTTTGTCCACATTTGAATTCAATGTTTGAGTAAAACTGCCATTATAAGTTGAATATGAGAATCCATTACTACCATGAGAAAATCCATCGCCAGCGGCATTTTTAATTTCAATTTCAGCTTTAAATATATATCCAGTAGAACCCATCATTGTATCGATATTATCATTTGCAAGTCGTTCCAAAGTTGTAAAAGTTTGTTCAGCCTGGCTACCTGAACCAGAAGCTATATATGTCCAGTAGTTATTAAATAGCATATCTTTCGCCATGATAATAATATCAATTAACGTCGATTTACCAAATCCTCGACTACATACAAGTAATACATTAGGACATGTCCAACTTTGTTGAACAATCCATGCCTGTGCATCCAATAATTCTATATTAAAAAAATCATTAATAAATCGTACTGGATTACACTGATAATATTTCTGTAAATATGCAATCTTAATCAATGAATCTATTTTTCTTGATGACATCGCATAGATTCCAGGTTTTACATAGATTACATCTTCTTGAATACACAAATCGTTATATTTTATTAAATCTAGCGAATTATCAATATCCTTAAACCTCATCAGAAGACACCTCCTCGGTATCATTCTTCTCCTCAGATTGTTCGTCATCTGGTTCGGAGAAGCAAGAATATAAATCATTAAGGTTCGCTAAATCCATATTTAGAGATACATTGTTATCTTTTAAATAATCTTTTATATCAAGATTTTCTCTTAATAAAATACGAGAAATCTCTATATACTTATCTAACTTGTACTGTAAGTCAGTAATCATTTTTCTCTGTTCGGCAACCATATCAGACCATTCTGATTCATCTAAATTAAGAGTTTTCATAATGGAAGCATTACTTAGATCCATGACTTGCCTCATAGCTTTACAGGTTTCCATATCGAACCCATTAACTTCTCCTTCTCGAAGATTGAGTTCTTTTATTTTTTTGATTTTACCAGTCCAAGTATTTTCACCTTTTTTTGCGTTTTTATTATGTTTTAGTGAGATGCAACTGTCTTGAGCTAGACTTGTAATAACAGAAGTAATTTTGCCTTTACTTTCTTGTAAAGATTTTATTGTCGCTGAATTTTTTTCAATATTATAAATATCACACATTAATTTGGCGACAGTATCATCTATTTTGGATTGTTGTAGAAATCCACGAACTATAGAAATGGCAGAAGATGTCCTCATCATGTCTTCGTTTGCATCTTCACTCGAATCAAGGATGCCAAGTAGTTGTGAATATAAAAATGGCTGATCTGCCATATCTTCCTTTTCGAAAGGATCATAGTTTAATAACCTAATAACATCATTTTTATTTTTTATGAAACTATCATATGTATCAATTCCAGAATGAGTTTCAATAAGTTTTTCTTCTGTTATGGGTTCTTTTATAGATTTATTTTCATTTTTTTCTTTAACAAAATGATCCGAGTCAAAGTATGTAAGACCAATGTAATTTGGCATTGAAATCTGCCTAATATAAGCTGCCCATACATTAGACTTAACTTTACCAGATGCAAGATTTTCAACTTCTTGAATGCTTGAGTCCCACACTTTCTCAAGAAAAGGTTTATTTAAATATCTAAGAGCGAGCTGTATAGATTCCTTTGTAGGATCTTGATCAACGCCATTCGTTGTTCTTAAAGCTATTTTTTTCGCACATTCTTTGCAAATAGGAGTAATACCACTTTTGCTCATAGGGTCAGTACTAACATAAAAATTATCCTTGGCTTTATGTGTATCACACAAATAACACCAAGCTCCTTCTTTTAGAGATCTTATTTTTTCTTCTTGTGTTTCTACTTTTTTCTTTAATTGAGCAGCCGTTAATTTAGGTTGCATTCCTTTTGTTGTAGCCAATTAACGACCACCTCCTTTTGATCCAATATAAAAAGAAGTTACTAAGCAACCTTAGTAACTTCTCCAAATTCTTTTATATAATTTCTATAATACATCCACTTACATGGTTCACCATTGACTATGCCAGCGTGTTTTATTCTACCTTTACAACAATCTGTGATACTGCTTACACTTTTCAATCCACAATGCGCCAATGCAGAGGAAGCAGATTCAAATATCTCTAAATCATTCAAACATATGATGGAAGAGTATTGCAAAGGTGTTGAATTTATTTTTCTTTTAATATCCTCTTTTGAAGCTGATATAAATTCATTATAATACATCCAATGTAATGGCATTTTAGTTATTTTATCTCTACCAGCAAACGAACTTCTACCAGTTAAATTAGAGCTAATACAAGAATCACTAACCCCATAAGATTTACAAGCGTCAGTTATTTTATCAAATGTTTCATTAGTCTCCAAACATACAATTTTCTTTATAATTGCATTGGTGTATTTGTAATCCTTATTTTCATCATAATCTTCAAGATATCTCCATATCATAGGGTTTCCATCTGGCATTTTACCTGCTGAAATTATTTCTCCACGACAACAACCTGAAATATTTAATTTTCCATATTTCTTTATAGCATCTTCCATAAAATCAAATACTTCACCAGTATTTGTTAATATAATTGGATGAGCACTAGCTTTATTCCTTTCTGCTTGCCCATTATATTTACAAACGCCTAATTCTGCACCCATTCGAAGATAATGACTCGTTGTATTTGTTGCAAGATTTAATTTTTCTGCAATTTCAGTATTTGTATATTTTTCAGTATTCCATAATTCCCATGTCTGCTTTACATAAGAATTATTTGCATCGATAGCGCACTGATCAAAATCAATATTATTTACATTTATTTCTAACAAATCAAGAACACCTGAATTAATAATAGAATTTTTTATATAATCTACAGTTGAATAACTGCAATCGATTTCATAATAATTTTCTATACCATTTTCAATAGCAACCTGACGCTTTAGTAAATCATTTTTCTTTTCATTCCTTATTTTCGATTTGAATCTGAATGTATCAGAATAATGCTGTCCACCATGAGTTTCTATAATACAATTTTTGCTTAAAATGTAAAAATCATATTTCTTTTTCTTTATAAAATCAAATTGTTTCTGATTTTCAAATTCAATGTTTCCTTGCCTCAATACAGACATAAAAAATTTTTCAGGGAATGAAAAACCATCATCACACTTAGGACAATTTAATCCATATCTAGCAACAGAATTAATTTTTTTGATATATTTTTCACCACAAGTAGGACATGTAAACGATGTTTCTTTACTTGAATATGGGAAATACATACAATCATTTTTGTCTGTTAATAACTTGTAAACCTCTTGATTTGTAATAGATAAATCATTAAATCCTCGCAACAACATACTACCATTGCAATAAGGGCATCCGTCTTTCTTCGCTTGGTCAGTTGTTCTATTCGAAATACCACCGCATATTACGTGCTTCATTTTCACAGGATACATACTCCCCTTATATTCTGACATCACTTCAAAATTGAAATTATTTAATATGTAATCTTCATACTCTGATTGAGTATATTTTAATTTCTTTTCTTTCATATATATTTTCTCGCTTTCCACTCGCAAAAACCAATTAAAAATAGAGTGAGAGAGTAGTGCGAGTATCTACTATGCCTAAGATGATCAGTCAAAGGCTTCTCACTCTATAATTCCGACCACCTGCAATCGAAACAGTTACAATCCACTCATAGTCGGTTAATTATTTATTCTCTATTCAATCTAATTATTGATATAGAAATGCCATTATAGTATAATGAAATTAGGTCATAGTTCTTGCAGGAAAGAAGGCTACTATGATAGATTTCTATACGTTCGTGTACTACTTGAATTTAATTGGAAGCATTATTACTATTTTAATGTTTTCAAAAAATATTCTTCGTTTTCTCCTCAAAAAACTAATCCATATTATTTACATATATTTTAAAGAAGAAAATGAAAGAGACAAGAAAAACGACTCCGAAGATTAATAAAGTATCAAAGGGGGTGATTATATCTGACTTTATTTAACGTGTGGGCATATACGTTAGTGTACAAGATCTAGGAGACGGGTAGCCTGTTGTTAAATATAGATAACAACTATGCAAGAACTATGATTTGAAAATGTAACTCCAATAAAAAAGAGAAGTAATATTATCACTTCTCATAAATTTCAAAAACACATAAAAGTGCAATATCTAATAACTTATTCTCTTTTTACGAACTAAATTTTCGTATAAAATATAAAGAGCTATTCCAAACGAAATAACTCTTTCTTCAGCACTGCAATAGGGACTCGAACCCCAAAGCCATTTCTGACCCACAGTTTTCAAGACTGCTTCCTCATCCAGCCGGATTTGCAGCATATAAATGAATCATCCAACGAAATAATCCATAAGCCGGTAAAGGGACTCGAACCCATAACACCTTGATTACAAATCAAGTGCACTACCATTGTGCTATACCGGCAGAACAGGAGAGTCAAACGACCCTCCTTTATATACAAAAGTATAAATACTTATTAACCCTGTTTAGGTGTGAACAGAGCATCAATTTCCTCATTAGTGATAGCCACATAAGAAGTTCCTTCGATTGTTTCAACCTTAGCCTTCAGAGCAGCAATATCAGACTTGTTGGTTGCAACCTGACCAGACTCAAGTGCAGCAACAGCAGTAGCTGCATCAGTACCAGTCTTCTTTGCATCAGCGATTGCGGTTGCAGTAGCACCACCCTCGGCAAGAGACTTCTTCAGATCTGCAACACCCGTCTTATTTGCAGCAACATCTGCCTTCAGATCAGTAAGATCAGCTTCCTGTACAGCAGTATCAGCCTTACCTAAACTTGTCTGTACGTCAGTTGCAAGCTTTGCCTTGGTTACATTTCCATCTGCAATCTTTGCAATTACAACAGCATCATCAGCAAGTTCAGTAGCAGTTACAGAACCGGCAACAAGAGTAGCGGAAATTTCTCTTGTAGAAGGATTAATAGTAACCTGAACCTGAGTGGCACTAGCTTGAGCTACGTAAATATCTACAAGCTTACCAACATTAATATAAATCTTATCCTGAGTAGCATTAGCGAGAGTAAGTACAAGATATGTACCCTTTTCCTGACCTACTGGATCTACTTCAACAGTACCGGCAGATACGACCATATCTTTAGGAATGTCAATAGTAGATACAGTTTTTCCGCCCTGTTTAATAGTATAAGATTTTGCATAACCTTCAGTAGTGGTCGTTGTATCAACTGTTACAACAGAACCTGCTCCACCAGTCTTAACAGATTCAGATACTTCATTAATAGCAACAACAAGACTTGCTTTATTCTGAGTTGTCAGACTATCAAGCGTACCAATTTCTGCTTCTACTGCATCTTTTGCATTCTTTACAGCCTTTGCTACAGATCCCTCAACAGTATCTGCACCATTTAGCTTTGCGATTGCATCAGTATTAGTCTTAACTGCACCATCAGCAAGCTCCTGAACCTTTGTTGCAGCAACGCCCTGTTTTTCATACATGCCTTCCGCATCGGATGCAACTTTAGCATCTGCATCTGCAATAACTTTCTTAATTTTCTCATCATAATGACCTAAACCGGTAAGGTCTACATATTTCTTTTCGATAACGTCAGCCATTTTAAATATCCTTTCATATTTGTTTTATTTAAATAAAGCGTCTATTTCCTCATTTGAAATTGAATCAGTTACTTCACCAACAGTTATATATGATCCATTATCCCAAACTGAGATATTGCGCTTATTTTTATTAACATATAGTTGATTTTCACTTCCTGCTTCTGGAAGCTCTACTCCTATAAACACATAACCTTCAGGAGCAGAAGTTAATTGAACCCATTTGTCTTGATAAAACCATAAAACAGCAGTACCAATGACAAAATAAAAACGCCCATTTTCAGGCGTTGAATTTGTTCTATCAGAATCCTTGTCAAGAATTTCAATATCATTATAAAATTTTCTGGATCCATTAAAATCTAATACGATTTTATGCCTATCTTGTAAAAAGATTAACTGTCCATCCGAAATAGGCAAGTCAGACAATCTTGATCCAGTTGTTGCAATAAACTGTAAGATTTTTTCCTGTTCCATAATACCTCCTAAAATTCCCTAATAGCGAGAGCATTATGAAAACACTCATTTATTTTATCGTCTACCTCAGAGGAGAATGCAACATTCTTGCCATTCACAGTTAAAGATCCTTTAAAATCAGGATTATTAATAGGTGCTTTTGTATCTACTTCAGCCTTAATAGCAGAATCACTTTCTTGGAGCTCTTGTTTTACGGCATCAGTATTGCTTAACAATTCTTGCTTTGTTGTATTATTAAGATTTGTCAGTTCTTCTTTCGTTGCGGTATTGTCAGCAATCATCTGTTCTTTAATGAGTTTATCATTTTCAAGTAATTGGATAGATAAATTTAGTGCCTTTTCATCTGTGATTAATTTCATTTATCAGCACCGTCCTCTCCAAAGACCTGATTATAAGCCGAATTGAAGATATCAGTAACTTCTTCATCACTAACTATCTGGAACATGGAATCCTGATTTACTAAAACGGTTACATTATAGTCAATATCTACCATCGTTCTAATGTTCTCGTGCCCAAATTGCTTATCAAGTGATTTAACGACAGCATTTAGCTGATCCACATCTGTTGTAGTAAACTCCTCGCCAGTATCCTGATCTATATAGAAGTAATAAAAATCCTTCTTCATAGCAGATGTATATTTAATTAAAATTTTATACTTCATTTAGCCCATAGAGACCTCCTTTCACAAATTTTATTTTCCTTTTATTCATTAGTACGGCTAATCGGACTTGAACCGATACGGATCGCTCCACTAGATCCTTAGTCTAGCCTGTCTGCCAATTCCAGCATAACCGCAGATGATTCGTAGGAGATTCGAACTCCTGTTACTGCCGTGAAAAGGCAGTGTCTTAAGCCACTTGACTAACGAACCAAATATGGGTGTCTTACCCATATTTATCAGATTGAAGCACTAACTAACTGATATTGAGTCCATGGAACTCAGTTTATTAGGATAGAAGAGTGCGCACAATCCCATCCATGCTATTATTATCCAGTTGCAATGCCATTATTGGATTCGAACCAATACTTCTGCTTATGGCAGCGTACTATCCGTTATACTAATGACCTGGATAATTAGTATTTTTCCGTCTTTCCAGAATGCCAGACCGCACAGCAGTCATTCACTAATTAATGTCCTATAGACGCAGTTTTGCAAGTGCTTTTCTTTCGGATATATAATCCTACACTGTCTTGGGGTATAGCAGTAACCCTTTGAATACTTCAACAAACACTGAAGACAGTCCAACATTTATCTTCGACGTATACTTACAACTCAAGGAAGTAAGGGCGTATCACGTATCTTGCCTTAGTGATACTACTTTGTTATTCTCTCTTTAACGCAGAGAATACGAACATCATCTCACTTATGGTTGAGAGATACCTATTATCCGTGATGTTTATAGGATCAAGCCGCTAGAGTAATTGCGACAGTGTTATTATTTGTCTTGTGCCCACACCAGGCAACACCTCATCGTTCGGCAATTTATTAATCGGATAGCCGTATAACCGATACTCTCTGTTGATTTAGCTATTCCAGTCGCAAGGATGTTACGGTATCCAACCGTTAGAATCTTACACCGTTCAAGACAGAAGCCTTTATTCAAGGATTTTTAGCATTGACTCTCGCCAATATCCTGGAATGTATTTGAAGTCCAACATTTTACTGTCTGTTATCTTGCACACTGGCCGACAGTATGGCGTTGGACAGATCCGTCTAAGTTGTTATTCTCTATTTATTGATTATTTTGACAGAAATTGTCGGATAGAATATAATAGAGTGGTACTCACTAATCTTTCTGTATTTCTAAGAAAGGTCTGATGAAGTTCTATGTTTGTGAATATATTTCCATTTATAGTTCATGTCAGTGCATATTGGAGATTTCGACTTAACCGTTGGGAATTCGTCCATGAACACTGGCGAAGATTACCGAATAAGTAATTTTTAATCAGTTCATCCAGAGCCAGTTTCAAGCTCTCATTGTTAACATTTCTGGATGATTAGTGAGTATGTTTTTGTAGATAAATTAGTACACAAAAATGACCGCCATAGTTGATAGCGGTCGTTCTTGTGTTAATAGAATATTATATTAGCCAATACTACCACATATTGACTCAAAGCGTCTAACGGAAATTTGCTTGTTTTTTTTACATGTAATATATTAATACAGATATGTGGAAATATCAAGACAGAAAAGTTAGAAGAGTTAAATAAAAGCCTCATCTGCATCCTCGGTATCTTCACGAATTACATACATCTGGGTTGTTTCACTAGACTCATGTCCCAATAATTTTTGAGCCGTTTCCAACGCTCTATGGTCATAACATACTAAATTCGTCGCCCTGCTGCGTCGGAAGTTATGTGGAGTAGTTCGTCTTCCTACAATTTCAGAAAACTCATTTATACACCAATCATTAAATACATTATCTCCAACTTGACGAACATTTGATCCATCTTTTGTTTTGACAACGAACATATATGGACAGTCATCATCTCCACGAACTTCTAACCATTTTTTTAATGCATCCATTACGTCTTGCCCAAACTGCAAACGCCTAATTTTTCCAGCAGTGCTTCGGCCTTTGCAACGAATATCATGTGTTTTATATGATACAGACTCAACTGTTTGCTCTTTGCCATCTTCATCTATTATGGTGACCATTTTCCTTTTTGGTTCATAATTGACTACTTCTTTTAACAACTGCCTACTTTCGGCTCTTCTGCACCCTGTAGAATATGTAAATTTTACATAAGCAAGTTTTTGCCATTCCTCACGCTCTTCTAAAACATTACATAAATGATTCAGCTCTTCAGGAGTTAATGGTTCTTTTGCAAATACCTTACCTGTTTTCGGAACCTGCATCTCCGAAGTGACGTAATTACGAAACAATGGATAGTCTTCATCATAAAAATTTTCAATAAATTTATTAAATGCACTTACAGAAGATTTTTTAAATTTTATAGCAGATTCAGAAAATCCACGATTAGCAAGCCAATTTAAATATCTTAAAAATTCCTTTTTCCTAATTTCAATACATTTTTTATTATTTAAATTATTTTTAACCCATACAAAAAATATTCGTAATCCACTTCTATATGCTTCTAAACTTTTCGGAGAAAGATGTGTCTGGTTATTTAAATAATCATCAACCATATTTCTATTAAATTCATTGACAGTGATCCATTCTTCATCTGTTATTTCAATTGATCTATCAGCAATTTTCCCATTCATTCTATCACTTCCTTTCAATCAAAAAAGAAGCGAAATAGTAATAGACACTAACTAAGCTGCTTCTTTTAAATCGTTTATATATTTTAATAATGTTTCGTAAATTTCTTTATTTGTTTTTGAATATATATCAATTTGATATAACTGAATTAAAGGAATATTATTCTCTTCACAAATACGAATCTTTTCAAGCTTTCGTTTTTCGTATAACTCATTACCTTCAATACCAAATAATTCAATATAATATTTTCGATTGTTTAACTCTACGACAAAATCAAATCTATATTTTCGCTTAAAATTTGGGATTACATCTTTATAAAGAACTTCATTTTCAAATGATATGTTATAAGACTCTAAGACTTGAGCTAATTTTAACTCATATGTAGAACGACATTTTGTGCCGTTTTTCGTTTTAAATACTTTTTGTTTTTCAAATCCAGCTTCGTTAAGAGCTTCTTTAAAACTTCCAAACTCATTAAGATATGCATTTCCAGAAGGCATTCTTTTATATAATTTCAAATCCGTTTGCACTGGTCTACGACCTAACACATCGCCTAGCCACTGTAATTTTTTAATAAGTTCCTCTCTGGTAGCACCTTTACCTGGGACAGTTTTATCAAAACCACATAATTCTTGTAAATTATGCAATGTACCAAAATGATTAAGATATGCTTCTGTTGAATAAATATAATTATTTGTAGCTTTGGATATTTTTGTTATCTCTCTGCTAGATAATACAGTTCCATATTCTTTGCAAGCTCTTTTATATTTGAAAATCATATCTTCTTCTAAGACTTTATTATTATATCCTTCATATCCAATAAGTTTATTCACATTGTTAAATGAACCAAATCTACTAATATATACTGATGTACACTGAATTGATTGACACCTATCTAAATCATCATTTGTCGGTAAAAACATATGTGTTTTCAAATGTTCTTCAATAAACTTCTTATAATTTTCCAACATTTCTTCATCTGATAGTTGTTCTCTATTGAATAAGTTTGGATTAGTAGTTGATTGAATACCAGCTTCTTTTAACAGATTCTGTAATGTTCCAAAATGTTTCGTCACTTGACAAGAAGATGGAAGGCCATTAGAGTGTTTTAAATCTCGTTGCACAAGTCTACCATGTTTATTAAACCAATTTTTCGCCAAATCAAGGATTTCTTCTTTTGTATATTGATTATACCCATGATTATCTTTTACCATAGAACCTACTTTCTCACCTACTTTTTGCAATAAAAAAAGAATAGGAGAGAGGTAGGTGACTCTACTCAAACCGGTAGCTACTCCGATTTGTCCTATTCTTTAAATCCACAATCAGCTATGACACTAACCATGGCTATATATTTATTCTAAGCTTCATATAAAGTTCGTTGCCGACTGTATTTTTCTCCATACTTGGCTTTTGACCATTCCATTGATTGTCTCTTACATTGCTGTAAATCGTAACTGACATCTCCCAATCAATATATAAAGCATCAAATAAGTGGACAGGGTTGGACTCGAACCAACGTAGACCAAAAGTCGGCGGATTTACAGTCCGCTGCAATTGCCGCTATGCGACCTGTCCATAAAAGTGCATATGCTGTGACACATATACACCATAGAAGAAAGGCTTGGTGATGGGTGTAGGTGGACTTGAACCACCGACTCTTGGTTTAAAAGACCAATACTCTATCCAGCTGAGTTATACACCCAAAGTGCGTAGTCTAAACTACACACTCATATTTATTACCAATCAAATAAATGACGGTATTCGTTCATAATATCCGCAAATTCATTATATTTCTGTATTGCTTCATCAAAAGCATCACACACTCTGTCAAGAGCTTTATTATATTCCTCTTCGGAAGCATTTTTGCCATTAACATAGTATGAAACACTGGTTTCAGAATGATTTATACAGTGATCACATTCACACATGTATTCATAATCATCTTCATCCTCTTCACCAACAGATACTTCAAAAATAGCTTCACCATCCAGATGTTTCAAAGCAGTAGAAGAGCAGTTATCCATTACATAAATAACGGCTGAATCATCATCAAGATATCCATTTTCTCTCTTCATTGGCTCACACCAGATATCAGATCCATTTACATTACATAGAGAAATAACATACTCATCTTCGTATCCACCGTATTCAGGATTCTTAATCTGAATTTCCTCGATTTTATAACCGTACTGAATCAGATTCTCAATAATTTCTATCGCTTCTGCATACTTAGCAATAATAGCAACGTCATTTTCTTCATCGTTATCCTTGATAGCATCGTAATTTATAGTGACTTTAATGACAAAATCTTCAAAGTCATCAAAATGTAACTTTTCCAATATAATCACCACCAGTCAAATTAAGCGTTCTTAACAGCATCCTTAAATGCTTTACCAGCCTTAAACTTGGGAGCCTTGGAAGCAGCAATCTTCATAGCCTCACCAGTCAGAGGATTTCTACCATCTCTAGCAGCTCTCTCAACAGCCTCAAAAGTACCAAAACCAACCAGCTGTACCTTACCACCGGCTACAACTTCATCCTGGATAGCCTTAAGTACACCTTCTACAATAATGCCAAGATCCTTCTTGGTTACTTCAATTTCAATATTCTCCTGAGTCTTTGCGATTAATTCTGTCTTGTTCATTTAATTATTCTCCTTTTTTTCCTAAAATTTATTTTATATTTTTCGGCAGTTTTATTTTGCCTTATTCGAGTATTTTGTTTTATGTTTTTCGGCATTTTTTATAATTTCCGAAATGATAAAGAGAGCAGTAGTGAACTGCTCCCAATGCGGCTTCGTCAGCCAAAATTAACCATAGGTTATTTCCATTTATTAATTGCCAGTTGGAGTCTGGACTGTTTTATGTTATACTAGCTCCGTGATTTCATATCACATTCTTGGTCATCAGCCTTTCCATAGAATTTGTTTTTCTTACGAAAGGAGGACGAAGATATAAATAAGTGTGTATTTCCTTATATTGTATCAGTCAGGTCTTACGAACGTTTTCGCTTGGGAAAGTGGGAACAAGTAACTAAGTACTGGCGTAGACCGCCTAGACGGTAGTTTATAATTCTTCATCCTGAAGCCGTGATCAAGCTCTCATGTTGATTACTAATTCTCGATGACTGATGACCTTTTATAATATGTTTCACTGGAATACATAGTTTTACCGATGTGGTGAAAGTGTCACTATGAATGAAATTAGTATTTACTCTAATTGGATATCATATAAACAAATTAAACCGTTATCTCCAATAACAGATACAGTCTGTTCAGGCTTATTTACCTTGCGGATTGACACAGCGTAATTATCTGATCCAGAACAACACCCTGATTCAATGACTTTTGTATCATATACAGTAGTAAGACCATTTGTATGTCTGTGTCCAAGCAATACAATCTGTGGCTTAATTCCAAACATCATTGTGAAGTTTTGCACAACATTACTTGGGGAGTCTTTGTGACCATGTGAGGCAAATACATTGTTTCCACGAATATTAAACATTGCAATTTCAGGCTCAATAGTATTATCACAAATTGTAATATTTTCAATGTTCTGCATTCTAGCCTTTAAATAGAACGGTAGTAAAATATCCATATTTTCGCCATCTAATCCATCTTCTTTTTTAGACGAAATTCTGGAATGATTACCAGGTGTTGTATATACATAGATATGATTAAAATGATTAGCCATTCTTGACAGCATAGCAGCAATTAATTCTGATATATATTTAAACTGTTCCATAAGATCCATATTATTCTGTAAACGAAGATTATTATGAATAATTCCACTAAGAATTTCTCCAATTACTAGATAGCAATTTTCCGATCCATGTTGACCACGAATATCTAAGATATTAGAAGTGAATTTCTCAATTCTCTTCTTTAAAATATCTTCGTCAAAGTCATTTTTCCAATTATGTATTTCAATTCCTGTATGAATATCTGTGAGATGCACAAGAAGATCTGTTGAGCTATTAAATAGTGTATAATGCACTGGAATATTCATAGGTTCAATATTTTCACAAATAATTCGTTTTACCATGTCAACATAAGATTCTTTGCGAGCCTCTTGTCTTATAAGTCGATTATACTCAACTCTGGCATCAGAAAGTTTCATTTTTTCCTTGCGCATTTTGATTAACTCATTATTATCTGATTCTAATTTATTGTTCACATCAGGTTCTTTTACCCAACCGGCATCCATATATTCCAAAAGTAATTTACTACCTTTACGAACGGTATCTCTATGCTCCAAATCACCAACATATTCAGATCTGAAATCCGCAATATCTTGCCATTCAAGACTCTCATCAGTCTTTTTTCTTTGAAGTAGATTTAGTTGTTCTCTAAGAAATTCATTTCTTTCGATTGTCTCCACCTACTTTCAATTATTCTTCGTCAGAAGATTCAGTAGGCTCATCGAGTTCATTTTCTTCTTTTACCTTTACATTAATATCAACGCCACCACCATTAAACACAGATAATAGCGTAGACAGCTTCTTTGTTTCACCATCCACATCAATCGTCATATTATCAGTATCAATGATTCCTGCAATCTTCATAGAAGTCTGCTTGGTTTCCTTAAAAACAAAATTTGCCATTTCTTTTTTCTCCTTTTCATCCAATAAAATAGGAGAGTAGTAAAACTCTCCTTAAATAATTTCATCTATATCACAATCAATTCCAATAATCCTATCAACAATATGACGTTCTTTTGCCTCTTCAGAGAACATATAATACTCTCTATCTTTTATTTCTTCGATAAATTCTGCCGTCATATCTGTATGTTCAATCATAAACTTCGTCATTCGTTCATCAAGTTTATCATAGAACTTTTGAATATCTTTACCTTTATTTCCGCTTGATACATAACCTGTTTGTCCATCATGATATAAAACAATTGTGTTAGGAAAACAATAACGTTCATGACCAGCTGCCAAAATATAACTTGCCATGGATGCGCATTTTGCAAAACCTACGGTTACAATAGGCGTTTTAGAATATGTGATCTGGCTCAAAATTTGAGTACCAAGTACACAATCCCCACCATCACTATTGATATATAAAAAGATTTTCTTTCTTTTATCAACTGGAAGATTCTTGTCTTCTGCGTTCCATTTTAAAATCATAAGACATACATTTTCTAATAGATCATCTGTAATTTCCTGATTAATAATAATTCTTCTATCATTTAAATGATTCTTTACAATTTCACTATAAATATCATCGTCTTTGTCAATTTCAAACAATAATTCGTCTATAATTAACACCTCACCTTATTTAGTAATTCACAAACATAACTAGGAGATATCCCCAGTATGTCACCGATTTTTTTGTATGAAAAATTTGGATTATCCTGTTTTATTTTATTAACATCGTTTATATATTTATTATTATAAACTCTTGCGTTTTTGGGAAAATCAATTTCTTGAGTTATAGATACCCATGTTTTATGGTTTCTAATATCGGAAATTATTTTTGGGTTAACATTATATAAAATGGAAATATCTTTATTTGACATTCCACTTAAAATCAAAGTCGATATATTATAAACATCATCTTCTTTTAATTTTACATTCTGTCTACTACTTGTTCGTGGTTTTGGGAATGTGATATCTTTTGTTAAATATTTCCATGAAGAATGAGAAGCAACAGAAGCTATAACATCATAAGATATATTATGAATTTTAGATAATTGATTATAAGAATAATTGCCAATTTTTAAATCTTTTATTAATGATTTTATTTGTTGTTCACTATATATATTACACCAAGCATTTTCACCTTTAAACGTTTCTGATAATGTCTTAGCCATTTTATCAAGTTGCTCTTTACTTAAAGTTATTCTACCTGCCAAACGACTTATATTGTATCCGTAATCGGAATTTGCAGAGTTATACAAGTCTATGTAATATTGTTCTCTTTCAAGCAATTTATTAAAATCACATTTTTCAATTATTTCAAATTTAAACTTTTTATTTCCATACTAATCCCAAGACCTTTGTAAATGAGAAGAGTGATGCTTTCCGTTTTTTAAATCGTAAATATGTTTATCCCATCTTGAATAAATATCTTTAGAACTTCCTATATATACTTTTTTTGTGATAATATTTGTAATTTTATATATACCACATATAACTTCTTTTGCCATAAAAATTCACCTTGTCCTTTCGTTGTATTTTTAATGAATATAAAAAAGACTGCCGATTACTCAGCAGTCAGTTAGTTCTTTCAAGTCCTGTGTAAATTTATCATTTACTTCAAAATAAAAAATAGTAGCATTTTTCAATTCTTTATTTTTCTGTAAATCTACAATTTTATTTCCTTTTTTCAGCAATTGCTTTGCTAGGAAACTATTAAAAATAGGCTTAACTATAGATAACACCTCTTTCTACATCATTTCAGCAATAGAAGCGATTCGACTTCTATAAATATTTTTTAACTCTACTTCGCCGTAAAAATCTTGCCCTCTAAATACTTCAGACATTCTTCTCATACCATTGTTACTTCCTGCGTATTGAGATAGATCCACCTGCGCATTATAATCACCATCAATGATACAGATAGAATCTTCACCAATTCTTTGTAATGCAAGTTTCATAAGAGAAATATCCATATTTTGAGCTTCTGTAATATAAACACCGGCTTTCATACCATTAGTGTCAAATCCTCTGATATCTGATAGTGGAAGCAGTTGTATCTTTTCCTGTCCAATCATTTGCTCAAGACCGAACAATCCTCCTAATTTAGCAGCAAGCATATTACCAATAGAACTATCTAATAATTTCTCATCTTTTGTTCCAGGATAATAACCCAACTTTGCTGAATTAGCTGTAGCAACCGTATTACAAAAGATAACAACTTTTTCAATTTTATGTTTTTCTAAAAGATGCATAAGATAGCCGATGGCTAAATAAGATTTTCCAGTTCCTGCTGCGCCCTTGATCATTGTGACTTGGTTATATGACATACTATTTAAAACCATCTGTTGATAAATATCGCCACGATAAGGTTTAACTACTCCAAAATATTCAGATCTTATATTTGGGAATTTTAAATTTTGATATGAATTATCTTTCCATACTAGAGAATCTACGATTTGATTTTCTTGATTTTTAATAAGGACATATTGATTTTCTAAAAGATCATAGATATTTTCATGTAAATGGCTATAAAAATATGCCATTTCATCTTCTGATAGAGTCTTTTCAATATAACCAGTATAATTATCATTTGGCATTCTATTGACACTATCTACACGTAATCTGAAAATGTCTTTTGCAATAGTTTTACATGCAATATCATTTGTAATAAAAACAACATCTTCAACTGTAGACGCACATGCACAAATTTGATTGTCTGGTGTATTTTCCAATCCGATGTTGTCAATAATATCTAAAATATTTTTATCTACAATAACAACATGATATTTATTTGAATTCTCATCTAAAAGGTGTAATACCTTTCTAGCACTATATTTAGTTTCTTCATCTTTATTTCGACTTGTTTTAATATGCTCTAGCTCCTGAAGAGTAGTAGAACTAATATAAAACACTTCATTTTCTAAAATCTTGTCTTTTAATACAAGAATAGCATTAGTATCATAAAAAATATTTGCGATGATCAGACACCGCCTTTCATATAGATTTCGTTACTTAACGATAGTAGAAGAGCGCATTTCCTTTAACTTTCTCATATTATTCTTAGTCTCTGCTAGATAATATGTATGAGAATTACTGTATGTATGACTAATACCTTCGTATCCCCAACATACACCCATTTTATTCAATTTTAATGCTTCACTTTTAGTAATTAATACTATTTTAAACACATCCTTTTATTCAAATTTCCTACATAAGTAGGATAGTAAGTTTCTTGTGGGCTTTGAACCCACGTTAACTGATTGGAAGTCAGTCGTGCTAAACCAGACTACACTAAAGAAACATAATACAATAAACTGATCCAGTAGGGCTTGAACCTACAATCTGATTTTGTTTAAAATCAAACGCTCTACCACTAATCGAACTAATTCAGGATAATATTTCATTACAAAAAAATATTAAAAAATATTTTGCATAAATTGAAACAATATACGATAAAACATTCTATTATTTATTTAAAAAATAATAGAATGTTTTATAATGCATAAAAGACAATAAAAACTTAGATTTTCAAATCTAAACTATTTTTATACTGTTTTACATCTTCAGATTTGAACGGCAAGTCATATTTTTTACACCATTTTCTTATAGCATTATCACTAACATTAAATATTTTACCTATTTTTGTAAAAGGATATTTTAATATAAGATTTAATAGTACTTCTTTATTTGGGATATTTTTAGACTTTTCTTGTGAATAACAACTTAAACACATCGTTGCATTAATATCTTTATAATTTTTTTGACAAACAGGACAAATGCATTTTCTGCTATTAGAAATTTTTAAACTTTTCATATTAGAAATCCATACATCATTAACTTTATAAATTGATGCGCCACAATGGAATGCCGTATGATCTGCAATCGTTCTAAATATCATTAAATTATTAATGTCATTATTGAATTTATTTTTATCTATATGATGTACACATTCTTGCTCTGTTAATGATCTGCCCAATTTTTTCTCTGCCTGTAATTGATGAATATAAACATAGCCATCTTTTCTAGATTTAGGATGATCTGGTCGATATATTGCTAAATATTGTCCAGAAAATATGTAATTTTTATATTCATCATTATTTTCTTTATTATATTTTGTTATCCAATTTAATCTGCTATCCATATTATTCCCTACTTTCTCACCTACTTTTTTTGTAATAAAAAAGAATAGGAGAGAGGTAGGTAACTCTACTCAAACCGGTAGCTACTCCGATTTGTCCTATTCTTAATTAACATTATTAAATTTCAATAGTCTACAAGACCGCCTACAGAAGTAGGAGATTACGGGAGTAGGACATGATCCTACATACTCCTGGATATGAGCCAGGTGAGCTTCCAATTGCTCGTCATCCCGTGATATTTTTTAGAACACCGGCAGTCATATAATCAGAATGACAATACAACCACCGGCAAAGAAATGGAGGTAACACAAAATGAAACCCAAATATCAGATACTTATAAGAAAACTGAAACATCAATCATAATTTCAACCAATTATTTGAACGTTACTAAGTAACGGAATTAATCCAATATTCTTTAAAAGAATTTATATATTATTTTCATCATAATATGTTTTATCTGTAAATTGGCGAAACGATTATTGAAATTTCATGTTGTTGAATTTTATGAGAGCATGGAATAACAAAAGAATGAGTTATCACTTTATGAAGCATGTAGCGACTATTATTTGCATTAACATACAGTTAAGTCAACCATTTATATGTATAAAGTAAATTAAACTTCATTAGTTTATTAAACTTTCCATTTGTTTTTATCATATGTGATCTATGGCATATCACACAAACCTTGCAGCATCATAGTTCATCTGCATCTGAACCGATTGACAATTATTCAATCCGTTTCAGCTCTCTCGTAAGTACCTGATATTTTTAACAGGAGAGAAGAGTACTACTTTTTACAAGCAGCAACTACTTCCTCAAATGTATCAGTTACATCCCATGTAGGAACAAAATCTACAACAGTAGTGAGTTCGATTGCATCCAGTTTTGTAGAAATCTCATCGGTTTCCTTCTGATATTTCTTTGCCAGATTACGAACATCATCACGTTTAAAGTTAATAGTAGTCACACTATCAACATCATAATAATAAGACACCTGATCTCCAGCCTCATTGAACTTATAGCCAGTTCCACGAGAAGTTGTCTCACTATTCTTAATACTTGCCATATTATTAAACACAGAATAAATTCTCTGCTTTAATTTATTCATAGAAACCGAAGAGTCAATATCAATTTCAGTAGATCTCTTGGCAAGAGTAATAGCCTTTGTGAGCTTTTCTTTCTCTGCGATAACTGCGCATACTACATCAATAAGATCATTTGCGGTAAAATCTACATTATGAACATTCTTCACTTCAACAACTTCATCATCAGCAAGTGGATTTACCTTCTTTCGATTATGAGTTTCTTTTGTCTCAGTGACAAAATCAGTTCTACAAAGATAATTAGCAGCATTGCTTAAAATAAGATCCAAAAAATTCTGATAACGAAATGCTTCTTTTAATACCATTCCTTTTTCTCCTTTTAATTCCATATATGATAATTGTTATTTGTTACAACTATTTATTCTCTCTTTTATGTAAAAGAAAGACTTATTTCATCCAATCTGCAATGCCACTCATTATGAGCAGCAATGCAGACATACAAAGATTGTCGGTTTGTTTCTTCCATGACAATCGTTTTTGTATCATGTTTTGTATATATTTCACTATATACCATTCAAAGAAAAATATATTTTTTGTAAAAATATGCCAAAAGTCATTAATATATAATGGTTTTGAAGATTTTCTATTTATCGACAAAATCTAGTTTCTTTTGCTTTTTTGGTATTTCTTATCTGATTCAAGTTGTTTTTGCGTAGCACATTTAACACAATACATCTTCTTATTTCCAGTATTTTTAATACGCTTACCACAACATTTACATTGTTTATATCCTTTTTTGAAATTTCCTATGTACTGATTACCGATATTCTCAAATAGAGTCACCTTATAAACAATATCATCATCCATATTACCTAAATCAACCTTGATATTAAGATTATTCACCTTTTTCCCAAAATGAATATATCCATTACTATATAACTCATGCAATAATTCATTTTTCTTATCAGATGAGAGAGTAACGTTGGAAAGTTTAAATACTTCAGAAAGACCTTTAAGATCCTTTTTATTTATCCAACCATCGCTATCCATATATCTGGCTACTGCAAACAATGTAAACATAAATTTCTTCTGACGATCATTTGGAAGAGACTCCACTACTTCTAGTTCTTTTTTATAGATGGGAATATATTCAAGTTCTCTAAAGAATTTATCAGAATCTAAATCATATAAATTGAGACAAGCTTTTTTAATTTTATTCGCATATCTATATTCTTGATAGCCATCAATATCAAAATCAAGCATTTTTTGTTTAACAATATCAATTAAAATATCAGGAGCTTGTTTTTTATCAAAGTAATATTTGGCGATCAGAGTTATTAGATAACCATTAGAAATATTATCTGGTTTTATTCCTGATACCAATACATCCCTGATATATTCTTTTTCATTCAGTATGTACAATTTCTTCCTCCATTCCTTCTAAACGTTTAATTATTAATTCTCCAATACAATCCCAGCAAAACTGCCGATTACCTTTATAACCGTATGTCATATCAAGTATGATATTCATACGCTCATCATCATTCGGACAAATATCCATTGCTTTTTGTTTAATAGAAGAACATAAATATTTTCGGCTTTCATTGGCTGTCATTTTGTCATTTAAATGTTGCTTCTTTTTATATTCCGCAACACACTCACAATAATACTGCTCAAGTTCCTTTAAGGCTTGTCTATGTTCTTCGGTACAACGCCTTTTAACCTTCAATGTATTATAATCAAATGAAGAATCCTTATGTAATTGAGATTTGTAACCATCTAACTGACTTTCAACATATTTACAAATTTGATTCATGGAACAATTTCCTGTACCAACTGGCATTTTTCTCTCATACCAAAAAAGAAAATCTTCTTGTTCTTTTGTAATGGTATCTTTATTATATAAATCCTCGATAGAACATTTATAGATAGCATAGCATTTAGCATTACTTTCTTTAATGTATTGCTTGTACTGTCTTTTTGTTTCATCGTAAACATAAATCATAAAGTATGGCTTTCTGTATGCGCAAAGTGATTGCAAATATTTATTCTCTCCGCAAGCACTTAAATTGTACCAACTGCTTTCCATTGGTTTTGCAATGATTCCCTTAATTTTGTCCAACTCATTTTGTTGATAGAGCTGACCACATTCTATTCTATATTCTAATTCTTTATATTCAGGTGAATCTTTTTCAAAATGAGATTGAACTTCCATCATAGATGTGACATAATTAGTGATTGTTCCAACTTGATTCCCCATACCTGCTTTATTTGTCTTTTTAACGGCAGCTTCAGTGACAACAATTTTTTCAGCATTTCGTTGGACACATTCAATAGCAGGTAGATATCTATAGCGTCTTTTCATAACAGGATTATTAGTAGAAAAGTTCAGATCCGAGTCCCAATCTTCCCCATTCTCAGCCATACAAAATGAATCCCAACCGTTTATAATCATGATAGTATTCATATATTGATACCAGTACTGACATTCATCCGAATTATTGATATTACACATTCGAATATTATTATGACTTGTCATTGGGCTTCTAAAGAGTACAATTTCATCTTCATTTTTATCAATCCAAAATTTTGAATAACATTCATTTGCTTTTAATAAACCTGTAACTTCCAACCCACAAAGAGATTGCATAAGAGCAAATGGATCGCCACTTGCAATCTGATAATTACCATTTACAAATAATTTGCCAATCTTCGCATCATTCATTTTTTTCTTGATATATCTATGTACAGAGTCTATTATATATGGATCTCCCAACATATATTCGCTTGTATATAAAGCACGTTGCCATGAATTTACATCAGTATTTTCGTTAATACCAAGAAATTTAATAGTAGAAGAGTAGTCACCACACATAGCATCTTTTAAATAGTTGATTGTTGGTGCGCACAATTCCTCAACATCTTCGTCTGTAAATTCATAAGACTGAAGATATTGGTAATTCAATTCTCTCTGTTCTTCAAGAACATGTGGTGAAATTTTTGTTACAGAAAATCCGTATCCACATTCCTTATACGCATTCACATATTGCTCAATATTATCATACGCTCCCCATAATTTAAGAGAAGACTCTGTGACAATCATTTCACATTGACGAATATCTTGCATATTTCCCCAAATATCTTCAATCATATAATTACCATTATTGTATTTTTCAATAAATTCATAAATAGGGAACGGATAGAGCATTCCTTTGAGCCATGCGTTTCTCAAGCACACACCGCCAGGAATATAATCAAGACCTAAAGATTCAGCTACTCGCTGCATATATTGTATAGTACAAAGATTAAAACCGTCAGATACATTGTTTTCAAGAGCTTTATCTTTAATAATTTCTCTTGTCGGTTCTTTTGAATCGCCATCATCATCGAGTGATATAACATCTGCAAAATATTGTGTAATGCAATCTTTTACAACTAAAATTCCATGTGGATCACAAATCGGTTGGGAAGCTGAACAAGTCAAAGCTTTATATGCTTCATATTTAGCAGGAACCAATTTTAATTCTGGATTTCTTTTGCACTCGCATAATTCATTTAGCTTATCTAAATATTGTGAATTGCAAAACAGAAGAGTGTTATTTTTAAGCCCACCGGTTGTTCCTACGAAACGTCTGTAGTTAACACCATTTACAATAATACCTTTTTTACCAGTAACTCTAGCAAAATCAGATTTCTTGTCTACTACAACCTGCATAAAAATTTTAGAAAAATCAATTTCTTTAATAGGTCTTTTTAAAATTTTATTTGCCATTATACGAAACTCTTGAGCTTCAAATAAAGAAATTAACTCTTGATATTTAAATGCTTCCTTTTTTGTAATCTTTAGATCCCAATTAGAATACTTTAATTTATTTGTTCCGATTTTATAAATTTCATATTGAGGTACGCTAATTCCAGCCATACTTTCTCCTTTTTTAATTCTTAGTATTTTCCATTCGGCAATATCTTCGCAACGACATTACCTTTTAACTCGCCTTTACTATTTGCATAGATTCCATTTAATTCTCCGTAATCTACTTTGAGACAAAGTTTCTTCAATAGATTATCTGTTACAAAGTCATTATTATTCTGCAATACTACAATTCTTCCCATACTGATCACTCCTCGAAATATACAGGTACTCTATTGATTCCATAAGATTGACAGATCAAATAAGATATGTAACCATCGACCAGTGTAAAATCTCTCTTTAATACAATCGGAGCTGGTAGCTCACCCGTCTTAAGATAATAATTATATTTTGCTTCCTGTTTTGCAAAACTAGGCTTGCTTTCGCTAAACTGAGCCGTAATCTCAATATCATCAATATCTACATAATACTCATTGCCGGTTTCATATATACCAAACAGTTCTTTAATTCCTCTAATCAACTTTCCCATAAATTATCCTCCATTTCTTTTGACTCCATATCCAAGCCAATCTAATAACCAACGTAAATTCTTTTCACAACCAAAATGAATACATTCGCCATGGTCATTTTCTATATACTCATCGCCTTCATATATTCCTTGATCACATACTTCGCATATAGCAATAAATTTTAGCGGTACATATTTAGGACATCTCGGATTATGCATTCCTTCAGGTTCGCCACATATTTCACATGCCATTTATTAATTCTCCATTCATTTCTAAAATTATTTCAATCTTTCATAAGCAAAACCATCGTCAGTAGAGTAGTAGATATCCTTTATTCCTATATCTCTTATAGCGGCCATGCAACTAGGACACGGACGAGATATACCATAATCCTGATCATGTCGGATTCTGTAAATATACAATTTAACTTTTGAGAAATTTATATCCAGATTACGGATAGAGTTAATGCAACTGATTTCTGCATGAAGCTTTGGAATAAAGTATGTATTATCTGTAGCTCTGTAACGATTATAATAATTCTGCCGTGGATGAGTTTTATTACTATTACATCCAATTCCTATAACAGATCCTTGATACACTGCCACACATCCTATATGTATCTTTGTGAAATCTGAGATAGCAGCGACTTGTTTTGCTTTCTGAAAATATTTATAGTCTATTCTTGCCAACATTTTACATCTGTAAAAATTATCCTTTCTGAGAACAATAGAAAATTGACTCGATTTCAGCGTTTTATATTTAAACAAACAACTTACCATCAAAGCATGTTTCGTTTAAATTTGATGTAAAAATCTATTTAAAACTCCAATAAACTGAACATAGTAGAAGAGTAGTATTACTTCTTTTTATTTGCTCTATAATCAGCTAACGCCTGTTTCATCTTTTCTTTCTGTTCTTCAGATAACTGTTTCTTGGGCTTATTAGGATCAGGCTTTGATCCTGGATTGATACGAAACCACTTCTTTGGAAATTTCGCACAAATGCTTCCGTCTTTATTCTGAGTCAGATATTTAAACTCTTCAGCACGTTCTTCATAAATTTTCTTTATACGATTGATCATCTTTCTGTCTGTAAATGATACACAAACATATCTTTCGCCAGTCAGATAACACAGATCATTTTCATTGTTGTTTTCAAAATCCTTTTCAACTGCCATATTACTTACTAGCCTCCGCCTTACGTTTTCTTGCTTTAATATTTTCTATGCATTTCTTATCAAATAGAAGATCGGCATAAATACGATCTGCCCATGATTGTGCTTTTTCGTGGCGTGGATAGTCAGTACAGTAATCTGTATAGTTGATAATTCCTCCAAAAGTGTTACGGTGTTCCTCTAGTGTAAAATTTCCTGTCATAAATTAATGTCTCCTTTTCGTTTATCATTCGCATACCTCCTTTAAATTTGGTGCTGCGTTTATTTGTTACAATTACTTATTCTCTGTTTGTTGTGGAATTATTTCCTCTTTTAATTTCTCCAAATGAGTCTACTTTATATATTTCTAACATTTTTTCAATAGCCCATTCAATTTCTTGTTCATATCTTTCATTATTCAATACATAAATATTGGGAACATTTTTTGGTGGTTTTTTAGGATCTGGCTGAATACTTCCGACTTCTTGTTTAATTAGAAGAGGTTCTTTATCACCAATAGAAGATGTGAGATATTGAATACATTGATTAATAGTATCTTTTGACATGGATAAATCTTTAGACATAGTTTCGATACTTCTATAAAATGCTTCTGGTTTATCTTGTGGTTTAGATAATAGCTCGTTGCCATTTTTATCTCTCTGTCTTATATAAATATAAGAATTGATATATAGGAAAGCTATTAATATATTCTCTCTATTTATAGAAGATTCATTCATCATTATAAAATCAAACTGAGTAGAAGTAAGTTTTGAAAAATCGTTCTTAAAATCAAAATTATCAGGATTAATTTTTATTTCAATACCTGTATCATAACTAATAGAATCAAGATCCTGTTTTACTTCTATCATTTTGTTGTTAATCATATATTCAAGTACATCTAATATCTCTTGGACTGCCTTTGGTCTACGTTTATGAGTTTTGTACCCATAAAAATCCAAAACTTTTCTAAGAGTAATCCAACTGTAATCTTCATAAGACCTATATTTATCAATAAGGATATAGGTAATATAAAATTTGCGGCTTACTCCATATTTGGTTTTAATGTTTCCCTGAATATAATCATTTGGAAAGCGTGTAAAATATTCAGTTTTCTGTTGCAATAAGTAATTCCTCCTTTTTGTTTGATATTTAATTATTCTCTAACTGGGAAATAATTGAATTAATTTTGACGAGCGTTCAGCAAAGTGGGTTTTATCCCCTAGTGAATTAAAATATTTTTCAAAACGGTAGGGGTTCAGACCTACTTTACTGAACTGAAAGAAGATAAACAACATTTAATAAGACAGACTATAAGTAATTTATTCACTACGTTCATAAATTACTTTAAAAGACTTTTTATTTATTCTCCATTCATCTTATTATTTTCCTCTAAATCAATATATCCTCTGATTATATCATCATCTATATGAAATACTGGTAATCTATCTTTATATTCCTCATATAATTCATCACCTGAAATAATAGAATGATATTTTATTCCATTAGATAACATTCCTGTTCTGTGATAATCTTTTACAATAGAATCTTTTAGCTTTTCACCGATCTTGCCGCAGATAGAGCAATAGCTGCTTAATCTGGTATAAATATTATGTTTGCCAAAATAATTACTTTCGTATCTTAATAGACATTCCTCATAATTATGTTTATGTTTTGATTTCTTGGATATTTTAGAAATATCACTGCCGGTATTCTTGTGATACTTTGGTATTTCCTGTTCAAATTTCATTCCTAATGTTTCACATTCCTTTATAAGTTGTTCGTCAGGAATTGCATCTATTCTTTTCTTGAATTGTTCAAATCCATTCATAAAATTATTTTCCATTATATTTTCTCCTTTTATATTATTTGAAATAATTATAATTATTATTAGGTTATTCTCTGCTAAAAGTTGTAATATGCCATGACAATATCAAGGATCTATCTTTAATTTTTTAGAATGAGGCGATATTGCAAAAGTATTATTATAATATTTTTTCTTCCATGGTTCCCAATGATCAATTTCTTCACAGATTTTCTCATATAACTGTTTCATTTCATTTTTAGATAATGGTGTATTTTGTTTATCTTCCATTATATTTATATCCTCCTTTTATTGATACTTGTTTGAATAATAACATCAATATATTATTCTCTATTTTTTAATAGATAGTGTGAATTATATGAGTACTAATCTGTTCAGTTTAAATGTACCCCCCTATATGTTTATATGGATCTGATTATTTAGTGTGAAAATTTTTATAAATAATACATAAGAGATTTTTGATACGATTTGAGAAGTTTTATCATTTATGGTTAGTTTATCATTGAAGTGGTTTCCGTTCGAATTTAGGTGTCAGTTTATTATAAAATTCCAGTAAAAGTTGGGTATGTAGTGCTAGAGTGATATAGAGAGATTTTTTATGGAATGAAAAAGACAGATATTTCTATCTGCCTTTAGTAGATGGGAATATATTGAGATTAGGATTAATTATTTTATGATTTTTCATATTTTCTTTTTTATTGTAATTACATAGATTATATTTTGCGCCATGTCTTAAATTACTTTGTACGACTTGGATTGAACAAGCTAATTTTTTCGAGATTTCATCAATAGTAAATCCTGTATTCCATAAATTACAATATTTTTTAACCATATTATTTGCTGCAAATTTTTCGCATTCAAAAGAGGATACTTTTGAGAAATCTATAAAAGTTAATGTTGATTTTGCGATATTGTATAATTCATTTTGATTTCTTGCATCAATAATATAATATGACAATCCATTTTTTATAGCGGCATCATATTTTAATTTATCTGATTTTACACATTCTATATATTGTTGCTCTGCTGTTTTTTGTTCCCTGTTAGGATTTTGAATTGGTTCGTAATGTTGTATTCCATTTATTTCAACAATTGTATTATATTCTGGTAGATAAACATCATACCATCTATTTGTTAACCATTCAAATTCTTTTTGTACTTCAAAATCAATTTTAGCTTGTATAAATATTGAAAATATAAATCTTTCTATCCATGTAATACGAATGCCACAAACAGGACATGAAGATAATCTATCTTCACGAGTGCTATATTCATATTTGCAATATTTACATTTTAATTTATAACCTCTTGTTGTTTCATAATTTCTGGTAGATCTTACAGATATTCTACATTGCTCAATTACTTCAGAAATTTGATATTCCATATCTATATTATCACCAATCTTATATGTATATTGTTTGGAATTTTTATTTTTATTTAAAAAACTTGGGATTCTTAGATGAACAAGATTAGAAGTAGAAGTGGTTATAATATTGTTTTCATATTGAATTGTTACTAAATTTTTTCTATCAACTGACTTATAATCAATTATTTTTATTATTCCAGTTAAATCATCATATTGAAAAGGTATTTCTTTCCCAATGTTCTCTTTCCAATTAAAATGTCCTTTATTATTTCCAGATTGATATTTTATAAGATTTGAAGTGTCTAAGAATTTAATCATTATGATCCTCCTAAATAAAGATATAATAGTTACATTTACTTATTCTCTATTTAAGAGTGAGTTTTTGTTATAAGTGCGTTATCGAAAAAAGTATTGATTTATATGGATTCTTTAGATTTTAGAGGTGGATTTTGAAAAAATTAAAAAAATAATAAGTTGCGATTGAAATTGATAAAATCCTTTATTTATAAGCATTTTTACGATATAGGTTTCGATAACATATATTATGAATAAAAGTGAGATTTTTGTTGATTTTGCTGACTTTTTTGAAAATATCGGATAAGAAAAATTTTTAAGAAAGTCTGTAGGTGAATCAGCTATAGCCTGGCGTTGAAAACGCTGCCCTTTTTTGAGTTTGATCTACCCCCATAGGGGCAAAATTCACGGTATTTCTGTATTTTTCCGTAGAATAAACAACCGTTTATTTTTGTGGTGGTGGTAGTCGGTTAAATAGCTCCAGTTTCCGAAAGATTGTATTATTAGAATGGTACAGTGGTACAATAAATGTTATCGGTTAAGTTATCCACATATATAGTATAGTTATACACATAGTTATCCACAATTTGTGCATAATTACTAAAATATCAATAAAAAATTATGCAATAGTAACAAAAATAGTAAAAATCTAAAAAAAGACTTGTAAAAAGGTCTAATAAGCGTATAATCAAAGATGTCCACAAGGACAAGGGCACACGCCCTATATGTTAGCGATTATAGCAAATGTGAACGGGTTGCAACCGTCATAGGGTAGTTACTCCCTTGAAAAGTAAAGTTTATCCACCGTGCAAGGATAGTAAAAAGCTACACGGGCACTTGATAGCAGTTATTAAGCGGTTGACTTGATACCGGAACGAAACAAGTCAGTTAAGCTACACTATAGAAAGCACGGTACAAAGTCCATACCGATATAGGACTACCGAACAAGCGCACGTTGCGAAAACAAGTAAGAACGGGGATGTTAAACTTGACACGATGCAATAGCAGGATGGCAACGGCAACTTGTAAAACTATGATGGTTATGTTTTCGGGCATTACATTACAATAAGAACGGCAAGCAACTATAAACGTATTGAAAAAGGTTTACGGGAGTTTCTCCCGATAATGATACAAAAAGAACAATTTCAACTATTTTTCATTGTATCATGTCTGAATGATTCATTCAATATATAAACCTTTTCAATATAGCAGGCGTTTTCATTCACGCGTTAGAACCGTATGCCCTTTATAAAGGACATTGCAACGGGAACGGCTCACCGGATAAATACATAATGACTTATATAACATCCGGTAAAGATACGATTGTAAAGAATGAATAAATCCGAAAAAATAAAAGCTATTTGTTCCTTGAATACGAATTAAATATCAATCAAAGTAACCTAAAGACCTAGGTGAAAATGTTACATAAATAGGTCACATTGTGCCAGGCACAGTCTACCCTTTTACTGGGGTTACGGCTTAACCGTATTTGAGAATCGGTTCAATTCCGGTTGTGACCTTTTCTGTGAATAAAATCACGGATACAATAACAAAAAAATATTTTTGTGGATGTCCCCACGTTAAAACAAGGATGGAAGGAATTAATTATGTTAAACACTGAAAAATTTTATTGCAACGCTCATGGTCTTAAAGATTCTACTTTCGATTTTGCCGGTTATGTAAAGACACTTGTACGGAATACAGAACTTGCTACAATTAAGGATAAAAAGACCTTTAAAGATGGCAAGAAAACTATTGAAGATTTACATTCAGATATTGACGTTCTGACTTGTCCGGTTGAGATGGTCAATACTGCTTTAGGGAACGATGCAGGACAGTTTATTAAAGACCGTGAAGAAGTACTTGCATTAACAGAGGAGTGCAATTCTCTTCCTATCTCCATGGAACAAGTAACCGCATTATGTCCAACTGACCGCGTACATATTACTTTAATGGCTCACGCTATTTATAAGAATGTCCGTCTTGATAGTGAGATTTTCGACACTGAAAAAGGCGGTGTTGATATTTCAAAATCTATTCAGGCATATTATAGCAATGGCAAAATGTCAGATTTAAAAGATGCTTTACGCCCAGTATTCAACCGCTTAATCGGTTCTGAAGGTGATTTCTTCTATGGAATTAAGACTAAAAAGTCTGATTTCTCAGAAAAAGATTTGCGAAACTTCCTTGCCTCTTTCGGTGGGTCTGCTAAACGAAACACTGAGAAGAAAAAGAAAGACGGCAAAACAGAAATTATTTTCAAGAACTACGATTATACCGACAAGTCCGGCAATAAGAAAATTCAGATTGCAGCGTTTACAACTCTTTGCGCAGTAGTTCTTGATAATGCTTCAAAACATGAGGTTATTAAGCCGGAAGAAAAGTAATATACATATTTCCTAGGGTGGGCTATTAGTCTACCCTAGGAGTGCGTCTTACGGTGAAAGTCCGTAACTGATGAGCAGAAGCGAAACGCTACTTTTCAGATCTAAAAATCCAGGCTATAAGTCTGCCTATTTTTAAGAGGTGATACCATGGCTAAACATGAACCCAAATTTTATGTACGACTTTGTAAGAGAAAATCTGTCACTTTCCCGGATAACTTTACAATTTTCCCCGGTTCTATCTATGGGAGATTTTCAGATATAAAAGGCAGAAAATTTCTATGGGTCTGCGATTCTTACACACTTGAAAACGGCAAACTTCCGGTTCACATTTTTAATGGGAATCAATGGAAATTGTGTATGGTTCCTGCGGAACATCCTTGCTATAAGTGGGTAAAATCTATTATTGAGTCATTGGGCTACGTTCCTAAAATCAATAAGGAAACTATAACTATAGATGATTGTGAAAACATGATGAAAACATATTCTTTACATAAAAAGGGAACTGGTTCACGGATTAACACTCATCAGATTAATAACCCTTTACAATGGAAAGAGGTCACAGAAGATGCTCATTGGTATGGAAAAGGAAATGCGTCAGTAGTGGCTTCAAATATAAGAAGATAATGCGTAGTAAAGAAAGGCAGAATTTTACGCTATTAGTCTGCCTTTTTGTAGTGCGCATTAGCACTGGAAGGGAGGTGAAAATCCCTTGCATAAATTCAACGAATGGTCTGTAAACCGTAAAATAGAATCTTTGCGTCAAATGGACAAAAAACTTTCAGAAATGGAAGTTGGTTCACGCTATACTATTTGGCAAAATTACGGTGGTGGACTAAAGGCAACAGCAGACGAAACTCATGCAAATTGGAAACGGATTGCGGAAAATGACGATCTGTATATCAATGCTCTTTTTTGCTATATGGTTTGTACGTTGGAAAGCTATACACTGTCCGGTTTTGATTTTACGGAATAAGTCTGCAACTAGGGGCAAGGGAAACTTTGCCCTTATTCGTTGAAAAAAATATAATTATATGCTAGTATAAGGAGGTGAATATACCATTGGAGGCATATAGGATGACTGTAAAATATGATAAACTTTTTGCAAAATTAAAAGCGGAAAAGATTACGCAAGCAATATTTAAAAGCAATGCTAATATTAGTAGTGCAACTTTAATGAAATTGCTTCACAATGAATCCGTTACCATAGATACGATTTGCAAAGTCTGCGATTTCTTTTGCTGTATGCCTGATGAAATAATGGAATTTATTCCAGAGCCTTATTACGATGAAAAAAGGCAGGCAAAGGCAAACATTGAACAACAAATTGCCGAACTACAAAAACAGCTAAAGGAAATATAACTCAACTTAATAACGCAAAACACTAGCATCTTTTACACACGTAAAGGGTGCTATTTTTATACCTAAGAGGTAAATAAATCATGACAAAATATATTGTATATTACAAAACAAGAAGTAACAACTACACAAGGGAAATTCCATTTAAGTCATTTAAAAAAGCAACAGCATTATTTAATGCACTTGAAAGAGATTTTAAATATCTCATAGGTGTAGATGAAAACGGAATACATCGTACATTAGCATCTGCTACAAGGTAGGTGCTATTTTTATACCCAAAATTCAACGCAAAGGAGAGAATAATTAACCATGAGTAAACGTACATTCAAGAACGGACATGCGATCACCACTTTTCCGTCTAATAACGGATTCTGCACTGCTTTAATAGGCAAATACGGAGAAACATTGAAAGTAATCTATTCTGCTAACACAGTAGAGGCAAACCGAAATCACGACAGAATCACAGCATTAGTATAAGGAGCATCAAAACTATGAGTAAGAGAAATCCACACAACACATATTGCAACTATGAAATCAGCAAGGCAAGCAAACCTCGCCCAATTTACAGTGTATCTGCACCCACAGTAACAATAGGCATCCGCAAGGCAAACGTATCCAAAGCAATGTTGGCAAGACAGCTTGCGGAATTATTTTAACGAACGAATGAGTAACTGAACGAACGAAAGGGAGAATAACGAAATGAAAAAGCGAACCACATTTTTACTTGCTGTGCTATGTGGTTTTACAGGTGCAATCCTTATAGATCTATTTGGATTTGTAAAGGCAAATGCAGAGCAGCATCATTACTACGCAAACACAGCAGTTGTAACGGAAATTGACTACGCAAATAATCTTGTCACTGTGGAAGATTGCAATGGGAATACCTGGCAATTTACCGAAACGGAAGACTGGGAGTTCGCTGATACTTGCTCAATGTTAATGGACAACAAGGGAACGCAAAACGTAAGCGATGATGAAATCATTCAGATTACATATTGCTCGTTTGAAGTATTTTAAGAAAGGTAAAGGTAAAACACTATGAGTAAAACACAATCAGACGCAATTAGAATCGCAAAACAGCTCTGCTATAAGGCAGACGTAATCGAACGGATCAAATCCGCAAAATCCGAAACAGAAATCTCACGGATCTTACACGATGCAAGGGAGGCAGATTAACATGTACGCAAGACAAATAACAAGCGAAAATACATACACACTGGCAGAAGCAAGACAAATTATCAAGGCAGAGCAAACCGCCAAAAGAGAAAAAGTAAAGTGTCGCATGGAGAATATTATGGTAGGGATCCTTTGCTTGATTCTCACAGCGTTAATTCCAGAAGTATGTGATGGATTTATTGAAGCCTGGTTCATTACGATTCCCTTGGCATTATATTTCTTTACACGGAGGTAAGATAAATGAAAATAAGAGATATTTTATTAAAAGCAATAGGAATTAGGGAAGTTTTTATAGATAACGGAATTGGTGCGAAATATCTTCTTAAATCAGAATTGGACGATGAAGATAAAGAACTAGAAGTTAGAACTTTTTACATTATCAAACATTGCATCTATTTTGATGTATATAAGAGGTAAGGCAAATGAAAGGTTACTACGCAAATGGATACTACCATGGTTACGTTCCGTCTGTGGGCAAATACTGGCAGTTTGAAAGCGAAAGCGCATACTGTGAGTTTTTGCGTGAAAGAGGTGAAGTTTAGTGACTAGACAAACTAAACCGCCTGAGAAAACGGAAATATGTATCCTTTGTACGGAGAAATACTGTTGCAGAGGAATATGTAGGGAAATGAATAACTTCCTTATTAATAAGAAGAGAGCAAAAAGCGGAAAGGAAAGATAGAAAATGAATCATAGACATCGTATTTTTGAAAAATTAGCTGGACAGTTAGAGTATGGAGATTTCTACGACATTGCAGCATACGGAAATGAAAACTGGAAAGGTAGTTATACACCGAAAGAAGTGGCACAGAATGCATATGATTACTATTCTGATTTCAAGGCATCAAAAGAAAGCGGAATTGTAATGCATAGTATTTCCAAACTGATTGAGCTTCTTGCGGAAGATGGAAGTGAAGATGCAAAGTATTGGTTTGATTGTTTAATAAGCGAATTGAAAAAGAGGTGAATAATAATGCCAGGAATATGTTCAGATTGCCGGTATAAGGGAACCTGTGGCGAAACATCACGGACACAACCTTGTGAAGGCAAAAAGAAATTTGCACGATCCACACCCGATAAATGGGGATACATGGAATACTGTGTGGAAGTAGTAACTGCACCATATGAATTTGAGAGGTGCAAAAATCGCACCGAAGCGAAACGGAAAGTGAAAGAGTTTAAGGAACAAGGCAAAATTGCATATGTTACCGGTCTTACACAGAACGGAAATGATTACATCATTAAAATGTAACGGCTCATAGAAATATGAAGCCGTTATTTTTATACACAAAAATCTAAAAAAGAAAGGTTAGGTAATAATAATGGGCAAAATGAGAAAGTATGTAGAGGCAAAAGAAATCGAGAGAGAAATGCAGGAATCACGGAACGGAAACGAATTTGTTGATATGGTTGAGAAAATCAGCATCAAACAGATGGTAGAAAATGCAAAGGTAAATAGCAGATTTGGTGACAAAATCCTTATGAATATTGACCCTATGTATATACATATCCCTTCATGGCAGAGAATGTGTGATGTACTGGCTGCACAGCAAATCGGAAACAATTACAATACATACAAATGGGAAGTACCGAAGCTTTTGTACTGGAACGGAATCCTGATTTGCATTGATGGTATGCACAGAATTTATGGTGCTTACAAGGCAAAAATCAGTAATGTTGTCTGCGAAATTCTTGAATGTTCTCTGAACGATGCAATTCATCTTTTCTTAGATCAGGGAATTGATAGACGTAAGATGTCGCCCGTTGATTATTATAGAGCAGCAATAGAAAGTGGTGATGAAAATTACATTCAGTTAAAGGAAATCTGCAATAGCCACAATGTAGCAGTTAAGGGAGACCCTATTGAGAATCAGGTTGGAATCTTTACACCGATTACAGATGGAATCCGTTCTATTCAGAGAAATGGCACTGAATTGCTTAATAAGATTATCAATCTTATTACTGAATTACAGTGGAACGGATATGCAGATACATATAACGGCAAGGCATACACAGCGAAGTATATTAGAATTATGCATTCCATGTATGCATATTACGATGGCAGAACTGATGAAATGGAGGCGATTCTGAAAGAGAAATGTACTGGTACAAAGTTTTTTGTAGACAATCTGATGGAATTAACGCAAGGTCAGGCATTCGATGCGCTTTCTAAAATCGTTAGATATGAAATGGAAAGTCCGTTCAGAAATCAGCCTGAGAAAACTACGAAGAAAGCTAATAAGAAATTGGCTTAAAACGGAGAACAACATAACAGAAATCATTATCCTTTGGCGAGGAAATGATATATATACATAACAACTTTGTTTACATACGAAAGCTGTGCTAACGGCTATACGGGCAAAGGAGAAAATATGGAACATATTTATTTTAAGGATAAAGGACGTGATGATAGTTTTTTTGACAGAGTTAGATATCGTCATGGCTGCACGGATTGTAGAAGGTGTTATTATTAATTATTCTGACAATACAAGTGTTAGAGAATACGCAAAGAAATGCAAAGGAGTAGGAGAGGAAATTAAGAGACCTTCAGTAAGGTATCTTGTAAATAAAGGTAATAAAATTGGTGCTATTCGCATTTATAAAGATATTCATAATTGTGGAATAGTAGAAGCAAAAGAGGTAGTAGATAAAATGATGGCAGAAAATGAGAGGAGGAAACGTAATGACAAGATTAACAAAAGAAATGCGTAATATTGTACCGATTCTCAAACGGAATGGTTATGTACTTGTCAGATCTAAGGGAAGTCATTTTATCTTTAAGAATCGGACAACACATAGAATAATGACAATCAACAAGAATCTCAAGTGGATGATTTGGGAAGAGATTATGAGAGATTATAATTTGGAGGTATAGGTAAAATGTTTGCTATTGAGTATAGAATTTTATTCCATAAAGGTAATGTGATTTTGGCAGAAAATAAGAATGACTACATCGTAGGAATTGATTACGATGGAACGCAGCCAAAAGGCAGTCAGTGGGGACACGGTTTATATTTTAGCAAAAACGTAGAAGGATTAACATCTGCATTGGAAACCTTTCGCATAAGAACAGAAGAGAATTATATCCCACGATCAAGAGCAATCGAGCTGGCAACTAAATTCAAGGACTGTGCTTTAGAAGATGAAGATTTGGTTTGTGTCGTTGATGATATGGATGAAAGCGAAATTGAATTTTTCGGATTGAATGACGTTGAAAGCGATATTTTGTGAGGAGGAAATAGTGGGAATCATATACATTAGATATGACAATAGATATGATTTTTAATATACTGAAAGACGTTGAATCTGCTGAAGAACATGGATTAGATGAAACTGAGTTAGATTATTATACATCTGTATTAGCGTATTAGCCGAATGAAACTAAGATTTCTTAGGAATGAGGTAAGAGAAATGAGAGATATAGATAGAGCAGTTGAACTGCTAAAGCCATTGTTTAATGGACTTGCAGAGGATGGAAATAAAACTGTTGATATATATGCGGATGTATATAACGGAGAATCTTATGTAGTAGTAATTATTAACAAAGCAAAATATAAAATCAATGTAACTGCTGAAAGTGTACGGCAAATAGTGTGGTCAGTTATAAATAGCGTTGCATTGAAATTTTAGGAAATTCGTATTCACTAGGAAAATGGAGATAAAGAAATGAATAGAATTGATGAAATTATTTATAAAGGAACACAGAAGGAAGAACAATGTGAAGAGGGGTTTGTTCATCAGGAACAGCCAAACGAAGATTATTTTGAAGGCTTAAATGATTATTCGGATGGAACAATGTATATTTAAAATTTGCATTTTTTGAATTAGAGGTAAGAAAAAATGATTGTAAATGCTTATTTGAATGTAACACAAGAACAATGGGAAGAAATTAAAAAGAAGTACGTAGAACAAAATATGTATCATATTGTAAGCAACTCAAAGCGAAAGTGCAAACGCTGTGATGATTGCAAAATGTATAATCCTTGTTCTACTTATGAAGGATTTTGTTTAGAGACAAATGAATTGGTTGACGGAAATTCTACCTGTGAAAGTTGGTATTAGAAACAGAGAAACCATAGGAGGGAAGAACAATGTGGACACCATGCGACGAACCTATTGAAGAATATAACGAAGAAACCGGTAAAATGGAAACACAATTCCATTGTCCCTATGCAGATACTTATACCGGATACGAAGATGAAATGTGTAGAAACTGCTGTGGACTTGGTGTAGATGAATGAAAGGTGAGTGATTTATGGGAAACGCAATTAAGAACTATCAGAAGAAACAACGCAGAGACCAGCGTGATGCATATAGAGAAGTTGGTCAAATTGTAAAAGAGAAGCTTACGGAAATGTATTTCGGAGAAAGGAAGAATAACGATGAGAGATTTGAGACCAGGTGATGTAGTACATTGTCAAGGGATTATCTGCACAATCAAAGATATAGCTTGGCAGGAGCCATGGGAAATGAGAAAAGCATATTACTTAGAGTTCCGTGATACAAACGGAGTATACAGAAGCTGGAAACAGAATTTTGATGGCGGTTACGCAGAACTGAAGGGAGACGATTAAATGATTTTGGAAAAATGGGATGATGAAGCAAAAGAAGTTGTACGGAAGTTTTCGAGTAATGAAAAGGATCGGTTAAATGCAATCATTGCAATGCATATTATGGTCTGCAACATGAATGATGAAAGTGCATATATGACATGGATTGAGCTGGCTGTTCCAGATTGTCCTAGTGAATGGGATTTCATTGATTTTGCACAGAATGATGAAGGAACAGAAGAAAATAAATTGTTTGATGAAGCAGTTGATTTGTTCAAGAAGTTATGGAATGAATATGCAAAAGATGACCATGGTTTATACATAGGTAGGAAGGCTTACTAGGAGATGATAAAATGATAGATGCAAAATATTCGCAAATCATACTTGAAAAACATTATGCATATTGCGTGAATTACTGGAAAAGCCAAAGTGGAATTGATGAAAGAGAAGCCAATAAAAGAGCTTTGGAAGATGATTTGATTGAGATATTCAATGTAAATGGTGGATATATACATGATCCATTCATACCAAAAGGAGATAAACTTGATAGACAAACAACGATTGATTTCTTGAAATACAGGTGTCAGGACTTGTACGGAAAAGAATGGGAGAAACACTGGAAAGAATATAATATAGTTTAGCCACTAGACAAGGCAGTTAGGAGAATAAATACCTAGCTGCCTATTTTATTACAAGAAAGAGAGGAAATGAATATGTACGATTTTACTAAGAGCGAAATGGAAATTGTAAAGGATAACTTACATGCATATATTGCAAACTTTGGAAAGCCACGGATTGTGCGAGGAGATGACGGAGAAAGCTTTTATGTGTTCACTGATGGTTCGGATTCATGGAGACAGTATTGTTACAACATCGATTATTTGAGTGGATGGTTATACGGATGTGTTCAGACAATAAACGGAAATCCGAAGCCTGATAGAGAAATGAGGGAGATGTGTGATAGTGCCGGATGGAGAGAAAGATATGCAATTATGCATGGTAAAAGAGGAGTAAAAAATATCAATGGACATAAGTGTTATGTATTTATATATTCAGATGACAATGAGTATCAGGATGCAAACGGAGCTACTTATGATACGGTAACAAAGAGATGGATCGGTTAAGGGAGGAAAGTTATGTTAAAAGATATCAAAGACGCACAGCAGATCAGTTGCAGTGATGCATTATATGGAAGATATAGAAATGCCGAAGGAAATTGGAAAGATCTTGATGAAGATACTCGTGATGAAGTGTTTAATCTTTGTAAAGAATTTGTTGCTAAGACAGCGAGAGGAAATAGACGCAGAAGAATTTTAGGTGCATGGAAATCACAGGTAAAACCATGTGGAATTTTGAGACGGTTATGGTATGACTTTAGAAGTGAAAAAGTGGAATATTGCTGTGGACAAGAATGGAATTCTGAGATGGCAATTTTAAGAGATTGTTTTGATTGAGGTGAAATATGAATAAAAGAGTTCAAATAGATATGTGGTATGGAAACGCAAAAGAAGGAGCTGATGGAATCAGTATTACATTTTATCCAAACAGCGGTGAATATCGTGGAAATATCTACAAAGAGGGAAAATCATCGGTGATTATGTCTGCGAAGATTCTGTAGAATTAGAAAAGGCATTCCCTCATTTGGAATTTTGTTGGAACTAGATATAAGGAAGGTGAGATTATGAAAAATGAATTTACACTTGGAGAAATTACGAAATGCAAAGAAGATGAGATTAAACCTTGTCCGTTTTGTGGTAGTAAAGAAATTGTTGTAGATAAATATGAGCATGAAGCCGGAATAAGATTCAGAATCTTCTGTACTGGATGTATGGCAATGATTGATCCAGGGTATGCACAACAGGAACATACAGTAATGGCTATGTGGAATAAAAGAGTTTAAAATTGTAATTTCGACAGGAGATAATATGCGCAAATTAAAAGATTACATAGAGAAATGGATGGTCGGACAGAAGGTTAGAGGTGTAGATGTATCTCTTTATGATATTCGTGAATGCGTCCGAATTTACAATGAAATGCTGCGGATGGGTAAACCTGAATTCATTAATAGCAAGGTAAAGGAAATCCTGGATAAGTGTAACATCAAAACAATTGAATATGGAACCGGATGGAAAATAGCATAAGAAAAGGAGATTAAAATTATGAGAGTAAACGAAGTAAAGCAGACAAAGACAATTGAGGAAGTAGTAAGACAGTATATTGCAGAAGATGGCGAGGTGTTTAGTAACGAAGAGGAATGCAATAAGTATGAGGAATCGGCACTGTTTGCAGTAAGTAAGCAGTTAAAGAGACTTGATAATAAGAAATACGGAGCTTCTGAATATAATATTTATGATGAATGCTCTGATGAACATTTGGTAGAGATTTTCAACGCAGAAACAGAAAGAGATATTGAGAACATCAGAAGATATGTATATCTTAGAGCTCTTTCAAATTATTCACATGTAAATAAATCAGACGTGGATTTACCAAATATTACCTCAGGACATGAAGTAATTATCCATTGGAATTATGATCAGGATATCTGTTGGACAATCGGAGATGGAAGTATTGATGCTTTTTGTGATTATATCAGAAGCAATCTTGTAAAGCTGATTACACCAAAGGAAGAGAAAACAGAGTAATAAAAGCGAATAATAAGACAGGTACATATGTTCTGTATCTGTCTTATTTTATTATGGGCTTTAGCCTGTTGAGTGCATCGGAGTTTCTCCAAACGGAGAAATGGAGATGTGCGAAACAATAAACCACCTGCTATGCGGGTGGTGGTGATTGGGGGTAATGAGAAATGCAATTAATGAAATTTGTAACAAGAGATACCAAGGACGAAAATAAAATTATTATGTGGTGTACAACAAACAGCTTAATTACATTTAGAGATTTCATGCAGTATGTATTAGATAGTATGAACAATCCTAGAGATTTTATGATTATCGATATGAAGACAAATCTTGTTTATGACATGTATAAAGTCGCAACAGAAATGTATGGAATGCGAAAGAGAACCTTTGAAGAAAGAATAAATGGTGTTTATACAGGCAAGTGGGCGAAATATACAAATTCAGATTTGAATTGTGGAGGTAAGTGACATGGGACTTATATATTTAAAGAATGAAGAGAAACAGTTATACAGTGCATATGGATTAACTGTATATGGCAAGCAGGATAGATATGAGTGGACTATCTACAGTAACAAACCAGATGAAAATGTATATACATCATTACGGATCGAGCGAAACGGAGAGGAAATCTATAACAGAAATCTTGGTAACAGATGTATCTTTGAAGAGAATTTCACGAGAAAAATTGATATGAAACTTCAGATGACAACAAATTTTTTACCATTAGTTGATCCTGGTACATATGGAACAGATATTGGTGAATATATGTATCAAGTAGAAGACGATTACATTGATGATTATAAAAATGCAATCGTTAGTTATGGCATTGACAAGATAAACGAAATGCTTTCCGAAGACTTGATTGTGGCTCTGTTTGGCGAATGCAAAGCAGAGAATGGAAAATTACGGAGTCCACGGTTTTATAATTATGAAAATGATTCTATTGATTTCGATTTGATAGTTCCAGATACAACAATTGACCGTATTAAAAATGCAGAATATAATGATGAATTTTTCAAGTGGACAAATAAAAATTATGGTTCATACGATGGATTTATTTCTTTCTTCCCATATGACAGAGATAAATTTGAAGCTGCATTAAAGACAGATGATTTAGATTTAAGTCGTGCGGTTGGAATGGTCATTATGAAGGCATTTGAGCAAAATTTCGGTGACGAAGTGGGTAGACAGCAAAGAGATTATGAAGACAGTGTAATTGAAAAAGGATATAGAAACGGTTGGTTTTATGTTGATGAAGATTAGGAGGAAAATTGATATGAGAAAGCATGAAAATTTTCATTGGAGTGGATATAAATATGCACCTGAATCAGTAAGATTTTCCATAAATGGAAAGCATATAAATTTCCCAGAAGAAGTAAGAAGTCACTTGGCATATTTAGCAGTATGTGGAGAGAATGAAAAACTGTTAATTGAATTAAAACGAGCATTACGAGCAGAAGAAAAGAAACCACGAGTTGTAGGGAAATGTATTTGCTTCTTTAAGAAAGATTCAAACGAGTTCTATTATACACAGCAGCTTAGATATAACCAAAATGATTTACATGATGCTTTGAGATGTTATAAGGAATGGAAAAGATATATTCAAAGTAAAAATTGTATGTTAGAGACTGGATATGAAGTGACCGAGGGTGAATTTAATCCATATGGAGACAGTATAGAAAAAAGAAGAACTGTTACAAGTATCGTAGATTTGAAAAGATGTAGAAGCATTAAGATTGTAAGAGAACCGATTTTTGGATAGGAGATTGATTATATGAGCATTAAATATCATCAATATGGATTAGGCTATGAGTATGGCGAAGATCATGCACTTACAAATAACTGGAATCCTGATAAAGATTATGGAAATGAATATTCAAATGTATATTTTAACATTGACACGCCAGCATATGATGGTATGAATGGCGACTGGAAAGAAGATGAAAGAGAAGTTATTGGAAAAGAAATTGATAGATTATTTACAACTCTTGGTTGGAAATGTAATGAATCAGGATTTAATGGAGTATGTGCTACTTATACAAAAGGTAAATCACATTTGTATATGCATCCGCAGACTTATAGTGGTGAGGTATTAAAGAATGAAATTAAGTCGGTTGCAGAAGCTATAGAAAAAGCAAAGACATTTTCATTAAGATGGGTTGATCTACATGAAACTGTTTATGATGTAACCGACAAAGAGTATGAGGATTATTTGAAAAGTAGAGATAAAGAAATACGTAAATCATTATTTGAGGCTTGTTCCACTTCACGGAAAACTAAATATTTTTATGCGTTTGATGTATGTAGAAATCTTGCGAATAAGTTTAGATTAAGAAGAATTGGATTGAATGATGGTCGGAATTATGGAAGTGGTCAGACAATCAACTATATTATGAAAGTTATTGATGATATGTCAAAAGAAAATCTTCTATTTGTAAAAGAAAAGGATGGAAATAAATTAGTGCGAACGCCTAATAAGATGGAACAAAAGCAGTTAAAAATATGTATGGAATAAAACCCGTTGAAAGAATCGTTTCAAAAGGAGGTTATACAATATGGAAGATAAGACATTAGAGAAAATGATTGATAACTTTCATAATAAATTGAGCATAGCACAGGATGCAAGAAGAGAAATTATGTATTACTTGGAAGAGCACTATGAGATTGATGAGACATACGAAGTAGCAACGGAAATACAGGATGAATTAAATTGGTGTTATGGAATTAACATCGAACACATGGATAGATTAATTAGAAAGGTAAAAGAAGGTAGATAATATGTTTTTATTATGCGAATTAGATGATGAGAATTATACATGTCCATGTTTTTTACAATTTAATAGTTTCAAGAAGGCTTTCGATGAAGCATTAGTAAGTTGTGGCAATTTTAAGGATGATAATATGCGGATTGAGGTCTCAGATAATAGAAATCGTATATCTGCCAACACAGATGATGGTCACTTTTTTGTGACAGAAATTAAGGAATTTGATGCAAATAAAGGTGATCATATTCTTGTATGGCATCACGCTTACAATGGTGTTGGTTTCGGAATCCTTAATGTGGGAACCAAGGAAGAGTGCATACAAAAAAGAAGAGAAGCGGTTAAAAAGATATTTGATGAATGTGATTTGTCAAATGGAGATAACGAAGACTTTGACATGGAAAATGATAATGTCGTTGATACTGGCGAAGAGTGGGAAGTATTTAGCATCGTCAAAATTGAAAATGTAGAGGAGTGATTGATATGAAATATTATGAAACAAAAATCGGAAAAATTATTGAACATGAATTTGACGCAAGAGTAGAGAGTGTCGTATTTATCTATATCATGGACAAGGGAATTGAACGTATTAAACGGATTACAGATGAAGATATTGCCGGTATTGAAGGAGACGGATTATGTACCGCAGCATTCAATCAGAATCTTGTAAGATGCGCAAGACGTATTTGTACCGAATGTGAATGGATAGAAATTATTGAGTATATCAGACTATTCCTTTTTTGTGCACCTACTGTTCATGAAGTCTCGCTGTATAGAGAAGATTTTTCAATGGATAGTTTTACAGAGTTATTGTGGAATCTTGATCTCGATGATGAAGAAGTTGGAAATGAAATTCGGTTATATGCAATAGTAAATAAAGAATGTCAGAAGGATGGTGAATGAGTATGAGATTTATTTCACATTACGAAGAGTATCCAATTTATGAGGCAGCTGAAGGCGGTTACTATTATTCCGGTAATCAATTGGTAGCATCCGAACGGAAATCAAAACGGCAGTGTAGAAAGAATTTTGAAGAGATCTGGCAGGATTGTTTGAAAGAGAATGAGCAGAACGGATTTATAGGAAACGATTACGATGAATGGGATAAAATTATAGATAGATTACATGTTTATCCATGGGTAAGAGCAAACGCAAATTATATTTACCGCAAAGGCGATCTTATTGGAGATGGAGAAAGCTATACGATTGAACGTAGACAAGGAAGCCAGGAAAAAGGATGGGAACCATATTGTTAAAGGAGAGTGAGATATGTGTGTAAGAAACCAAAGATGATTAGAGATTTTGAGCCATTATTAAAGTCTAATGGCTACCACTTATCACGGATAAATGGTAGTCATTTTATTTATAGCAACGGAGATGCGACAATTGCTGTGAATAAAGACTTAAACAAAATGGTTCGTAGAAGGTTGATTAAAGAGAATAATTTAAAGTAAAGGAACTTTAAGAAAGATTGGAGGATGATTGATATGTTGCAGCAGAATTGGTTCGCAGATCCTAAATTTGAAATGTTTGAAGATTATGGAGATGCACAAAGCTTTTATGATACTGAAACGAAAAATATTTATGTTGTATTGGCAGAATACGGACAAAAGGGAAGTAATACAATTCAGGAAATCACACCAGATTCGGAAGAATATATTTCTAATTATGAAAAGTATAAGGAATATATGGAAAACAAATATAAAGATTTTATGAGTGTTGTACGTGAAATGTGTGCAAGGAAGTCTACGGATTGTCGTTCTCTTAATATGACAGATCTGGCACGGAGACTAATGGATATGGTTGACATTCCACAGAATGCAGAGATTTTTGAAATTCCGCTTAATTGGCACATTCAAGTTGGAATTACATTTACGGTTCCAAAGTATCCTGTAGCTTTTGGTTTATATGCAGGATATTGGAACAATGGAACCGAAAGTATGCAATTAGTAATTGTTGGCACAATTCGTAACGATGACGATGGTATATCCATTGATTATTGGAAAGAGGAAATGAGTTTGCCATTGGATTATTTTAAAAATATAACAAAATAGCAATTTCATAAGGAGGTTTGACATGAGATTACATCTATTTTGGCTTGATAAGAATTGGAAAAAACGTGGTGATTGTGCCAACAATTATAACCTCATTGTTGATATGGAAAATAAAACATATAAGGTATATACGAATGCTTTTTATGGATATTATTATCCAGAAGATATTGAGGTTAAAAAGAAATCAGATATTGAAGATTACATAGAGTATTTAAAGAGAAATGGATTTACGGAAATGGAGTGATTTATATGTTAAAAGCAATAAATATTAAATGGGACACAGATGGAGATATGGAAGTATCCAATGAGCTTCCAACGGAAATGATTATTCCTGATGAATTAGAGGAAATGTACAAGAAAGATAGAGAATATGCACTTGAAGAGATTTCTGATTGGTTATCAGACGAGACAGGATTTTGTCATGATGGATTCAAAGTTGTAAAGGTGATTACAAAAGAGTCTGTTGAGAATGAGTTATACGATTTTTTTAATGACAAAATGGAAACTGGTGATGCACATGAAATTGAAAGAGTTAGTCGTTATCCTGATATGTATGTCACAGAAGACAATGGAATTGTTATTGATTGTATAGGTGGAAAGCAGATCAGATTGATTATTCAGGTAGACTAAGGAGAAATATAAATGAATGATGAATTTAAAAATGCAGATTTTCTTGACGATGAAGAGAAAATGAGAGACTTTATATGTCTCACAAAAGAAGAATTCCTGGCAAGTTATAGCTATATCACAGAAGATGAATATGACAATACATATAAGAGATATTATGCAAAGGGCTTAAAAAATAATTGAAAATGTGAAAAGTTTACATAGACTGAGGTGTAAAAATGACAAAACAAGAGTTTCTTTTAGTAAAGTAATGAAAGCAGGTAGATTTTATATGAAAACATATATGAAAACAGAAGTAACAAAGGACAAATTAAAAGAAAACTTTTATCCATCTAAGAATTTTTACAGAGAAGGATTAGACGGAGCAATAGTCGATTATGCGGAAATCGAAATTGATCCAAAAGGCATTAAAAAGTTAGAAGATAATCTTGATAGATGCGGAAATCAAGCTGATTTTACAGAAGAGGAATGGAAAGATATTAACAACCCTGATTCTGATAATTATGAACATATTGTAGCTTATGTCCATTTTGATGCAGGAACTGATAATTTCAATAAGTTATTTGTTTCTGTTGTTACAATAAATAGTGAAGATGAATTGGAAGTTAATGAGCTTTTAAACGATGAGGAAAAACAAAATATCGTTGATGCTGGCTTAGAATCACTTCATAGATGGAGAGCGACAAATGAAATGCTTGATCAAGAAGGATATGAGATTAAGCAAATAATCGAAGAAAAACTTAGGGCAAAGAAATGAGGATTTGCTGGTAAGATTGGAGGTAGTAAGAATGTCGGATATTACAGAAATTATTAATATTATAGAAAAAGCATGGGGAGTGAATTCTATTGGTTGCCCTTTTGGTTCATGCACAGAGGAATTTGCGAATAAAAAGATGCTAGAAATTGCCAATAAAAATAATTTTCCTGATGATGTACTTGAATTGATAAAAACTAATCCGATTAAGTTTCATAAATATCAGAAATTTGATAACGGGCGTGGTATAGGTAGATATTATGCAAATTTGATAAGACAAATGAAACGATGATTTCAAGATAGGAGGAATATATGTCAAAAGATATAAGATGCGTAAGATGTGGTGACTGTATTCATGCTGACCTCGATAAAATGAAATGTTACCCAGAGTCACATGACTGTAAAAGCGAATATGATTTGACAGAGGATGATTTTCATAAGGAAGCAAGATGTGATTTCTTTCATAGAAAATAGAAATTGAGCAGCGATTTAGAAAGGATTGAAGTTCTATGACAAGAGAAAAAGCAACTAAAATTGTAACAGATTTTTTAAATGATATGAATCCTGATATGTGGGATGGTAATGGAAATAAACCGGAATCGTTTAATGAACGTGCTTGGCAGTGCCCATTAACAGACAGTGTGAATCTTGAGATTACATTTGTTAACGATGAAGTAGATGGTTGGCATCATTGTTGTGACCTGGTATTCACATCTGACAATAGTTCATTTGATATGTTAAGTGGATACGGAATTGATTCTCCACAGAATATTATCGATACTGTGTTAGATCTATGTCGATTATATAAGTAGATCGGAGGAAATATTATGTTGAATATAGTTGTTATTAATTGTGATGGGAAATATGTGGAATACGAATGGAATTCAAAGAAAGCATTTGTACAGGATATGTAAAGTGATAATGAAAATATTCCAATGCTCGATGATCCTTTAGCAGAAGTCAACACGCAAGACGATAATTTACAGTTATGGTGGAGAAATATAGATGGAATGACTGTAGACGGTTTGTTAGAAGAATGTAAACAGGAATTAAATTAGATAGGAGTGATTGGAATGGATTATAAAATAGGTGATACAGTAAAAATATCTGTTTATGTAACAGAAAAATGGAGCAGATTAGTTACTTGTAAAATCACCAATAAGTATATAAGAAATAATACTACTTATTATTCTTTGCAAGAGATAAATGGAATTTATAGAGTAAGTAACGTAAAAGAAAACCGATTCATACTGGATTAACATGAAACGTAGATTTTAAATGGAAAGGATGGTGTGTTATGTATTATTGCTTATTTAACTGTGATGAATGGAAATCATCAGATTCTATGAATCTTTTGATGGTAACAAACGATAAATTAAAGTTATTGGATGTAATTAAAAATGAAATCTTGCAAGGAAATATGTGTTATACAAGATTACATAATGAATATGAAAGTACACAGGAACAACAAGCTTTTGATTGGGAATCAGACCAGTGTGAATATACATTGAATGACGAATTAAATCATTTGGTATATGGATATGTTGAAGAACTTGAAGATGGCGAGTTGAGATGAAACGGAAATTTCAAGAGAGGAAGGAGATAGTAGAATGAAGAAAGAGATTATTGGCTATGTAGGAGAATATAATGATGGTTGGTTTTTTGAAAATGAAAAAGAAAGTTATAGTGCAAATGTTCCAACCGCCATTGACGAACTGTTAGGTATTGATTCTAAAGATGGCGACAAATTTAAAATTACAATTGAAAAATTGAATTAAGAAACACGATGAAAAGCACATTTCAGGAGGCGAAAAATTATGAATAACATACATGATAAAGTATTTACTTGTCCAAGATGCAATAATAAAACATTGTATCCAATAAATGGAAATAAAGATATTGTAGGCATTGGTTATCATGAAATTTGCATATGCGAAGAATGTGCAGCAGAATTGTGGACAGAGCCACAATATGATTATACGGTAAAGTTTGTTGAGATAACAGAAGAATGATCACATAACGAAACCGCATGGCATGAAACGGAGAAAATAATGATTACATTAAAAGAATTAGTACAAAATCAAGTATGGAATGATGCAACTGATATCCAAGTCATAAAATCATATTTTGAGTTGAATGATTTAGAAGCTGATGGAATTGATATTATTAGCGAATTAACAAAGTCAAAAATAAACAAGATAAAAAATAGATATGCTGTAGCAGAAACATGGGTGTGTATGCTGCCATCAAAATATTTGTATGAGACTTATAGTGTGGATATTGCTGATCATTTGCATAGATTGGAACTTGACTATCTAATGAATGGTTGTGAATTATCTGATAAGCAGTTTAAATGGGCGAAAGAAAATGTTCAAGACATTGATTTACCAAAGTGCTACTTTCAACCATTGGTTAAATGGTTAGAAGAAAAAGGAATTAGTTTTAAAAAGTGAGAATGAAAACCGCATTTCAGTAGAAAGGACAATAAATTATGGGAAGTTTTTCATGGTTGAGAGCTGATAAAACGACAAAAAGAAAAAACTTAACAATGGGAGATAGCTATAAGATATTAATTCCAAAAGAATTTGGAGGAGGATGTATAAAAGATACATATTATGATTATGGATATGTATTTTATGGAACTGGAAGAGAAGCAGACTTATATGGCATTCTTGCTTATTGGAATAAATGTGACGGAATGATTTTTGATGGCGATGAGTATCCATCCACAATGGAAGACATTCTCAAGCGAGGACATACCTGCGATCAAGAGAACCGATGCAAAGGTATTCATATTGGTTGCTATGATAAAGATATCAATCAGTTGAAGTATCCTTTAAAACTTGTATCTGCTTCATATAATGGGACTTATGAAGAATGCGACGGTAAAAGTTATGGAGATCCTGATCAGGGATTTTATAAAACATATTGGTAAATAATAGATGAAACCACATTCCAGGAGATAAAAAATTATGGTAAAACAAAACTCATGGCTTTTAACTAAAGAAGAAGCAGAAGATGTGCTGCAAAATCTTCTTGATGATGATTCTCTATATTTATTCAAACAAAATGGTAATTTTTATTATGCGGAATCATATTCGCAACAACTTGATGGAGCAGAAATAGACGAAAGAATGGCGCAATATTTTAATATTGATGTATGTGAACATTATGCTATTTTTCGTGATTATGAAGAATATATGTTAGTTATTGAAGTAATAACAAAGTAAATGAAAATCGTATTTCGATAGGAGGTAAAGTATGGAAAAGAAACAGTGGATTATCACAAAGACAAATAGTGAAACAGCGAAAGTTATATTTTATAAATTTGTTGGAACTGCAAATGAATTGAAGTGTAAGATTTTACAATTGGCTCAGGGCTGTTCTGCTGCGAAAGAACTATTAGAAAATAAAGATGAAAGATATCCTGATGATATTGAATGTGTTGAGTTCAATGAATTCTATCAGACGGCGTTTATTGATGTAATGAGTTACGATGAAGAGTATGACGAAGTATTTACTGCAAAGGCATTGGCGGCAATCGATTTTGTTCTGTTGGAGGAAGTGTAATATGAAAACATATGAATTTACATACAATGAAAATATTGATGATTTTGGGAGCGTTCAATTTTGTGCCGAATCAAGAAGCGAAGCTAAAGATCTCTTCAAGGAGTGGCAAATGGAAAACGGATACAATATCACAGAATACTCTATTAATGTTGTATATAATCATGATGATGCACGGGTTTATGGTAGCAGATACAAATGTTTTGCATAACAAATAAAACCAGATTTAGTTAGAAAAAGTTTTAATATGATCATTTAGTAGAGGAGAATATACAATGAATGAGGATATGAAATATGGATATAACATTTGTGGACAAAGAATAAACGACGAAATTGATACTATGATCGAAGAAATACATAGAGCATATATGATACAAACCGATGAAAACGTAAAAAATCGTTTGGATGCACAGATAAAAATACTTTGGACGGTTATGTCGCATATTGAAGATGCATTGGCTGATATAACATAATGAAGCAGTCTTTATTTAATAAGGAGATGATAAAATGTATGTAATAGGTGTTTCTGATTGGAGATTTATAAAAATAATTAAAACAAGTGTGCTATATGATGGTAAAGATACATGGACAGAAGTAAACTCTGTTGACTATGATACATCATTAGATCAAACGACAATTTTCGCTGATATTGAGAAAGCAAAGGAAACATTAGAATATATAAAAAGTAATGCAGCAAATATACAATTCACAAATAATAATTTTGTTGTGCAAGTTCTTGATGAAGATGCTGGATTTGATAAAACAGTCTATGCAAAAGAATTGAAACTTTTTGAGTTAGTGCCGGTGTTAGCTGATGATGGAAATGATTAACGAATGGAGATACAATAAAATGTATACAAATATTGTTTGGTTTGAGTGTATAAGAGAAAACTATAAAGTAAAATTAGAAACAAACTTTCGACCAATTGTAGGTGATGTTGTTTTAATAAATGGAAAATACTACACTGTTAGCAGAATTAAATGGGATTTGTATGAGAGATCTGAACAATGTAAAATCACCGCTTATATTGAGTAGATGAAAGTAAGTTTTCGTTAGATTAAAGGAGGATAAAATATGGTTACAGATGATCTTGTTGCCGCACTAGAAGCATTGATTAATAAATTTGATACAGATGAGAAAAAGGACGCTGGAAATAGCGTTCTTTATGCATTAATGAATTTTGATGAAGATGAATGGTATGGAATGGATAATGAAGAGAAAGATCGTTGGATAAATCAATATTTATGATGATGGTAACGTGCAGAATTGAGTACTGAAAATGGTACATATGAGTGATATAATGGAATTATAAAGGAGGATAAAATTATGTTATTAGATTTGATTGCGTGGGGAACGGGATTGTTTGTGGTTTTTGGTATTCCTTGGTTACTTGATCAGAAGAGAAACGATAGATAAAAACACAGGAGGTATAATTATGGGTATTATAGGTTTGATTTTTGGAGCTTGTTGTATTGGTAGTGGTATTAGTTGTGCAAGTGACAATGCTCATGCTAAGAGAACATCTTCCTTTCAGGATTATGACGGAAATAATGTCTGCTTTGACAGATTAGGTCGAAAAATTGTAAATGGAGAAAGAACTTATCAGGATGTCAAGTACGATGAATATGGCAACCGACATAATTATACTGTTGGATGTTCTAGTAATCATGTTTATGGAGATGAATTTGATCAACAGCTTGCTAGGGAAAGGAAATGGGATGAGATAGATAAGCAGCAATCTATCGAACATGGAAAACTTGCTTATGCAAAATATTTTCCTGAAAAGAGAAAACGTCAAACATGTGAAATTTCTACTGGCAAATTTATTAGTTGCTTATATGAGTGTTATGGAGAATATAGGAAGTTTTATACATTTGATAGTAGATTAAATTCAAGTGCTCCTGGTGATTATGGTGTTATTATTACTAAGGAAGAATATAATAAACTAAATATTCTAGGAAAAACACATGCTATTATGCCAGATAGTAAAGTGGCAAGAGATCTTATCAACAGAGGAATGGCTAGACAGGAAGCGGAACAAAAAGCGAGTGTAAGAAGATAAACACTCGAAACTCGAATTTCTTTACAAAACCGTCATAACAGCGTATTAACATTGTATTGACAATATGAAAAATGGAGAATATAATAATATCAAAGAAAGGAGTTGAATTATTATATGGCTAATACAAGCGTAACTGTAAGAATAGACGAGAAAGTTAAGGCAGATCTTCAGGATCTCATGAATGATTTAGGTCTTGATATGACAACTTTTTTTACAATAGCTGCAAAACAAGCAATTAGAGAGCAAGGGATTCCGTTTTATATTTCTAGGGAAATGCCGAATGAGGAAACGATAGAAGCATTTAAAGAAGTTGATGAAATGAAAAAGAATCCTTCTGTCGGCAAATCTTATACAGATGTAGATAAGATGATGGAGGATCTGTTGGTATGAAGTATGAAATAAAACCAACTAATAAATTTCAGAAGGATTTAAAACGGATTCAAAAGCGTGGATATGATTTGAATCTCATAAGTGAAATCATTAAGAAATTAGCGAATGGAGAAACACTTCCAGAAAAAAATAAAGATCATGTTCTTACCGGTAATTATAGTGGTAGAAGAGAGTGTCATATTACACCGGATTGGTTATTGATATACGAATATGATGAAGAGGTACTGTATTTGTACTTGACAAGAACTGGTAGTCATAGTGATTTATTTTAATGGTGCTATTTATTAAATGGCACCATATTTTATAAAAGGAGGGATTCGAAAATATGTTTAAACATTATGGGGTAGATGTACTATTTCAGAGATGTGAATGTAGTTTTGCAGATTTTTTAAAGCAGCAAGGTGTTGAGTATACTGTGCTCCCGTATTTGGATGATATTGTATTAAGATACAATGTCAATGGAGTACGGAAATATGCTTATATTACATATCCAAATACAATTGATGAATATGTAGAGTATGTATATATAACAACGGAAATTCCTGAAGATTTGAATTGGAAGAATATAGAGTCAGATCGTATACATCAGGAGGCGGGTGATCCTCCTATGGAATTACCTACGAGAGCAAGAGTTATTTTTGATGATTGTAAACATAGGTGGCTTCAAGAGAATCCACTGAAAGATTTAATGGTATCATTCAAACCAAGAAAACCAGACCCAGAAGAAATGAGTCAGATGTTCATTGGATATAACACAAATCTCAAAGAGCTAAAAGAAATGGATCATCATGATGTACCAGAGTTAGACGAGGAAGAGTACAATGAAATATACCGTAGAAATGAGCTGTGGTCATAAAGAGGAAATAAATCTGATAGGGAAGATTGAAGAAAGAGAAAAGAAAATCAGATATTATAAGCAATATGGTTTATGTAAAAAATGTTATGCAGAGAAAATAAATCGGGATAATAGTAATGGTTGTAATGAAGTAAAAATGCCATATGCAGATTATAAAAATCTGTGTCCTGAGTACAAGACAAAATGGAATAGCTACTGTGCTGATGATAAGACAGTTGTTGTGTATGTACCTGTTGGAGATAGATCTATGAATATAGATATTGATGATTATGATAATGTTATTGATATGCTATATAAAATTGGAACCACACCGGTTGAAGAAGTTAACTGGACGTTGGAAGAATATAAAAATCTGTATACCAGGATGATTAATAAATATGGAAAACGTAAAGTTGATACTGATTTAAAAGAAAAAGGAGAACAATAAAATATGAATGAAGGAAAAGAAGCGATTGATAAAATTCGTGAAAAGATCAATGTGCTTTTAAATGCCTTTAGCTGGACGAACGACTACGTGGAAGGCAGAAACCAAGTATTATATGAATTATTAGATTATTTAGACGAACTTGAAAGAGATATGTAAATGATTGTTCCATTTTAAAAGGAGTTTTAGTATGAAGAAGATGCCATATGAGATAAAAAAGAAAATCAGACAGTATGCAAATATACAAAATAAAGCAAAATATATTCAACGTGAACTTGAAGAGATGATTGAGTCATACGGGGTACCTATTGAGAATTTGATTGCTTGTGCAGATAAAATATGGGACAGCGATGAACCACAAACGGAAGCTCTTGCATTTTTAAATAATGGTGAATGTGATGATGTTGACGGAACTATAAATCAAATTGAAGAAGTATTTCTTTGGTTTGTTAATAGAAAGACGAAATAATAGTTTTGTTGGAGAGGTTGATTAATTATATGTATAAAAAATATTTATTGCTATGTAGTGAATTAACAGGTGACGATTCGTATGATCCTGAGTGTTGGGATTCAAGAAAATACTACTTTGATACAGAAGAAGAAATGGTTGAATTTGTAAAAAAGCAATTAGATTTTCTATTTAAAGTAGAAGCAGCTTTTAAAATAGATAAGCTGGATAATAGTATTTTTACGTAGGAAACCAAGTTTTCATGTGAAACGAAAGGAAAATAAATTTGTATGGAGATACCTAAATATATACAGAATAAGATCAAACAACAAAATGAAGCTTGTAAAAAAGCAAGTAAACTAGAAGCAGAAATTGAAAATTGGTGTCAATTATCTGGATTTGATCCATATTCAAAAGAATATAAAGAAATTAAAGGTAGATTAGTAGATGCAGTTGCACCATTAAATGCAGATAAGATAAAAGAGATTGCCAATAGAATTGAATATTAAATGTTACTAAGAAATGTAAGTTTACTTTGGATGGAGTTGATAATATGAATGATGTATTGGAACAGCGTTTAGCTACTAAAAAGCGAGATTTAAAACAAATGCAAGATTATTTGAAAATTGATATGGAAAATAATATTAATACTCAAAATTATGAAGATAATGCTATCAATACATTATTAAATATGAAGAAGCTAAAAACGGAAATTGCGGATCTGGAGTTGATATTGCAGTTGTATATTGCTAATCATAATTGAATAAATCATGAAAAATATTTTGTCTCAACAAACCATGCATGTTCATGGAGGTTGTACTGAAGCTTAAATTGTTTCTGCTTTCCGTGATCAACTACGGTACACAAAAAATTGATCCAGTTATCACCAAAGGTAGAATCAAGGACAGTATATGTTTCTATTTTGAGTTTGACCCAGTTGATTGTTACATACAATGGCTTGATATCACCAGTGGAAGAAAATACGGCAATTACTGGAACGCAGCGTATGTGTTTAGCATCAAAAACGGAATTAGATAATGTCATGATTATACCTCCTGAATAATAATATACAAACATACGTTCTAAAAGTCAAGAAGGGAAATAAAAATCTAGTTTTTCAGATTGGAGATATATTTTTATGGGTAAATATTTAGATCAGTGCCTTAAAGATGCTTGGGATATTACTCGTGGCAGAAAGAAAATAGTCGGAAATAGGATTATCTCATGTGATAGCACAGAAACAACTAGAGATAATAATGATTATGGGTGGCTTGCTCCAAATGGGGAATTTTATCCTGTGGAATTTGGTGGGCATCAGGCTTATGCTTCAAATTATTTGCTAAATGAATATAAAAAAGGAAATATTGAATTAAAATGTGACGAAGATCCTGGTGATAAATTATGTGAAATGGGATTTATTTTACTTCATAATCCACATAGATATGATTTCTCTGTCACGAGAGATTATAATAAGAGAATTACTAATAGACAGAAAGAATTTCTCATTGATTATTTTGAAAAGAGAAATATGAATCAGTGGTTAGAGAAATTATATCAAGAAGAAATTTAAATCGAAAATATTAGAAAGGAGAAAGAGATATATGGCAACTGTAATATGTTACATGACGGATTGTATCTATAGATCAAAAAGACCTAGTAAAAAATACACTACTAAGGATGGAGGTAAATGCTATGGATGTATGAAAGATGCCATAGCGATAAGTCGTATACCAGATCCTGACGATTACGTTATAAACGTAGTTGGTGAAGAAAATATGGGAACATGTCTATATTATACACCCCAAAATGAGATTGTTCAGGAAGAAGATGAATAATCATGACGAAATTTAACTTTCAAAGGGGATGATTTTATAAAAAAGACTGAAAAATTAGAAATTATTAAGTGGTATATAAAACACAATATTAATATGACTAAATCAATAAATATAGATTCTATAAATGATTTGAAAAAACTTGAAGAAATAATTAGAACAAATAAAAATGTTTTTGAAAAAGTATCAAGATGTTACCAATGTACCTCTGACGGAAAGAGTTTTTGTAATAGATGTGCAAATTGTGTAGAATGGCATTGGGATTCTGATATTCCTGATGAGGAATGTGTGGATAATTATAGATTTAGATATCAATACTGGAAGACATTTTATGATATTGAGAATAGGAAATAAACAGAAATTCGACTTTTCTTTGGAGGTGATATTTTGAAAAAAGTTAGATATGCGATTGAAAAAGTAATAGAAGTTCCTGAAACAGAAGGAGAAAAATCTATTAATAATATAATCAATAAAAAGTGTAAAGAAGAAAATGGATTAAGTTATATTTATGTAAGAGAAGATGATATGAAGGAAAATGGATGGAATAGCCTTTTTGATGAAATGTAATCAAAAAATATTAAAACCCATGAAAGAATGATTTGCTCGGAAGATTGGAAGATGTGGTATAAATGAAAAAAGCTATTATATATATGGAAGTGGCTTGTGGTTGTTGTGGAGGTATTATAAACAGAGACTATCATAACAGTAAAAGTGTTAAATGGTTAAAAAATGCTACAAGTGATTGGAGATGGACAAAAGAATATGGAAATACTTGTCCAGAATGTTTGACAAAAATGAATTGACGATTTCATTAGTACGAAGAGCAGGTGATTGAATGTATAAAAACATGTTAGAGTTGTTAGAAGAAAGAGAAAATAACGGCTGGAAGTTAGAGAAATTTGAAATAAAACAAGGAAATTTTAGAGCAATGATTGATGGTATTATGCCTGGAAAATATATTAGATTGACACATAATGGAGAATGTGATATGTCCGACACGGATATGGAACAACGCACAAATTTAAGATTTTGCTCAAAGGCTTATGGAGATATTATCATTGGTGGTCTTGGAATTGGAATGATTATTATGGCAATACAAGATAAACCAGAAGTTAAAAGCATAACTGTAATTGAAAAGAATCAAGAAGTAATTGATTTGGTTGCATCACAGCTCGATTTCAACGAAAAAGTCAATATTATATGTGCAGATGTTTTTGAATGGAAACCTGAACGTGGTGTAAAATATGATATGGCATATATGGATATTTGGAATTGGATCAATGAAGATATCTATAAAAAAGAAATGCAGCCATTGAAAAGAAAATATGCAAGATTTCTTAGGAGTAAAGACATAAACCCAAACAGATTTAATGAATGTTGGGCTGAATATCAGGCGAAAAACGGAAGAAGATTAGCATAATGAAAAATTGCTTTCGAGAGGAATAAAAATATATGAGACTAATTGATAAAACCCCAAGATGGGATTTCGGAAAAATTTTGGAAGGACGAAAAAAGAACTATAAGGTAGTTATACATTATTCAGAACAGTCTATAAATAAAGAACACCCCTTTTGGTATTTTGAATTAAGAAAAGATGATTATGCCTATAATTCTCTTTGGGATAAATTAAAATTTGAATCACAGGATCAATGTTGCGATGCAGCCGAATCAAAAATAGAAGAATTGATAAAAGTAAATTGATTTGAAAATTTCTTTCAAAAAAATGGAGATAAGAATATGAGCAATATGGGATATAGACCGAAATTTTATGATTGTACCATAGACGGAATAAAAAGTGTCAAAGGAAAAAATTTATTTGTATTACATTGGAAAGATTCAAAAGGCGATGGAAGTATGCCGATTCAGGTAGATCAACCATCAGAATTAATTCTTAAAAGAATGAAAGAGATTGTAGATGGAAAGCGAGATAAATTATACCTGACAAGAGGAATGAGAGATATTGATGTTTCGTATCTCGGTGACAATAAATGGCAGCTATATGATGAATTTGATGTTTATGAATTTGAAATGGCTATGTAAACACAATAAAAAATTGTTTTTAAGAGAATGGAGAAAACAATATGACACTAATGATTGAAGCTGAAGTTTCAGATAAAAACGTAGCCGATTTAAAAAGAATGGGATATGATATTTGTTCTCCATTCTCGGCAAATATTATTCTGGATTATGGTGATAAAGTAATTTATTGTAATAGTCGTCCTGGAACGATAATCGAAAAAGACGAATGAGTAGGAGATTATAATGACAAATTATTCTAATTTTACTGGAAAACTTATAAAAATGAATAAACCGTATCCAATTACAAACGAAAAAGATGAAATCCTAGGATACACAGAAATCGGAGATATGGCGGTTATTACATTTGCAGAAATAAAAAATAAAACTGGATACAAAAAGTTGGTAGATATTTCTGATGAGTTGGTTATTGGAATTCCATTTGATACAGAAAAAGAAGAAGGATATTTCGAGACGGTGATCGTATCTGGAAAGTTTATAGGTGTTGATTCATTAGCTTTAGATCTGTCAGATATAATGGATTCTACATTTATTTTTAATCATATTGATAATAAAGGCACTATGATGATTGATAATCGACAAATTAATTATGAATATATGACTTGAGGGAAATATATGAAACTTAAACCAAAAACAGAAATTGTGTCTTGTAATAATTATATGAGATTTGATCCTTTATATAAATGCTACTGTCCACAATGCAATAGAATATTGAAAAGAAGTGATAGTGTATGTGCTTGTGGACAGGAAATTGATTGGTCTGAATGGATGTAAAAATAATAAATTTATACAATATGACAGATATCGAAGTATTAAGAAATATTGCTAAAAGTTATATGGTACAAATGAAAAGAGACACAGAAGCAAATGATGGAACTGATAATATTTTTAAAAAAAAGATATTGGTATTTCTTAGACCAGGACGAAACCGGCATAACGGTATACACAGAAGATAGTTCCCATGCGTGTTTTCTTGGTTATGATGAAGCTGATATTTTTTTGGTTAGTAAGTAGACGAAAGATTGTTTTCAATAGAATATTTGTTAAAGGAGCATAAAATGAAAAGATGTCCATATTGTAATTCAGACAGAGGTGTTTATACAATATTTAAAGCAATGCAATATTATTCTTGGGACGGAGAACCAGAAGGATATTCTACAGACGAACTGAATGAATCCAAATTTGCTAGATGCTTATCATGTGATCGTAAAATATCTATGAAAAGAATACAGGAAAATGCTGAAACAGACATTTCGAGAGGAAAAATATCATGGATGAAAAAACTATCAGAGAAATAATAAATATGTTAGCTGAAGAAAAAAGAAAATATATAAAAATATCAGAAGAAGTGATTAATGAGAATACTCAACAGGTTTTTTATAGTAAAGTAGGCGGCATTAATATTGCTTTAGATAAAATATGTAAATTTGCAGATGAAAACGGAATTGATGTTTCTGATATTAAATGGTAGAATTATGGTCGTCAATGGTTGTGGATTATTAAAAAATCAAATTATTTAACAAGGATAGGCAAGTGATGGAAAAAGAAAATGTGGAAATGTTGCAGAGAGCTTGTAGCAGACTGGAAGGATTTAGTGCTCTGCTAAAAGCCAATTTAGAATTACGGAACATTAAGAATAGTGATAAGAATCATGGTATTTTTTATGCTGTCAATGTTATAGAAGAGAATGTGAGAATTATTAATTCTATTATCACAGATGAACATGGCGAGTATATTGAGAATTTTGGACAGTATATGAACGTACCAGAATAAGGAGGCTTTAGATGAAAAGTGTAAAATTATATAATTGCAATCTTGATGATACAATGAGAAAACTGTATGAGTTATCAAAAGATGGTAATGAGTACTGTTGTGAATTTAATGAAAAAACGCTAACATCATCTATGACTATTGATGATGCATACTTATTAGTAATTAGCATGTCTTATAATCAGTTTAAGGATTATGAAAAAACAGAAATTGAAAAGATGAAAAAACGGAGAGAAGAAAGGATTAAATCAGGAGAATATTTGGGAATGTAAATTAAATTAAACAAAAATATTATATTTGTTAATTATAATTGACATTAAGAAGCAGAATAATCTGCTTCTTTTTTTTATTGTTACAAAAAATTAGAATGGAGAATAAATTATGGGATATGAAATTTGTTATATTGGAGATCCTGCTATAAGCGATGTGCATCATATTAGTATAAATTTTGATGGAAATAACTACAATGTGATTTTTGGCAAGTACATCAACGGTGGATTCTTTTCGATACCAAATTGGCATTGTGGTGGCGAGTTAGCAAGTTTCAATGATGTGTTTTGGAATACAGAGTCTATATACAATTCACTTAAAAAGAAAAAGGTAGCTGAAGTAATTGCAAATGCAATCGCAGATTATATAGAAATAGAGAATAAATAGTTAGGAGGATTTGATTATGGAACAGAACAGATATGCTACAAAGAAGAAAGGTAAGACTGAAGTTTATCCTTTTTGGAACATGGCTGATATTAAAAATGTTGTCGAGTGGTTTGAAAATAATAATGAATGGGATGGATATCTGATTACTATGTTAGAGCTTCTTCTTGGAAGACGTATTGGGGATACTGTAATGATGAAGTGGTCGGATCTGTATTATGAAAATGGAAATCGAAAGAATGAGATTGGCACCATTGAAGAGCAGAAGACTGGCAAAGTTACGAACATTCCAGTAAGTAATATGGTATGGGAAGCAGTTGATAATTATTTGCAGCATACAGAAGTAGATCCGATGAAGCATTACAATGATTATATTTTTGAATATGATCCTAAGACAACCTGGTTAAAGAGGGATGTTAATTCTATTATATATGGAAATGTAGAGATTTGGTGTGATGCGTTACAAAAGGATTTTTCTGATAAAAGAAAAGAAAATATTATTTCAGATTACAAAAAGCAGAAACAATATGAGACGATTGGTGAATATCTTCATTATGTTGTTGAGTATAACGATGTTGTAAAGCATCAGACAGATGATTATAGAAAGAAGTTAAAGAAGGCGGTAGAGGCAGCTAACATTCGATATGCTGTAAGTTCTCACAGTTTGCGTAAATCCTTCGGTTATTGGATCCATAAGACTCATCCATTCGATCCTGATTGTTTATTATCTCTTCAGAAGCTGTTCAATCACACAGATCTTCAGACTACTATGAATTATATTGGATTAACAGAAGAGAAAAATAGACAATACATTAACGACCATGGCGAGTTCATTAGAAATGTATTAGCTGGTAATGGAGATGAGATTGTAAAGAACATGCCGGTAGTATCATTAAAGTCTGATGATTTTGGAGAAATAATTAAACAGGTTATCAAAAATGTTCAAGCCGGTAACGATCCTGTAGAAGTATACCAGGCTGCAATCAATATGGCAAATGAAAGACGTGTTTTGTAAGGAAAGGAGAATAAAATACCATGTTGTATTATTTGGTGAAAAGATATCGGTTGAAATGGCTTAGAAAATTATTTTGTAAGATTGGATGGCATAGTAATATTGATGGATATTCTATGTTGAATCTTGGAGGAAAAATGTATTGTAAGTGTCCGTGGTGTGGGAAATATTTAGATACGAATAGTGTATTTATGAAATAGTAAATGGGAGGGAAAAGTATGTGTATATCAAATTTCATATATCCACGACGAATGAAAAAATATATATCTGAAATGGCATATATTTATGAAAAAGCAGTTTACTGGGAATTAGATTGGAAACAAGCAATTATTGATTTTATGGATAGTGAATATAATCCATATACGGATGATGAAAAAAATAGAATAAAAGATTTTTTAGATTATCTTAAATACTGTGGGCAAACACCTTTGGACTGGGATATACATTGGAATGAAGATGATTATAATACGGAGATACAAGCAGCAGTTAAATCATATCATATTAGAAAGAAAATAGAGAAATTTTTTGATGAGAAATGTTAAACAAATACCAACAACAAAATTAAAGGATAAAAATGTATGAAAATTGTTTTAGAATTATCAGAAAAAGAAATTGAAAGATTGAAAGAGCTTATTGATCCTGATATTTGTGATGAATATGATGTAGCGTATGCATTACATACATTGATTGATATGGCTTAATATGTCGAATAGAGGAGTGGTGAAGATGGCTACTATAAAACAAGCATTTAAGAAAAGGATCTGGGAATGCGCAGAAAAATATAAGCCAACATACCAGATAAGCTATATGGAAAACAAAGATATGGCGGAAACAGAATTTGCAGTTAACTCTGCATCAACAGCAGAAAATGAATTGCAAGATTTTTGGAATGATTTTTGCAAGGATAATGGACTGAAAAAGAATTCTGTAGTTGCCGTTGTATGTGTTGGCTAACTTAGGTTTTAGGGAAGGAAGCAGAAATGAAAGAGAATGTAAACGATATAATGGATGAATTTGAAGAAAACAACAGTAAGAAAAAGAAATTTTCTATCCGCATGGACATCACTATGGATAAAGAAATATCATATGAAACAGCGGAGCGAACTATCATGAACGCACTAAGTCAAGCAGGAATGATAGGACACTGTGGCGGAATCAATTAGGATTTAGTGGAGAAATAGTCTATGGAAGAAATGAAATTTAAAATAAAGTCGCAGAGGTATCATTTTAGTAGCGAAATGTACGAAGAAACGGTGACGGGACTAGATAAAGCATTAGCTGTTTACTCTGAAAAATGCAAAGATTATGAAGTTGTGATAATGGAAAAGATCTAACGGAGGTAAAAATGATTAAACCTGTTGGAGATTTACGAAAAATTATAAACGACTTAGATGACGATTATAAACTTGATATCAGAATTATGAAAGAAATTCCTGAAAAAGAACTTATAAGCAGAAGGTATCCTTATCCGTGGGAAATGATTGATGGATATTTGGAATTTCATGATATTGGATATTCTGACAAAGAACTTTGTATTGGTGTTTATGAAAAATAGGTCGTTATTAGTAGAATGGAGAAAAATTAGGATTTAAGGAGAATGAGAATGAAAATAACAGATTTACTTGTAACAGCAGAAGAAGTACAAACAGGAAAAAGGCTGATTGGTTATGTTTGTGGTTGCAAATCTTGTAGAACTGCATTCCCAGATGAAAAATATGATCATACTCGTCCTATTGGATTATTAACGCATCCAGATGAAAAATATGGAAACGTAAGAGTTTATACAGACACGATGGAACTTGTTAATTAGGATTTAGCGGAGGAGTGAATATAGATGGATAATAAACAAAATACTTGTTGTCATTGCAAACATTCAGAAGGAATAGATGGGAGAAATGCAATGCTCGGTTGCAATATTGATAAGAAATTACACGATATGGATGATAAATGTAGGTGTTTTGAAGCGTGTTATAAGTTTGACTTGAAAACAGGATTACCAGTAAGAAGTAAATAACTAAACTGAAATAGGGTATAAAATGTCACGACTTATAACATATCAGTCCGGTGGATTTACAAATTATGGGATCAGCTACCGGAAATACAGTCCAGAGGAATTGGAGAAAAGAAGCAAGATGAAAGAATTTCCGATTATGACAAACAAAGGGCATGAATACATTCCATACAATGTCATTAAACCGCATGAAGAACAGGCATTAAAAAATCACTGTGGTCAGACATTAGACAGATTGGCAGCCAGAGGAGGTCTATCCTGGGCTGAAGCGTATGCCGTGCTGACGGATAGTAAGATTCCTTACGGAGATAAGTATATTTCGGATGAATTTTACGAGAAAAAGGTCAAAGAGATAGTGTCGAATGCATAGGTAAACTGAAATATTAGGATTTACGGAGGTAAAAAAAGATGATGGACTATAAAAAACCAAAATGTGACTGTAATACATTTCTTCATGCTTTTCGTAGTGAGTACTGGAAGGTTGAAAGAGCAATTACAAATAATGGAGAATTAAGTGATAAAACAATAAAGGTTAATACATCTTTTGATGATTCGGATTATAAAATTAAGTTAATCTGCCCAAAATGTGGTAGAACATATGAAGCGGACTATGATGATAAAGATAGAATCATCCGAGGAAAAATAATTCAGTAAACTGAAATATCAGAAAAATTGTGTAACGAAAGGAGATAGGCATGTTAAGTAAAATGAACGATCTGATGGGTGGATATACCGGATATACCGTTATAGTTACGACTAAGTATGTCCAGCGGCGCAGACACAAAAAGAAGCGCATCAATAAAAAGTGGATTAAGCGGTATGGATACATCACCAAGGATTGGCAAAAACGCGGAGAAACGGTTGTCGATCAGGTACATATGACCATATATATGAATCAAGCAACATATAATGACCTGATTATTGCACTAAAGAATAGGTAAAAGAAAGGAGCAAGGATGGAGAGACTGACAACTAGAAATATAGCAGGAGTGGCTGTATATAAGCATCCGTTTGAATGTGAAAGATGCGGAGATACAATTTGGAGACTGCCTGATTACGGCAACGGAAGTCCTACAGAAAAATTAGCTGACTATGAGGATGCTGAGGAACAGGGCATCTGCGGCAAGTAGATTCCAGTGAGCGAGAGGCTGCCGGAAGATGAGGTTGATGTATTGGTATGGTTTGAATATTACAGATACGGAAATTATAACAGACTGTTTCAGACAATGGGAATATCATACACATACAATGGCGAATGGTCAGGATTTGTAAATGGGCAAAGTGGGTGGATACGATTAAAAGTCATTGCCTGGATGCCACTGCCGGAACCGTACCGGGAAAGTGAGGAAGAGTATGGTGAAGTGTAATAACTGTAAGAATTTATATAATCTATCAGACGAAGATGATGTAATAATCGGGAAGTGGTGCCCAAAGATTAACGACAGCCCACATTTATACATTGAGCGTGACTGCGAACATTATAAATCCATGACCAATGCAGACCGGATCAGGAGTATGACTGATGAGGAACTTTTAGATTTCATTTGTTCAATCGAAACATATGATGAGGGTAGCGCAAAGACAATTGATGGCGGTGTTGCAATGTGTTCTGTGGCAGAGGTGGAGCAGTGGTTGAAAGCAGAAAGTGAGGAATGAGGATGCAGGATAGATATTTATTCCGCGGAAAGCGGATTGATAACGGAGAGTGGTAATTGGAAATTGTATTGATGATGGTGTGACAGGACAAGTATTTATTCATGCAGTTGATAACTCGGTAAATGAGAGTGATAAGGTCGGAGAAGAAGGGTGTTTGCAGTTTGTGGCATTTGAGGTAGCACCATCCACAATCTGCCAGTGTACAGGACTTAAGGACAAGAACGGCAGGGTGATTTGGGAGAATGATATCATTAAACACTACAATGATGATGCACATCCAGAAAGCTATTGCACCGGAACTGTACTTTGGGATGAGAATTATGCTGGATTTTATCGGACAAGTAATGAGTATGGATTATCAAAGCCACGTATAAACAGGGATTGTATTTATGAGGTTGTCGGGAACACATTTGACAATCCAGAACTGTTGGAGGAGTAGAAATGACGGAGAATAAAGCGATTGAAGAATTAATATATGATTGTAATGAACTTGGAAAAGCAATTCCATGTGATACATCATGGGGAGAATCTTTTGAAAATGCTTATGCAATGGCAATAAACGCACTGGAAGAAGTACAGCAGTACCGGCAGATCGGCACGGTGGAAGAATGCCGGGCGGCGATGGAGAAACAGACAGCGATTCCAAGAGAAATTATCGAGGGAAAATATTTTTGCCCGAAGTGCCACAACTTAGCACCATATCCGATGTACTGCGGATGCGGACAGAAACTGTATTGATTGGAGGGATGAAGAATGAGCGAAGCAGAATATATGGAAGATGGAGCGGATTATTTAGAGGAAGGATGCCAAAGACAGACTTGTGATGGCTGTATGGCTTACAATTATTGTCTGATAAAAGAACAGGAGGGCGAACGATGGGAAGACTGATTGATACGGATCATTTGTTTTTTCTTCTCAACTCTGCGATAGAGTTGCGGAAAAAATTACACAGAAATACATCAGATTTAGATATGATGGTTGATGCTGTTAATGATGAACCGACCGCCTACGACCAGGACAAGATTGTGGAGCGGTTGTAAGAAGCAAGACAAATAAATGCATCAGCAAAGGCAGAAGCGATTGCAAGAATGTGCGGATCATCAGCAAATTACTATTGCGGTGAAGAATGTGCATATGAAAAAGCAATTGAAATTGTAAAGGCGGTGGAGTATATATAGAATAAAATATCTATTTCGAGTCATCTTCTTTTGCTTTATAAGAAAGATTATTATATTCTGATAACAATTTTTTATCTTCATAAATAGATACATAATTATCAAACAATGCTACCATAAGGGAACTAGCGGATCTGTTTTCTTTTGTAGCAATTTCAAAAAGTCTTTCCTTTAAATCTTTAGGAATTACAAGAGAAATAGTAGTTTTGTCTTTTGCAATTTGACCGTGTGCCATATAGTACCCTCCTTGATTTCCTTATGGTTATTATATGGCATATATAAACCTTATGTCAACTTTTTGAAAAAAATAATATAAACCTATTGACAACCATATATAAACCATATATAATATGAACTATCAAAGGGAGACACGAAGATAAATGCGTAGGATTTACATACTAGGAAAGGAGAGGTGACTACGACATGAAAAGAGGAGAAATCTATTACGCAGATTTGAGACCAGTTGTAGGATCTGAACAGGGAGGAATTCGTCCTGTGCTTATCATTCAAAATGACGTTGGAAATAAATATAGCCCTACAACTATTGTTGCTATTCTGACTTCTAAAGAGAAGCCATCCCTTCCTACGCATGTGTTGTTAAAGAGTAGCGAAGAGAATGGTCTTGAAGTTGACTCAACAATCGAATTAGAGCAGCTTAGAACTATCGACAAAAAGAGAATAAAAGATAGGGTTGGGAAAATCAGTGAATACGATAATAATAGAGTATTAAATGCGCTTAAAGTTAGTATGTGCATTTAAAGGAGGGTAGTATTATGAATAGGACTGAGACTTACAAAGTAGAAAGCTATGATGAAGCAATTGCTATTTTAGAAAGATTAAAAGAAAGTGGAGCTAAATGCAATATTACTATCTATACATTCGATTTTGATAGGAATTTGGAATCTCATAAAGTAACTACTCCTGAGAGTGTATGCATTTTGGTTGAGAAGTCAAAGACAATAATTATGAACAATGATTCATATGTACCTCATATGCAGTTGTTTTCCATGGTTCAATCACCTGAGAATATTACTAGAAAAGGTATTATGCATGACGTTTTACTCTTGAGACTACCAACTAATGAGTCCTGAAAATAGGACTCATAGATAAATAAAATAATAATATCGAACAGAAAAAAACAAACAAACGTTCGATTCTTATATTGACAGAACAGACGTTCGGGTGTAGAATCATAATTGTTCCAAACAAAATAAAAAATGCAGCCTAGCGATTCAACCGGTGTTGGCGCACCTTTCTACTAGACTGCACTACATAACAACATTGGAGAATACTCCAAAGAGCAGTGCTTGCACACTACTATATTATATTGTACATATTTTTCCAAAAAATGTCAACTGATCAAAGTCAGGTTTCATCTGGAAAATTCGGGCAAGTCTGCTAATAAATTCAAGGATTTTACAACTTAATACAGAGAATAAATTTATAGGGCTATCGCCAAGCGGTAAGGCACAGCACTTTGACTGCTGCATTCGCTGGTTCGAATCCAGCTAGCCCTGTTATGCGCTCAAGGTGATGCGATTCGTTGCACCTGGCTTATATCAAGCGATTCTGGGTTCGACTCCTAGTGAGCGTACTAATCTGCCGAAAGTATATGTTAAGGCAGCATATATAAATAGGAATAATTTGCCACGTTAATAAGAAGCCTCGTCAGATTATTTGTTCGATGTCAGTGCACAGCATTGAGCACAGGTTTTGTAACTATTAATTTTGATTTACATATTGAAACCCAGTGTTGTAGATCAGAACGTTTTATATTTTTCTTTACTGGTAGTGCTATTAGTCCATTGGCAAGACGCTCTACATAATAGAGAAAGGGTGGTTCGAGTCCATCATGGCACATTATCAAAATATAGAAGAAAGGAAAATTTCATTATGTATATTCTAACAGATGGTAAGAATTATGTTATGGAAAATCCAATGAAAATTGGAGAATATTTAGCAACGACTTCTCCAATCCAGGCTAAAAAGTTTACATATAAACAAGCTAGATCATTGGTTCAAAAAAGTGGGAAGAAATATTCTTGGATAAAGAACGGATATCATCTTGTCGACGCAGATACAGGAGAGGAATCAGAACATTCTTTATTTTATAAAGGTAATGAGGGTGTTTATCTTGATGATGATTCTGATTTAGATATTTCTATTTTGGAAGATATTATAAAGGAAACAAATTCCATTTTGGGATTAGCTGGTTGGGATATTGAACAGCTTAATACATATAAAAATCTTTTGAATACAGAATTGAGTAAATGCGATAGTGCTGAGTCCGACATCGAACATGCTCTTCAGACATATAAGGAAGAGAATGGAGGAAAGAAACCACAAGCTCATAAGATGGCAAAGGTAGGGTATCTACTTGATGATATTAGAGATCGACATAAACGGATCAAACAGTGTATCGCATACATACAGGTAATGCAAGATGCCATTACTAGACAATATAACATAAGTAAAATAAAGCTTGAACTTAGCAAAGCTACTCATACTTCTTATAAAGGTAGAACAAAGTACTATTTGATGGCTTTAAATATGTTAGGAGGTAATACATATGATTCTATGTAAAGATTGTGGAATTCCTATGGTGGCCGCTATGTCTTTTTCAAAAGAAAGTAATGAGAAATTCAATAGATGTCCAAAATGTTATGCAGAAACAAAGCATGTAAAATTACGTGAATCTGATTTGGATTTTGGAGAAGTATTACATAAGGCTATTAATAAAAAATAAAGGTAGGGTAATACAGTGACTACGAAAGAATTAGAGCTTAAAGAAAAATTATCACAACTTACTGAAGAACAAGAAAGGATAATTAATGATTATTGTGCCAATAATATGTTGAAATTAAAAGGCATCAGTTATAATGCGTTCCGAGGTTACAATATTCCCCTTTCCGAATATGATGATCTGTATGATGACGCAATGAATGTTCTATTGGAAAGTGTAATTTCTTATGATGGAAATCAGGCTACCTGCTTTAATACATTTCTGACAAACAATATAAAGAACTCTGTTGCTGATTGGTACAGAGATAATTATAAACGAGCGAAACGAAGAAATCTATTGCGAGATAAAAATGGAAATATCATAAGAGTAGATAGAAATGGAAATGTTGTGAAGGATGGCACAGGAAATCCTATTATCATTTACGATACTTCATTTGATGCACCTCCAAAGGAAGAAGAGAATGATTGTAATTTAAGTGAAAAGGTTGCTTCCGACTTTAATATAGAAGATGAGAGTCAATTTGATTTTGAAATTGATGAGAAAGTGGAAGATCTTATAAAGTCATTGAGCAAGACACAACAACAAATTGTACGTTTACGAATGTTAGAATATCCATCTGAAAGTATCAAACAAAAACTTGGTATAACAGAAAGTAGATATAGAAAAGAAATTGAAGCTATTAAAATGAACAAAGGGTTTTCCGCATTTACAAAAAATAAGGATGATGGAAATTACAAAGTGGAGGACGAATCTATGGCAGAAAGAGTTATTGAAATTAGTGAATCTGAAAATTATCGTATGGACAAGATGAGCATCTATTCTTTGTTACAGGATAAGAAAAATGGAGATATGGATTGTAACTATATTCTTCAGAGAGAGCCTTTTCAGTGGACACCAGAAGAAGCAAATAGATATTTTTGCCGTATCCTCAGTAATTTACCAATTCCTGAAATCATCATTTGCGAACAGAAAAAGAAAGGATTAACTATTTCTCATCTGATCGATGGGTTACAGAGACTTTCTTATGCTGAAGCGTTTAAAGAGAATAGAATGAAAATCAGTGCATCAGGTGCTGAACGTCATTTGATTCAGTATAGAGAATTCGAACTGGATGAAAATGGAAATAGAATTATGGATGAAGACGGATTGCCTAAGTATGAAATGAAGGTATTTGATGTTGTAGGTAAATATTACAGAGATCTTCCAGAAGACCTTAAGAAGAGATTCAATCAGTTTAATGTAAACGTCACCAAGTTTTTTGATTGCACTGATGAACAGATTGCGGATCATATTCGTGATTATAACAACCATGCAAGCATGAACAAGGAACAGGGTGGACTGTTAAATGTTTCTACTGAGACTGCCGGTTATATTAAGCATATTTCTCAAAAGAATTCGTTCTTTAAGAACTGCGGAAAGATTACAAGAAGCAATGAAATCAAAGGTAAGCTTGAGAGAGTTGTTGCTGAAGCAATGATGCTGTTATTCTTCAGAAATTCTTGGAGTGCAAAACTGGATACCATTTATAAATATGTAGACGAAAATGCAACAGAGCAGCAGTTTATGAAACTCAATTCCCATCTCAATAGATTAGAGCTGGCAATCGGAGATAATAACCAGGAATTAAATGATATGCTGACTCCTACAACGATGCCTATGTGGATTGCTGTATTTGATAAGTTTACTACATATAACATGGATGATTCCAGATTCATTGATTTCTTGAACGCATATAGAACCGAATTGAAGGCTAAGGAAGTTAATGGAATTTCCATGGCAGATTTTAAGGATCAGCAGACAAAAAAGAAAACTACGATTACTGGCAAGATTGATTTGCTTGTAAAGCTTATGAATGAGTATTTACATATTAACGAAGATCTTGTAGACGAAGATTCTGAAAATAATGAAGATACTGTCCTTGAGTTTGCTCAGAATAATGTAGATTCTACAGTAGATGAAGAATATGTTGGTTTGGGTGAAGATATGGTTAATACAAGTTTCGATAAGCAAGAAATAAGCGTAAATTCACCATTATATCAGTACTGTAGAACTGCTTTAATTGCTATTGCAATTTATGCTTGTTATAAGGATAAAGATGAACGTTTTGAGGACTGGATCAAGAAGTATGAAAGTAATAATTCGTCTTTCAGTCCTGATCAGAAGATCAATTATACATACATGAAGCGTGATTTTGATGAATTTGTTAAAAATGTAGAAGAAAATTCAAAACAGAAAACGGTAGCAGTAGCATAGGAGGATATAAATGTCATATTGGACTTATATAAATGGAACCGTAACAGTTAGTCCTATTGGAAGAACTCAGGCTGAAAAAAGATATATTCTTGATACGGTATTAAGCCATTTACCTGTTGTTACTGGATCCGAAAGAGATATGAATGTATATATTATTCAAAAAAATGGTTATAACAGTTCATGCTCATGTGATGAATTTGGCGAAGTGACAAATAATTTAATAGATAGATACGGATATAAGAATCGTAGTAGAGGATGGTTACAAACACAGGACGAATATATCCTTGTTGTAAATGCTGCTTTAAGGGATAGAGAATTTGAACAGACTTATAGAGAATTTATGAAATGGTTTGTAAGACTTTGTAAGAGAGTAGGTTGTGAAAATGTTCTTGTAGAAATTAAAGGATATGATAAGTCTACTATTATTAAAGACAGAAATATTCAGAAAAAGAAATATTCGTATAGAAGTGTATTTAGTGCATTATTCGAAGATCCAAGCTGGTACAAAGATTCTGATGGAGAGCCGAACTGGTGTGAATATTTGTTATGGAATAGAGCAAAAGGTTCAGATTATCCTATGTTACTTGCTTATAAATATTTTAATGACGAGGATAATGACAAAGAAGTTGAGAGAAGAATGAAATATGAGAGAGGTTAAACATGGCAGTATTTAAAAATTTCAAAGATGATGAGCTGATTATCAGTTGCAAATGTGGTTGTGATGAAGGTATTCATTTTGCAATTTGTGATTACAAAGATGGAGATTATGCATTTGTAACACATACGAGTAGCAACTATTACAGAGAACAATGTCCTTTCAGAGAGAAGTTAAAGAAAATCTGGGCGATTATTCGGAATAAGGATTATTACTATTCTGAGGTTTGCATGGATAAGAACGATTTTGAACAGTTCAAAGAATGGGTTAATAGAAAGTAGAGGAAATTATTATGACAAAATTAGAAGGATTTAGTAAGGTAGCAGTTATTAAATGGGGTTATTGTACACAGTATCATTTTGCTATTTATGATGATGGAAATGATTATAAGGTAGGGGATATGGTAGCATTAAGCGATAATAACCCTAATGCAAAAATTGATGAAATAATCAGCGTAGAAGAATCAAGAGAACGATATAAAAGATGCATTACAGCAGAAGTCATTGGAAAAATTGATATTTCGGCATATGAAAAACGCTTGGCACAGCGTAAGGAAAAAAGCAGAACTGAAGAAGGAACTTGATAAGCGTAAGAAAGAGATTCGGGAGAAGCTGGATGATGAGTATTATGCAAGCAAAGACGATGTTTATGCTGAAATGCTGAAGAGATATAAGAGTTTATAGTTGAAATCGAAATTTCAACAGGAAATTTAATCAATATATAGTGCTTGTGATGGGAATATATACTATATATTGTATGTAAAAAAGAATAGATAATATGAAATTTAATTTATTTTATTTATTCCAGAATAATTAGTCAAGTTATTTGGCTACGGTGTGTTTTGTGTACAAATTGTACGATGTTTATAAAAAATATAAACATACGCCGAATGGTGAGGGCGTGACCACTCATCAAAATCTATGTAATTGGTACTTAGTAATTTGAGGGTTTAGAGATATGTGGAAAATTACATAGGTATAAAACGATAGCTGTATCAGCATTGCTAGTGACTTGGTTTTAGAGATATGTGAAATTACATAGGTACAAAATGTGAATGGCAAGTATCCGTTTTAGAGGTATATGAAATTATATAGGTACAAAACTATGGATAATAATACAATTACTATTACAAGAAAATATACACTTATTCCAACCTTTTCAGATAGAAAAGAATGGATAGAAAGAATTATGGAATATACGAAAGAATCATATATTCATAAAATAGAGTATTATGAAGAAAAATTAAATAAGACGAAAAAATCAGATAAAGAGAATATTCAAAAAATTCAGAATAAGTTGATTTCTCTTCGAGGACAACAAAAGGATTTTGAAGAAAATGGTACTTTAATTCAAGCAAATGTTACTGATTATACATATGATTTGGTAAGAGAATCTATGGCAAGTGAATCACATAGAAAAAATGTAATTATAGCCTATGTTTTAAATGAACTTGTCAATCGTGAGGCTCAAAACATGGATAAAAAAGAAAGAAAAGAGTTAATTGGTGAACTTACAAACTATGCATATAGAGTTAAAGGAAGCAAAAAAGGTGGAAGTTTATTTGATTTAATAGAAATAGATAATCCACTTCGAAGTTATGGAAGAGCATTTAGCAAAAATCTGACCAGTGAAATCACAAAATTAGTCAATGAGAAAAATTATTTAATTGGTAAAGCATCCCCTTTGCATTATAAGGATAACAGTCCATTTACAATTGAAAAAGCAGCCATGAGTTTTTCGCATGATTATGATTCGTATGAAGAATTATGTAAACATATAAAAGAGAATGGATGCAATCTGTACTTTAATTTTGGTGGAAATGGCAAACCTACTATTGCTAGATTTAAGATCAACTTGGGAGCCAATAGAAAAAATAAACAGGAATTACTTGCTACAATATTAAAAATATATTCTGGAGAATATCAGTATTGTGGAAGCAACATTGGAATTGAGAAGAAAAAGATCATTTTAAACTTGTCTATAAAAGTTCCAAAACAAGAGAAAAATCTTGATGAAAATGTAGTAGTCGGTGTTGATTTAGGAATAGCTGTTCCTGCAATGTGTGCATTAAGTAACAATGAATATAAAAGGAAAGCAATAGGTTCTAAACAAGATTTATTGGATATTAGAACACAGCTTCAAAATGAATGTAAAAGGTGTCAGAAATCATTGAAGTTTACAGCCGGTGGACACGGAAGAAAAAAGAAATTAAGACATTTGGAGTCACTAAAATTGAAGGAAATTCATTATGTAGAGACGTATCTTCATAAGGTGAGTAAAGAGGTGATTGATTTTGCACTAGCAAATCATGCACAGTACATAAATATTGAAAACTTATCAGGATACGATAGAAAAGAGTTTATTCTTAGGAATTGGAGCTACTATAAGCTTCAGCAGTATATTACATATAAAGCAGAGAAATATGGAATAATTGTGAGAAAAATTAATCCATGTTATACATCACAGGTTTGTAGTGTTTGTGGCAATTACCATCCAGAAAACAGACCAAAAGGTGAAAAAGGACAGGCATATTTCAACTGTCATAATGAAGAGTGTGCAACACATGATAAGGAGAAATATAAGTATGGCATCAATGCAGATTTCAATGCAGCTAGAAATATTGCAATGTCAACTCTTTGGATGGAGAAGGGTAAAGTTACAAAAGAAAGTATGAAGGAAGCAAGAAAGTACTATGGTATTTTTGATGCTGATGATGTAGAAGAAGAGAATAATGAAGAGGCGGCATAATTGAATGTCGAAACTGATATTTCGAGAGGTGAAATGTGAATGTGAAAGAGAAAATTTGTAAAGTAATATTGATTATCTGTGTTTGTATCATGCTTGTGATGTGTGAACAGTTATTTTTTGACATGATTATTAGATAAAAGGAGAGAATAAATATGTGTCAGTTTAAATCAGGAATTATTTTAAAGAATAAGGTAGTTTTAGCACCAGAAGGAAACGATAGTCATTCTGATCTGCTCGAAAGTTTAGGCATTGAAGATGATCGTATGAATGCTATGAAAGTATTCGTGAGAGCTGAATTGCTTCCTCCAAATGGAAATAAAGCGGTTCCTGTTGATGAATGGAATTTCAATGTTGATCAAGATATTACACCGGACTGGTTCGATGAGGATCGAGGAAAATATGAGACAGAATTCCGTGATGCAGTTAAAGAGTATATGAAAGATATGATTATTTCTATTTGCGGATATGCATGGAATAAAGTAGTGGACGGTGATCTTGCGTATTACTTTATGGATGGATATTTAGATAGATGCAAATTTGGAGAAACAAACAATTACACCGATTCCAATGTCAGAAATATGCTTATTAATAGTGATTTAGCAAAGAACTTGCAGAAAGAATTCGGAGATAGATTAGTTCCGATTAGTTTAGATTTACTGTCTCTGGATGGACTTGATGATTATGGAACTGTTAGCGGAGATGTACTGGCGATTCCTACGATTGATTTATATAGGAAATATAGAAAGAATATTTCTAAACTTGATTCTTGGTATTGGCTTTCAACTCCAGACTCCACACCCTCTGGTTGCAGTTCTGGCAGTGTTCAGTGTGTCGGCTCGGGTGGTAGCGTGCGCTTCGGTTGGTGCGGCGGCGTCAGGGCTGTGCGTCCGTTTTTTATCCTTAAATCTGATATCTTTGTATCTTAAGAGAGCGATGAGCGAAGCGAAGAAGCGGGCGAAAGGCTCGCCTAGAAACCAGGCAAGGGGCGGAAGCCCCTGTGCCGGTGGCTGTCAGTAAGCGACTGAAAGGAGCGAATAACAAAAGTGGCTGCGAGTAAGTTGGATGTAATTGTAAAAGCAACCTCTTTGATGGAATACACAATTAGAATTACTTCAAACAGAAAAAGATATCCAGTTAAATATATTCAACTAATCAAAAGAATACAGGATAAGAGTATAGATATTTACGAATTCTTAATTGATGCAAATCGATTAAATCTTGAAACCTCAAAATCAGAACGACTTGAATTACAAACTAAAGCGATTACTTCATGTGATAAATTATCATGTTTTATTGAAATGTCTATGAACCTTAATTTGATAGGGACAGATACTGTCGCAAACTGGCAGAAGCAAATTGAAGATGTAAAATATATGACTATTGCATGGAGAGAGAAAGACAAAAATAGATAAAAATTATAGGTTGTTTGTTGTAAGTTACAGTTCTGACAATGTTCAGTGTGTCGGCTCGAATGGTAACGTGAGCTACGATTGGTGCGGCAACGTCAGGGCTGTGCGTCCGTTCTGGGAAGGAAGATGCAATAAAGTAGGAGAAACACTGAAATTAGAGTCTCTTCATCAAAAGAACAGGCAACCTTTCTTTCTGAACAAGAAAGATAAATACAAAGGATTAAAATATTATAACAGAAGATAAAGAATATAGTTCTGATTTTGAGAAAATTTGTGATTTTGGGAATTTATATAAGGCTTATAAAAAATCTAAATCAGGTAAGGGATTTAGTAAAAGTAGCATTAAGTTTCGAACAACTGCCTTGGATGGTATATATCAAATTAAAAGGCGATTAGAAACAAAAACATATCAAATAGCTCCCTACCATGAATTTACGATATATGAACCCAAAGAGAGAATTATAAAAGCATGTTCTTTTCAGGATAAAATTGTTCAGCATAGTGTTTGTGATAATGTACTATTGCCAAATTTAAAGCAAGAATTCATATTAACAAATTATGCTGGACAAATTGATAAAGGAACATTATTTGGATTAGATTGCTTAAGAGCACAGATGTATTTAGCGTATTGTAAATATGGATATAACTGTTGGATTATTAAAGCTGACATTAGTAAATTTTTCTATAGTATTGATCATGAAATATTGAAAGACATTATAGAATACTTTGTTGACGATCAAGATGTATTATGGTTGTGTGAAAAAATTATAGATAGCACAGAAGGGATAGGAATTCCGTTAGGAAATCAAATCAGTCAGGTATTTGCCTTGTTATATTTATCTAGGTTGGATCATTTTATTACTGGCGAGCTTGGAGTTAAATATTATGGTAGATACATGGACGATTTCTATTTAATTGTAGAAAGCAAAGAGTATGCAACATATTGTTTAGATGCAATATGTGATTATGTAGACACTCTAAAACTAAAATTAAATGGTAAAACACAAATTATTCCATTCAAGAATGGCATAAGGTTTTGCGGATTTCATACATATGTGACTAAAGATGGTATACCGATTCGTAAATTATTAAATTCGAATAAGAGAGCAGCCAAAAAGAAATTTGCTAAAATGGTTAAGCTTGTTAATAATGGAAAACTAAGCAAAGAAGATTTTGATGAGAGCTATAAGGCATGGAAGAATTATATATCTCATGGAAATTGTATTAAGTTGACATATAAAATGGATGAATATATAAATGGATTATTTGAAAAAGGAGCGTAGATTGTATGAAAGAAGTTTTTCAAGTGGTTAAGAAAGAGGATCATAGTGTAATCAGAAAAGTATATGATGTGCGAAATGATAATTGCGGATATCCTCATTTCCTGATTTATGAAAATGGAGAATGGAAATATGTGAGTGCAAAGCATTTTGTTCCATATAGTTCTATTCCACGTAGAGAGAGGATTTGTAATGCTCTTGGCGGTGGAGAACAAGCAGAAAAAATCCTGGCGAAGTTAGAAGAGGTCGGAATTCATTATTAAGGGATTATAAAGTGTATGTATGATAAATTAAGAAATTATATAGAAGAATCAAATAACATTGTATTCTTTGGTGGAGCTGGTGTATCTACAGAAAGTGGTATTCCTGATTTTCGTTCCAAGAATGGTCTATATAATCAACATAACATTCAATTTGATAAGTATGAGCCTGAATATCTTTTGAGTAGAGAATGCTTATATAATAATCCAAAAGTATTCTATGAATTTTACCGCCAAAAGATGGATACAAGAAATATTGATCCGAATATTACGCATAAAGTACTGGCTAAAATGGAGAGGATTAGTAAATTAAAAGCCATTGTAACTCAAAATATTGATGGATTGCATCAGAAAGCCGGTAGTAAAAACGTATTTGAGATCCATGGAACCACTCAAAGAAACTATTGTAGTAAGTGTAAAAAAGAATATCCTTCTGATTATATATTCACTACAAATGAGAGTATTCCTAAGTGTGAATGTAGAGGTCAAATAAGACCAGATGTAACTTTGTATGGAGAACAACTTCCTGAGAATGCTGTTATGAGCGCAATAAATGCTATTCAGAAAGCAGATATGTTAATAGTTGGTGGAACTTCATTACAAGTATATCCAGCCGCTAATTATATTTCATATTTTAGTGGTGAACATTTAGTTGTGATAAACAGAGAAAAAATAAAAGTAATGTTGAATGAAGAAACAGATTTGATGATTGTAGATTCGCTTGGAAATGTATTTCGTGAGATTGATAAGTGGATTTGATTATTAGGAATCTACGGTTTCATTTACATTATTAGGAGGATTTCGTTATGTATACTGAACAAAATAGAGGATTTACTGTGATAACAAATTTTGGATGTGATTGTCATTGTAAATATTGTATTACAAAACATCATCCAATATTGCAAAATGCAGTAACCGATAAAAGCAAAATAGACTGGGATTATCTGGAAAAGTGTATTGCTGCATCGGAGGCACCAACTGTGAATTTATCTGGTGGTGGAGATCCTTTTTATCATTGGCAGGAAAATATCGATTTTTATAACAGAATGTATGAGCTGGCTACAAAATATGGAAAACAATTGGATATACATACCAGAATCCTGCCGACTGATATGGGTTTGATCCAGAAGTTCCGAAAGATTGTTTTAAGTATCGAATCCTATGATACAAAAGCAATGGAACAATTACGTATGATGCTACCTGAAATTGAAAAAACTACGAAACTGAGAGTCATCAATGTATTAAATGAGAGAATGACCACAGAGGACTGCCTTACATATATAAATAAGATGCATGATATCGGTGTAAAGCAAGTGACTTTCCGTCAGATGTTTGGTAATAAAAAAGCATATCAGAATTTCTTAAAAATCAAAGAAACTATTGATATTCCAGGTGTTATGTTTTTGCCAGATGGAGAATATCATCATTACTATTTCACAACAAATAACAAGCTTTATCCATATTTCTTTGGTTATACGGAAGAGGATAGAAAAACATGGATGAAAAAGTATGAAGAAATTGAACAATATTGCAGTTGATCCATATCTTAATGATGATATGTGTGTAGACCGATTGGTTGAAAATTGGAAAATTCATAAAGGAATAATTATTGCTTTTGATTTTGATAATACAATCTTTGATTATTATGACAAAGGTTATAGATACGACAAAGTAATTGCTTTATTGAAAGAATGTAAGGATATGGGATGTACACTAATTCTTAGTACATGCTGTGATGAATCAAAATTCAAATTTATGGAGAATAAATGCATAGAGGTTGGAATTCATGTTGATTACATAAATGAATCTCCTTCTTATATTCCTTTCACAGGCAATAAAATCTATTACAATATTTTGTTGGATGATAGAGCTGGATTAAGTGCGGCTTATAAAATTTTGTATGAGACAAAGGAGCGAATTAAAAATGAAACATTTTGAGTTGGTAAAAGAGTATACCTATCCGAGTGGTAGTGTCTATGTCCTTTATAATAAGGAAAAGAATTTTTATATCGAGACAACTTCCATGCAGGATGTAAACACGAGAGGAAAATCTCAGGAAATCATTATGACGGATGATGTAGATCTGATTAAGAAGAATCTGGTGCCTTTTGAGGAAAAGTGGCTGACTGCAATCAGTACACAGTATGGATGTCCACAGCATTGTCAATTTTGTTTAGTTCCAGAATTAGGATTCCATGGTAATCTTTCTACAGAAGAGATGTGGGAACAGCTGGAATTTGTATTTGATCAACATCCGCAGGTTACAAAGAGCGACAAGATTAAAGTAGGTTTTGCACGTATGGGAGAACCACAATATAACTGGAAGAATATTTTACAGGTAATGAGAGATATGAAAACTTATAGAGAAGGATTCACATTTTTACCTTGCTATAACACGATTCTACCAAAAGTAAAGGTATTCGGTAAAAGTCCAGTTGATGTTCTAAAAGATGAGGTTATGCCTGTAAAAGAATATCTGGATGGATTTATGCATATTCAGATTTCCACGAATAGTACAAATGAAGATGAGAGAAAGTATTTATTTGGAGGAGCTAATGTTGTAACCATTGAGGAAATGAAGAAAGAGTTCAATAATATGCCAAATAATAATAGGCTTATTACTCTTAATTTTATTTGTGGAGCAGGATGGGAACTTGATCCGAATAAGCTATATGGTTTTGATCCTAATGTCTTCTGTGTAAAAATCACACCACTTAATACTACGACAGCTACCAAAGAACATGGACTCGAAGATGCTATCCAGTGGAATTGGGAAAATATGAATAAGATCAAAGAAAAAGTAGAGAGCTGTGGTTTAAAAGTTATTGTAGATGTTGCTGCTAAAGCGGAATTACCATTATGTTGTGGTAATCTCGTGCAGGATTATAAGAAGAATAAGAAGATTGGAGAATAAACATAATGTATCAAGCCACTGAAAAAGATAAGCTTAATAGCATTTTTAATCATTGTATTAAAGAATTAAAATCAATTGGATATATTCCACAAATTTCTTATATTGATTTCAATACTAGAATGATTAAAACACATGGCATTTATTGTGAAGACGATATGCATATTGAAATCTCATACAAAATGTTTATGAATAATTCAGACGATTTGATACATGAAATTGTCATGCATGAACTCACTCATAACTTAGATCACATTTTAAATGAAAAATGTTCTGATGATTTGGATGGCCATGGCGAATCATGGCAACGAATTGTAGACGATATTAATAAAAAGCTTGGAATCAATATTACGAGATTTTCAGATGCTGTAAGTTGTGCGGTGTTAGACAAGGATTTAAGACATCATTATGTTATGAGATGTAAAGAGTGTAATAATTTAAAACAAATTACGTCTAAAAGCAGTACATATGAAAAGGCAAGAAAACCGAAATGCAATTACTGTGGAATGAAAAACTGGGAATTTGTTGATAAAGGACAATTAGGAATTGATACGAAAACATTTGAGAGGATAATTATTAAGGATAAATATTTGGAGAAAATATATGGCAGGTACAATGAAAGAAATTGCAGAGAATAATGAAAAACTTCATAGACTTCAAATGATCAATATGATTCTTAGAAATATGTCATCTTATGTTGATGATGTAGTAAGTAGACTCGAAGATGAATTTGATGACTGTGAAGATTTTGAAGATTATGTTACTGAAAGTATAATCAAAAATACAAGAGAAAACATTGAAACACTAAGTAAGTATATCGATGAACCGAAAAAGCCTTTGGCGGAATTGATTAGAAACACTTGATGAAAATTTTGTTTAGATAGGAGATGTTAACATGCGAAAAGAAGAGACAATTGTATTTGAGCCAGGTGATGTTGTTTTATTCCAAAAGGATGAGAAAAGCTTTAAAAATCAGATTGGAATAATTCTAAAATGTAAAGAAAACGGAAATTATTGTTTATATACTTTGTCACCTATGAATACTGCCGTATATGCTGATGTTAAGTTGGAATGGATTTCTTCTCTTGATAAAGTTGATGATATTCGGAATCAGATTATTGCAAAATATAAAAAAGATATTTCTGAATTACAGAGTCAAATTAGAAAACCAACACAAGAGGAAAAAGACGCTGATAAAGCTGAACAATACGAAGATTTAAAGCAACAAATTATTAATACTGCTAAGAATCTTGTTAATTATAAGGATCCTGAAGACTTTGAAAATAAACTAAAAGCAATCGCAGAAATGAAAAGAGCTATTTTCTCGATTGAATTAGAGTGTGTACATGACATTAGAAAGGAAAATGGAAGAGTTAAGTGGAAAATTAGAGATAAGATATCTGAAAGAGATAGATTGCTAAAAACTATTAATGAAGAAAGTATCAAAAAAGTTATAGATTTGTACAACTAAATTCACGTTTCATCAGGATTCAATAGAACAATTCTGTTCAGATAATTCCAAAATAAAAAAGAGAATAAAAGAGTGGAGGTGATAAGAATGCCTTGGTTTTGCTTAATCGTATTAATTATTTGTGTAACAATTTTAGCAGGTATGTATTTATATTATTGCAATGAAAACGAAGTTGGTATTTTTCAAGATATGAATATGTATTATAGAGAAAAAATTAGCAAACTTGAAGAAAGAATCGCTAAATTAGAAAACAAAGAAGGAGAATAAAATAGTGAATCCAGTATTAGTTATTTTAGTACTTTTAGGAGTATTTGCATTATGGTTCTTACTTTCGTTTGTATTCTTTCCATTCGGAAAATTTATTTCCAGAATTGGAAAAGATGCAATGGAAGAAATGAATAGAGATGAAAAAGATAATAAAAATGAAAAGGAGAGTAAGTAAAAATGAAGACAGGAAAAGTAGGAGCAGTATTTTTAGGAATTATTATGGTTGTGGCTGTAGTGCTTGGATTTATGTGTATGGAGAAAGTACCGGCTGGTTATGTAGGAGTTGTATATAATTTTTCAACAGGTGTGTCAGGTGAAACAATTAGTCAGGGATGGCATTTTGTAGCACCAACTAAGAAAGTAACTATTTATTCCGTGGGCATTGAGCAGTCTTATTTAACTTCTGAGGATAAGGGTGATTCCAAAAAGGATGAAAGTTTTAGTATTCCTACATCTGATGGTAAGACAGTAAGGGTAAATTTGGAATTTTCTTATAAATTTGATGCAGATAGAGTATCTGATACTTTTGTACAGTTCAAGGGTAGATCTGGTGAAACAATTAAGGATACTTTTATTAAGCCAAAGGTGATTGCATGGACACAGGAAGTTTCTGCAAGATATCCAGTAACTGATATTTTTGGAGATAAGCGTACCGAAATTAATGCAGAACTTGATACATATCTGAAGGAAAAGTTTTTACCTTATGGAATCATTATTGACACCGTTAATTTTACAGACATTTCGGTTGACGAGGAAACGGCGGCTGCTATTCAGAAGAAAGTAACAGCACAGCAGGAACTTGAGTTGGCAAACATTGAAGCACAGACCGCAAAGGTTCAGGCAGAAAAGGATAAGCAGGTAGCTCTTATCGCAGCAGAGAAGGATAGAGAAACTGCACAGATCGAAGCAGAACAGGCAAAAATTATTGCAGAAGGTGAAGCCGAAGCGAAGAAAATCGCCGCAGAAGCAGAGGCAGAGGCAAATAGAAAGATTGCAGAATCTCTTACACCTGAACTGATCGAAAAGATTAAGTATGAACAGTGGAATGGTGAACTTCCGCAGGTACAAGGAACCAATTCATCTATCGTAGATGTTAGATAAATAATTTTAGGATTATCTAGTGTCAAAGCTAGATAATCTATTTCAAAGTAAAGGGTAATAAAGAATGAAAACTATTATAAAAAGAATAGCATTGTCAATTGCGGTTTTAATACTGTGGAATATAACTGCACAACATGTAAATCATTTATTTGTGCCTGATCCTAAGACTGTTTTCATTGATATGATTGCAATGTTTCAAACAGGACAATTGACGAAAGCAATAAGATATTCCTTTTTAAGAATTACCGTTGCGACTCTTATATCAGGTTTGATAGCGTTTCCAATAGCATTATTGGTTTATAACTCAAAAGTAGCAAAGGATGTTCTAAATCCTATTATTAGTATCATGAGATATATTCCAGTTACCGCTTTTTATCCTCTTTTAATTATGTGGTTTGGAATTGATGAGCTTATGAAAATTGTTTTCTTATTTATTGCAACATTCGTATATATGATGCCATCTGTGATCCTGAATCTTGATGAGGTGAATGGTGATCTCATAGATACAGGACTGACAATAGGTATGAGTAAATTGCAAACCATATTTAGAATACAAATACCGGCATCGCTTCCTGGTGTATTGAACAGCTATATTATGTGCTACGGCATAGGCTTCACATATATAGCGGTCTGCGAAACTATTAACGCTAAATACGGCTTGGGATATATTATCCAACAATCTTCATCAAGAGGCAGAACAGATTTGGTATTTATGGCAATTATCGTAATCATGATTATAAGTGTAATATTTGATTTTTCTGCGAAATGGTTAGTCAAACATATTTTTAAATGGAGATACATCAATGATTGAGATAAGTGAATTATACACTGGTTATAGTAGAGATAAGCCTTTACTTAAAAATTTCAATTATCAGTTTGATTCAAAAATATATGGAATTTTGGGAGAATCTGGCTGTGGCAAGACGACATTACTACGAACTATTGCAGGTCTTGTGAAGCCTTTAAGCGGAACTATCAGTGTAAATGGAGAATTAATTACTAAGGCTAGTAAAAATAACATTTATATGATGCACCAAAATTATACTTCTTTTGATTGGCTGAAATGTTTAGATAACATTCTCGTAGCTAAGAAGGTAAAAGGGAGAATAAACAAATGTGATGTTGATAGAGCTAAAGAAATGATGAAGCTGGTAGGATTAGAAAATAATGAAGATAAATATCCAAAACAGTTATCAGGCGGTATGCGACAGAGATTGGCTTTAGCAAGAACATTATTTATGAATCCTGGAATTATTCTTATGGATGAACCTTTATCCGCATTAGATATTGAGACAAGAGAAAGAATGCAGGATTTGATAATCAATCAACACAAAGAAACAAGTAGCACGATAATTATGGTTACACATAGTAGAGAAGAAGCAAATAAAATGTGTGACGTGATTATAGAATTTTAAAATTATATGGAGGTAAAAAATGAGTTTAAAGGATTTTTTCGTTGAAAGAGTACCAGATGAGAGAGAGTATGAAACGGAAACAAGTTATGACGTAGAGGAAGCAGTTCCTGTAGAGTTGGATGCGGTAAGAACAGATACATTAATTGATGATATCTATACTCAGAATGAGTTATTTGATAAGTCCAAGTCAATTTTTAAGATTGAGGAGCTTATCAATTCTCTTCCTAAAGAAATGGTTACAGAGACAAAAAGAGGATCTGTATTAGCAACCCTTGGAGTATTTGGACTGACTGTTACAGATGTTTCTCTTGATGGTGAAAATAGGGTTGAAGTACTGAAGAATGTATTGAATAAGATTCTTGACGAAGGTAATACCACTGTTAGTGCAAAGGAAACTGAGATTGAAAATCACAAGAAAGAGATTGCTCGCTTAGAGAAAGAAATCGCAGATCAGCAGACAGAAATGAAGACTTCGGAGAATAATATCAATACAGAGATTGGTAGAATTACAGGTCTTATTAAGTTTATTGAAGGAGGAAACGAGTAAATGGAACTTGGAAACATTATTATTATCGTAGCAATTGTGTTAGTTGTTTTAATCTTTGCATTGTTCCCTGAAGCAAGATCTTTATTTAAAGGTTTTACAAGACTATTTATCAAGGATATGGCAACTACTCCTGAAGGAGCAGAAGCTATTTACGGTGAGAAGATTGAACAGGCACAGGATGCTTATAATAAAGCAGACAATGCATATAAGGTTGCTGCCGGTAAATTAAGTAATGCTCAGAAAGATATGAAAAATTTGAAGGCAAGAATCGAAAAAGTGGAAGCTGAATGTGAATCTCTTGTAAAAGCAAATAAGATTGACCTTGCCAGATTAAAAGCAGAAGAAAGAGAAGAGGTTGCAGCTGATATTAGAAGATATTCTGAGCTAATCAAAGCATATGAGGATGCTGCTAATACAGCCAAGGAAGCACAGGAAATGTGCGAAAAGAATCTTCGTAAGTTGAAGAGAGAAAGTAAGGAAGTAGTAGAGAATATGAAAGTGAAGAAACAGTTACAGGAAGTCTATGACGATATGGATGAACTGAAGAATGTGACTGCAACTGATAAACTTTTGGATTCTGTCAGAGATAAAAATAGAGATCTGGATGCTATTGTTGAGGGATCCAAGGTGGTACATAACAATAAGATGTCAACTAAACTTGCCAAAGCAGAAGCAGAGGCTAAAAAGACAAGCAGTAACGATTATTTAGATGGTCTGATGAAAAAGTATAACAAATAAGGAGAATAAAGAAAATGAGTACAAAGAGATTTAGACTTACAAAGGCTTCCAAGATTTTAATTATGATTTTGATTGTAGCATTAATTGGAGGTGGAGTCTTAGCAGGACTGAAGACTGGTTTTATTAAGACGAAGAATGATACTAAGACAGATAGTGTTGTGGCAGATAATGATGCGAATTCTAATGTAAATACTTCTACTGATGTAAAGACAGATGCTAAAAAGACGGATAGTAGTGATGGCACAATTAATCTATCTCTTGATGAATGGATTGGTTGGAAGTCTGTAATTGACGCTAATGGTGGTCTTACAACTCAGCCTGATTCTATTTATGGAAAACTTGGCATTAATGTAAACATCAATGTTATTAATGATGCTACACAGTCCAGTAATGCTTTGATCAAGGGTGATTTAAATGCAGCTGGATATACAATTAACAGAACCGCATTTCTATCTAAGAAATTTACTGAAGCAGGTAAAGATGTTGTGATGCCTTATATCACCAATTACTCTAATGGTGGAGACGGTATTATTGCGAAGTCCTCTATTACATCAGTAAATGATTTGGTTGGTGCAAAAATTGGAGTACCTGAGTTCTCTGAGGCACAGACTTTGGTTATTTGGTTTGTAAATAACTCTAATCTGTCTGATGATCAGAAATCTGAAATTATTGATAATCTAGTCCTGTTTGCAACAGCAGATGATACTGCGAAGGCATTTTTCGCAGGACAGGTTGATGTAGCAGCTACATGGGAACCTTATCTTACTCAGGCTCAGAATATGACAGATGCACATGTATTATTTAGTACAGCAAGTTCTACAAATCTTGTAATGGATGGCATTTTATTTGATAAGAATTTCGCAGAGACACATGCTGATGTGGTTGAAAAGTTTATTCAAGGATCTCTTGAGGCTTCTAGTTTATATGATACTGAATTCTCTGCAATTAGAGAAGTAATGCCTATGTTCAATACGGCTTCTGATGAAGATATTATTGGAAGCGCAGCGACTGCAAGATTAACCACTTGGAAAGATAATTCTGATCTGTTAAATGGAACCGCTAAAACTATTTATTCTGATATGTGTAAGGTATGGACTTCTATTGGTGAGAGTGTAAATGCAGATCTGGTGGACAGTATTTTTGATGATACCTATGTTCAGGCTATTGCTGATAACTTCAGTACAACAGAAGTATCTAATACAAATGTTGTGAAGGTAACAGAAGAGAATAAGCAGACTATTGAGGATACTGAAGCTCTGTTGAGTGGATCCGCATCTGTAACTTTCGTCAAGAATACAGCTAAGTTCTCTGATTCCGCAAGTGCATCTGAGGAGTTGAATAAGTTTATTGAAATCGCAAAGGTTTTGGATGGTGCAATTATTGAGATTGCAGGTAATACCGATCCTAATCCTAACTCTGATCCGCAGGACGAATATAATAAGAAACTGTCTCTTCAGAGAGCAGAGACTGTTAAGAATTATTTTATCATGAATGGTATTTCCGCAGATAGAATTGTTATTGTTGGAAATGGTTCTAGCAATCCTGTTGTTGACAATGACACCGAAGAGCATCGTGCAATGAATAGACGTACTGATGTTTCCTTCAAGATTATTGAGTAGGTGACAGCATGATTGTGTTAAACATTGGAGTATTTATTATCTGCATTGGTGTATGTTTTGGCATTGGATTTATTGTAGGTAAGTGTAGAAATAAATAATTTTAGGACTAGCAGATGTCGCAGTCTGTTAGCCCATTTGGAGAATAACCATATAGAACAATAAAAGAAAGAAGAGGTATACAAAATGGATGGATTTTTAAAATTCAAGAAAGCATTACAGAATCACTTCAACGAAATGCAGAAAGATGTAACACATTTATTTGAAGTAGATGTTGATAATGATGAGCTATGGAATACGTATCTTGATAGTTTTCCTGCCGGTACTAATAACATTTTCAGAGAACGTAGAGAGCATGATTGTAGCTGTTGTAGACAGTTTATCAAAAATATTGGAGCCGCTGTAACTATTAAAGACAATCAGGTACACACGATTTGGGAACTTGAACTTAATGATTCTACATATCAGCCGGTATGTGACGCTCTTGATGCTTTTGTAAAAGCACATAAGGTTACGGATATTTACACAACTACATTTCCGAAGATGGGAACCGATTTTAACTTTGAAGAAATTAACGGTAGATCTCATCGTTGGGATCATTTCTTCCTTGAGCTTCCTAGTAAATTTGTGAATAGAAGTAACAGTTCTAATGAAGAAATTAAGGGACAGTTTAGAGATACAAGAAATGTATTTAAGCGTTCTCTTGATGAAATCACAATGGATGCTCTTGATACGATTCTTGAGCTGATTAATTCAAACACTTTATATAAGGGTGAAGAATGGAAAACCGTGCTCACAGAGTTTAAGAAGTACAAGAAAGAATATGATAAGTTGACATCTGAATCTGATAAGAAATTGTACGCTTGGGAGAAGTCTGTAACAGCAGGTATTGCAATTGGCAGAATTAGAAATCATTCTATTGGAACACTTCTTGTAAATGTGAGTGAAGATATGGACTTAGATACTGCCGTTAAGAAGTATGAGCAGATTACTGCTCCGAGTAATTATAAAAGACCCAAGGCCATTTTCACAAAGAAGATGCTTGAGGACGCAAAGAAGACAATTACTGAACTGGGATATATGGATTCATTGCAGAGAAGATTTGCCACTTTGAATGATATTACAGTCAATAATGTATTGTTCTCTAATAAGAGTGCTGCGAGAAGAATGAATGGTGCAGATGATATTTTTGGACAGATGGAGAAAGAAGTTTCTGTAAGTCCTAAGAAATTCTCAAAGGTTGAAGAGATCTCTGCGCAGGATTTTATTGATAAGGTACTTCCTACCGCAAAAGAGATTGAAGCTTTTGTAGAGAATAAACATGAGAAGAACTTTGTTTCTATGATTGCACCTGTTAATCCAGACGCTAAGACAATGTTCAAATGGAATAATGGATTATCTTGGGCTTATTCAGGAAACATTACTGATTCTGAAATTACAGAAAAAGTGAAAGCTGCTGGTGGAAGAACCGATGGTGTTTTAAGATTTTCTCATAGTTGGAATTATGATGGAATGAGAAATGCTTCTCTTATGGATTTACATGTATTTATGCCTGGTTCAAATCAGAATGTTGTTATCAAGAATGGAAAAGAAATTCATGATAATTATGGAAATGATGAAAGAGTTGGATGGAATCATAGAAGACATTATGCTTCTGGTGGAGTTCAGGATGTAGATTATACCGCTCCGGCTCCTATTGGATATGTTCCAGTTGAAAACACAACATTTCCTTCAATTGATAAATTGAAAGAGGGTGTATACACTTTTAAAATCCATAATTGGAATTTTAGAAATCCGACAACAGGTGGCTTTAAAGCAGAAATTGCATTTGGCGGTAATGTTTATAGATTTGTAAGAAGAGAACCATTACAGCACAAGGAATGGATTACTCTTGCAAAATTAGAATTAAAAAATGGCGAGTTTAGTATTCTTGAGATGGCAGAGAATGATAGCACACCTATTGAAAAGTGGAATATCAAAACGAATCAGTTTGTTCCTGTATCAGTAATTAGTTACAGTCCAAACTATTTTGACGAGCAGGATGGAATTGGTCATAGACATTTATTCTTCTTTCTGAAGGATTGTGTAAATAGCGAAGAGCCTAATGGATATTATAACGAGTTCTTAAAAAGTGATTTAGAAAAGCATAAGAGAGTCTTCGAGGCTTTGGGAGAAAAATGTCATGTAGAAAACACTGACGACCAGCTTTCTGGTATTGGATTCTCAATGACAAAGAGGGCAGAACTTGTTGTTAAAGTAAAAGGTGCAACAGAACGTATTATGAAGATTAAATTTTAATGAAAAAAGGAGAATGTTAACATGAGTGAAGTAAATTTATTTGAAGTAGCAACACGTAATAATTACCAGTTTCCGTTTAGAGGATTGATTAATGTGATTGATCTGTGGGATTTGTCTCTTACAAACCTTGATTCTGTATTCAAAGTACTGAATGCAGAGGTAAAGAAATCCGAAGAGGAAAGTTTACTGAACACTAAGAGTAAGGAAGATGAGGAACTCTCCAATAAGATTGAGATCGTTAAGTATATTGTTGGGGTAAAGCTTGCTGAAAAGGAAGCAAAGGAAGATGAGAAGAAGAACCGTGAAATGAAACAGAGACTTCTTGCAATCAAGGCTAAGAGACAGAATGAAGCGTTGGAAAATCTGTCTGATGAGGATCTGGATAGAGCTATTGCAGAGCTTGGTTAATATGTTTGGGTTGGCTGGTGTCATAGCCAGTCAGCCTATTTAGAAAGATAATGAAATGTATCTTTCGGTTTAAAATATGAAGGGTTTTTAAAAATGAAATACAACATAAAGGATATATTGTTATATGTAGCTAATAATTATGATAAAATATCTAGCTCAGAAAAAATGGATGCAGATGAAATTATTAGAAAAAATTTTAATAATATTATTCATAGTAATAGACCTAAAACTGAACGAGAAAAAGAAATTGATAGACTTGCAAAAAATGAATTTGAAGAATATGTACGTAAAAAGGAAGCATTCAATGATAATCCTGTTCATTGGGACAATAATAAACGTAGAAGGCATAAACTACCTACATTAAGATGGAAACTTAATAAAAATCGTTTAAAAAAATATCCTGCGTTTTATCCAAGTGTGCGGTTTTATTGTATGATGGAAGATTTGATGAATGAAATATTTACTGGTGTAATGTGGGATGAATTTTTTAACTCATTCGTAGATGTAAAAGATTTGGCTAATAATGATGTAGATAGGTAGGTGAATACTATATGGAAATGTCATCAGAAGAAATGCAAAAATTTTATGAATTAGTGGATAAAGTAGCACCTTGTACTGTGTTTTCTGAAGAAGAAACCCTTGAAAAATTCAAAAAATGGTTAAGCAGTGATAGATCAAAGACATTTACATTTGTTGAGATTCCTAAATCATTTAATAATCAGATAGGAGATAATAAAGTATTTTTGATTCCTACAATAGATAAGCCTATAAAAGTATTGTTTGAGGAGTAAGTAGTGTGAATAAAGAAGTGTATGATTTGGCACATAAATTAGCTACTAAATGGTGTCATGAAAATTATTTAGATATTATCGGAGCTAAGAAAATTGATAACTACCTTTATGTTAGAGGATTTGACGGTGGGTTCCCACATGCAGCTGCAACGGTAAAAATTAATATCGATACCGGGAAAATTATTCAGTCGTGGGGTTTTTATGGATGCCCTGTAACTATTTTGAAAGGTATGTACGAGTAGAGAGGAAAATAACTAAATGGATATTTATCAATGGGCTTTGGCTACAAAAAGTGGAGATAATTTAAAAGAATTTTTTAAAAATAGAGAAGATGAATATGCACTTTGGTATCTTATTTCAGGATTACATCCTAAACATCCTGCCGTTATTCGTTGGAAAGCTTTAAGAGAATATATGAATGAACAAGAAAAGTTATTTCGTGAATATGAATCGAAATGCTATAGAAAATTATTGGACAAACGTTATAAAGAAGCTTTGAGGAAAAATAAATGAACAAGAGACAGAAAAAGAAATTATTCAAACAGACACTTATTAAGGTTCGGAAATTGCATCCACAAAAAGGCGATGTAATTTGTTTTCAGCCAAATATAGAATGGATTGATATGATTACGATGTATCAATTTATGGACTCATATGCTGATAATAAAATTTTTGGCGAAGCTTCATTGGCATTAGTTCCTTCCAATATCAAGCAATGTACAGATAAGAAAAGGGCACAAAAATTTGTTGATAATCTACAGAGCATTGTAGACCAGATGGGAGAATAAATGAATCAGATAGATAAAATAGATTATATGATCAAATCTCTTGAAGTTGCAAAAGACGAGATAGAATATGCTCAAAATTGGGAGGTAGACAAACACCGGTATCCTAATGGGACTATTATAAGAGAATCACTTCGGATGGTTGGCAGGATGGCTAACCAGGTTGCAAATGATGTAAGTTTGAGTCCTTATTGTAGTGAATTATTCAAAGAAGATTAGAGTCAAAAATCTAAGAGCATTTCTGCTCAAAAATTCCATTAAAAAAGAGAATAAGATATTAGAAATAAAAATGAAAGGAAATTTATATGAGAGTATTACTTTTATTGCGTGGTTCTGCTGGCTGCGGAAAATCCACATGGATTGAGCAGAACGGTTTAAAGCCTTATACATTATCCGCAGATGATATTAGGTTGTTATGTCAGAGTCCTTGTTTACAACCGGATGGTAGTGTTGGAATTAGCCAAAATAATGACAAAACCGTATGGAAGACATTGTTTAATTTGCTTGAAATTCGTATGCAGAAAGGTGAATTTACAGTAATAGACGCAACGAATTCTAAGACAGCTGAAATGAATAGATATAAACATATGTGTGAAACATATCGTTATAGAATTTATTGCGTTGATTTTACAGATATACCTATTGAAGAGGTAAAGAGAAGAAATTCGAATAGAGAGGAATTAAAAAGAGTTCCTGATGAGGTAATTGATAAAATGTATTCACGTTTCAAAACACAGAAGATTCCATCTGGTATTAAGGTAATTAAGCCAAATGAATTGGATGTGATTTGGACGAAATTATTTGATCTGTCAGAGTATAGAAAAATTCATCATATTGGTGATATTCACGGATGTTATACTGCATTGAAGAAATATTTTGATGGTAATGGTGGTATTAAAGACAATGAGATGTATATTTTCACTGGAGATTACATAGATCGAGGTGTTGAGAATGCAGATGTCGTTAAGTTTCTAATTTCTATCAAAGATAAGAAAAACGTACTAATGCTAGAAGGAAACCATGAGAGATGGTTATGGTTATGGGCTAATGATTGTGTTGGTAAATCTAAAGAGTTTGAGCTTGTGACAAGACCACAGCTGGATGATACTAAGATTGATAAAAAGGATGTACGACAACTCTATAGAAAATTAGGGCAGTGTGCTTATTATAAATACGGAGAAAATATTTATCTTGTTACTCATGCAGGTTTAAGCATAATTCCAAACAATCTTACTTTCGTTGCAACTGAGCAGATGATCAATGGCGTTGGCAATTATAATGATTTTGAAAGAATTGCAGAGACGTTTACTGAAAAAATGCCATCGAATTATTATCAAATTCATGGACATAGAAATACAAAACAAGTTCCAATTCGTGTGAATGATAGAGTATTTAATCTTGAGGGAAGAGTTGAATTTGGAGGATGTTTGCGCTGTGTCCAAATTGATAATACGGGAATACATGAAATTGAGATTAAAAATAACGTATTTAAAACACCGGAAGTAATGGAATTGCAAAGTGTAACAAGTAGTTCTGTTGCAGATGTAATTATTTCACTTAGATCAAATAAATATATTCAGGAAAAGAAATTTGGAAATGTATCGTCATTTAATTTTACAAGTAAAGCTTTTTATGACAAAATTTGGGATGAACAGACTACAAAAGCGAGAGGATTATATATTGATACTTTCAAGGGAAAAGTAGTTGCGAGAGCGTATAATAAATTTTTTAACATCAACGAACGTCCAGAAACAAAGTTTGATATGTTGCAATATAAACTTCAGTTTCCTGTCACTGCTTATGTAAAGGAAAACGGTTATTTAGGAATTGTAAGCTATGATGAATATCATGATGATTTGTTTATTGCAAGTAAAACAAGTATAGATAGTGAATTTGCTGAATGGTTAGAAGATGCCATTTACGAGCAGATATCGTTAGAAAACAGAGAAAAAATGAAACAGTATGCGAAGGAAAACAATGTTTCTTTCGTATTCGAAAATGTTGATATAAAAAATGATCCACATATCATTGATTATCCTGAGAGCAAATTATATTTACTGGATATTATTTATAATCAGATAGATTTTAAAAAATATGATTATGAAACCATGTGTGATATTGCATATCAGTTTGGATTAACCCATAAAGAAAAAGCATTTGAGATTGCCAACTGGCAGGACTTTTATGATTGGTATTATGACGTACTTGAAGAAGATTATGAATATAATGGTAGAAAAATTGAAGGATTTGTAATCGAAGATAGCGTTGGATATATGACTAAACTAAAGCTTACATATTATAACTTTTGGAAATTTATGAGATCAATTTCACATGAAGCTATTAGAAATGGTTATATTAAAAAGACATCTGCTTTAACTACTCCAACGGCAAACGAGTATTATGCGTGGGTGAGAAAATTGCACGATGTAGAAGACGTTGATTCTGTACCAAAAGATATTTGTACTCTTAGAAAATTGTTTTATAAGGATAAATTAGGAGAGTAAATTTATGAATTATTTTATAAGTGATCTGCATGTAGGACATACCAACGTGCTTAGTTTCGATAATCGCCCCTTCAAGTCTATTGAAGAACATGATGAAGTTTTAATTGAAAATTGGAACAGTGTAGTTGGTATGGATGATGATGTATATCTGCTTGGAGACATATCATGGCACAACGCTACAAAAACTATTGAGATTTTTAACAGATTAAATGGTCGTATACATTTAATAAAGGGCAATCACGACAACCGTTTGCTGAAAAACAGAGAATTACAAAGTAGATTCTGTGAGATCGCTGATTATAAGGAATTGGATATTGGAAATGGTAAAGGTATTGTACTTTGCCATTATCCTATTCCTTGCTTCAAAAATCATTATTATGGCTGGTATATGTTATATGGACATGTTCATACGAGTTTTGAGGATAACATGATGCAGCAGGTGAAGTATCAGATGGAAGCTTTATATGATAAGCCCTGTAATATGTTCAATGTGGGATGTATGAAGAGTTATATGAACTATACTCCGAGAACACTGGAAGAAATTATTCAGAATGGAGAATAAGTATGTGCAGGTATTGTGATTATAATTCGGAAGCTAACCGTATATTTGTTGATCTGTTAGACGGAGAGTATTATTTAGATATTGAGACTTCTGAATGGGACGAATATGACGATGGATTTGTTCATCAGAGAGAATATATTGATTATTGTCCATGGTGCGGAAGAAAGATAGGAGAAAAATGTAATGACAGATAACAGATTATAATTACAATCCGATGTGATTAGAATTGTGGATAAACATACAAACGATGAAAATGTGCTAGACGATGATATTTCATGCATCCTTGAAAATTGTCCATCATTTGAATATCGCATTGGAAGAGATGACTCAAAAGAGAATAATATAGAAAAGGAAAAGAGAATCCAGTTGTTTGAAAATGATAATATTGTCTTAGAGCAGCGTGGTAACAGATATTATTTATCTCTGTTTGACCAAGAAGGAAAGTTTCGGAGAGAAATTGCAATTACTGTGAAAGATGATTATAAAGTGACGATGTTTAATGATAAATAATATGGAGAGAAAATAATGAGTGTATGGGTAACTGGCGATATTCATGGAAATCCTATAAGATTGAGTACTGAAAATTTTTATGAACAGAAAGAATTTTCTCGAAATAAAAATGAAAATACAGTAATCATTCTTGGGGACTTCGGGCTGATATGGAATCGCAACGGAGAAGATAAACAAGAGAAATATTGGTTGGACTGGTTGGAAGATAAGCCGTTTACAACAGTGTTTGTTGATGGTAATCATGAATGCTTTCCAAGACTATACAGTTACCCTGTCTCAGAATGGAACGGCGGTAAAGTTCATGTGATTCGACCTCATGTACTACATCTAATGCGAGGAGAATTGTTTACCATTGAAGATAAGAAATTCTTCGCTTTTGGTGGAGCAAGTAGCCACGATATTCAGGATGGAATTCTCGATTATGATAATCCTGATTGGAGAGAAAAAGCTAAAAAGCTAGATAAGCAAGGTAAATATATGTATCGCATTAAAGGATTGTCCTGGTGGGATGAAGAAATGCCAACTGATCAAGAGATGCAGCATGGATTAGAGACGCTTAATGAGAATAATAATAATGTAGTGGATTATATTTTATCACATAGTCCATCAACTTCTGAGTTGTATCTTATGGGCGGTAAAGGATTGTATGAACCAGATAAAATCACTAATTATTTAGAAGAAGTAAAAGCAAAGACGGAATACAAAAGACATTTGTTTGGTCATATGCATGTCAATAAAGCTATTAATGATAAAGACATTTGCTTGTATGAACAGATAGTTAGGATTCTGTAGGACGAATAAATAATCATTTAGAGGAGCAATTTTATGAATAATGAAGATTTAAATTTATTGTTTAGAGCACTAAGTCAAATTTTATCTAACCAGGACGAAATTAAGAAACATATTGGATTAAATAAATTTGATTCTGATTATGGATATTCTGAAACTTATACAGAAAAGTTGTCTGAAGAGTGTTATTCAATCGCAAGACAATATGAAGATGATGAATAGGAGATTATGTATGAGTTTACTATGGACATATAAATTTGAAGATGGAACCGAACGAGTACTTGCAGGTGAAGGATTTTCTGGAATCGAATTGGAGAAAATGGTTGAATTACACGGTAAAGTAGTAGTTGGAGCCAAAAGAGCGGAAATCACATATAATCAGTAGACTAAAATATAAATTAAGGTGGATGACGACATGGCTTATATAGAGAATGTAGTAATAGGAAAGCCAATAGCGAATCCTATACAGATGTTTGCTTTAAATGAATCAGATTGGGAACGGATTGAACAAGAAAAAACTTATTATACTGAAGAACGTTACTTGCCAAAAATTCTTATCGAGTTGGGAATATATCCATCTATCAATGAAATCAGAAGGAATAAACCTAATTTAATGCTAAACCTAGATAAGATAGATTTTATTGATGCATTAAAAGTGAGCAAGAAACGCAAGCTTTGGATTTTAGTTGGAGAATAACTATATGGCAGATAGACAGACCAAAACTATACAGTGGACAATAAATCTTCCAATGGACTTTCCTTCGGATTGGGATGATGACATGATTGAATTTCATCTTAATGAATCAAGCTGGTGTTATAGTAATCTTATTAGTGAACTTGAAAAATACGATGAGAAAAATGGCTGTATCTGTGGAATATGTGAAGCAAAGGTGTCTGATAAGATAGAGAGCTTGATAAGTGAATAGAGAAATAAAATACTTGATGAAGTTTTGCATACTTGTTACATTGAGTGTGGTTTTTATAGTGGCGATATTAAGAATCTTACAAGACACGTTTTGATGAGAGTGTTGGGAAAGTTAAAGGAGAATATATAAATGAACGAAGAATTTTTATTAATTGTAGAAAGCTTAGAAAAGTATAAGGATCTTTTAGAGAGTAAGAATGATGAAGTTTTCGATGGAATGACTGATGGCGAAAAGAGAGCATATCAGTTAGGAATTACAAATATGTATGAGATGCTGCGACAGATTGTTGAGCATGATCGCAACGATGGTAATTATAACGTATTTGTTCCTGAAATTAAAGAAGAAGAATCTGGTGAATATGATTTAGAAGATTTTGTTAAATGGGATTCTAAGAATAGAGAATAAATAAACAAGGAGAATATATCAATGAATGAAGAAATTAAGAACAATGAAGTAGTAGAAGAAATTAATCCAGTAGATGAGTATTTGAATAATTATAAGGAACAGAAGCTTGCTGAATTTTGTGTTCAGAAAGATAAAGAGATTACAAACCGTAAGGAAGAAAGACAGAAACTCATGAAACAGATTTCAGATATGAAAGTTACGGTTAAGCAGCATGATGAAACATGGAAGAATATGGATAGTTTGTATGCCAAGATTAAGGAATTATCTGTAAATGATTATTTGAAGTTATATCATATGATAAATAACGATATTGCAGGAAATTACTCAACAATTACAACTGTATATCCTAGTAGTACTAGTATTAATGGCAATTGGTAAAATAAGAGTACATGAATCTGACATTTCTTGGTGCAATTTTAAAGGAGAATCATAGAATGAGTGATATTTGTAAAGATATAGAAGCTTTAAGACCTAAATATGAACAGTTTGTTCAGACTGAGAGAGGTAAAGAGTGGAAACATTTTTGGCAGAGTCAAACAGGTTCAGAGAGAAGTGGAGATTTTGGAGATTATTTGTATGACTTTTATCCAGAAATGTTGCAGTAAGGAGAAAAATAAATGGCGAAAAAGAAAGGTTTTGGTGTAAGTCCAATAACAAATACAATCTACTATGGAACACAGGATACAGAAAAACATATGTGGGTTGGACAGAAAATAGATGTTACGGATGATGCGATAGCTGCTGTATATGAATGGTTATGGAAGACTCTGAAGGTAAGAAAGAAGAATATCAGATTACATATCCTAGCACAGAGTTTGAATTAGTAATGAGAAGAAAGAAAACAGAGAATATATAGTTTGAGGTGAGAAATGTGATTCAAGTAATTGAGACAAATTTGAGTATTGATAAAGATAATATCATAAGAGATCATCAGTCACGAATTGTTGAAGTTGAAGATTGGGATACATACTGCAAAGCATTTGAAGAATACAATGGCGAAGCTGTTTATTTCAAGTCAAAGACTATGCCTGGCAACAGTGTCTTATCGAATTGCACAATGACAGATTTGATATATGATGACATTCATTTATCTTGTATGGCCTTACATCCATCAGGTTTTATTACGAAGAAATTTGCATATAGAATTGTTTTATAATCTATGGCTTATTCAAGTCACAATTTCCAATAAAAATGAAAATCGAATAGAGAATAAGTAAGTGAAGCAGTCACAAGTAAATCACTGTTTCATCAGAATAATATTAATGGAGGAATATTATGGAATGCACAAGAGGATATAGACCATTTTTAATTTTAAATATGCTACTGGATCCAGTTGATGACTATATAGAGCATAAAGATGAAATAGAAGAAATTCTTAAACCATTCACAACAATTTCGCAAGCATCTCCAATAAATCAAGAAATATATATCAACTCAAATTGGCAAAACCAAGACAAACATTATGCAAGAGTTGCTGAAATATGTAAAGGCAGCAAAATTTACAGCACAGATGAAAATGCTTTGTATGAACTAGATAGAGAACTAAATAAATCTGGTTACAAAACACGAATTGGTAGAAATTGCAGTACAGGAACTTTAAGTATTGCGGTTTTGGAAGATCCTGGAGTAAAGAAAGAATAAAAATCAGAAAGGAAAAGGTTAGGTAGCTACTAAGGACATGTCACTTTCTGGTGTATATGTAATTGAAGTATATGGGAAGTAAATCTCGAATAGTTGATAATATCATTCCTATTATACAAGAAAGACTACGAGATTATAATATCAAAACATACATAGAGCCATTTTGCGGCGGCTGTAATGTAATTGACAAAGTGCAATGTGATACAAAAATTGCATCCGACAATCATAAGTATCTTATCGAAATGTTCAAAAATCCAAATCAGATTGAAAATCTTCCACAATTTATAACAAAAGATCATTACTCAGACGTTAGAGAATGTTTTAATAAAGGATTAAACACATATCCTGATTGGTATATTGGAGCCATAGGATTTCTTGCAAGTTATAATGGCAGATTTTTTGATGGTGGTTATGCCGGTATTGTACATACAAAAGTTGGAACTGAACGCAATTATTATGATGAAGCTAAAAGGAATTTGTTAGAACAGATTCCAAGATTAAAAGATATTCAATTTTGTTATGGCGATTATAAAGACCTATATTCTGATAGAATTGATTGTTTATTTTATTGTGATATTCCATATAAAGGAACGAAGCAGTATGGAGTAAGTAAGAATTTTGATTATGATAGATTTTGGAATTGGGCAGAGAAGATGAGCGAGAAAAATATTGTGCTAGTCAGCGAACATGAAGCTCCTTCACGATTGGAATGTATATGGCAGCAAGAAGTAAAAAGAACAATTGACAATACAAAACGTGTTAAAGCAGTAGAAAAATTGTTTGAAATCAGAGAATAAATACTTAGAGGCGAAAATTTGATCGATACGCAATTATGCAAAGCGAAAAGCATTAGTAGTGGTCAATGGGTTTGTGGATACTATGTAAAAGGTTTAGATATAAATGACAAAGAAATTCATGTGATATTTGAACCTGCAACAGTCTTCTATTCTCATGGTGAAACCGATGGTTTTGAAGAAATAGATCCAAAGACATTGTGTAGATGTACTGGTAGTCATGATAAGAATGGAAAGTTAATATTTGAAAACGATATTCTAAACGGAGAATTATATAATATAGTCTCCTATGGAAATGGTGAGAATGAATTTCACGGAATGAATGTTGGTTGGTATGTTCAGAGAGATGACTTTGAATCATGGAGCGAATTATACGATTTATATATGTATGAAGTAACAGGAAATATCTTAGATAATATCTAATCAGTCTTGAACGAATCAGTTCAAAAATTCCAAAACAAAATGTCACGAATAATATATAAAATCCGTGACAAAAAGAGAAAACGATGCGAAAAGCATTTATATTTGGGTGGAAGAACAGCATACCCTTGGGTTTGTATACTCAAAAATCACTGTTGAGGATAGATTTATCATAAATTTATTTTCTATGTTCCGCCCAATTTGGGCGTTTAAATAGATAGTTTTAATAACAAATTAACTATAAATTTATTATTTTAGGAGGATATTATAAAAATGGTAGAGACAAAGAAAAAAGGAAGATTATTTGATTTGCCTGAGACAAAGGGTGCATTCCAGTTAAAGGGAGTTGTGTCTGGTATGGAGAAGGATACTGCATTTAAAGAAATTAAGACCAAGAGTGGTAAGCCTATGAGAATGCTTAATTTTGGTACAAGCTATCTTGACGGAGAGACATTATATGTAAATCTTCAGGGTATGGAGCAGGAGAACGTTTGTTTCTCTAAGAGAGCTGAGAAGAAGGGCGAAAAGGCTGATATTGTAAAAGTACCTTGGGCTGAAAGATTCTCTTATAATCGTGAAGGCTATCGTATGATTGGTAAGAATATTGGTGTAAAGAAGAAGGTTGATTCTGAGGGTAAGACAGTTAATGACAAGAAGGTTCTTACAGATTTTGATGCTTGTAAGGAAGTTAAGGAGAATCTGAAGGACGGTGCAAGTGTATTTATTCGTGGAAATCTTGATTATAGCAGCTTCACAGATGACAATGGCAATAAGAGAACATCTACAAAGCTTGTTCCAAATCAGATTTCACTTTGCTCAGAGATCAATTTTGATGATGAGAAGTTTGAGAAGCAGAATGATTTCAACCAGGTAATTATTTTCATGGGTATCGAGCAGGAAAAGAATGATGGCGATAAGCCAACAGGTAGATTTATTGTCCTTGCTAAGATTGTTACATATAGTAACATCGAAGATGTTCAGTTTATCATCGAGGATAAGGCTCTCGCTAATAAGTTTAAGAAGTCACTTAATCCTTACAATGCAATTAAGGTAAGTGGACATATGACTTCTTCTACTCAGACAGAGACAGTTGTAACAGATGATGATGACAATTGGGGTGAAGAGGACAATATGGAGAAAGTATCTGCACCTACAAAGAGAGAGTTTATTATCACAGGAGCAAAGGGTTCTTCAATCGACAAAGAACTTTACACAGAGGAGAATGTAACAGAGGCTATCGCAAAGATTAAAAATGCAAATATGGCAGAAGAGAGCTTTGGTTCTGACTCTAATGACGATTGGGGAAGTGCTGATGGTCTTGATGGATCAGACGATGACGAGGCTTGGAATTAATCATTTGGTAATTAGAGAACAACTAAGTGGAACGTCAGAAATGGCGTTCCAATAAATCAATATTATAGAATTACGGAGGAATTATTTAATGGCAAAAGCAAGAAAAGCGTCAGTCACACAGAGTAAGTTAGGTATGATTTTATATGGAGAGCAGTTTACAGGTAAGTCAACAATGGCTATGCAGCTTGCGTACTTTAAGCGTCCTGATGGAAAGCCTTTCAGAGTTTTATACCTTGATCCTGAGACTGGTTCAATTGATGATTATTTAGGTGACTTAGAAGCAAATGGTGTAAACCTTGAAAATATTTATATTGTATATACTCAGTCACTTGGAGAAGTAAGACAGTATATTGCAAAAGTTAAAAATGGAGAAGATTTCTATGAACTTGATGATGACGGAGATGAGACAGACAATGTAGTTCTTGACGCAGATGGAGAACCATTTAGAGCAGATGCAATCGTTGTTGATGGTACTACAATCCTTAACTTAACAACAAAACAGGGCTTAGTAGAATTCTCTAAAAAGAGAAATAAGGTTAAGGCTGATAAGGATGGACTTGTTGGTGATGCCAGACTTGTTAAGATCGAGGGAGCAGGAATGGAGTTAAAAGATTATCAGACAATTAACTTCAAGGGACAGGATTTGATTCTTGATCTTATGGCATCTGGCGTTCACTATATTGTAACCGCTAGAGAGACTGATGAAAAAGAAACAATTAAGCAGTCTGATGGTTCAACTATGAGTGTTGTAACTGGTAGAAAAATTCCTGATGGATTTAAGGGTATGACATATAATGTTAAGACTGAAATTCGTATGTACAGGAACGAAGAAGGAACAGTATGTGCTCATGTTAAAAAGGATAGAACACATACACACAAAGATAATTCGGTTATCGAAGATCCTACATTACTTGATTGGCAGTCAGTTATTGATAAGACAGCAGATAAGAAGGCTTTTGTAGTAAAAAATGACTTAACAAAGGCAGTTGATGTTGAACAGGATATTTACAGTAAGGAGATTCTTGGCAAGGTCGGAGAACCTGATAATTTGGAGACAACAAGTACATCTGATAATGGCAATAATGCAGATATTGAAGCAATCAAGAAAGAGATTATTGCTAAGAGAAATGCACTTCCACCTACAGAGAAGAAAGCAATGAAGGAAAAGCTTGAATCAGCAGGACTTCCTACAGCATATAGTAATGTGACTGATGCTGAGATTCTTAATAAAGTATTAGCAATGTTTGATTAAGTTTGGATTATGTAAAGGTACGATTATGGCAAGATACATAACTAATAACAAAAATGGTGTTAAAAGAAAATGTGGTTGTTGCGGAGAAAACCTTTATATAAACAAGAATAATATTGACGATGCAATCTACTATGATAAAAAAACATATCATAGTAGTTGCTTTATCAATATATGTCAGAAACGTATTGCTAATAAAAGAGCAGACGTATCAGCAAAATGGACTTGGGTATATGACCACATTGATTCTATAAAAAAAGATACATATTCGCATCTCGCAGTAGCAATAGAACAAGACGAGATATTTGAATTTATTAAAGAAGCATATGATTTGACAACTATCCCTACTACTGTGTGGCAGAAGTTGGGTAATATTTACAATGGAACTTTTAAAGGGATGTCGGTAGGTATTCCACCTTCAGATTTACTTGATATGTGGCAAAGAAAAATAGATATGCTTAATGGTATTGCAAAGAAGAATGAAGTAAAAGGTATTCATATGCAGCCAGAACAACGACTTTCGTATGATTTATCCATTTTGGTTAATAAATATGACAGTTATTTAAGGTGGAAAGAAAAACAGAAAATACTTGAAGCTGAGAAAGAAACAGAAAAATCACAGAATATTGTCAGTCAATCAATTGGTTATACTAACGTGTCCAAAGATAGCAAGGCTGATACAGATGATATTTCAGGCTTGGTGGATGATATTTTTGGATAGGAGATAATATTGGATAATGAACATGAATTAAAAGACTGTAATGTGCAAGCAGAAATCCTATTTGTTGGTTCTATAGCAAAGGATTTAGATTTGATTGTAAATTACAGTACATTTATGAGAAGCAAGTACGATTTCTCTGATCCTGCGACAAAGTTTTTTTATGATAATCTTGAAACTTATTTCCTTACATTCTCACAAACATTAGATGAAACAAAAATGAATGTGTTTATGAGTCAAAATGAAGAACGACTTAAATTATATAAGCAGTATAAGGGTTGGAAAACACTTCAAAGGTTTATGACATTGGCAGATGAAAATGATGTAAAAAATTATTTTGATACTGTTAAGAAATATTCATTAGTAAGAGAGTATGGAAGAAACGGATTTCCAGTTGAGAAAATATTATCTCATAGGAACTTTGATAAAATGTCACCAAATGACATTTACAGAATTATCCGTACAAAAGCAGATAAGATAAATACAGTAATTAATGCTGGTGAAGAAGCTGTTGAACTTACTGATAAAAACTCATTTCAAATCGACAAATATCTTGAAAAGCCAAATTTCGGCTTACCTTTCCCTTGGTATATGTATAACGAATTTTTTCTTGGTCTTAGAGAGACAAAGGTTCTCTTTGAGGGATTTCTTTCTAACGAGGGTAAAACAAGAAAGCTTATACTTTTAGCAGCCTATGTAGCGCTTGTGCAAAATGAGAACTTTTTTCTTATGAGTAATGAGATGGATGAAGAAGATCTTCGTAGTTGTCTTATTACGACTGTTATTAATAACAAAGAATTTCAAGAGTTGCATGGCGTACATATTACAAAGCCTGAGAAAGAGATTGTATTAGGCGTTTACCATGATAAAAATGGTGACATTATCAGAAGAAAAATTGATGATAATGGCGTTTATATTGAAAGTAATAAAGATTACATAAAGAGAATAAAAGATACATCAGAGGAATATTGGAATGTAAAAAAAGTTACGGATTGGATTGATAGTAGTGACCGCAAGGGCAAAGTTATGTTTAAAGATGTTGGAGACGATTATAGCACTGAGAGAATTGAATTTGAATTGCGTAAAGCAAAAATGGTTCAGAACATTAAATATTATGGTTATGACACGTTGAAAGGTTATAACACTGATGATTGGTCACAGATTAAACAGTTTGCAACTAAATTGAAAGAATTAACAAAAGAACTTCATATGAGTGGATATGCAGTATTCCAGTTAAGTGATGATACAGTATTTACGGATATTTTTAGTTTGAGTAGTAATAACATTGCCAATGCAAAACAGATAAAGCATGTAGCTGATATTCTGAATATTGGTAAAAAGTTAAATAAGGAAGAATACCATAAGTATCAAGTTGTTTTAGAATGTGATTCTTGGGGTGAGTCAGTGACGGAAGATTTAGATTTAAGTAAACAATATTTTTGTATTAAACCAGATAAAAACAGAGCAGGTAGTAAGGACAAGATTATGTTATTTGAGATTGATTTGAACTTAAATATTTGGAAAAATATAGGTTATATCATTAAAAAACCAAAAAAAAGTGATTAAATGGAGGGTGGCAGCTTGGATGTAAAAGAGTTGAAGAATTATATATATGAAAATAATTATTGTGAACAGATATTAGAATCCGTTGGTTGCCACCATATCAAATATCATTCAGTTGGAGCATATTGGACTGCCGGTAATCCTGATGGAGATAATAAGGGAGCAATTATTTTATATAATAATGAATCCCTTATCTGCCTGAATAAAACTCGACAAATGATAAAAGGTAATAGACAAACAGATATTATTGATCTTGTGTGTTATGTTAAAGACCTCACATTCCCAGAGGGATTAAAAGAAATATGCTCAGAAATAGGAATGTCTTATTATCACGATTTTGAAGAGGATATTCCAGATAGTTTTAAAATACTGAAAATGTTAGAAGATATGGATTCTAATATATCAGAAGAAAATGAAAAGCCATTACAACCTATTTCGGAAAAAATACTTTCGTATTATAAACCTTATGTAAATAATTTATTCTACGAAGACCATATAGACTATAAAACACAAAGAGAATTTGAAATAGGCTTTGATGAAGAAACAAACCGATACACAATTCCTATTCGATCTGAGTTAGGAGATTTAGTCGGTGTAAAAGCAAGATATTTTGATAGAAAAGTACCTGATGGAATGAATAAATATATTTATTTAGAGCCATGTGCAAAATCAAAAATTATATATGGATTGTATAAAACTCTTCCTTATATAAAAAGAACAGGAAGAATATATGTTGGTGAATCTGAAAAATTTGTTGAGCAAGCATGGAGTTATGGTTATCAAAACACTGGTGGTACAGGTGGGAAGGAACTTTCACAATATCAAATTGATATGTTAGTTAGACTTGGTACAGATATAATTTTATGTTTAGACAAAGATGTAAAAAAAGAAGAATTAGAGGAACTAGCAGAAAGATTCCCTGATGGTGTTCCACTTTATTATATGTTTGACGAAGATAATATTCTTAGCGAGAAAGAATCCCCAACAGATGATCCTATTAAATGGAAGTATATGGTAGAGAATAATATATATAGATTAAGATAGGAAGGTGTGTATTTGAAGTACAAATTATATGAAAATAGCGACAATAACACTTCCAATGTATTAGAGGAAGTTTTAAAAAATAGAGGAGTTGACGATTATGAAAAATATCTCAACTTAGATGAAAGCGTTTTAATTCCATATGAGAATTTGGACAATATGAATAAAGCAGTAGAGTTGTTTATGAAACACTTTAATAACAAGGACAAAATTGAAATACTTATTGATGAAGATCCAGACGGTTTTTGTTCAGCAGCCATGATGTATTCTTATATTAAGAAAATGAATGCGTATTATCCAGTTAATTACATATTACATGCAAGAGCAAAGGCACATGGACTAGATGATGACATTGTGATATCTGATGATACAAAATTATTGATTATCCCTGATGCTGGTACAAATGATACAGAACAGTGCAGAGAACTTTCAGAAAAGGGTATTGATATACTTATTCTTGATCATCATGAATCAGAAGAAGAAAATCCATATGCATTGATTGTAAATAATCAGATGAGTAATAATTACTCTAATAAAGATTTCTGTGGAGCAGGTATTGTATATAAATTCTTACAGGCTTTAGATGCAGAAACATGGAATGAATTTGCAAATGATTATTTAGATTTGTGTGCTTTGGCAAATATAAGTGATGTTATGGATATGCGTTCATTTGAGACAAAATATATTACAAATCTTGGATTACTCAACATTACAAATAAATGTTTTCACGCACTTATTAAAGCGCAAGATTACAGTATAAATGGCAAGGTTAATATTCACAATATTCAATGGTATATAACACCTATTTTGAACGGAATGATACGTATCGGTTCAATTGATGAAAAGGAATTGTTATTTAGAGCTTTTATTGAAAAAGATGAGTTCTTTGAATATAAAAAAAGAGCCACGAAGGATAAACCAGTAGAAACAATTCAAGAAAGTATCTATGATAGAGCTGCTAGATTTTGTAAAAATGCAAAATCACGACAAGATAAAATAAAAGAAAAAGGTGTAAAAGCCATTTCAGAAGTTGTAGATAACCTTCCAATTGATGACAAGGTTATTATGGTTGATGTATCTGACTTACTTGATAGTGGTTTAACTGGTGTTGTAGCGATTAAAATTGCAGAGCAATATAATAGACCTTGTATTCTGCTAAAGAAACATTTTGATAAAAAGACAAAAACAACTGTATTTGGTGGTAGTGCAAGAAATATTGAAAATAGTCCAATTGATAGTTTTAAAGATATTGTTAATTCAACAGGATTTGTTAATGGCAAAGGTCATGCAAATGCCTTTGGTATTGTAGATTTACCAGTTGATGATAAGGAAAAAGCAATCAATACGATGAACAGTATTCTTAAAGATACCGAATATGATTCTACATATCGTGTAGATTTTATCTTAGACATTAATCATGTCACAATCCCTTTAATTATTAAGTTATCACAGTTTGAAGATATTATTTGTCAAGGAATTGATGAACCTATGCTCGCAATAGAAAATATATCATTAACAAGAGATTGTTTTGAAGTATTTGGTAAAAATGAAGATACTATCAGTTTTATGATAAATGATATTAAGTACATTCAATTCAAATGTAAAGAAGGTAATCAGTTATATGACTTTCTTCAAAACGCATGGGATGATAATGATAGTATTACATTTAATATTGTCGGAAAAACTTCAATAAACGAATATAACGGTATTAGAACACCACAGATTATTATCGAAGATGTAGCTGTTATTAGTATAAATAGTAATGATGAGGACGATGATTGGTAGGAGGTGGAGTTATGTATAGTTCATTACATAACCATACATATTATTCATTACTTGATGGATATGGTAGCCCAAATGAAATGCTGGACAGGGCAAGGGAAATAGGGTTAAAGGCATTTGCTATAACTGAACACGGAAATGTATATTCCCATATTTATTTTGACCTTATTAAAAAAGACTATCCAGATATTAAAATGATATATGGATGTGAGTTATATGAATGTGAAGATATTACTGTTAAGGACAAAGACAATAAATATTTTCATTTGATTTGCTTGATAAGAAATGAGCAAGGCAGAAAAGATTTAAACAAGGTTATTACAAAAAGTAACTTTGAAGGGTTTTATTTTAAGCCACGATGCACCGTAAAAGACATAAAACCTTATGCTGAGAATTTTGTTATTTCTTCTGCTTGTTTAGCAAGTAAGTTAGCAAGAGAATCAGACTTTGAGAAGTGCATTGAATACATTAATGAGTATAAAGGAGCCTTTCCACATTTCTTTCTTGAAATGCAATCACATTCTCATCAGGATCAATGCTTATATAATCAGAAAATCTTAGAGCTTTCAAAAAAAACAAATACTCCATTTATCATTACAACAGATAGTCATGCACCTAAAAAAGAAGATTTGTATTATCAGGACAAACTTATTCAGATTGGTAGAAAAAGTAGCAACAACGACAAAAACGCTATTGAAAATAGTGAGATATATGAAGGTTGTTATATGCAATCTGAAGATGAAGTTCATGAAATCATGGATAGCCAGATTGGATATGAAAATGTATGTCTTGGATTGGAGAATACTAATAAGGTAGCAGATTTAATTGAAAATGTTAATATGCCATTTCAGAAACCACAGTTACCTACATTTCCATTACCTGATGGATATAGAGATAACAATGAATTCTTATGGCATTTAGTTAGACAAGGTTGGAAAGATAGAGGATATGACAAACTCAGTGAAGATGAACAGCAAGTAAGAAGAGATAGGTTAAACTACGAGATGGGTATTATTCATTCGATGGGGTTCGATGGTTATTTCCTGTTTGTATGGGATTTTATCAAAGCTGCTGAAAAACTTGGAATTGAAGTTGGTAAGGGAAGAGGAAGTGCAGCAGGTTCTTTAGTTTGTTATTGTTGTCATATCACTGATATTGATCCAATTAAATATGGACTTATTTTTGAGAGATTCTTAAATCCTGAGCGAGTAGGACTTCCTGATATTGATACAGATGTTGGCAACAGAGATGCAATCATTAATTATCTTGTAGACAAATATGGAGAAGAAAGGGTATGCCAGATTATTAACTACTCTTATATTACTCCAACAGTTGCAATTACCGATGTTGGTAAGATACTTGGATTTCCATATAATCAGATGCAAAAACTTTCACAGAAATTCACATTCGATAAATGGGATGATTGTATGAAAGCAAATCCAAATTTACTTGCAGACAATCCACAATATGCTGATTTATTTGATATTGCAAAACATTTAAGCGGTCGTGTTAAAACAGTTTCTATTCATGCTGGTGGTATTGGAATTGTTGATACAACAATCAATGATTACATGCCAATGAAGATAGGAACTAAGGGTGAACATGTAATTCAGGTTGATAAACATTATGTAGAAGATATTGGAATTGTAAAATTTGACCTTCTTGGAGTGGCAACACTTAATCTTGTGAAGGAAATTAAGGACGATTTACATTTAGATCCTTGGGATTATGATATCAATAATAAAGAATTTGAGAATGATAGACCTACATACGAGTTATTAGCAAGTGGTAAGACTAATGGTGTATTCCAGGTTGAATCAGCAGGAATGAAAGATTTGCTTATTCGATTAAAACCAAAGCTTGAACAACTAGATTTTGAGGTTATATCTGTCATCTTGGCATTATATAGACCTGATAGTATGGGAGCACTTGACGAGTATGTTGAAATGGCAACAGGTGGAAGTAGACCACCATCAATTCATCCAGATATGGATGAAATTTTAAAAGACACAAATTACTGTATGATTTATCAGGAACAGCTTCTTGATATTGTTAAGAAGTTTGGTGGAAGAACATACGGTGGTGCTGACTTATTCCGTAAGGCGATTGGAAAAAAGATAGTTGAATTAGTACAGAAAGAGTCAGAAATTCTTCGTGGTGAAATTGTAGCAAATGGATATTCTAAAGAAATTGCTGATAAAATTGCGAATGAATTATCACAAAAAGGCGGTTATCTATTCAATAAATCGCATTCATACAGTTATGCAGTTCTTTGTTTCGAGACAGCTTGGTTCAAAGCTCATTACCCAACTTACTTTTTCAAAGCATTGTTCAATCAGAATAAAGATAAAGCAGGTGCAATTAATAAGTATATTCTTGATGCAAGGTATTTTAATGTGGATATTATGCCACCGAATATAAATCATTCTGGAATGAATTTTACAGTTGATAAAGATAAAGTTCTTTTTGGATTATCTGCTATTGGTGGAATTGGTGAATCACTCTCTAAGCAAATTATCGAAGAAAGAGAGAATAATGGTATATACAAATCGTTTAATGATTTGATTCAGAGACTTTCCTTAGGTAAGGCATCTGTTATTGCACTGATAAAATCTGGCGCAATTCCTTGTAAAAATAAGCGTGAAAAACTTATATCATATCTTAAATCAGAGTACCAACCATTAAAATTCTCAGAAGTTCAATCATTGCCTACCTATAAGAAACTCGAAGAAGATTGGAATATTGACTTAAAGAAGTACGTAATTCCTTCATCTGGAAAACAAATTGTATATGACAAGGAAGGACTACTTACTGAATATAACAGATTGAAAAAGATACAGTTTGAAGAAAATCAAAAGGTAAGATTCCAAAAGTACATAGATGATAACAAAAAATATCTTGAAGATGAACAGTTTTGGGAGTTTCAAACATTACAGGTATTTATCAATGATAATCCATTTGATGCAGCTTATACATTCTTAACACTATTTGAGGATGTACCCGATGGTGAGAAGTGTACTTTAGTTGGAATTATAGCAAAGGTTCAAAAGAAGAAAGATAAGAATGGTAAGCAATTCGCATATATAAACATCTATTCAAGTTTTGGACTTGTTGAAGGAATTGTATGGCATAGTCAATTAAAGGAATATGAAGATTTAGTAAAAAAGGGACAGCAAGTAGCAATTCTTTGTAAGAAGGACAGCGAAGAAAAAGTAATTGTAGAAAAATTAAAACCATATAGCAAATGGCTTGAATATGTGAGAAAGAAAGGAGTATCAGTCTAAATTGGATGAAGATGAGATTTATAAATTCACAGCGATAATTACATATGAGCAATATTACTCGGATGATTCAACGTGGGGTGTCTTTGGATTTTTAACAAAAGATGATATTCCATTCTTTACAAAACCTACAAAAACATTCGATCCGTTTGGTGATAATAATTCTGTAAATGATATTGATGATAAAAAAATGAGTAAATTGGCAGGAAAGATGCAACATTTAATTGTTGGTGGAGAATATGTAGTTAAAGCGAAATATAAAAAAGATAAAAAATATGGCGATCAATATACACCGATCGCCATATACGCCATTATTCCACAAAGCAGAGAAACACAGTTATTATTTTTGAAATCAATGATTCCTGAATGGATGGCTGATAATTTAATAAATGCATATCCAAATATAGTGAATGATGTAGCGAATGGTACATTAAAAACTATTGATTATAGTCTTGTAAAAGGTGTTAGAGAAATTACTTGGAATAAAATTAAGGAAAAAATCATAAATAACTATCTCATTTCTGACATTATCTCAATGCTAAAACCAATTGGTGTCACTTATGCAATGATTAAAAAATTGCTTTCAAAAGAACCAAATCCAGTTTTATTAAAGCAAGAGTTAGAAAAGAATCCATACATCATGACAAAAATTGATGGAATTGGGTTTCGTAAATGTGATGATTTAGCACTGAAATTAAAACCTGAACTTATTGATTCTACACAAAGACTTGTAGCTTTTATCCAATATTATTTCAAAGACTTAGGAGAAAATAAGGGTCATACATGGTGCTCTGATAAAATTTTAAGGGCAGCCATAAGTAATAATATATACGAGTGTTGCAATAAAATTGATTGGCTATTAGAAAATAATGATTTTCTTTATATTGATAATGGTCGAATTGGTCTGAAATATTATTACGACATTGAGATGCAGATTTATCATTTGATTCTGAATAAATCTCAAATTGAAACAACAATCAATATTTCTGATGAAGCGATTGATAAAGCAATTAAACATGCGGAAGAAGAACAAGGATTTGATTATGTAGTAGAACAGTTAGATACGATTAATAAGAGTTTACATAGAACTGTTAGTCTGATAACTGGAAAAGCAGGAACTGGTAAAACGTCAATAATGCGAGCCATTGTTAAAGCTTATATGGAGAATAATTATATGATGACAGCTTCAGCATTATCAGCAATGGCAGCTCAAAGAATTACAGAAGCAACAGAATTTCCTGCAATGACTATTCATAGAACACTTGGATGTCAGGGTTTAAATGATTTTACATACAACAAAGATAACCATTTGATTACAGATGTTGCATTTCTCGATGAGGGAAGTATGGTTAATGCAAGTTTATTTTTACATTGGCTTGAAGCAATCGGAGATAATACAAGAATTATTATTTCAGGAGATCATAAGCAGTTACCACCTATCGGATTTGGTAATGTGTTCTCAGATCTGATTGAAATGTTTGATGATTCAGTTGTGAGCAAGCTAGTAAAACCTATGAGACAGGCTGAAAAATCAGGTATTCTTGTTGATGCAAATAAGATTCGTGAGAATATAAATCCTATATCTGAGAAATTACAGCCACGAATTATTCATGGTGAGTTACAGGATATGTATTATATGTTCCGTACAAATCGACAATCATTATTTAATATTGCTGTTAAAACATTCATTAAATCTGTTGAATCAGATGGAATTGACAATGTAGTTATTGCAGTACCTCGTAGAAAAGATTGTTTAAATAGTACAAATGAAATTAACAAGGTTATTCAAAATGAATTACTTGGTGATGTCTTAGAGAGTATTGAAGGTTTTGATACAACTTTCAAACTTGGTGCAAAAGTTATGCAAACAATTAATGATTATGATAAGAATGTATTCAATGGTGAAATTGGATATGTAACAAAAATAAGTGAAAGATATGATGGTAAGAAAAAAGAAGAATATTGTGAAGTAACTTACACTGATATCTTTGGGAAAGATAAAATTATAGAATATACCAAAAAAGAATTAGCTGCTTTAGATCTTGCTTATGCTATGACAGTACATAAGTTACAAGGAGCTGGTCGAAAGACGGTAATTGGCATTATTGATAATACACATCATCAGCTTCTTGATAACTGTATGCTTTACACATTGCTGACTAGAGCAAAGAAGAGATGTTTATTGTTAGCTGAACCAGAAGCATTTTTACAGTGCATTAGAACAAGTCATAATAAGAGAAACACTTGGATGATGTTAGAAACAGAGAATAATATAGTAGAAAAATAATTTGAGTCTTTGAAATGCCCATAAATAGGACATTTCAGAAACTCAAAAAGACAATGAAAGACGGATTTCAAGTGGAATATAAACAGAGAATAAGTAATTGTTAAAAATAAATTTTATATCATAGGAGGAAAATAATATGATGAACAATTTTTTAAATGGTATGTTTGGCAAGGTAGGAAGCGGAATGTGTAGACTTTCTATGAATGGTGGAATTGCAGTTAAGACAAATGGTGGTTATAAGACTTATAACGTCAAAACTGGAAAACTTACAAATTGTAGTAATTTTGTATTTGATATTGGCGAGGAATTTTTCTTTATCATTCCAACTAATAAGGTAGAGAAGGGCGACATCATCCTTGTGAATGGCAAACCAAGATGTGTCATCGAAGCTGATAAGACAAAGATTACAGTCATTAATTATGAAGATTCAACTATCGAAACTGTCCTCCCTGAAAGACATGTATTTATGGGGAATACATACTTCTATGGAAAGATCGTATCAATGTTTGGGAGTGATGTTATTAAGGGTAAGAAAGGCACAAATAATATTTTCAAATATATGATGCTTTCTCAGATGATGAAGGGCGATAATGGTTCTACTGGTATGATGAACGCCAATGGCGGTATGAGTGCTATGTTACCGCTTATGATGATGGGTGGAAATATGGGAGATATGTTTGACGGAATGTTTGATTTTGATATGAGTAGCAACGATGACGATGATGCAGATGTAGACGAAGAGGAGGAAGCATAATATGGGATGGGGGTCATGGACAAGAGATAGTTATGTAAGTTATTCAACAACAAAGGGTATGAGTGTTTCAACAGATGGAATGATTAGTGGTTCATATTCTAATCAGGATATGTTTAAGGCTAAAACTATTGACTCTGCACTTGATCCAGAGAATGTTATTAGAGAGTGTTGTGATACAGAGGAGCATCCAAATACAATTCCAGTTATTCTTGCTCTTGATGTTACAGGTTCTATGGGACAAGCTGCCGTTGAAGTTGCAAAGAAACTCAATGTAATTATGACAAAGTTATATGAAAAGATTACCGATGTTGAGTTTCTTATTATGGGAATTGGAGATTTGGCTTATGATAATTGTCCAATTCAAGCTTCACAGTTTGAGTCGGATATTCGTATTGCTGAACAGTTAGATAAGATATATTTTGAATTTGGCGGTGGTGGAAACGGTTATGAGTCCTACACAGCAGCATGGTATTTCGGTTCTCGTCATACAAAACTTGATTGCTTAAATCGAGGTAGAAAAGGAATTATCATTACTATGGGAGACGAACAGCTTAATCCATATCTTCCATTAAGAGGTAGAAGAAGTGGTTTGATTAAAGCAACAGGCGATAACCTTCAGTCAGATGTAGAAACAAATGATTTATATAATGAAGCCTCTCAGAAATTTAATATTTATCATTTAGACGTAAATCATGGTCGCAGATGGGACGAAGAAGAGATTGAAAAATCTTACAAGAAGTATCTTGACGACACTCATTTTAGAAAAGTGACTATGGATAGTATTACAAATGAGATCGTAGATATTATCATCAATGAGGCAGAGAATAATGTAACAGATACAGTTGTAACACCTTCTAGCTCAGAAGGAATTACTTGGTAGAATAGGAGATTTGAAAGATGAAAGATATTAAGATTGTATGTGGTGCAAACTTCGGCGATGAGGGGAAGGGTTTGATAACAGATTATTTTTCACAGAAACCCAATAGCATTGTTGTTTGTTCAAATGGTGGTGCTCAGAGAGGTCATACTGTAACAACACCTAATGCAATCAGACATGTCTTTCATCATTTTGGATCGGGTGTATTCAATGGAGCAAGTACATATCTATCTGAGGATTTTATTCTCAATCCTATTATATTTAAACAAGAATATGACGAATTAATAAAACTTGGTTATACTCCGAATGTTTATATTAATCAAAATTGTATGTTGACTACACCATTTGATATGATGGCAAATCAGATTATAGAAGAGAGTCGTGGTGAAAATAAACATGGAAGTTGTGGATTGGGAATTTATGAGACAATTAAAAGGCATAAAGCTGGTATAACTGATGTTAATTATTATATTCGAGAATATTATTTAGATCAGTTTAAAAAAGATAATATTATATTGTCAGATAAATGGTCAAAAATATTCCTTGACAATGGTATATTTGAGCATTACTTGGACGATTGGGATTATATGAACGGTCATTCATTAATTATAGCAGATGATTATTTCTTAAATCAGTTTGACAATATCATATTTGAAGCAGCACAAGGTCTTTTACTTGATCAGAATAATATCGAATATTTCCCACATCTGACTCCATCCAATACAGGTATTAAAAATCCCAAAAGAATAATTGAAAATGTTGAATGGAATGATGAGATAAATATTGAGACTTGTTATGTGTCTCGCACATATTTGACACGTCATGGCACAGGTAAATTCCCATCTGAATGCAACAAGCGACTTATTAATGAATACATATTTGATAAAACAAATATACCAAATCCATTTCAGGATACATTGAGATATGGAACACTTGATTTAGGAGAATTATATAATAGATGTTCGAATGATGTGGTGAATTTTGGAGATAAGAAGTCAATCGCTATTACACACTGTAATGAATGTGATTGGGACAATGATAAGTTAAATGAACTGTTCAAATACTGGAATATTTATTATTCAGATGGCGAGACACATAATGATGTATGGTAGCTATAAAACATATACTATATATAGTGCGCAAAGCAGGATTGAGCTACTATATATAGTGATAAAATTTGATGAAACTTTCGTTTCAACAGGTAAAATACAAAAAAGTAAAAGAGGAAGAATATGGATACAAAAATTATTAGTGCATTTCCAGCGTGTGGAAAAACATATGCTTACGAAAAATTGAATCAAAAAGGTTATACAATTCTTGATAGCGATAGCAGTCAGTTTAGTTGGTGTTATGAGAATGATCCTAATTCAGATAAGATTGAGAAGCATCGCAATCCTGAATTTCCAAATAATTATATCAAACATATTAAAGAGAATATTGGAAAAGTTGATTATATTTTTGTGAGTAGTCATAAAGAAGTTAGAGATGCTTTGAGTGAAAATGATATTAATTATATTTTAATTTATCCTAGTAAGAAAATGGAAGCAGAATGGATTGGTAGATGTTTTTTACGAGGAAGTGGAAGAGAATTTTGCCAACGAATTGCTGATAATTGGGATGAGTGGATTGCAGATATGGATGCAATTGATGGTTACCGTTGCCATAAAATTATTCTTGGGGAAGATAGAGAGAATGGCACATATTATTATTTGAGTGAATTGATTGAAAACGGTGTGATTTAAGTGATGAGCTTAGGAGACAAAGATAAAAAATGTTAATTGATAACAGACAATTTTTTCCACCAGGAGTATCGCAAGAAATAGAATATGTGGAGGACAAAAATGGCCGTGTACACATTATTGGCGTAGGACTTATTTTGTATGATAATACGTTAGTTAGAAAACAAGACAAGAAGATTATTATAGATATGGAGAATAATATTGAAGAAACAAAGAAAACCGGGATGGGGTTACAAAATTGAAAATTGCCCTATTTGCAAATCAAAAACATTTGAATATTGTTCCTATTCTGAATATGGATGGGGAATTGTTGAACAACATGGCAATTGCAATAGATGTGGATATTTAATTGAACAAGCGTATTCTCCAACACATGATTGTTTTTGGGATATCAAAAAAGGTTTTAAAAATCATTTTGGAAAATATTATCCTAAAAATGTGAAAAAGCATAAAAGAATAAGAAGAAAATTAGGAATAAAAAGAACTGATTATGATATAAATCCAGAATGGATTAATTATATTTAAAACCAAATGTCGGTTTTAACAGGAGAACAATATAATGGTAAAAATAATAGATATGAGCGGCTTCGATCCGTTACTTGATAATATAGAAAAGTATGTAAATAAACAAGGTTGTACTCTTGGAGACAAAGCAAAGTCATTACAGGAACTATTACATTGCATTCAGTATTGCTATGTTTATGGAGTGTTAACAGAGAGTCAAAGAGATTCTGCATATAAGAAATTTAGGAAACAATTTCAAGATGCTTTATGTGAAAAGTAGAGGAGCAAAAAGTTATATGAAAGATTGTAAAGGTAATGAATTAAAAGTTGGAGATTCAGTTGTTTATGTACATGGCAAAAATTCTAATGCTTGTTTAGCAACAGGAAATGTCACAAAAATTTATGCTAACGACAAAGAATGTAGCGTTGATGGGAATGCACATATTTATAACTTTAGAGTTATGAAGTTAGATTAATACGAAAAAATTCATTGTTAAGTACTTTGTGAAAATGGTGTACTGGATGATGGTATTTTTGTTATTAAGCATAAAATTTCCAGTATGTGATTACGGAAATTGTTTGGAATGGTAAGGAGGATAAAATGAAAAAGTTACAAAATGATACATTACAACATTTCATAGATAATTTAATTGAAGAGCTGAAAAATGAAAATGATAATAGGTTATATCATAAAGAAAAAGAGTTAAATATTCCTTTTATTATTTCGTCTTTATACCAGAGTTTTGAGAATGATAATCAAAATACATATAAGGATTTTATATCAGACTTAAAAATGTATCCACATTACGACATTTCCTTTAATGAACCTATAGATGATTTATATAGTATCATCGATGCAGATATTTCATTTTCATATAATTTAAACACAGATCAAGATATTCCTTATTATTCTTATAGAATTTGTTTCTCATATGATGAACGTCTTTATGGATATTGCGAATGCACACCAGACATGCCAGATTATAGAGAAGATAAAGGATGCTGTGGACATGGGTGTGATGCTTCATTTTGTCAATTTACATTATACAAAATTCAGACTATCGCAAATGATGCGTGGCATGGAGACGAACATGATTATTGGAACTTTGAAGACGAATTCTATATGAATGAGAAAGAACTTGCAGAAAAAAGAGAACAAGAAAATAAGAAGCGAGAGATTCAGAAATTAAAAGATAGAATTAGTTCTGATAGTAAAAAACTAGCAGAATTGACAAATAATTTTCCTGTTAATATAGATGAAGAATTGGACAAGTATAAAAAGGTGCTTGAATTTATGAAGAGTATAGGTTTGTAAATATGAAACCGTTATTTCATCTGTCTCGAAAACTATACAATAAACGTGACAATTAGGAGGTTAAGATAATGACAATTGAACAGATTAAGGAAAAATTAAAATCAGAGGAATATGACTTCCTGAGAAAAGATAAGAATTTGGGTAACAATATTATTATCTTAACTCTTGGTGGCTCTTATGCTTATGGTACGAATAATAAAAATAGTGATTTAGATATTAGAGGAATTACCTTGAATTCAAAACAATCATTAATAGGTATCGGAGATACTTTTGAACAGTTTAATGATAATGTAACAGATACTACAATTTACTCATTTAACAAGATAATTAAACTTCTAATTAATTGCAATCCAAATGTGTGCGAGATGTTGGGAAATAAACCAGAACATTATTTCTATGTATCTCCTATTGGACAAGAATTGCTTGATAGCTCTCATTTGTTTTTATCCAAAAAAGCCTGTCATTCGTTTGGAGGTTATGCAAACCAACAACTGTATAGATTAAATCAAAAAGCTGCACATCAGATGGCTCAATCTGAATTAGAGAAACATATTCTAAAGACGTTGGAATTTATGCAGACTGATTTCACAAAAAAATACACCCCATATGAAGACGATTCAATGAAGTTATACATTGATAAATCAGTTCATGAAGGATACGACACTGAGATTTTCATGGATGTGAAACTAACACATTATCCGTTAAGAGATTATTGTTCTATGTGGAATGAACTTCAGAATACTGTACGTCAATATGGCAAAATCGGTAAAAGAAACGAACATGCAATTGAACATGGTAAAATCGCCAAACATATGATGCATTTAATCAGACTTTATATGATGTGTTTAGATATTCTTGAGAAAGAGAGAATAATCACTTATAGAGAAGTTGAACATGATTTACTTATGGATATTCGAAATGGTAAATATCTTGATGATAACGATCAGCCGATTCCAGAGTTTTTTGAAATGGTAAATGATTATGAGAAGAGATTGGATTATGCAAAGAATAATACAAGTCTTCCAGATAGTCCAGATTATAAAGCTATCAATGATTTTGTGGCAAGTGTGAACGAAAGAGTGGTAAAAGGTGAAATCTGAATTAAAAATTGAAATTCCGTCTGGCGCAAATGAGATTATTCATACTCTACAAAATAACGGATATGAAGCATTCTTGGTCGGAGGCTGTGTGCGTGATAGTATCCTTCAAAGACCAATTCATGACTATGACATTACAACATCTGCGACACCAACAGAAATGATGGAAGTATTTAAGGACAAGAGAATTATTGAGACTGGATTGCAGCATGGAACTATTACTATTGTAATTGACAGTGAAGGATATGAAGTTACAACTTATAGAATTGACGGTAACTATTCTGATAGCAGACGACCAGATAGTGTAACATTTACAAATAATCTTGTAGAAGATCTGAAGCGTCGTGATTTTACTATCAATGCTATGGCTTACAACGACGAAGTAGGACTTGTGGATCCGTTTAATGGTATGGAAGACATCAAATATCATGAGATAAGATGTGTTGGGAGAGCAGAAGATAGATTCTCAGAAGATGCATTAAGAATTTTACGTGCTATTAGATTTGCTTCTCAACTTGAATTTGTTCTTGAACCTGATACAGATTGGAATATATCTAAAATGTATAAAAAATTAGAGAATATATCTATTGAGAGAATCAATAGTGAGTTCTGCAAGATTGTAAATTCTGGCGATTTTAGCGTTCAAATGGTTTTATATCATGATGTATTCTCGTTATTTATTCCTGAAATTAATGATATGATTGGATTTCAACAGCATAATCCATATCACATTTATGATGTATGGAATCATACAGTACATGCAGTAAAAGCTTACGAATGTGATTGCGAACCGGATTTGAATCCAGGAGATCTTATTACATCGTTGGCTATTTTCTTTCATGATATTGGAAAGCCTCATTGTTATCAGGATAGTGAAGACGGAATTAGACACTTTAAAGGTCATGGTAAAATAAGTGCCGATATGACTGATACAATTATGAAACGTCTTAAATTTGATAATGACACAAGAGAAAAAGTTATTGAACTGGTTTATTATCATGATGCCACATTTGAACTTGGGAAGAAATATGTTAAGCGGTGGCTTAATAAAATTGGAGAAGAACAGTTTAGAAGACTATTAAATGTTCGTAGAGCTGACATTAAAGCACAAGCAGATATAGATCAGCAATCAAGACTTCAAAAAATTGACAATATTCAGTGGTGTTTAGAAGAAGTTTTAGGAGAAAAGGAATGTTTTTCTCTAAAAAATTTAGCAGTGAATGGCAAAGATGTAATGGATATTATGCATATAAAAAGCGGCAAAGATGTTGGATACTGGCTAAACGAGATTTTGAATCATGTCTTAGATGAGAAATTGAAGAACGACAGAGATGAAATTATTTATTGGATGACAGGAATTACTGATGGTTGGAAAAATTTTAATAAAAAAGGAGAAAATAATGAGGGTAGCATTAACAGGACATAGACCGCAGAGATTAGGACTACCAGACGATGAATTAGACATTCAGTGGATAAAAATCGGACATTGGATTTTTAATCAGATTCTTAATGTATCAGATGTTTATTGTGGTATGGCAAATGGCTCTGATATTTTAATTGGATTAAATGCTTGTGTCATTAAGGAAAGTTATAGACAAATTTCACCAGAAATGAAGAAAAATAGAGATTTAAAATTACATTGTGTATTGCCATGTAAAAACTATAATGAGTCTAATAAATATTATAGTAAATTAAAAAATGAAGCGGATGAATGGATTGAGTTATCTGATAAATTTTATAAAGGATGTGACAATGTAAGAGATCAGTATATGGTTGACCATTGTGACGTACTATTAGCAATTTGGGATGGTAATAAGTCTGGCGGTGTATGGTCTACAATCCGTAAGGCTCAGAAAGCTGGAAAACAAATTATCTATTGTCCAAAAGAAATTTTAGATATTGAATGAATCGCAGGTTTCGTAAGAAGTTGGAGGATAAAAATATGATTGATATCGATGTAAACGAAATGATTTATGACGTTTTAGATAAATATTATGACGAAGAAAAAGGTTGTTATTGTAAATATAGAAGAGAAGACGACTCTGATATTAATATCAAAGATGAGTTAATACACATGTTTATTGATAATAGTGTAGATTTTAAAATTGATATTACAGATGCTTTTGATTCACCTGGTTATGATTGTAGTGTGTTATCAATTGCTTATATCCAGCCGGTTTCTTCTCCTGATGCAAAATCTCTTAGACTAGAAACTTTATTATTAGAGAATATGTAGGTGATTGTATTATGAGTGATCTAATAAGCAAAAGTACTTTACGAAAAGAGTTATCTAAACTTCATTCAGAAATGGGTTATGTTAGAAAATCAGAAGTAATGCAGATTTTGAATAAACAAAAGACATTTAATAGAATAGAAATAAAACAATGTAGTCAAGGATTGACTCCATTAGAGGAATTAGTAAATATGGCAACAGAGGGAAAACCATATAGAATATAAAAACAAGAACTAGAAGAGGAGTATATTGTGATACGTACAGAAATAGTTGATTTATATAAAAAAATTCAAGAGTCTTTCCCTAAAATTCTCATCAAAAACCTCACAGAACATGAAAGAATTTGTCCTGTGTGTAATGGACTTGGTATGAGAATAGAAGATAATATATATGGAATTGAAGGTGATACCTCAGAAGCTGGCAGAAAATATCGTTTTCCATATGAACATCAAGCTTTATCGTTCTGTCGGAGCTGTTATAACGGAGTGCAAAGATTATGTCCTTATTGCGGACGACCTTATAAAAATCAAGCATATTTACATTGTGATTGTGAAGGTCAGAAGAAAGCTGATGAAGAAAAGAGAATAAATGAATGGAATGAGAAAGTAGCAAATGCTGTTGAAATCAATGAAAAAGATGTTAACACTATGCTTTATTGTGAAGAATTCGATGAATATTATGACACGGTAGATGACTTCTTTGATGATTATTATTGTAACTATGCAGATGAGGATAATAGGCCAGAGAGATTATGGGTTACTTCTGTTGAAAAGATTTCTATTGATGCAGCCAATATAATAGAAGATGCTTGTACAAATTTACATGAAGATGCTTATGAACAGTGTGACGAAGCATCTTTACAGGAACTATTAGATGATTGGTGTAGAAAACAGACTGGAACTACTACATATTGCCCTTGTTACAAGCAGTATGTGGTTATTGATTGGTCAAAATATTCAGATGAAAGCGTTGTTTCTAATGAGGTGTAGAAATGGACAAAATTGCAAAAGAATTTCAGAATAATCATAAGAAAGGAACCGTGTCAAATGTGACCAGTTACAGCTTCAAATACTCAGAGACAAACAAAAATGGTAGTGTAAATGAAATGGTGTATATGAAGTCGTATTTTATGGATTTATAAAATATACGGAGAAACATAATGATATATAAGGAAGAAGTAAGAGATTTATTTTCAGTATCAGAAGATTATTATTTAGCACATTGTATTAGTGCAGATTTTGGAATGGGTAAAGGAATTGTAATCGAGTTCAATAAAAGGTTTGATTTGAAAAGAAAATTACAGACAAAATATCCAGATTATCTTAATCAGCATACTCATAAAAGAATTGGTGGTGACTGTCTATTAGAAGGTAGAGTATTAAATCTTATTACAAAAGAGAGATATTTCCACAAGCCAACAATAATTACTATGAGACTCGCACTCGAAAAGATGAAACGAATTTGTTTAGAGCATAATATCAAGAAGATTGCAATGCCTGTAATTGGTTGTGGTTTAGATAGACTGAACTGGAATAATGTTTCAGAACAGATTAAAGGCGTTTTTACAGATACGGATGTTGAGATTTTAGTATGCAAACGATAATATATCGAAATTATAATAGAGAATAATCTAACATAGAAGTAATTATATTTATGGCTGATCAGCTAAGTTTTTAAAATTAAGAGAGGTATTGTATGAAAACATACGAAAAGATTTTATTTAAAAAAGAAGCTGAGTCTCCTTTGGCTTGGAGAAATGATAAAAAAGCCAAAACATGTATTGAAGTTATATTCTTCTTTGATTTTAAAGAAGGTGCAAGATTTACAGTAAGAGCAGGTAATGTATCTGTATGTCGTAGAAATCCTTTTAAAGCATTTTTAAGAGTATTAGAACATGAATCAATTGGCATGGCTAAATACGATTGGCTCAAGGAAGACACGAGAAATAAAGGTTTATGGAAACGGTTATAATTAAAATAATAATTATATATAGAAATTTTTATCTCGGCGATTCAGCCAAATTTCCAAAAAAAGAAAAATGAATCTAAAATTTCAACAGGAGAATAAATATGGATATAAGATATCAAAAGTTGATTCAATATAAATCTGCTTTAGACAATTCGTTTAGGAAATCGTGTGTTACAGAAATATATAATAGTGATTATTCATCTACACTACAACAAGCAAAGCTTGATGGATATAAGGTCATGAGAAATTCAAAAGGCGAACATAAGCTTATAGATACTATTGAAAGTGGAAAATCTAGTACAATAGAAAAATTCAATGAATTATTCGGAGGTTTATTTTAAAAAAGAAGATCGTGAGGTAAAAAGTGAGACTAAGAGAGAAGTTCAAAAGATGGTTATTCAAAGAAGAACTGCAAGAATTTGAAATAGCAATGAATAAGAATGAAGAAGCCGCAAAGAACCTACATAGTGCAGAAAATATTTATTTAAAATCGTATTGGCTTGTAGATGATTGCCATAAACTTATAAATTCTATGACAAACGTAGGAGTAGATATCTGTCCTTATGATCGTTCTTGGGCTGTTGTTTGTATTAAAGGGCATCCAGAATATGTAGAATTTATGGAATTATCCAATAATGATACAAGAGAAATAATTGATTTTTTAAAGCATTTCAAATATTCAAATCGAGTAATTGATTCACCTAATAACATTATTATGAACCAGTTTTATAAAGGGAATAAATGAACATTTTAAGAACAAGAAAGGAGAGTACCTTATCCTAGTGAAACTAGGTTGTTATGAGATTAGTATGGTGAATCATAACGTAAAATAAAACGGAGTGGCTCTAAACCAAGCCGATTGTTCTATTACCATTCACCGATGGATTCGGTAAATGGTTGGTATGAATCCGATATACAATGAGTATATTACATTTTTGAGAAATACTTCAGGTGAGAAATTACCTGATTTGATAGAAGGATATTTTTGGCTTGATAAACAAATTATAAAAGGATTTGATTTACAAGGCCAGGAACACAAATTTTATAGAGTAAAAGTTTCCGATGATTTGGAAACAGTAGAAGTAGTAAAACTGAAGAATTATGACAATATATCAGAAGTTGCATTATCGAGCTGGGAACGTTTAATTGACTTGCAAAAAGAACATTTGATACAACTCGAAACCGATTCTCTAAATCTGATTAGGGAAAAGATGGTGAAATTTAAAGACTTCACTCCAATCATTCCGGTATCTATTGGTAAGGACTCAATGCTTACCTGTCATCTCGTCAGAAAACTATATCCAAACACGAAGGCAATATTTAATAATACTTCACTTGACTGTGCAGACACTTATATAATGGCTAAACAATTTTATAATTGCGAGATCATGAATCCCGATAGAGGATTTTATCAGTATATAGAGTCAGACCATATGATACCAACAAGAATGAGTCGCTTTTGCTGCCGTATATTCAAAGTTGGAGTAATGGTTTCACAGCTCGACCACAATCATCCGTATCTTATATGGATGGGAATGAGAAACGAAGAATCTAATACTCGTAGTGGTTATCAAGATGAATGGATAAATGGAGCTGAGTGGGGAGAAACGTGTTGGCAAGGTATTTTGCCTATAAGAAAATGGACTGAAATGGATGTATGGCTTTATACAATCTGGAAAGATATTGAAATAAATCCAAAGTATAAAAAAGGATATTCTCGCTGCGGATGCAACGTATCATGCCCATATTATGCGAAGTCAACATGGATCCTGGATAAGTATTGGTATCCATATGCTTACAATAGATGGAGAAATATCTTAAGAGATGATTTCATCAATAATAAGAAATGGATAATTATGAATTGTAGTATAAATGAATATCTTACGCAAGCTTGGAGTGGTGGTACTTTTAGAGATGAACCGACTGATCAAGTAATAGAAGAATTTGCAGAGTACAATGGACTGAATCATGAAGTGGCAGTTCAATATTTTAACAAGCAATGTTGTGGTTGTAAAAAGAGAATAAAACATAAAGAAGTTGTATCGATGAATTTGAAACTGCATGGCAGAAATATCAATAAATTTTATTGTAAAAAATGTCTTATGAAAGAATTTGGTTGGACTTCTGATGATTGGAATAAGCAGATTGATACTTTTAAGAATCAAGGCTGCGCTTTGTTTTAATGAAGAATATAAATATATAGAAAGGTGGTGAACAGCAGTGCATCCAAGTGATTTTTTTGATAACTGTTCAATTCAAACTGGAATTGATACATTAGAAATCTACGATGATGATTTGAAGGATAAGTTAAAGAGTATTCATCCTAAAAATTTTCTAAAAACTAAAATTACTCTACCGGTATATAAGATTAATTTGTCTTATATGACTGAGAAAAATAATTATAAGACGGTAGATAGATATGCCATTATGGACTCCAAGGATGAAGATGAATATGTAGATTTTTGGATTGATATGTTCGTACAGGATTATAACAGAGACAATCCTAATCACAAAATGGTAGAGTGTAGCATAAACAGCATTGACTTATTAGGCGAGGCTGTGCTGCCGATTGGTTAGCTTTTTATCACCGTATGTATTTAACACCTTTGATTAGCAAAGGTTGTCACGAAGATTTATAAGACGGATCATTGGTTTTATATAAATCGAAAAAGTAATGTGATAGTGACGTAAAAAGACACTCACTAAGTATGGCTTTACCTCATTGAAATGAAATAATTTTCAGTGAGGAAAGTACATATTGGTACAGAAAGCTAATACAATTGAAGAACTATTACAGGATTGTCCTGTGAATTCAGTAATAGGAGACAACTTAATAAGAGCATGGTCAATAATAAATAATGATAAATATGATAGTATTCTGTGTAGCATATCAGGCGGATCTGATAGTGATGAGATGTTAGATATTGTTTGGAGATGCGATAAAGATGATAAAGTTACTTATGTATGGTTTGATACTGGCTTAGAATATCAAGCAACAAAAGATCACCTAAAATATCTTGAACAAAAATATAATATAAAAATTAATTCACATCAAGCAATAAAACCAATTCCAGTATCGTGTAGCAAATATGGTCAGCCGTTCATATCAAAGCAAGTCAGCGAATTTATCTCAAGACTACAAAGACACAATTTTGAATGGGAAGATAAACCTTTTGATGAATTATATAAAGAATATCCAAAGTGTAAAAGTGCATTAGAGTGGTGGTGCAATGAAAAACAATCAGATAATTTCAATATTCGTAAAAATGCATTTCTGAAAGAATTCATGATTAAATATCCACCTAAGTTTAAAATCTCTAATAAATGTTGTAAATACGCTAAAAAAGACGTATTACACAAATTAATTGAAGAGTATTTAGATTATGATTCGAACATTTTGGTCATTATGGGTGTTAGAAGGGCAGAAGGTGGTGTTAGAGCTACTGCTTATAAATCTTGTTTTAATGAAACTATTAATGGATGTGATAATTATAGACCTTTATTTTGGTACAAGAATAATGATAAAGATTGCTATGATGTTGCTTATACAATTGAGCATAGCAGGTGCTATACAGAATATGGATTAAAAAGAACTGGTTGCGCTGGCTGCCCCTTCGGAAGAGATCTTGAATATGAATTGGAAATAATTGAAAAATATGAGCCTAAATTGTATAAGGCAGTAAATAATATTTTCGGTAATTCTTATGAATATACCAGAAAATATAAACAATTTTGCAAGGAAATGAAAGAAAATGATTCTAAAAAATCTATTACATGTTTATAAAAAAGGAAGTTATATATTATCCGATGGAAAGCGTTTATTAGATAAATATGATGAAAGATATCAAACATGTGAAGTGATTAGTTTTTCTAATTATCGTTATCACACGATTAGAATAGTCATTAAGACTTAAAATACAAAGAAATATTTTTTTCATCTGGTATAGGTAGACGTACCTATTTTAGATGGTTTTTGTAAAACATTGTTAAAAAAAAAGGATTTAACAGTAAATTCTAGGATAAAATAATTGCGCAATCTCTGTAGATTAAAGCATTTTGACAGAGAACAATGAAAAAAATAATTTGCGAGAAAAGATCAGTATTGGAGAGCCATTAAAATTGTTAATTGGTGGTTCTCCATGCACACACTGGTCTATTGCTCAGAGGAAGAATCGTGAAACAAAAGCTGAAGGCATAGGATGGGAATTATTTCTAAATTATGTAATAGCAAAAGAAAAATGGAAACCAGACATATTTTTATATGAAAATAATGAATCCGCAGCCGATGAGATTAAGAATCAAATTAGTGAAGAACTTGGCTATTCACTTTTACATATTAATAGTGCCCTAGTATCGGCACAACAAAGAAAAAGAATATATTGTACAAATATTCCTAATGTTCCACAACCAAGTGATAGACATATATTCTTAAAAGATATACTTGAATATGGAATTGTAGAGAATGAAAATGCCTATTTATTAAAACATCAATCTGGCAATGTTGTACAGACAGATAATGAACCTATTCGTATTGGCGATATTGATACAACAGCTCAAGCACATAGAGTTTATAGTTCTGACGGAAAGAGTGTAAATCTTACAAGTAATGGTGGAGGACAGGGTGCAAAAACCGGATTATATATGACTCCAATATCTATCACAGAAGATAGTTTTAAACATCTGACTGAAAAGGAAATGGAATATATGGTTAGAACGGTAGCTGGTGGTAGAAATCATTTTGACTTTGGTTATATCCAAGTATCTAATAAAGATAAATCTCAATGTCTATTAGCAAATCTTCATAAGGGTGTTCCATATAATGTCATGTGTGAAGAAATCCAAGTAATAGATTTAAGTAAATATGAACAAATTAAATGTTTTGAAAATGGTAACTTATCAGTCGATGGCAAGATGATATATCTAGTAAAAGATGGATTAATTGGTTACAAAGATGGATTATATCCTATCAAATTAAACGACGGATATTATGTTATTCGAAAACTTACTCCATTAGAATGTGAACGATTACAAACTTTACCAGATGGGTATACAGCAGTTCCTAAAAATAGTGCAACACAGCGATACAAACAAATTGGAAATGGGTGGACAGCAGAAGTTATTATTCACATTTTAAAACAAGGATTAAAAGATATACCAAAAGATTATCCAATAGAAGTTTTGAGTTTATATGATGGAATTGCAACAGGAAGATATTGTTTAGAAAAAATGGGTTTTACTAATATTAAATACAAAGCTTATGAGATTGATAAATATGCGATTAATGTAGCAACGTACAATTATCCAGATATAGAAGAATGTGGTGATGTATTTCAGGTTAGAAATGATGACTGGAAGTATTAAAAGGAGAATAAAGAAACATGAGGATAACAAAATTGCCAAATAAAGATGATCCTAAAAGTATCGCAAAAGAACTGGCATTACAGGGATGTGATAAATGTCCATATTGTGGTGAAACCAGAGAATGGTCTGTAGATAAAAATACAAGAAAGCTATATGGGATTAAAAAGAATCTTGTTTCATGGTATGGAAAGAAGTGCGAAAGAGATAATAATAGTTTCTTTTTGCGTTTCAAATTTGAAAAATATCGTTATTGGGAAGTAGTTTGTTTTAAATGTTATATGTGTGGAGCTGAATGGGAAAGTGATCCGTATGAATTTGATTAATGAATTCCACATTTCGAGAGGAGATTTGAAATGAAGTTGATTAATAAATATTCGAAGCCTTTTCAAAAAGATTATTATTGTGATCTTACATATGAATTAGATAAATTAGCTGGAATCGATCCAGATGGTTTTTGGCATCATTATATTCTGATTACTGGTGATCACAGTATTTATATTCGAATACCAGGAGGAACATTAGGCGAGATTTATGTAGATAATAATAACGTAATTACAAAAATAACTCTTGATACGAATTATGTTGTTAAGACATATCATGCTGATGTGTTAGATCAACTTCAAAAATATGTAGGACAGAAAATAGAATTTTAGAAGAATCCATTCTTTCATAAGGAGATTAATATGGGATTAAAGGAAGAAAACTTACGTTTAAAACTTGCTCTTTTAGATATGGTTAGACAATTTTATGAATGTATTCTTACACCAAAAAGTGCAGAAAAATACAATGTCAAAAATTATAATGTTGACGAAGATTATTATTTTCATATGTTCCAATCTGCTGGTGAACACGCTTGGAGAATACTTGGTATTAAAAATAATATTATAAGCGGACAAGAATTATATAGGATAGAAGATATTTTGAGAGATGAGTTATTGCAATGTAAAAAGGAGAATAACGAAGTATGAGTTGTAAATATCCAAAAGGTAGTAGAATGTATTATTCATGTATTTTATGCGACGATAAACAGATGTGCAAAGATATAATTCACTCTCTGCCACAAACAACAACTAGCATTCCAATGCCAGAAGTAAGGCCGCCAAAAGATATACTTCCATCTGCATCTCAAGCAAATCAAATGGCAAAGGAAAACATTGAAAATTGTTGTACGCAAGAATTGATTGAAATTACAAAGAAAATTAATAAAGCTATTGTAGATGGAAAATTTTCAATTAGTGGAAATGGTAGTCTCAAGCAAGGAATCGTAAAAAAACTAAAAGGATTAGGATATAAAGTAGAAACGGGATATCCTGATCCATATTGGATTATTAGTTGGAAGTAAAGGAGAATAATTATGTATCAGAACTGTTGTAAAAAGTGTGGAAGTATTTCTTTACATATAGATACAAAAGGTAGTGCGACTGGATTGTATTGTGATGATTGTGGAGCATTTCAGAAATGGCTCGGAAAAGATGAAAAAAGAGCATTCGAATATGCTATGAGGAATGCTACAAAACAAGAATCAGAAGCCACAAATAACTATATTAAAAATATTTCAAAACCTACTAGTGTGCATTTTAATGATGAATCTGATATTTTTGAAAGACTTAATAGATTTTCAGACGGTATTGATTTCGCAATAGATAGTATGTTAGAAAGTCATACTGAGAAACATGATCAAATGATCTATAACAACGCATATGTTTATGCATTGGAAAAATGTAAAGAATGTTTATCTAATGTTATTGAAGGTAGAGAATATAACGATTTCGGAGAAAAGTAATAACTAAATTTGTGTTTCAAAAGGAGAATATATGAAAGTAAGTATTGGAGACAAAGTATATATTCCAGGTGAGAAAAGACCATACACGGTTCGAGTTAGAGATGACAGATATATTATCTGCACAAAACCATACAATCCACAACGAACAGTTTTATATTTTATCATTGATTTAATAAGGAAATGGAGAGCACCTGATGATAGATTATTCTGTTCAGGATATGAAACTGATGAACAGTGTAAGGAAAGACTTTCTGAATTGCAGCGTGGAGATATTGAGTTGAGTAGACGTAGAGGATTACCACTTGACATTGATATAGAATAAAACAAATAAGGAAGAGATAAATGGAATTAATTTTACAAAGATGGTTGGACACAGACGATTGTGAAAATATAGGACTTAAATACAGTAGGAATGATTATAGTTGGAATTGTAAAAGTCTTTCTTACCTGATTATGGATTATTTCGATTACATGAGAATAGATGAAGGACTTGGAAGGAAAATAACAACTATCGAAGATGCACATTTGAGTATTTGGTTTTCTGATGAAGAATGTACTTTAGAAGAAGCACAAATGAATTTCGAGAGTTATGTGGTAACTGGAAATTTGCTAACACAGGGACATTATGTTGGATACTCTGAATATACAATCGAAGGATTTAATGTAGATGATCTAATCATTGGTGGACATAATTTGGATTATGAACTAAAGCAACATATTGGACAGTATATACATTTTATTTTAACAGATTGATTCGAGGTTTTGTATGAATAAATATTTAATGGACGATAGAGATTTTTATCTCAATAGATTTAAGAATATCATAAAAACAGATACTGGATACAAATTACAACCAGTTTATGCTGAAAATAATAACCATGAAATCATAAAGTTAACGAATTGTAATGATGAAAAATGTTGTGATATATGCATCTATCACAATCGCATTGCTGAATTCAATACTTGTGAAATTAGAAATCAAATAGAACCAAACCTAATAAAAAATGCAATTATTCCATGCAGTTGGTGTAACTCGTGTGATGCATTCACGCCTGTTTATCCTTTAAATGTCATTAATTCAGAAGAAGAGATGATTCAATTTATAGAAAAAACTGAAAACTTTTTCGGTTGCGTAGAGGAATATGAAGCATATTATGGATTTGAAAGAAAATGGGACGAAGAAACAGGCGAAGTCCTTGAGACAGTAAGAGAATATTATAACAGAAGCGGTAAATTTGAAAATATACCAGATAAATATCCATGTGTAATCTATTTTTCATATGTGAATTTAATGAATGTTCATTGTGATAACGATGATTTACTGTGGATTTATATTGGAGAAGAAAAGGAGAAATAAGTTATGCCGGTACATGATGATTTAGGCGTTAGAATAGGTGGTGATAAGTATTCCAAATAAAACGGCTAAAGATATTGAGAATACAATAATTCAAGATTATAAAGATGGATATGGGATAAATTTTTTATCAGATAAATATCAGTTACATCGCTCTACAATTCAAAGAATTTTAAAAAGAAATAATATTGTCCTAAGAAATGGATCTCCTTACAATCATTATGATATTTATTTTTTTGATCAATATAATCCAGAATCTGTATATTGGGCAGGTTTTATATGTGCAGATGGATATATAAGAGATGATAGAGATGCAATATCAATACATTTATGTAATGCTGATAATTCTCACCTATATAAGATTAAAGAATTAACAAAATATGAAGGAAATATTAGTAATTCAAATAATGAGTGCTCAATCACATTTAGTGGGAAATGGTACTCAGAATCGTTATTAAAAAATTATAGTTTAACTCCTAGAAAAGCCCATATTGTTGAAATAAATAATAATATACCAATTGATATGTTGTGTCACTACATAAGAGGAATATTTGATGGGGATGGTTGTATTTATGATTCAAGGGGATATCCTGCAATAAATTTTTCTTCTAGTTCAGAAAAAATGTTAAATGGCTTAATAAAAATTTTTAAAGAACAAGTTGGAATTCAATTACAAACAAAAGATAAGCAACCCAATATTAATGGGATTCAAATATGTTATACATGTGACAATGCAATGAAAATTTTAGACTGGATGTATAAAAGTTCTGTTTATTTAACAAGGTTAGATAGAAAATATAATAAATATTTATCTTATGTGAATAAGCGATATGAAAAGAAAAAATATATACAAGACATAAAAATAGTATAGAAAGAAGGTAAAATATGGATACAAATGATTTAGCAAAACGGATGAAGGAATACGAAAAAGCTTGGCAAAGATATTTGACAAGAAGGACACCGATTTTACTGAGATTGGATGGTTCTCATTTCCATACATTTACAAAAAAAATTTAAAAGACCATTTGATGATGTACTAATTAAGACCATGCAAGAGACTGCAAAATTTCTTTGTGAAAATATTATGGGAGCTACAATCGCATATACAGAAAGTAATGAAATCACGGTACTTCTTGTTGATTATAAAAAAATAACTTCAAATGCTTGGTTTAATAATAGACAGAATAAAATTGAAAGTATTGCTGCAAGTATGTGTACTATGGCTTTCAATAAGTTTTTTGCAAAAAATGTAAAAGAATTTATATATAACAACGGTGAGAATTATGAAGTAAATTCCGAAGAATATAAATTATGTGAAGCTTATAAGAAAGCCGTAGAGAAAGGAGCATATTTTGATTGTAGAGCTTTCAATATTCCGAAGGAAGAGGTTACTAATAACTTTTACTGGAGGCAACTTGATGCGACTCGAAATTCTATTCAGATGGTAGGGCAAGCCAATTTTTCACATAAAGAATTGCAGAATAAATCATGTAATGATATTCAGGACATGCTTATGACTCAGAAAGGTATTAACTGGAATGATTTGCCGACTTATCAGAAGAGAGGAAGTTGTTGTGTAAAAGAAAATCATTTTATAGAAAATGAAAAAGGAACTCAAATATGTTTTCCAGAAGGATGTTCAGATCCATTTGAAGATGAAGAAACTTTAACAGGAGTATATAGAAGTAGTTGGATTATTGACACAGAAATTCCTATTTTTAAAGGTGAAGGCAGAGATTATATTGACAGATTAATTTATGTTGGAGAAGACTAAATACGGCTTTCATTTAGAAAATTATAAATTAAAAGAGAGGTAGAATGATGAAAAAAATTTTGATTGTAGTAGACATGCAAAATGACTTTATTGATGGTGTTCTTGGAAGTGAAGAGGCAAAAACCATTGTCCCTAAAGTGAAAGAGAAGATTTTAGAATATCAAAATAATGGTAATAGTATCATTTTTACAAGAGACACACATCGAGAAGATTATTTAGAAACTTCCGAAGGTAAAAGATTACCCATTCCTCATTGTATTAAAGGAACACATGGCTGGAATATAGGTATTGAGGTAGTACCAGGAAATTATGAAATCATTGACAAGAAAACATTTGGATATTCCGATTGGAAAGATGAATTGGTGGGTTATGTGTATGGTCATTATCCAAATGTTGAAATAGAACTTTGTGGATTGGATTCAGATATTTGCGTAGTTACAAACGCTCTCATTATAAAAACATTATATCCAGAAGCAGAGGTAACTGTAGACGCTAGTTGCTGTGCAGGATCTACGTTAGAAAGACATAAGGCAGCTATGGAAGTAATGAAGAGTTGCCAGATTAATGTGATTGGAGAATAATGATATGAAACAGATTATTAATAGTTTATTAGAGACAGACATGTATAAATTTTCAATGGGTCAGGCAATCTATCATCAGTTCAGTGATTATAAGACAACTTGGAGTTTTAAGTGTCGAAATAAAGGTGTGTTCTTTACACCTGTAATGGTAGAGGAGATCAGAAGACAGATTAAGATGTACTGTGGTCTTAGATTCACAGAAGATGAACTCACATACATTGATAATATCAAGTGGATGAAAGGATCATATGTAGATTTTCTGAGATTGTGGCAGCCTCGATATGAAGATTTTGAGATTACAACAAATTCTCCATGCGGTTTATTTATTGAGACAAAAGGCACATGGTTGAATACTTCCATGTATGAGATTCCTACACTGGCGATTGTAAATGAAGTCTATTTTAGAATGGCATATAACTACGATGAATTGCTTAACAGCTTTAAGGAAAGACTCAACCAGAAGTATGAAAATCTTAAAAGTGGAAAGTGGTATGCAGGTATATTTTCCGAATTTGGACTGAGACGTAGACTATCCGCTGAAGCGCAGGAATTGGTAGTACAGAAATTTTCTCATCTAAATGATACAGCTCATTGCTCTTCAAGATTCATAGGTACATCTAATGTATATCTTGCTAAGAAATATAATCTTACTCCTGTTGGAACCATGGCTCATGAATGGATTATGTGTACTGGACAGGGTAATCACAAACACAATCCTTCTTATTCTAATTGGTATGCACTGGATGCCTGGGTAAGAGAGTATGGAGTATTAAATGGTATTGCTTTAACAGATACAATTACAACTGATTGCTTCCTGAAAGATTTCCAATTAACATATGCAACTTTATTTTCCGGAGTGCGGCATGACAGCGGGGATCCCTTTGCCTGGGGCGAGAAGATGATCGCCCATTATGAATCTTTAGGGATTAATCCTAAGACAAAGACATTGTTATTTAGCGACAGTTTGGATTTTGAAAGAGCTGATCAATTGTTTAGACATTTTAACGGTAGAGTAAACGTAGCATTTGGAATTGGCACGTATCTGAGTAATGATACCGACGTACCGGCTTTAAATATTGTAATGAAGACAACTAAATGTAATGGAATGGATGTAGCGAAAATCTCAGATGTTGTCGGTAAAGGAATGTGTAAAAATCCTGATTATGTTGATTATTTGAACAGATGTATTAAATGGAGGATGGAACATGAATAAAATTTTACTCATTCCTGGCAGTTTTAATCCTATTACAAATGCTCATGTAGATATGGCGTTAGCTGCTAAAAAGGCAGTTAATGCCGATTCCATCTACTTTATACCAGCTCATGATACATATGTAGCTAAAAAGAAAACACTAATTCCTGGATATTGTAGAGTTGAATTGATCAATTCCATGGATAATTGTGAGGAAAATAGTATTCATGCATTAGATATTGAGACAACCAGTTTCTTTCCACAGAGAACGTATAATACAATTTCTCAGTTAAGAGAAGAAGCGGAAAAAAATTATGAATTCAATGAATATTATATCTGCCTTGGAATGGATAACATCAAAACTTTAACCAGTTGGTATAACTGGGAGCCATTTGTAAACGAATATAATTTTGTCGCATGTGTAAGAGAAGGGCAAAATTTGAATGAAGCATTGAAAGATGCTAATTTGACTAATTATAGAGATCACTTTACAGAGATTAAAATTCCAGAAAATCATACATCATCCAGTTTAGTAAGAGATTTGTGTGAAAAAGGAGAATTTAATAGAGTGAAGGAATTAGTTCCTGAAAATGTATATGAATATTTAGTTCGATTTTATGATGTGATGAATCGAATGTAAGAGAGGAGAATATATAAAAAGAGTTACAAAAGGAATTGGAAAAATATATGGATGTTATAAAGTCAAAGATATCGCTGATAGTAGAATTTCTCCTAGTGGCCAAATTAAAACATATTACATTTGTGAGTGTGTAAACTGTGGAAATATAAAAGAGCTTAACGCATACAAAGTGCGTCATAATAATTATAAGTATTGTGATAATTGTAGACCAAAACAAAGAGAAACAAATACTAAAATTGGTCAAAAATTTGGAAGATTGACCGTAATAAAACGTCATGAAAACAATATTCAACCAAATGGTGAAACAAAAGTCGTTTGGGAATGTTTATGTGATTGTGGGAATATAGTCTATGTTATGGATTCGCATTTAAAATCTGGACATACAGCTAGCTGTGGTTGTTTCCATTTGGAATCAGTAAGAGATAATTTAATTAAAGATATTACAGGTCAAAAATTTGGTAAACTAACACCTTTTAAAAAGCATATATAAAAAATGGAAGACAATATTGGTATTGTAACTGTGAATGCGGTAATATATGTATTGTGAGTTGCACATCTTTAACTACTGGAAAAAGAAAATCTTGTGGCTGTCTTATATCTGTAGCTGAACATGAATTAGAACAACATCTAAAAGAAAATCATATAAATTATAAAACTCAATATAGATTCAATGATTGTAAGGATAAGAAATGTTTGCCTTTTGATTTTGTTATTTTTGACAACACAAAAAATATAATTATGGCAGTTGAATTAAATGGTGAACAACATTATCATCCATTTACATATTGCGGAGAAGATGATACTAAAAAATTGTCAAACTTAAAAGATAGACAGAAAAAGGATCAAATAAAAAGAGAATATTGTTCTAATAAACATATTCCATTATTAGAAAATAGATATACAAAATTTTATAAAAAAGAAAAGATATTTGATGATTTTTATAATAAATTAGGAGATAAAAATATGTATAATTTTAATGCAGAAAAAGCAACTTCTGAAGTTATCAAATGGATTAGAAATTTGTTTGCAGAAAAATTTCCAAATAACAATTGCTGTATTGCTTTGTCTGGCGGAAAAGATTCATCAATTGTTGCAGCACTTTGCGTCGCAGCATTGGGGAAAGACAGAGTGAAGGGTATTATGTTACCACAGCACGAACAGTCAGATATTAATTGTAGTATTTTATGTGCCAATATGCTTGGTATTGAATACAAAGTCATTAATATTGGTGAAACAGTTGATTCTATTATTTCTGAAATGGAATCAAACGGAGTAATTATTACAGAACAAGCGAAAATTAATGTGCCAGCAAGAGTTAGAATGACTGAATTATATTTCTACGCTCAGTGTAACAATGGAATTCCTAGTTGCAATTGTAATCTTTCCGAAGACTGGGTAGGATATACAACCTATGGAGGCGACGGTTTTGGATCATTTGCCCCTATCGGGAAATTCACAGTAACTGAAGTCAAAGCAATTGGATATTATATAGCAAAGAAAATTCTTTCGTTGCCTGATGATTTTGATAAATTAATCGATAAAATACCGACGGATGGTCTGTGCGGCAAAACTGATGAAGATAATCTTGGATTCCCATATTATATCTTAGACAAATATATTAGAACAGGTGAAATTGAAGATTTAGATCTGAAGGCAAAAATAGATTTATTACATGAAAAAAATTTATTTAAATTACAATTAATGCCAACTTTTGAATATAAATTAGCAGATGAAACTGCGCTTTCGTAAGGAGGAAATAAATAATGAAAAAGTGTGTAATTTTAGAAATTGAAGATAAGGCAGATTTTGAAAATCAATTAAACAAATACATATCCAGTGGTTATAAAATTGAATCATCTTCGTGCAATAGTAAGTATTATAAAGCTATTTTAGTTTTCGATACAGATTATTATTGTACTGTAGTTTCGATTTAATTTTCTAAAATCTTAGAGCAATTCGCTTATTAATCCAATAGAGAATAACTTAATATAGGAGGTGTAAAATGCATGTAAGAATTATTGCTTTTAGTGATAACTATGATGGCTACAAACTAAAAGGGTATGACGAAATTGATAATATTAGTGAGTTAATCAAATCATTACATTATATGAAAGAAAATGAAATCTCACTAGAAATAAATACAGAAAATATTGCTGACACAGATGGAGAAGAATATCTTGTCCGTGATATAAGTATTGTATTCCCTAAATGTGGCGGAGATATTAACACATATGTTGCTGTATATGTAGAAGAAATGTGAGGTGATAATTTATGGAATGGAATGTATATTATCATGATTCTAATGCACAAAAAATTATTCAATGGAATATTTTTAAGCATGGAAGTTTTAGAAAAGAAGTTTATGAATTATTAAAATCAGATTTGAATAAGGAAAATTTTATTGAGCAGCTTAGAAAAAAATTGATGTATTACTTTTGGAGTAAATCACAATATGAAGTTCTTATATTACCTTGGGTTGGAAAAGCAGATGATATTAAGATTGATATTTATGATCAAGTAATGATGAACTGGGACAAGTTTTCTGAGTATGTGTGGACTAATAAGGAGAAAATTTAATGGATGAAGCTGATGTATATAAAATAGCTATTGAGGTATTAAGAGATACCATTAATTACCAAAATGAAGACGTAGACAATGGTTATGTCTCTGGAATTATTGATATGACAGATAAAATTATAGAACATATAGTAGAAAATGAAATAGTAAAGCGTAACCAAATTGGACTTTCATAAGAAAAGAGAAGGAGAAAATAAAATGAGAAAAGTAAATGCAGGATTTGAAATTTTAACACCTATTTCAAAAGGTGGAATTAAGGAGTTACAGCACATTGAAAAGATTGGACGTGTATGCTATAAATCTGAAGATCGTATTACAGAAGATGGTGAATCAGCAAAAAAGTTTGTTGCAATGTTGATTAAAAATGGACATGAAGCAATGATTGAACATTCTTCTTTATCTGTTAAATTTACTGTAGATAGAGGAGTATCACATGAGTTGGTTCGTCATAGAATTGCTTCTTTTGCACAGGAATCTACAAGATATTGTAATTATGCAAACAATAAGTTTGGTGGAGAATGTACATATATTGACATTGCTCCTGGGATTGATCTTGATACAAAAATGAAAAATATGACAGAAGAAGAGATTGATGCTGTGTATAATGAATGGGTACTGGCAATGGAAGATGCAGAAAAGCATTATATGCGAATGCTTGAGCTTGGTGCAACACCTCAGATTGCACGTTCTGTATTACCTAATAGTACTAAGACTGAGATTACTATTACCGCAAATTATCGTGAATGGAGAAACTTCTTTAAGCTTAGAGTACCCAAGACAGCACATCCACAGATGAGAGAAGTAACTATTGAGCTGTTAAAAGTGCTTAAAACAAGAATTCCTGTGATTTTTGATGATATCGAGTCTGAAAACCCTTGATTTTACTGGGTTTTTCAGACCTAAAAAGCAGAAGAAATGAGGTGATTAGTATTAGAGATCCAGAAAGAATTGATATTTTTACATCAGAACTAAATAGGATATGGAAGACATATTATAGAAATTGGCGTTTTGGACAATTTATGTCGAATTTTCTTGGCTTCGTTACCAGCCAAAAGAAGCGAGATATATTTTTCCCAGAAGAAGATGAAATGCTTACATATTTGAAAGAATTTTGTGAAGAGGAGGTAATAATAACGTGAAAAAAATTGAACGAATGAAAGAGCTTATTAATACACTTAATAATGCATCTAATGCGTACTATAATCAGTCTCCAATTATGTCAGATTACGAATGGGATAAACTGTACGATGAGTTAGCAACACTTGAGTATACTACGGAAATTGTATTAGCAGATAGTCCTACTCATAATGTTGGTTATTCAGTCGCAGATGAATTAAAGGAAGTGACGCATAACCATCCGATGCTATCTCTCGATAAAACAAAATCTGTTGATGAGTTAATCAATTTTATTGGAGATAATGATTGTTTTATATCTGTTAAATGTGATGGATTAACAACTTCGCTAAGATATTTAGACGGAAAGCTTGTTTCAGCAGAAACCCGTGGCGATGGCGAAAAAGGACAAGATGTTCTCCAGAATATTTTAACCATGAATAATATTCCAAAAGAAATTCCATATAAAGATGAATTGATTATTGATGGCGAAACAATTATCGGATGGGATACTTTTAGAAATATTAATGATGATTTACCTGTTGATAAGAAATATAGCCATCCAAGAAATCTAGTGTCTGGTTCATTACAATTATTAGATAGTAAAGAAGCTGCAAGCAGAAATATGAGATTTGTTGGATGGAGAGTAATTAAAGGATTTGATCATAAAAGTCCAAGCTACGATTTATTTTTAGCTGAAGAAAACGGATTTGAAATTGTACCGTTTGTGAAATTTTCTAAAGGTCATACAAAAGATGATTTAATTAGTTTTCTTGATGATACGAGAACATTAGCAGAAGAAGCCAATATTCCTTATGATGGAGCGGTTGTAGCAGTAGATAATTATAAAATAGCTGATTCTATGGGACGGACAGACAAATTCTTCAGACATTCAATGGCATATAAATACGAAGACGAATTGTTCGAAACAAAGCTTACTAATATTGAATGGAATACTTCTAAAACAGGTTTAATTAACCCAGTAGCAGTTTTCGAACCTATTGATTTGAATGGAGCTGTTACAACAAGAGCGACACTTCATAATATTACATATATTAAGGATATGATGCTTGGAATCGGAGATAGAATTAGAGTATATCGTTCCAATATGGTTATTCCTAAAGTACATGACAGTATTGATAAGAGTAGTAATTTTACTATACCTGATAAATGTCCTATATGCGGTTATCCTACAAAAATCGTAAAGGATAATGATTCAGAAGTTCTTATTTGTACCAATGATGATTGTAAAGGTAAGTTACTTGGGAAACTCAGCCATGCAGTAAGCAAAAATGCGCTCAATGTCGATGGACTGTCAGAAGCAACAATTCAGAAATTTATTGATCTTGGATGGCTAACATCTATTAAAGATATTTATCATCTATCTGACCATGAAAAAGAAATGAGTATGCTAGAAGGATTTGGTAAACGATCAGTTGCAAAGCTTCTTGATTCTATTGAAAAATCTCGTAACACTTCACTTCAAAGATTTATATATTCTCTGTCAATTCCATTGGTCGGAAAATCAGCAAGCAAAGATATTTCAAACGCATGTAATCAAAGCTTTGATGCTTTTGTTGGAGCTTTGATGAGTAGTGGTAAAGATGCATTTACTCATATCAATGGAATAGGAGATGCACTTGGTAGTTCTATTATTGGATATTGGAATAAAAACGGAAATAATGTGTTTGAGTTATCAAAAGAATTTACCTTTGAGATATCTAATATCATGTTAGACGAAATTCCAAATACATTAAAAGGCAAGACATTTGTTGTAACTGGTTCAGTTAATCATTATAAAAATCGTGATGAATTAAAAAATGATATAATTCTACATGGTGGTAGTGTAACAAGTTCTGTAAGCTCTAAAACTGAATATCTTGTGAATAATGATATCAATAGTACATCATCTAAGAATAAAAAAGCCAAAGAATTAGGTATTCCAATCATTTCTGAAAATCAGTTAATCGCAATGATGCGATAATCAAAAATTTATTCCAATAAAAAGAGAATAAGTATTTGTAGCGGTAAGCTACTTCGTGGACGCACGAATAATTATGATACCGGTATCCTCATTAAAAGGAGGATAAAAAATGTTTTATAATTTTGCAACTTTGTTTACCTGTCTGTCGCTGATTACAGTGAACATCCCTGTGATACCGCAGCCTAAGATAGCGCAGATAGATGAATCACATATTATGACCTTATCTGAAATCGAAGAAGAATTAACTGTTAGTTCAGAAGAAACTGAATCAAATGAATTTGAACAAGCTGTAATTGATATGCAGAATGATATGGATCGAATCGAAGATATCACAAGTAGCAATATGGATTGGTACATTGCTTATAAAAATGTGATTGATAAGTATTCATACATAATTGATCCACCAGAAACCGTATATGATTACTTTACAGATGATGAAATTTATTTAATTCAGAGAGTCGTTGAGACAGAATGTTTTGATGGTGATTTTGATTCCAAATGTCATGTGGCGAATGTTATTTTCAATCGTATAGAAGATCCTGATCAGAGATTTGGATCTACCGTAGAAAAGGTTGTTACGTCTGAAAATCAATTTGCATATGGAAGAAAAATTATTTCTGATAGTACAAAACTTGCAGTGGAGTATGCATTTGAAATCGTAGATACCACAAATGGTTGTATTGGATTTCACAGCAACAAAAAAACCAAGACGTTTAACAAATGGAACTATGCATTCACTGATCAGATTGGTCATCATTTTTATAGAGAAGAGGAGAAAAATTAAATTGAATGATAAGACAATTAAAGTAAGATTACATAATGCTGATACAGTAAAAAGATTTATTCAGGTCGTAAGAGGATTTATGTCTGATGTAGACATTATGACTGACCACGCAGTTCTTGATGCAAAGAGTATCATGGGAGTTTATGCACTAGATTTGTCTGAAGATACATATGTAAATCTTGTTTCTGATAACGTTGAGGAATTGAGACGATTTGATGCGGCTATGGAGGAATTCATGTAATGAGCACAATTGTACTTATTGGAGCTTCTGGATCTGGGAAGTCTACCATTGAAAATGAATTAAATAAAAATGGCTTTAGAAAAATTGTATCTTATACAACTCGTGAACCAAGAGATGGTGAGAAGAATGGTAAGGACTACTGGTTTGTCACAAAAGATACTTTCAAAGATATGCTTGAAGAAGGATTATTTGCTGAATATGAAGAATATTCTCAGGGAAGATTCTATGGAACATTAAAGTCTGATTATGTAGAAGGTAATAATGTTGCTGTTCTGACACCAAATGGTATTCGCCAACTTAAGCGTAATTTACCTAATGCAGATATTTACAGTGTACTTGTTGAAGCAAATTTGGGAACCAGAATGTTAAGATATATCAATCGAGTTGGATTAGACAAATTCAATTTCGACGATAAGAGTGAGTTGTGTTCAAGAACAGATCGAGATTTCGGCATGTTTTTAGGCATGGACAAAGAAGTAAATCTAGTAGTTGACAATAACTATAATAGAAATATTAAAGATGTTGTGAGTGATATTTTAAATGCATAAAGAAGGATACCAGGAAATCAAAGACTTTATATTCTGTGCTTATAGAAAATGTGAACATACGGAGTGCTTGCGACATAACTGCAACACTCCATACAACACAATAATACATAGAAGCGATAAATTCAAACCGGATAGAGACGGTAATTGTAAGGATATGGTGATTTAATATGGAAATTTATTTAGCAGGAGCAATGGCGTGTTATGGAAATGAAAGTGATGAAGCGAAAAAGTGGCGTGAAAAAACTAAAGAATATTTTTTTAGATGGGGTGAGTCTTGTAGGATTATCAGTCCTGTGGACTATTATAGCATTGGCAGCGACGATTCTAAAAATCCTAGTGAAGTTATGCGATTTGATCTCAGAAAAGTTAGGGAAGCAGATTTAGTCCTTGTTAATCTGAAGGACTTGGATAAATCGCTTGGTACTTCGGATGAGATTTTCTATGCTTATATGAGAGGAATTCCTGTAATCGGATTCTTAGAAACAAAGGATGAATTAAGTGAGGAAAAAGTACAAGAAGTAGTTCACCCATGGAAGTATGAACAGATTGACAGAATTGAAACTGGTGAAGATGCTATGGAAAAAGCAATAACTTATATTATTGGATATTATGAAGAACAGAGGTGATGAACACGAATTGTATTGGTAATGCCGGTCTGCTGATCAGAGAGTTAAAAAAGATTGTAGATCGAGATGGAGATGATTTTATCACCGTGAAAATTCAAGGTGATAATAGAGAATATATTATTGAAAGCATTGGACATGAAAAGAATTACAATGATTCTCCAATGAGAACACATTTATGTTTATTGTGTAAAGAGTGAGGTGACGATACATATGGATTACGACAAGATTATTGAACTTGATGATGTTACTTTGCAGGATTGCGAAGAGTTATATGACCTCAAAGATATTGAAATTGTTATCAATGATGGCAGGATTATTAATTTTGTGAAGAAGTAAATAGTGAATATTGTAACACCATTAAATAAAAAGGATTGGAATTGTTTTAACGTGGAAGTAGGAGGAGAAAAGAGTGACCCAAGCAGAATTACGAGAATTATATTGCAAACGTTTAGAGCGTGAAAAGCAGACCTATGTAGCAAAAGCAACCGGAATCAACGGAGCAATTTTGTCACAGTTCAAAAGAGGAAAAATCGACTTATATCCTCATCTATTTTCCAAGCTGGAAAGCTATCTTATGAATCAATAGATAGAAATATTGGAATTGTGATGGAGATGTTGTTATTTCATTATGTAGAAAGAAAATAATAGGAAGGAGATAAAAATTGAAAGTAATTAAAAGAGATTGTACAGAAGTAGATTTTGATAAATCAAAGATTTCTAATGCGATTCTCAAAGCAATGAAGAATGGATCTGGCATTGTAAAGCCTAAAATTGCTGAAGACATTGCAAATGAGATTGAAGAAGAGTGTAATGATAAAGACGAAATAAGTATCTCTGATATTGAGTCAATGGTATATGATAAGTTGATTACGAAGAAACAGAGACTTACCGCAAAAGCATATGAGGGATATAGGAGTATTCGTGAATTTCAGAGAGAAAATGAGAATACAATTGATACTGAAATTACAGAATTGTTAAGCGGTGAAAGTGATTATTGGAACAATGAAAACTCTAATAAAAATCCAAGATTGAATACAACACAGAGGGATTATCTTGCTGGAATTGTAAGTAAAGACGCATCAAGAAGATACATATTACCACCTGAAATCGTACAAGCACATGATGATGGGCTTATTCATGTTCATGATACGGATTATTTAATTCAGTATATGAATAATTGTTGCTTAATTAATCTTGAAGACATGTTACAGAACGGTACAGTAATTTCTGAAACACTTATTGAAAAACCACATAGTTTTTCTACAGCTTGTACTGTGGCAACTCAGATTATTGCACAGGTAGCAAGTTCTCAGTATGGAGGACAAAGTGTATCGTTAGCACATCTTGCACCATTCGTAGATATCTCCAGACAGAAAATTAGAAAAGAAGTAATTGCAGAACATGAAGAAACTGGATATGAAATTGATGGCGAAGCTGTTGAATATATTGTAAAAAAACGTCTTGCGAAAGAGATTGAAAAAGGTATTCAGACAATTCAATATCAGATAACGACTCTGATGACAACCAACGGACAAGCACCTTTTATTACATTATTTATGTATTTGAATGAAGCACATAATCAGCAAGAAAAAGATGATTTAGCCTTACTTATTGAAGAAGAATTAAAACAGAGTCTTTTAGGTGTAAAAAATGAAGAAGGAGTCTATATTACACCAGCTTTCCCAAAAGTAATTTATGTATTACAAGAAGATAATATCCACGAAGGAGACAAGTATTGGTATTTAACTGAGCTTGCCGCTAAGTGTTCCATTAAACGATTAACACCTGATTACATTTCTGAAAAAATCATGAAAGAAATGAAAGATGGAAATTGTTATCCTGTAATGGGCTGTCGCTCGGCATTAACAGTATGGCATGATGAAAATGGCAATCCTAAATTCTATGGAAGATTCAATTCAGGAGTCGTCACAGTTTCGCTTCCAGATATTGCATTATCTTCTGGTGGGGATATGAATGAATTTTGGAAAATATTTGATGAACGTACAGAACTCTGTCACAAGGCTTTAAAAATCAGACATCAAAGATTGAGAGGAACAAAGTCTGATGTAGCTCCTATTTTATGGCAGAATGGGGCGTTTGCAAGATTAAAAAAAGGTGAGCCAATTGATAGTTTGTTATTTGGTGGTTACTCAACTCTTTCTCTTGGATATGCAGGATTGTATGAGTGCGTAAAATATATGACTGGTCATTCTCATTCGGATGAAGGAATTGGTGAGAAGTTTGGACTAGAGGTAATGCAAGCCCTTAATGATAAATGCACCAAATGGAAGAGTGAAGAAAATATTGATTATAGTTTGTACGGAACACCGTTAGAGGCGACCACAGAAAAATTCGCTAAAAAACTAAAAGAGCGTTTTGGCGTGATTAAAGGCATTACAGACAGAACATATATCACAAATTCTTATCATATTCCAGTATTTGAACAAATTGATGCTTTTGAAAAACTTCGTATTGAAGCAAAATTCCAGAGATTAAGTCCAGGAGGAAGCATTTCTTATATTGAATGTCCTAATATGGAAAATAATATATCCGCAGTCCTTGAAGTAATAAAGTTTATTTATAACAATAACATGTATGCAGAACTTAATACAAAAAGTGATTATTGTCAGAAATGCGGTTGGAAGAAAGAAATTAAACTTATTGACAAAAATAATAAACTTATTTGGGAATGTCCTAATTGTGAGAACAGAGATGTAATGACAATGGACATTACTAGAAGAACTTGTGGGTACAAAGGTACAGCACGTAATGGATGGAATCAAGGACGACTTGGAGACATTCATGATAGAGTAAATCATTTAGATGATATTGAGGAGGAATAATAAATGAGGTTTGCTAGTATGCGAGCCTTGGACATAAGTAATGGGGAGAACGTAGGAGTCTCCCTATTCGTTCAAGGCTGCCCATTTCATTGTTACAACTGTTTTAATCCTGATACTTGGGATTTCAAAGGTGGTAAGGAGTGGACAGAAGAAACAAAAAATAAATTTTTAGAGTTAATAGACAGACCATATATTAAACGTGTTTCACTTCTTGGAGGAGAATGTTTAGCAGAACAAAATCTCTCCGATGTCTTATCTCTAGTCAAAGAAATTCGTCATTCATTTCCCCAAAAAACTATATGGCTTTATACAGGGTTTCGTATAAGAGTAGTAAACATGTCAAATTATCCATCATGGGATAATTATTTTGAAACCGAGGACGTTGATATGAAAGGCGTTTATTATTCTATGAGATCAGAGATTTTAAATAGTACAGATGTGATCGTAGACGGAGAATATATAGATGAGCAACGAGATGTTACTCTTAGATGGAGGGGGAGCACAAACCAGCGTGTCATCGACACGAAGAAATCTCTTGAACAAGGAAAGGTGGTTCTCTATTGTGACTAATGCACACAATCTAAAAAAGAAAGATATTCTCTATTACGCACGAATTATTCCACAAACATCAATCTATGAAGTATGTGAGTTATCGATCAGAACAATAGAAGATACATATTTTGTTGGTACGGATAAGCGTGATAGACATGCTTATTTATTCTCATACAATGCAATCAATAAAACTGTTTTCCGCAATTGTAAAGATGCACTGAAAATTGTGAAAGAAGCGGAGAATAATAAACCGATAGATATTTCAACAGAAACAGATTATGAAGAATACTGAAAGGAAGAACAGGAGGACATGAATGTTACATTACGCAACAACAATAGCAGTATTAGCTTTTATAGCCTTTATTGCAATTATTATTTATGCGATGTGTGTAGTCTCTCATAAGTCAGATAATATTTTAGAAAATTATGACCATGTAGAGTTATCACAAGAAGCATCAAGTGAATTGGAAAAAGTTATTAGACATTACGAAGGAGAAGACAAGATGGTAAAAGCTAGTACTGAAAAGAATTTAGAAAGAATTGCAAAGTTTGAAAAGGTAAGTTTCGAACAGTTCAAAGATGATCTGATTTCTACATCGGAAGATTTTAAACAGCTGGATATCGAAGGGATGTATAATGATATTAAATTACCTACGAGATCTACAAGTCATAGTGCCGGTTATGATATTTCTATCCCTTATGGCATGGAACTAGAACCTGGTGAAACAATTAAGATCCCAACTGGCATCAGATGTTACATAGACAATAGCTATGTCATGTTGGTATATGTCCGTAGTAGTGTTGGCATTAAAAAGAGATGTGTTCTGCTAAATGGTACTGGCGTAATTGATAGTGATTATTACAACGCTGATAACGAAGGACATATGTTTATTGCATTAAAGAACGATGGAGATAAGTCGGTAACGTTTGAAGCAGGAGACAGAATTTGTCAGGCAGTATTTGTGCCATTTGGAATCACTGTAGAAGATAATGCTGATGGAGTAAGAACTGGTGGAATCGGAAGCACGAACTAATAAGATATTAAAACAAACAGATTTATATGATATTTTGCCATTTGGCAAAACAAAAATAAATCAGCTTATAAAATCAAATCAGCTTCCATTAGTTAAAATAGGTAATGATTACATTACGACTTTTAATATTTTGGAAGCTTGGATTAAGGAACATATAGGAGAAGAAATATATTACTAATTGAAACAGTGTAAAGGATTTGATATAATATAATTAATTCAAATTACCTTTACATTGTTTTTTTTAATGGAGGTGAGCTTATAATAAACAATGTATCGGCAATGGTTAATGCTATGACAATAAAAGAACGTGGCGATGGCAGATTTGAAGGTAGGCTTACAGTTAATGGCATTCGTAAAAGTTTTTATGGCAATAATAAATCTATTGTAAAGAATAAAGCAAAAGATTATTTAATGAGAATAGAAAATGGTTTCAGAGAGCCCAAAAAAATTCTGTTTGATGATTATGCGAATTATTGGCTAAAAGAATTCAAATGGAACAAAATTGAACCAACTTCTTATACAAGATTATATAGGACATATGAGTGCCGAATTAAAAACTATCTTGGAAATAAAAAAATTGGTGAGATTACAACAAAAGATATACAATCTTTAATCGATATGTATGCCAATCCGCCTAGTGAAAAAATCAAAGCATTATCTTTATCTGGACTAAAACGAGTTTTTGATTTTATTAGACCATGCCTAAATAATGCTGTCAGAGAAGAACTTATATATAAAAATCCATGCGATGGCGTACTGATTCCAAAAGAAAGCTGTATAGAAGTAGATACAAAAGTACAATTCTCCTTATCTGATTCTGAAATATCGGAATTTAGAAAAGAAGCATTAAAACGATATAAAACAACAGGGGAATATTGCAGTAGAGATGCTTTTATATTACTTTTTATGATAAATACAGGTCTTCGTGTTGGAGAAGCATTGGCATTACAATGGAAAGATATTGATTTTTCAACTAATCTTTTATATGTGAATAAAACAATACAAAGCAATATAGCAAATTTTGATGGTGAACATGGCAAAAATACTACCTATAACAGATTGAAAGAATCTACAAAAACAGAAGCAGGAGTCAGGGTTATAAAATTAAATGAAAATGCACTGTGGTATATAAATGAACTTAAGGAATATGATAAGAGAAAACGGATTGTTTCCAATAATATATGCTGCACCAAAGAGGGTACGTTGGTCACATCAAGAAACTTACAAAGAAGTCTTGACCGCATTGTTAAAAGAACCGGCATAGAGAAGAGAGTTACCCTCCATACCCTCAGACATACTTTTGGTTCAACACTTCTGAGAAGAGGTGTAAATATAGCTGTTGTAAGTAAAATAATGGGTCATGCCAATATCACCATTACAATGAAAAAATATATTCACGTATTACAAGAAGAAGAGGCAAAAGCCATGAATATGGTTAAAGTGTGCTAAATTGGGGTCAAATTGGGGTCAATAATATTTTTAATATGGCGCAAATCCAGTATTCATCAGTGTTACAGGGATTTGAGACAATTGTCGACTCCCGTCTACTCCATCATAAACTTAGCATTTATGCGGGTTTTCACAGGGTGGTATTGATTAGGTACTCAACTAGGTACTCAAATCAATATCAGAATAATTAGAGAAAGGAGAGTTGTACAAGTGCCTTTCTTCATACTAAAGATAAATCGACCATAGATCGGTTTATTTTTTTTGCGCAAAAATAGGAGAGGTTTTCAAAAAAATCTTGGTAAATGATTTTGATACCCCCCTACCCCTCATTTTCAGTTGAAAAATCGAAATGGAATTTTTTCAAAATTTTGTGTAGATTTCACACAGATTTGTTCTGAAAAATGTGATCTGATTTTGGATATAGTATTCTTGATTATTCTTCCCCAGTTCTTGGGGGCACACTCCACAAACTTATAATATGCCCCGCCTGCGGCTCTGGCTGGCTCAAATTTTGACGATAGGAGAGCAGACGCAGAAACTCACGTATAGACAGCATAATTGCCTTAAAATGGATTTTACGCGTTCACTCCCCCTGTGTCAATCTGTTTCGGTCGGTAAGTGTACACTTTTATTTATAGCCTGCGCCAGCTGCTCCGAGGACTTGGCAAGATATTTCTGCGTTGTCATAACGCTGGCATGCTGGAAAAATTCCCTTGTTGCTTCAATATCATGGCCGGAGTTTTTATAGATCTGCTGGCCGGCAAACTTTCGGAAGCTATGTGTTGAGGTCTGCGGGATGCCTAAATATTCCCGAGCAGCCTTAAGCGCTTTCTGTACAGCCCTTTCTGTAAATTGGAATATGCGCCGCTCTGGGTTGATTCTATTTTCTTCGCAGTAGTCCCGAATATAGTTATAAACCGGTTCCGGTACCTGGTGCCGCCGTGCCTTACCTGTCTTTTCTTCCACGATGTCCATTCTGTAGTGATCGCCATCACGCACCAGAGAAGAAAGGGACAAGTGCAAAATATCACCGATCCTGCAGCCTAAATTAGCCTGTATAACTAAGCAGCAGGCCATATGTGGCGCAGGGCGGTGTATTACGTTGCCTTTTCCAGTGTAGCCGGTGCGGATTAGCGAAACAATACGGTTATAGCTTTCTTCGTTAACTGCCAGTGTGGTATAAGCTCCCATATGATTCTATCCCCTTTCTAACTCGTAAATAGCCCACCGCAGGGCGGCGGCTGTCTCTGTGTCGTGTTCGCGCTCTGCACGTTCCAGTAGCTTATAAAGCCGTTCGAGGTTCTTTTCCTTCATGTGCTTTTTTTCTCCTTTCGTTTGAATATAAAACCGCCGCCGGTAGTGATCCGGCGGGCATTTTCTGCGGCGGCTATTGTTCGCAGTTTATATCTGCAAGCTCTTTGCGTATTTTCTTGATCTCTGCAAGGTATACCGGGTTATCTTTGCAGGCTTCGAGGTTGTCCAGTCGTCCTATTATTTCTTCTTTTCTGCGTTCATTTTCGCTCATGGTGTGATACCTCCATATTTTCAATTTTCCCGTTTCCGGGTAAAAGCAAGCCGGGGAATCGAACCCCGGGAAAGCCTGTCTTACTTGCTTAACTCTTTATAGTACCGGACCACATACCCGGCAAGCATTCCGCAAAATAACAATATAAGGTTTTCCATGTGTGTACCTCCGTTAAGCTGCCGCCTTGACAATGTCACAAATAACGGAATATGCCCGTATAAGCGCGCCTGTCTGTACGTCGAGCCATTCGCGACCGTATCCAGGGCCAAGCTCGCCGCCCTTTGTTTTCTTAAGCTCAGACGGGCAGCAGAGACGTTCCGCAATGTCACAATCATAAATCAGAGAGCAGCCGCCCCAACTGTACTGTTTCCAGTCAGCCGCGCCATTCAGTAAAAGGCTTTTTAACTCTGCCTTGTCCTGCGGGATCTCTTCAACTTCCAGAGCTTCGACAAGCTCATAAGCATAGAGCTTTACACCTTTATCCCATGCGCTTCTTGCCTTGCTGTTGTTGATTGCTTCTAATAATTCATTCTTTCTCATATTGCTTTTACCTTTTCGCCCGTGTTATAATCTGGGTGCCTTTCTTTTTGGGTGCCGCTCGTTTATCTTCCAGGATGCCGGGCGGCTTTTTTATTTTGTTGCAATCCGGCGGTTGCTTTGATGCTACGGCTTACCCGCCGCCGGAGAAGTTAATCATTGGGGAGAAGATCCGTTTTTCCGTTTGTAAGGAATTTAGCGCAGCAGGCGAAGCCAGCTATAAAGGCGGCTTCCTGTACTTCTGCAACTCCGCCGGATATTTTGTCCCATGCTTCGTCGAATAACTCATCGCTTAGGACTTTGCGGAGTGCGTCAAGTTCTTCGTCGATTTCTGCTGTGGCTTGATTGATAATTCTAATACCTTTTGATGTGCTTTCATCATTGGTATCTAGGAAATTTCTATATGCAATTTTTAGTAGTTCTTCCATGCTGTTTCCTCCTTATCTGTCAAATAAATTGAATACCTTTTCACTTACTGGGATCCACCAGAAGAGAAGTTTAATTTTATATGTTTGTGTTGCCATGCTGTTTTGCTCCTTTCGTGTTCCTTTGATGGTTATATTATATAATGTATAAGGCACATATACAATACGGAATAATGACTAAAAATAAGGCGCATATAAATACTATATATTGTGCAAAATATATAAGGCACATTTATTTAGAGCATGAAATATAGAAATAGATATTTATACTTGAAAAAAGGCACATAATAACATATAATTTAATAGAAAGGCGGTGCATTATGGAAAAGGAATATAAAACGACAGAAGCACAAAGAAGAGCAATAGAAAACTATCAAGATAAAGTAGACAGAGTAAATTGCAGATTCCCCAAAGGCACAAAAGATAGAATAAAAAAAGCGGGATACACCTGCAACGCTTTTATTATTGATGCCGTAATTGAAAAGCTGGAAAGAGTAGAAAACCGTTTCAAATAAAGGCACATTTATATATTGACAATAAAGGCACAAAAGAATATAATACAATCACTTGCAAGTTATAACTAAATACCGGTAGCAGAGAGTAGCGGCTATATGGTGTCAATGCCTAGAGTGTCACACGGATGACAACGGAGAAAACACCTGTTAACAGCGATAGCTAAGCGTAACGTAAAGACGACGAGCCTTGACCCGATTTGATTTTACAATGGGTTGAGGTTTTTTTATTTGCTGTTTTATTACACACTGTATTAATTCACATTCTGGAGGGCAAAATGGTTTTTCGAGTTAACAAAAATAAGGATTATACAGTTATTAGCAATTATCACTTAAAAGATAAAAGACTATCACTTAAGGCTAAAGGATTGTTGTCCCTGATGTTTTCGCTTCCTGATGATTGGGACTATTCAATAAGCGGTCTTGTTGCGCTTTCCAAAGACGGAAAAGATAGCGTTATGAATACGCTGACAGAAATTGAAAAGGCGGGTTATTTAACTAGGACAAGAGCGGTGGACAGCAAGGGACGCTTTGCCGGATATGACTACAATATTTTTGAGAAACCGGATGCGGAAAAACCATGTTCGGAAAACCCGAATACGGAGAAACCGGATGCGGAAAAACCGAATTCGGAAAAACCGCCACAATTAAATACTAAAGAATTAAATACTAATGGATCAAGTACTAAACAACAAAATACTAAACAACAAAATACTAAACAACAGGAAAAACTAGGAGCTAAAGCTCCTAGCAAAAAGGACGAACCGACATATTACCCTGATGTGTTGCTCAATGCGGCATTTTTGGATTTTATCGAGATGCGAAAGAAAATTAAAAAACCTATGACGGATAGAGCGATAGAATTGTGTATGCGAAAGCTGAAAGAATTATCTACACAGCCATTTTCTGAAAGTATGGACAATGATATTGCAATTAAGATTTTGGAACAGTCAACTATGAATTGCTGGCAAGGTCTTTTCCCGTTGAGGGAGAACAGACAAGGCAATTACGGAGCTAAGCGGGACTTGATGAAAGAACTTTGTGAGGTGTAGGAAATGCAGGAACAGGAAACGAAAAATATTATTGCGGTAATGATTAACGCATACCCGAATTATAAGCCGGAAAATATGAGACTTACAGTTGAATTGTGGGACGATATGTTAAGAGATTATACATATCAGCAGGCGGCGGCAGCATTAAAAGCGTATATTGCAACAGATACAAGCGGATTTGCCCCAAGTATTGGACAGTTAATAGCAAAGATTCACGACCTTTCGGATAAGCCGCAACTCACCGAAATGGAAGCGTGGGCGCTGGTTAGTAAGGCATTAAGAAACAGCTATTATGGGGCTGAAAAGGAGTTTTCAAAATTGCCGCCCATAGTACAAAAAGCGGTAGGAAGCCCATCAAATTTGAGAAACTGGGCCGTGACTGACATTGAAAGCGTAGAAAATGTTATACAAAGCAATTTCATAAGGACGTATAGAATTGTCGCAAAGAGGGAAGACGAACTATGCAAAATACCGGAAAGCGTAAGAGCGGTTATATTACAAACCATGCGGCCGGAAATAGAAACGAGTGAAAGTCCCACGCATATATAATATAATTATTATAAAATGGTGGTTGACATAATAATAATTCTGTGGTTTATAATATATCCATAGGGCGGCAATGATCCGCCGGAATAATTAAAGCGTGTATGTGCTAGCTCGCAGGCCTTGACCACATACAACGACCACGCAGCAGGCGTGCAGAGATCAGAGCAGACGGCTCCAGTCTATACGGTATCCACTCCGTAGGGCTGGAGCTTTATTTTTTTATTCGATCACTTCCAGGGATCCGGAAGACATGAAGCAGATCAGAAAGGACAGGGAGCCATGAAAGACAATACAGAGATTGCATATAACGGAGCAAAGGTATATACGAATCGCATCCAGGAACTAGCAGACGAATTTATTAATAATCAACTGGACGATAAACAGCGTGAAAAGATGCCAAATAACTCTAATACTTTTATGGCTATGATATTATATATCTCTGATAATATCCCGAAGGTAGATAATAATGATATACAGCAGTTAGATAATATATTTAATATATATACCAGATTATGTGTTAAATATAATATGCTGCCTACATTAGAATCGTTTAGCATGTTAATTAATATTAATCCTGGTACACTATCAGATTGGAGCAGTGGAGTATTAAGAAGTACAGTATATTATGACTCTAAAGGTAAGTATATAAAAGACTTTGCAGCATGGCAGCTGAACCACAGGGGCGAGCAGTACAGGGCGGAACCCAGTACGGCGCACGCCGAAGCGGTCAAAAAATGGAAAAATATTTGTAAAAATTTCTTGGTAAATTCTCTGCAGAATTCCCGGGGAACTGATGCAAATAAAATATTCATTGCAAAAGCTGCTTATGGCATGGTTGAAACCGCACCGGTCCTGGTAGCTAATCCAGAGCAACACCGGACAGCGGAGCAGATCGCAGCCGATTACAGCACTGCCGGAGCTCTTCCGGGGGATGTCCAACCGGATTTTTAAGATCTTTCAGCAATATGCACAAAGGTTTTAGAGTGGCAAAAAAGGAAAAGCCCGGAAATATGGGAAAGTTCGCAAAATGGTATAAATGCGAACTTTTGAAAAGGGCACAGGATCAGACCGGGGGCGGGGGTCTACTGGGAGCGGTCCCCGAGGCATAACTGAGCCCCTCAACCACTCAAAAATTAAAAAGGCCATCCTCCTACATATAGCCCACCAATTTACTACAGACAACATCATTCAATCTACATCTGATAAAATTCAAAGTTACGTTCGATAACAGGATTCCAAAATTTAAAAAATATAAAAAAGGGGTAGCACATATATGACCGGAAATGAGTATCAAAAATCCGCTATGCGGACAAATGATTGCAAGGCAACAGACAGATTAAGAAATGCGATGGAAATTTTTCATCTCGATAAACACTGTTCTGAACCGAATGCCGAGATACGCAATGCAGATTTCGGAGGAATATTCAATGCCTGCCTTGGATTATCCGGCGAGGTTGGAGAGTTCAACGACATGATTAAAAAGTGGATTTTCCATGAGAAGCCGCTCGATATTGACCATGCAAAGAAAGAAGCAGGAGATATTTGCTGGTATCTTGCAATGCTTTGTGAATCTTTTGGATGGAACCTTGATGAGATCATGCAAATGAACGTAGACAAGCTTAAGGCACGTTATCCTGAAGGCTTTGACGTTGAAAAATCGAACCACAGAGCAGAAGAGGATGTTTAAGGGAGAAAAACGTATGATCTTATTGATTGTTATGTTATTTTGGATTTTATATACATTGCAGGCTCCGTGGTGGATGTATTTGCTATTGATCCTCCTGGGGATATGTGGAACTAAGGATTGAGGTTATAGCTTATGAAAATCTACGGTAAAGAGATCACGGATGAATGTCAGTACTGCGGTGATGTCCTTCAGTGTGAATTATTCCTTCAGGGGCATGGAATCAAACAGGAACGATCCAACATCACAGAGATGTTTGCCTGCCAGATGGATCATAACAATAAGCGCGATGGAAGCGCTTCAAACATGACTGGGAAAAAGAAGAAAGAGCTTCCGGAGGATGTAAAAGCAATTTATACTGCAGTCTGGAAAATCCATAAAGGCAATCCTTATCCTAAATCTGATGAAGACTGGGAGCAGATCAACCGGGAATGTAAGGTGCTGCTGAAAATGTATGATTGCCCGTTTGCACATAGTCTGATTCAAACGATGATTGCAGAAATAGAACGGCGTGTTAAAAAGGAGTCTTAGCTTAGCTGGTTAGAGCACCCGGCTCATAACCGGGCGGCCCTGGGTTCAAGTCCCAGAGACTCCACTGTATTGTTTAGTCCATGAGCAATACCCCCTTTTATACCTCATAGCGGAATGCTGTTAAGAGCCGTCAATGGCTCGTGAGGGTTTTCCGGCTCCCATCCCACGGAGTCGGAGAGAGCAGTGTTAGTCCTGCTTTAACAACGATACGGCAAGCTCGGCATACGCGAGTAAATAGAGCATCAATCTTCAAAGCCGGCGGGTGGAACTACAGGCAGTCAAATGACAGAGATTGATTACCCTGCACGGCCCTTGCAGTCATAAGATGGGCGTAGGTGGTGGCAGAATGGTATTGCAGGCAAAGAAGCCGATCAGTAAGAGTATTGCCGAGTGACAGGCGGACGATCACCCGTAGCCAGCAACAACACATTTTCAGAAACTGACTTTGTGAGGTTCGAATCCTCACCCACCTATTTTCCATGAAAGCGCATGGATAGTGCAACGCATGGCACGATAAATATGATTGCTAACCGTCTTATGGCGGTTTCGGAACGTAGCTTAATTGGTAAAAGTGGCGTGTACACGGAAAACAACAACGAGAGCCGGATTGAAGGTTCGAATCCTTCCGTTCCGATGGTGTCGAGCTGATTTGATACTGTATGCGTAGCGCGGTCGCATACAGAGATATGGAGTGAGGTGTCCGCGCATTTCGGGGAAGCGGCAACGATTGGCGGTGTTGCAGCTGACTGTAAATCAGTTCCCAAGAGGTAAACATTGGAGGTTCAATTCCTCTCTTCCCCATTTTGCAGAAATAAAATAGAGCGTGAGATACGGTGGCGGCACAAGGTGTTTCGTAAATGTACAAGTCAGGTAAACAGCCGGGAGACACCCTACCGATAAACAGCAGAAAATCATAACGCTTGTCCCTGTTTGCAGGTGCTGACTAACTGCTGCATAATATCTGTTTCTGCAATTATTCGGTCAAATTACGCTGTCTGCCAGCAGATGGTCTATGTTTTGGCTGTATTGGCATTACACGATGGCAATTCCGGAAAAAGTTGTCGTATGCCTAACACCGCAAGAATCAAACACTGTTATGGTGTCATAGCATGGGGCGTTGAGGACTGCGGCGAACAACAATTCAGAAAGCGAGGGAGTTTTGATGGTTATAACTGCATACGGTGTAATTGTTTTTCATCTCGTTGTCTGGGTTGGAGTTCAAACCATGAAGTCCAGTAAAGCGGCAAAAAGAAAATATGGTGAAAATATGCTTGGGTTCGCATATCCGGCCATACCTACGAGGCATGAAGTACCGTGAAAGACCTTGCCAGTGAAATAAAATGCAAAATGAAAAGTGAAGAACCCGCAAAACTATGAAAAAGTAACTGGCTTGGTCTTAACAACATAACTCGGCTGAATGATTTTAGGGGCTGCCATAGACGACGGTTCCTATTGAGGAAAGTTATATCGCTGGTATGCAATTACGGTGAGGTGCACCAATAATCCGTGAGGTCGGTTCGATTCCGGCACTTTCCGCTTGAAATAATTGGAGTAAGCATGGTAGCAGAATGGTGGTTCAAATCCGCCTGCGGGCATAACTCCAGCAAGAAAGGTATCCGCCGTTTCTTTCCCAATGTTCTTGACGATACAAAGAAAATTCGGCAGTGTTCCCATAATGGTATTGGAACGGCTTGCTAAGCCGCCGGGCGTTTATTCGCCTTGTAGGTTCGAATCCTACACACTGCGCTAACTTACGACAATAAACCTAGGAAAAGGTTTGCCGTAAGCGGTAGAAAGTCCGCATGAAATTGTACAAAGTAGTGGCAAAAGCAATTTCAGATATGGCAGTTCCACTACACTGTCATATTTGCCGTATGTCCGGGTGGCGAGGGAGCGGTCTTGAAAACCGTTGGCTGTAAAAGGCTTGCAGGTTCGAATCCTGTGTACGGCGTTTCGATCTTTGATAATTGAATATTGGCGGTTTGAGTGGTATAATTTCTTTATCACAAAAGAAAGGGGATTGAATTATGCAAATATCAGTAGAACAATTTGAAAGAGAGTTAGATGCGTTGATAGATGCAGCATTATCAGCGTCAAGTAAGGAAACTGCTAGGAGGTATTTGATTCAGGCAGAAAATAAAATTTATGGATATGATAATATCCCTAAATATTTACAAAATGAATATCTGCGAAGAATTGAAAGAGCCAAAGATCAGTTAGATTTGTAATTCATTAAATACCAACCGTCAATATTCGATGGTTGGTATTTTTTTACGCAAAAATGGGGGGCAAATATGAAACATGAGAAGGAATGGTACACCTGTGATCGGTGTGAATCTGAAATAAAAATGATTCCGGAAAGAAGAACTTTTTTAACAAGGAAAGTGATTACACCGTCAGAGTTTAGTATGAGATTTGCAAATGTAACAGGATATGTTGCTGATACTGAACTTATATCTCCGTTACTTATGGCAGTTCAAATTAAAGAAATATGCGACGTTGGATACAAAGACTTTCATTTGTGCCCTAAATGTCGGAAAAAGTTTGAGGAGTGGATGAAGAATGAAAGACACAATATTGTACCTCAGTGATAGAGAAGAAAGAGTCGCAAGCTTTTTGAAAAATCTTTGCCTAAATTGCTGGAATGCAAAAAAAGAATATCTTTTGGATTTGAGACATGACATTTTGATAACAGATAAGGTTGATGTTGTTGGAAAATCATTTTATGGAAGTCATTTGGGGTGTAGATATGGGCATTGTTTATATTACTGCATCGATGAAACAATTGATAAAAACAGAATGACGGATAAAGATAATCAACAACTAATGGAAATACTGTTTCATGTTAGAGAAGGAGCAAAAGAAGTATCCGAACAGGAAATATTATATATGCTTGATATGAAAGTAGGTGGATGAAAAATGAGTATGACAGCAGTAATTGAGAGCATAGAACGTGATTCACTGCGGCAGGCAATGAAGCCAGAGATTGAAATGTCCTTGGTTGAATTTGCAGAGAAGATCGCACCATTTCCGTTATCTGAATTTCAGAAACAGTTAATTCGGGAATACGAGGAATGTGAGAAAAGAAATTTACCCTTGTATTACATTCCACCAAGAAACGCTGGAAGAGATTTTATATATCGATTGATTAAAGAGTGGGAACGTCAGTATCATTTGATAGATGCACGTTGTAGCAAATGCAACCGCCTGTTAGGAAAATTCAATGGGCAGGCTGAAATCAAATGCCCGAAATGCGGGAAAATCAATAGAATCGGAGTAGAACGATGAAATTTTGTTTCGGAGATATTGTTGTTGTCGAGGAAAATCAGATAGGTGTTGTGGTTAAAAGTTGGTGCAAATCACTCTTAGGAGCAGAAGCAAGTCATGATGTGTATGTGAGAATGACAGGACAGATTGTAAATTACCCGGAATCGCAGATACAGAGGTATATGGTTCGCCATAAATATCTTGATGAACAGGAAGTTGAGTGGAACAATAATGCCGTATATGGCAGATAAATATAGCATTTCAGAGCACCAGACGTAGAGTGCCTACGCAGAGAGCCAAATTTCCAAAATGTAAGGAAAGGAGGCTCTTTTTTTTCGTGGTATCAGCACAAAATAAAGCGGTGGTGGATGCCATCAAGAGATCGGATCTGAACAGCTACAAGGCGCTGAGCGATCTGTTGGATATGGCAAAGGTGATTGCGGATCCTGAGGGGGATCATGATCTTGCCTATGCACTTAAGCTGACAAATTTCATAAAACGGAAGATTCCAACACTGCCGCCATCCATCGTGCTGAATCAGCTGTACTGGCAGGCTATGAAGTTCGAAGCACCGCACCGGTTTGAAAGCTTTCTGCTGTATATGGAGAAGAACCGATCCCCGAAGAAGCGTTTTTATCAGCCGAGAGCAAAGACGCTTCATGTGGTGGTCGAAGACCTTCAGGATCTGGAAGACGGACTGATTGAATTCTATGGGCTATCTCTTCCTCCGCGAGTTGGTAAATCCACGGTGTGCATTTTCTTCCTTGCATGGTGTGCCGGCAGGCATCCGGATTTACATAATGCTATGGGTGGACACTCTGGAATCCTGGCAAAGGGATTCTATAAAGAGTTCCTGAACCTGATTACGTCACCGGAATATACATACAGCGAGATTTTCCCCAACGTAACATTGGAGAGCAAATCATCGGATGAATACACGGTGAATCTCAATGATCCGGACAGATTCGCGACACTTACCTGCCGTGGTATTGATGGAACATGGACCGGTGCGGTTGATATTTCTGCCGGCGGCTATCTGTATGTGGATGACCTTATCCGGGATAGGACAGAATCATTAAGTCCGATTCGACTGGAGAATCGCTATCAGGACTATCTCAATGTCATGGTTGACCGTAAGAATGACGGTGCCAAGGAATTGATGGTAGGTACCAGGTGGTGTGTTGCAGATCCGTTAGGACGGAATGAAGAGAAGTTCAAGGGGAATCCAAAGGCACGGTTCCGGAAGATCCCTGCACTGAACGAAAGGGATGAATCCAACTTCAATTATGATTATGGTCTTGGATTCTCCACAGAGTATTACAAGAACCTGCGTGACAGGTTAGATAAAAATGAGTGGATGGCTAAGTATCAGCAGAGACCGTTCGTAAGAGAAGGACTGATATTCCCTATAGATGAATTGGAATATTACAATGGTGTTCTTCCGGATGGTGATTGTCTCACAGCGGCAGCCTGTGACGTGGCATGGGGCGGCGGAGATAGCCTGTCGATGCCGTTTGGAAAATTGTTCGGTAGTGCTGATGATGGTCCTATATATATTCCAGACTGGATATTTAATAAAGGGGATAAATACGTTACCAAACCTCTTGTTGTGGCAAAAACGATGCAGCAAAAGCCAAATATGGTGCGTTTTGAAGCTAACAACGGAGGAGATGAGTATGCTGAGGATGTTGACCGGCTATTAAGGGATCAAGGATTTAAAACCAATATCTCTTGGGCAAGAGCAAGTAACCAAGTGGGAAAGATGGCGAAGATCATCCAATATGCACCGGATATAAAACGAAGATTCAGATTTCTCAAACCGGAGCTGCAGAGTGATGAGTACAAGGATGCTATGGAAGAGTTGGGGATGCTTACCCAGGTCGGAAAGAATGAGCATGAGGATAGCGCAGATGGATTGGTGCAGTTGTTTCAACTTATTGATGAAGGGAATGTAAAAACAACAATTATTAACAGCCCTATGGGGTAAAGGAGCGATCATACATGATTTCAAAGGAAATTTTAACCCAATATAGTGACTTGCAGGAGGAGGTAAAAGAGGTACGTAATAGGATTGAAAGCACTGAAAAGCAAATTGCAAAAATCGAGGAAGAGGGCAATGTTATAGATACTGTAAGCGGCGGAAGTGGCGGAATCCAGCATTTTAAGATCGAGGGATTTCCATATCCCGAGTACAGCAGGAAAAAGAGCCTGCTGTATGTGAGAAAAGCTACGCTTGTAAACCTGGAGCTGGAATTGACTGAGACTTTGAATCAGGTAGAAGAATTTATCGCGGGTGTGGAGGATAGCCGGATAAGACGGATCATTACTCTTCGGTTTATTGAAAATCTGTCATGGAATAAAGTCGCTGATCGCATTGGCGGCGGGAACACAGAAGATAGTGTCAAAAAGATGTTTTATCGCTTCATGGAAAAATAAGGTTGTCCTATATGTCCCGAAATTATTTGTTATAGTTACAATAAGCGAGAAAGCAAATAAGCCATCGTTGGAGAGATCCGGCGGTGGCTTTTGTGTTAGGTGGTGAGAGTGTGAGTGAGAAGGAACGTGAGGTTCAATATCGTGGCCGCATAAAAATATATACGGATGTGAAGGAAATCACAAAGGACAACGTTATCGATGTGCTCACGAAAGCCATGATAAAACATGAGCAGAATCGTACGCAGATCCGCTATCTCATCAACTTTGAAAAGGGTGATCAGCCACTGGTGCGTGATAAGAAGGTTCGAACAGATGTTGATATCAAGTCCATTTCGAATCTGTCACATCAGATCACAGAATTTTGGCTGGGATATTTCTGGGGCAACCATATGGCATTTGTTCAGAAATCGGATAAACATCCCAAAGGCAGCAGACCGGAAGATAATGATTCTGCCATTACACTGTTTAATGAGATGTACGATGCCGAGGATATGGAATCCAAGGATCAGCTTCTTGCATACTATCTGGAAGTTTGTGGTATATGCTGCCAACTCATTGATATTAAAAGAAATCCCAGTGATGGCGAAGCAGTATTTGATCTCGTAACATTGAATCCTTTGTATTCATTTGTTATTTACTCATCCGATGCTTATGAGCGTCCTATGATGGGGGTGTCCTATTCAGAAGAAGAAAACGGATCGAGAATATTTACATGCATCACAGATGATGAGGAATTTGTAATCCGTGATATGGTGGAAATTATCGACGGCACCAAGAATGAAAAAGGGAAAGAACTCGGCAATGGAGAATATGACATAACAAAGAATCCTTTTGGTAAGGTTCATATCATCGAGTTTGAAAGAGCCATTGACCGCACTGGTGTTTTTGAAAGGCAGATAGATGAGTTAAATGCTCTGAATATTCTGGAATCTGATCTTTGCAATGATGTGTCGCAGACGACGCAGGCAAACTGGTGGGGAAATGACATCGATTTAGACTCTGATGAAAAAGGAAATCCGAAGGGACCGCAGGCCGGACAATGGATTTTAACCAAAACAAACGGGAATGGAAAACAGCCGATTATCAAGGGGTTGGTCCTTGATTACGACTATACTGGTGTCCTTGCCAACATCCAGGCAAAGCACGATGGCATCTTGGAAAGAACATTCACACCGAAGCAGACAGAGCAGAGCGGCGGTTCTACGACCGGAGCAACAAGTCTTTCTTCTGGCTGGACAGCAACAGAAGCGGTAGCGTGTAAACAGGCTCAGATCATAAAATCAACGTACAAGCGCCGTAATGACCTTGTACTGATTGCAATAAAAAAATCACCGGATATTCCGCAGGACAGTCCGCTGTTGAAACTGAAAAACAGTGATATTGATGTGAGACCTATCCGCCAAAAGACGTTTGATATGTCCACGAAAATCAATTCACTGGCAACGATGGTTCAGAATATGGTCCATCCCAGAATTGCAATGGAGGCAATAGATTTCTTCCCAAATTTAGCAGAAGCAGTAGAAGATTCAGTGCCTATGATGCTGGAATATCAGAGAACATTGCTTGAAAGTAAAAAAGCCGGGAAAAGTACAAAAAATAAAGATGACCAAGATCCAAATCCTGATGCAAAGCGTATTATGCAAGATTCCAGTGATCAGGTAACAAACAGCCCAATCAAAGATCTGTAAATTGGCACTTATCGAAAGATAGGTGCTTTTTATATGCGCTAGGGAAAGCGTATTTCAAATTTCGCAAACGTTAGGGAAAACGGTAATCGCAGAAACAAAAAGCTCGTAGGGAAACGAGGGTAATCAATCGCAGAAAGTAGAGGTATCGAGATGAAAGAAAATGAAACAGCTAAGTTAGAAAATGAGCAGATCCAAGGACCCGGTTCTGACACTGCGCTGGACAACACTGTGGCAGAGGACACAGCCGGTAAGGAGCAGGAAGTGGAACTTTCTGTGGAGGAGCAGCTGCAGCAAATGCGCATCGAAAATGCCAAGCTGAAAAAGCAGCAGGAACAGGCGGCCAGTGATGCGGCCAACTGGAAAAAGAAGTATAACGCAACTCTGACAGATGCGCAGAAACGAGATCAGGAAAAGGCTGAGCGAGAGGCTGAAAGAGATGCAAAGTTCAACCAGCTTCTGAAGGAGAATACGGTGACTAAGCTGGAAAAAAATTTCTTGGGACTTGGATACCCGCAGGACAAGGCGACAGAGGCAGCAGAAGCCCAGTATGACGGAGACACAGATACTCTTTTCAAGATCCAGTCCGAGGTACAGCAGGCACTGATTAAAAAGAAAGAAGCCGAATGGCTTAAAAACAGACCTACTGTAAATTCCGGTGCCGGCGGTGGAGACAACGAAGATCCGTTCTTAAAGGGGTTCAATTCATAATTTTTAAGAAAGAATGAGGTAAGATATTATGGCAACAGTAAATTATGCAAGTAAGTACAGTCAGAAGGTAGACGAGCGCTTTACACTGGGATCTCTGACTGGTGCGTTGGTAAACCAGGAATATGATTTTATCGGTGTGGAGACCGTTAAGGTATACTCCATTCCTACCGTTGGAATGAATGATTACAAGACTTCAGGTTCTAACCGTTATGGTGATCCTGATGAGCTGGGGAATAATGAGCAGGAAATGACCTTGTCTCAGGACAGATCCTTCACCTTCACCATCGACCGCAAGTCTTATGATGACACTCAGATGACTATGGAAGCAGGTAAGGCACTGGCTCGCCAGATCGATGAAGTGGTAATTCCGGAGGTGGATATCTACAGAATCCATAAGATCGCAGCATCTGCAAAGAAAGAAAATATTATCGTCGGCGCAACTACCAAGACCAATGCATATGAAAGTTTCCTGTCTGTGCAGGAGAAGTTGGATGATGCAAAGGTGCCTACCGCAGGTCGTGTCTGCATTTGCCGGTCCTCTTACTACAAGTGCATCAAGCTGGATGATGCATTTACCAAGAAGGGTGATATGGCAACCCAGATTGCTATTCGTGGTGTTGTAGGTGAGGTTGACGGCGTGCCTATTATTAAGGCTCCTGCATCTTATTTCCCTGCAAACGTGGATTTCATTATCACAAATTCCATCGTATGCGTAGCACCTATCAAACTGACTGAGTACAAGATCCATACGGATGCACCCGGCATCTCCGGCTGGCTGGTAGAAGGCCGGGTTCGGTATGATGCTTTCTGCTTATCTCAGAAGTTGGATGCAATCGGCGTTCATGCGACTGCCAAGGTAAGCAGCATTGCAATTACCAAGGCACCGGACAAGACTACCTATTCTGCCGGTGAGAAGTTTGATATCACTGGTATGGTAGTAACTGCCACTTATGATGATAGCACTACCAGAGATGTGACCAAGCTCATTGGATATGGCCCTGAGATCATCAACACAACCGGGAATGTGACTGTTACATATACTGAGAATGGCGTGACTGTGGAAACCACTCAGGCTGTGACAGTATCTTAGGATAAGGTGATTGGTTATGGTTTGTTATGAAAAAGATGGCGTAACCATGATTGTTAATGAGAGCATGGGAAGGATTTTTGAATCTTGCGGTTATCAGAAAGTGGAGAACAGTTCAGCTGCTCCGCTTTCTGCGGAGATTCCTAATAATGTTCCTGAGCCGACTGACAATCCTGTGGAAACAGAGAACAAAGAAGATCAGAGAAAGTATTCCAGGTCAGAGATCACTAGAATGAGTGCTGCCGATCTGAAGAAATTGGCAAAAAACCTGGGTATAGAAGTAACAGAGGAATCTACCGGGAAAGCGCTGAAAGGGCAGATCCTTGAAAAACTTGGTCTGTAAGTGAAATGAGGTGGCAGGATGGCTGATTTTGTAGAAGAAATCAAAAAGATGATAACTGAATATGATGAACAGATCGCGGTTTCAGATCTGGTTATCAATCTTGCCATCGAAGCATTTAAGGAACTGAGAAATTATCCGGGTTCGTGGGATGAAGATAAGATTCTTGCGGACCTGGAGAAGAATAAAGCCAAGATTGCTATGGCGGCGATTGAGATTGATTCCAAGAACGGTGCAGAAAATCAGCTGAGCCATTCGGAAAATGGGATTTCAAGAACCTTTAGCGAGTATCTTATGGCTTACAAGGGAGTTGTTGGATTTGCAAATTACATCTGAAAAGAAAGGTTAAGGTGATCCGGAATCTCCCAGCCGCGGGTAAGCGGTAAAGAAGATTGAGCGTGGCGAAAGCCGCAGGCGGCGCACGTTGAGCGGTGGTGGGCGGTGTGCCATATTTTTATTTTGGAGGGAAAGGCAATGAATTTTCAGAAAGCATATGAAGCACTCAAACAGGGTGCTATGATTAAATGCCCGGAATGGGCGGGATATTGGAGATGGGAGGATAATTCCATTAAGATGCACTGTAAGGATGGCAGAATCCTTGATATTCGCGAGACAGAGAATGTTGATTACACTCTCAATTTCATTCTTCGTGATGATTGGGAGATTGTCGGGGAAGCTGATGTAAAGGATTTGGATATTCAGACATTCACATTCGGCGAAGCAATCCGCAGACTGAAAGCCGGACAGAAAGTTGCCCGCAAAGGTTGGAACGGCAAGAAACAGTACATTCAGCTTGCAACAGGCATTTCCTATGTGTCAGCAGATGGCGAGCTTGTGAATTGTGAGCATGATGCCATTGGTAATAAGGTAATAGCTTTTGTTGGAACATCTGGGGTTCAGATTGGATGGCTTGCATCACAGGCAGACATGCTTGCGGAGGATTGGATTGGAGCAGAATAAGTTCTTGTAGCAGTTATTCTTTTGTCGTATAATGGCGATGAAAGGGGATGAAACTATATGCAGATTGCAGACTATATTGCTATTGCTTCCATATGTGTATCTCTCGGGATATCGATTGTTGGTGGTATATATGCAGTTGTAACGAGTACAAGAAAATATGAATTAGCAGAGCAATACAAAAGAGAATTGTTAGAATGGTACGAAAAGACAGTAATTCTAATAATGGAACTGTTAGTGACAAGAAAAAAGAAAGATAAAGATTTATTGTTATCAAGACTATCAGCACAAATTGAAGTGGGAAGATTTTATTTTCCAAATGTAAAAAAGGACGATGGGTATGGAACAAGAAAACCTAGTGCATATCAAGGCTATCGGCATTTAGCACTTGATTTTCTTGTGTACATCTACGAAATCTTAAAAAGGGAAGATTTTGAACAATATACCGAACAAGTGTTGTCAATGGAAAGACAGTTTACATCGTTAGTTTTTGACTGCATTGATCCTAACAAAAGAAAGAAACAGCTTAAGAGATATGCAGATTATGTGATGCCTAAAGATATCACTATAAATGATTTGGCAAATATGAAAGATGCACAGTCATGTGCTTTTTGGGAAAGCATTTATGGGATGAGAGGGAATAGCTAATGCGTTCACTGAAAAAGAACAAACAACCGTTCTATTACGCCACCTATGATGCCGAGAAAAAGGCATACGAGCGTGACAAGGACGGCAATATCAAGTACATAGAGATTGACGGAGAGAAAATTGCTGTCGAGATAGGAACAGAACCAGGTTATAATGACCCGGTTCTTTTTTATGCCAACATTTCCGCAGGCAAGGGTGATGTGCAGGCTGATGTGTTCGGAAGTAGCGTTGACTATTCTCGGACAATATCTACTTGTGATATGGATTGCCCGATTACCAAGCTGACAAGGCTATGGATTGACTGTGAGCCGAAGTACAATGACGATGGCACAGTTGATGGCGACAGTGCAAATTACGAGGTTGCCGCACCACCAGCGAAAAGCCTAAATGGAATCGTGATTGCGATTAAGGAATTGCCGGAGGGTTGATATGGAAAACAGAAAAATCAATATTCTTGGAACTGAATACACGATTGAAACTCACAAAGTATCAGAGGACAGTTATTTGGAGAAAAATAAACTGGCTGGATATTGTGGAGAAGAAAGCAAGCTGATTGTGATTGCGGATATGTCAGAGGAAAAGTATTTCTCTGGCATGGACGAAAAAGAGCAAGAGGTATATCGAAAGAGAACCTTAAGACACGAAATCATGCACGCATTCTTGAATGAGAGTGGATTATCTGATTCCTCAAATCAGTATGGTGGTGCGTGGGCGAAGAATGAGGAGATGGTGGATTGGTTTGCAATTCAGTCTCCGAAGATTTTCAAGGTGTATTCGGAATTAGATATTTTGTGAGGTGGCAGTTATGTATTATTTAAGAAAAGAACCATACGAACAGACGATTCCAGCTATCAAGAAAACGGACGGAACGGTCATTCCTGAAAGAAAGTATATGGTAGAAGATAGGGCTGTTTATAAGCATCATCGTTATTCCAGATTTTATCGTGGTGAGTTTACCGGTATTAACGGAAAATATCAGGGAATGAAAGTATACACCTGTAAAACGCTGAAAAGAATCAAGCAGTTGCAGGAAAGCACTTTTGATTATTGCGGTGAGATGTTCGACATCTACGATGAAAATGGAAAGGTTGATACTGATGCCAAAGATTAGTTTCGGATTGTCCGTAAAAGAGATTCAGAACGCTATCAAGGAGATTAAGGAATATCAGAACAGTCTTCCCGGGAAATGCGAGGAGTTGTGTCAGAGGTTATCCGCCGAAGGGATAGCCATTGCGCAGGCTCACATCGGTAGCAGCGGTTTCGGCAAGTACGTTCGGCTGTCCTCGGAAATCTCACCGGAGAAAGCTGGATGCAAGGCAATGTTCTTCATGGAAGATTCGCAGAAGATTGTGAGCAAATGGCAGAATCAGGATGGTGTGCAGAGCAAAGAGATCTCTCCAGCGCTCATGCTTGAATTTGGTGCGGGACTTCCGGCGCAGAACCCGGCGAACATTCCGGGCGTAGGAACCGGAACCTATGGTTCGCATGGAAATGAGCCGGGATGGTGGTACATGGATCTGGAAGGGAAATGGCATTATGCAACTGGTGTTTCCCCGAAGATGCCGATGTACAACGCTGGTAATGAACTGAAAGACAAGGTTGTGGAGATTGCAAGAGAGGTGTTCAAAAATTAAGGAATATCCGAGGTGGTAAATTTCGTTGCAACCACGCACCATATGGGTTAAAAGAGATGCAGGAGCTGCGACGCCTGCCGGATAAGTTTGGAGGTATGATGGCTGGGTTCGATTGGAATGAGTTCTATACAGTCTTTGAGAAAAAGATGAAAAAAGCATATTCAAAGTGTACAGTCGGTCGCTACGTAACACCGAAGAACACACAATTTCCGTATTTGGATGTTTCTCTGGGTGATAATTCCGGCGGCAATTATGATCTGCGGGGAAATGAAGGAAGCCAGCGTCCGTTGATCGTCATTACTGCCTATGCTACCGGATCTGCAGCAGACGGGATCTGCAATACAATGAGCCAGGCGGCAAAGAAGATCATGTTGTCCTATGGATTCCAGTGCCGTGGCGGACCTATACCGGTTGCCAATGCATCAGACCCGAATATTTCCCGGTGGGTAGGAAGATACCAACGGACAGTTGGCAGTGGAGATACACTGCAGCAATTTAATTAACACCCATCGAAATCGATGGGTGTTAGATAAACGCAACAGAGAGCCGAAAGGCTCTTATTTTTATACCGGTTACCGGACAGGTAATCGCTGACCGCAGAAAGATAGCGGTAGAAAGTGAGGAAAAGATGGCAGAACAGGCTTTATCAACCATTGGGGTGGTATTTGGCTGGGGTATTGGTACTTTAACCACACCGCCTACATCATGGGAGGAAATTGAAGAGTGCATCAGCATTGGTGGCGTAGAGGTAACCAAAGATAAACTGGATGCAACTCCGTTGAAGTCCAAGAGAAAAAAGTATACCGGAGGTCACGAGGACACCGGTGGTGAGTTGCCGACTGTATTCAATAACACGGATACTTTCGATAAACAGTGGGAAGAGATGCTGGCGGCTTACGAAGGAAGAACAGCTACACAGTGTATGTGGTTCTGCGCATATCATCCTAAGAAAGCTAAGATGAATGTGTACATTGTTGAACCCGGATCACTGCCCGCACCTGAGTATGCAGTAGGAAATGTGTTGCAGTATACGATCAACAATACTCTGATAGATTTACCGGATTGTATCACCGCAGTGGAGCCTACTGCGCCTGGAGTCGGCGGCTGATAAAAATTAGTAAGCAAGGAAAACGGGGCGGTCTTAGGACTGCCCCTTCCCCTATAAACAGGGAGAAAGGGAAGGAATATGAGAACTATTACTGTAAACGGAACTGAATTAAACATGGTATTTACTTACGCTGCGGCAGAGTGCAAGGAACTGGTGCAGAGAATGTTCAGCGTAGTGTCTGGATCTTATATTTTGAAAAATAATAGTGAAAACAGGGCAGAAGCGGTGCTGGATGGTACAGCAGAGATGGTTGCAGAGATTCCGCAGATCTGCAGTATTGCGTTTTACGCAGGCTTGCTGGAAAAGAATCCTTCTTCGTTTGAAGATGCAAGATCAATGATGCGCACCTATATGGAAGAGAATGAACTGTCCTATGCTGGATTGTACAAGCAGATCAAGGCATGGATGGAGGAGGATGGTTTTTTCAAGCTGTCCGGTCTGACGGAGATGTTGGAGCAAATGAGTCAGAATGCGGAAGAGAAGATTCAGAAGCAGCCCAAGGCTCCGCAGGATCACCGGAAGAAGTCAACTTCCACAAAATAATCTGGGAGGATCACTTCCCATTGGCATACGCCATAGGAATCTCCTTGGAGGAATTTAAGCATATGACCCCAACAGAACTGGGGTATTGCCTAAAAGGTTATGAAATGCGCCGGAAGATGCAGGACAGGGCAGTGTGGGAATACTTCGGCACCTATGGTTTGTCTGCTGTTATGACGGCGGTAGAGCATTGTCTGGCAGGCTCCAAAGCGATATCGAAGTATATCGAGAAACCAAATCTGCAAGATGGAACATTACAGAGCAGACCGCTTACGGAAGAGGAAAAAATGTTAGAAGTAGATAAGTTCTTTGCACAGGAAGAAGCAAGAAGAATTAACTGGCGGAGAACACATAGAAAAAAGATGGAACAGCAGGGCGGCAATGTGTCATAGCATTGCCGCTTTTTATGGCATTTACTATTTTTGCAACCTGTGATATGATGAGGGTGTGGAGGTAATGCCTATGGTATGCAGATACTGTGGATACGATATGGGTAGTGATGAATTGCTTCTCTGCCCGAAGTGTTTTAAAAGCACGGAACTGAATGAAGAAAATATGAAAAACATATCTGCTACAATACGGCAGATGAAACCAAAGAGAAAGAAATCAGTAGTGCATGATTATTCGGAGGAAGAGATTCTTGCTTTAGGGTTATATCCAAAGGATGAAGGATACAAAATGAGCCTGATATCTCGGATACTTGGCAAATAATATATAGAAATCAGAAGGAGCGGTTTTTCCGCTTCTTTTTTTGTACTGAAAATTACCGGCTATTGAATGAATGATAGTCGCTGACTTATAACAATTAGAAAGTTGGTGAGTTCGTGGGAGCAGAAATTGACCGCTTAGAAATAGAGGTTGAGGCACAGGCCACAAAAGCAAATAATGCTTTAGATAAACTAGTTGGAAAACTGGAACGACTCGCCGGATCCCTTGGTAATATCGATGGAAATGCCCTTACAGGACTTTCGAAGGGTATCGATAGCCTGAGCAATTCCATGCAGGGAATGAAAAATGTTGGAACGGCTGACTTTACCAGACTGGCTAAGAATATATCACAGATTGGAAGCGTAGATACTTCCGGCATAAATAAGACGGCAAATGCGATTAACCGCATTTCCTCATCTTTAGGGCAGCCGGAATCTGTGATAAATGGTGCAGCAGCGATTGGAGAACTTGCAAAGGGTATATCCAAGCTGGGAAATAAGAGCGTTATCACAGCTATCGACAATATGCCAAAGCTGGCAACGGCATTAAACAGCATGATGAATACCCTGTCTAAGGCTCCTACGGTTAGCAGTAATCTGATCAATATGACTACTGCACTGGCGGGATTGGCGAATCAGGGCAGCAAGGTAGGAAGTACTACCCGGAGCATGACAAGCAGCCTTAATGGCTATTCTGCGAGCACACAGAGGGCATCTAAGAGCAGTAAAGGCCTGGCATCTGTATTCGGATCACTATACGCAAATTTCTTCTGGGTAAAGCGTGGAGCGGATAAACTCTGGAAGTCCATTGAGACCTCTATGGACTATGTGGAGACTCTGAACTATTTCGATGCTGCCTTTGGACAGGTTGCAGAGAGTGCAGTCTCCCAGTGGAAAGACGCAGGAGCAGAATCAGCGGAAGCCTATTATAAGTCGTTCAGTGACCGTGCGAAACAGCTTACCTCTAAAATGACCGGGTTCTCTGTGAAAGACGATGGAACCTTACAGGCAACGGGGCAGCCCAGTCTTGGTATTGATCCCGAGAAGCTGATGAACTATCAGGCCACCTTCGGTCAGATGGCATCCTCTATGGGAGTTACCGCAGAGACATCATTGAAGCTGTCGCAGGCTCTTACAGAGATCGGTGGAGACCTCGCATCCGTAAAGAACCTTGATTTTGACAAGGTTTGGAATGATATGGCATCCGGTCTTGCCGGAATGAGCCGTACACTGGATAAATACGGTGTTAATATCCGTAATGTAAACTTACAGCAGAAGTTATATGAACTTGGTATTCAGGCAAATATCACGGCGCTGAATCAGAACGACAAGGCACTGCTCCGGGCAATCATCCTGTTAGACAGCACCAAGTATGCTTGGGGAGATCTGGCTACTACGATCAACCAGCCTGCAAACCAGTTGCGATTGATTGAGAGCAACTTCCAAAACCTGTCCCGGACCATAGGCAATCTGTTTTTGCCAATGGTATCTAAGGTATTACCGTATGTCAATGCTATGGTGATTGCCTTACAGAGACTGGCTACATGGCTGGGAAATCTGCTTGGAATTGATCTTAGCAAGGTTACATCATCAGTAGCCGATAGTAGTTTTGATTTCGGATCCATTGCCGATGAAGCGGAAGCGGCTACAGAAGCAGTCAATAAGCTGCAGAAGGGCATTCGTAAGTTCGATGAACTGGATGTGATTACCACCTCTTCGGGATCCTCTTCTGGCAGCGGCGGTGGTTTAGATTCCGGGCCGTTGGATGATGCTTTCAACAAATCCTTCGAGGAATATCAGAAAGCCTGGGATGAAGCTTTTGCCAACATGGAGAATAAGGCACAGAATCTTGCCGATAAGATTGAGGAATTCTTCGCACCTGTGAAGAAAATCTTCCAAGATCTGTTCGATGGTGACTTCTTCGCCGCCGGACAAGATACCTCTAAACTGGTGTCTGGGATTTTTAACTGGTTCGCCGATGCGATTGCGGCGGTGGATTGGTATAAAATTGGTCACAATATCGGAGAATTCCTTGACGGGATTGAGTGGGGAGAAGTATTTCTTGCAGCAGGCAACTTTTTAGAGACTGCCATTGATGCTGCCGCAGATTTGTGGAAGGGAAGTTTCGATGCGGATCCTATTGCTACGGTTATTGTGTCAGCGCTAGCAATTGCAAAATTTTTAGGTTTAGATAATGTTCTAAAGGACAAGATTGCGAAAGCAATACCGTCAAAGCTGAATTTGAGCAATGGCGTAAAAATAGTTTTACTGGCAGCAACGTTTGTTATTGGATTTAATGTTGGTAAGGCAATAGGAAAAGCATTATTCCCGGATGACAAGGAAATATATGAAAATTTCACATGGTTTGGTGATGGAGGTTTTTTTGATACCATAATAAATACAGATATACCAACATTAACGGATGCGTGGAGACGCATGGTTGTTGATATGTCTGGTATGAATGGAGTTGTAGATATTGCTTCAGATAAGGTAAGTAAGCTTGTTGATTTATTCAATAACAGTAAAATAGACATAACAGACACATTTGGACTCACATCGGCATTAAAAAACGTGTCACCTCTTGTAGAAAACTGGTTCACGGAAGATGTTAAGCCGTGGCTATCTAAAGAAAAATGGGAATCTTTAGGGGACAATGCAAAAAAAGCACTATCTAGTAAGTGGGATGAATTTACAGAATGGTGGGGAAATACTGGATTCGCAAAATGGTGGGATGACGTATCTTCTCATTTTTCAACAGAATCTTGGACATGGGATGGAATTGAGAAAGGACTTTCACAGGCATGGGAGAATGCAGTCACTGCGGTGAAGGGAATCTGGAACCGATTTGCCGATTGGCTGAATGACAAGCTGAATATCTCTTGGGATTCTATAAGCTTTGCGGGAAAAGAAATCATTCCAGCAGGATCAATAAATCTTGGAAAAATTCCAGGATTTGAAGGCGGCGGATATGTGCCTACGAGGTTTACATTATTCAAAGCTGGTGAAAAGGGGGTGCCGGAGATGTTAGGGACAGTCGGTGGTAACACAGCGGTTGCCGGTGGCGCGGAAATCACAGGCATTAGAGATGCTGTGTTCACAACTGCACAACAGGAGATAGAACTGCTGCGTCGCCAAAATGAAATTTTATTGCAGCTTCTTTCCAAACCAACAATCAGTAATGATGATGTATTCAGTGCTGCTAAGGCTGGATATAAGAGCGAAGCCCGGCGGCTGGGAGCACAGGGAAATCCACAGATGGTTTGGGGATAAAACGTTGAAAGTAACCTCTCTATATGGTATATTTAAGGCAAATATATTGTGTAGGGAGGTACTTATTATGGGTGCTGGTTTAGCTGCATTGGCAATAATAATAGGGGTTGTTGCATTGGCGGAATGGCTGGTAAAGGATAAAAAGCCGAAACATTTTGATTGCTGTCCCAACTGCGGTAGCAAACGGTTCCATGCTTTTGTCGAACAGGAAGTAATCAGCCAAGGAAAGGTGAAAACGACATATTCTGCGAATCTGAATCCGCTTAAGCCTTTCACCCTGGTTAATAAAAAAGAAAAGGTTGTTAGGCAGCCGGTTACGAGAAATGTTTCAAAGTTTGTGTGTGATGACTGCGGTAATATATTTGGATAATACAAGTGGCTCCTATGCGGAGCCCCTTTCTGAAATCTATAACATAGAAAGAGCAGCATTGAAGCTGCTCTTTTTGAGTGCAAGGAGGATGTAAAATGGAAATAGTATTATGCATAGTGATCTCTATTATTGTTTCGGCAGTAGTATCCATACTGATGCTGAAATTTTTCGCATACAAGTACTTTGAGGTGATTGATAAGTATGTCAATGAAGTGATGGATGGAGTGAAAGAATTTTTTCAACTTTCCAAAAATCAATGAGGTATACAACATGACACAAATGATTTACCCAAAGGCGTTAGATGAACTACTTTCTTTTCCAGCGTCAACTTGTTTTCTGGATATTTACTAAGTGATGATATATATTCAGTAGAGTTTTTGAATGGTTCATAAAATTTATCATCACTTGCATGCTGGTCTTCAGGTATTTCCAAAAGACCTAATCGAATTAGGGACGATATAGATACGGATTTATCATGTGAGTTAATCGATGATGAACCTGCAAGAAAAATATTGTCTGCTAATACTCTAAAAGAACCACTTTCGTTTACAGTTAGGCGGAGATTACATATTGCAAATATTTTATCTGGATAGAATGACTGTAAAATAGTGGCATCAGTTTTGCTCATTTGTCCAATAATTTGAGCAAATGAAGGATGAACATTTTTTTCAGAGTCGGTTGCTGAAGTAAGCAAAGCAACAAAAAGCCGACGAAGATCGTCTTCTTCAACACAATATTTTGCTTCATCAAGAGTTTTAAGAACCATTTGTGTGGTAGGTTCTTTACGACGTTGTTCGGGGACGGTTTCCAAGGAGTATTCTAATTCTTTTTTGAATTTTTCAAGATCTTTGGTATATTTAATACGGCGTTTTTCAGCTAACTGAGAAATCCCACCAAAGGCGAGAAACCAACAATCCGACAACGTTTGCCCAATGCCTTGAGTTGGTAAATCAGTTACATTTTTAATTGCATTGTCTACGGAATCTGGAAGATTTGCATTAATATTGATGTCAGTCATATAGGTGTACCTCACTTTCCTTTGTCATGTGTATACTATCATTATAATGAATGTGAAATTAGGTTTCAATGATAAAAGGTATAGGATATATTTCGATATAATGGCATAACCGCTTCGATAAATCGAAAGACTTGAGCTATTGAAAAAGTACGGATTCTGTAGGACAATGGTAATATAATAAAACCGTGAATGCGGGGAAAGTACAGGGGATAACGATGAAATTTTGTAGATGCGGAGAAAACTGTAAACCTTATATTGGTAAAGATGGTGCTTTACGATGTAAAAAATGTGGAGAGAAAATCGAGAAGAATAACAATATAGTTATAGGTATTGATCCATTTGAGGATGGGGATCCAAGTACTAGCTACGAAGAGGAACATGACTTCTAAAATATAATAGATTCATTGCAGCAGAGAGTTAGGATGTTATAAGGTGAAAAGAAACGGAGTGTGTATCGTCTGCCTGTCAACAACATTCTATGCGTCATTACGATATGGGTAATACGAGCCTTGACCAATGTTTAAAATCAGAAATGGTTTTAATGTGGTCAGGGCTTTTTTGATACTAAAGATAACGAATTCTGAAATACAAAAGGTTACGGAATGAAACTAAATCAAATAACCAATATGGAGGAATGAGTTATGTTAGTGGAAATTAAAACTGTAAACAAAGAAGAGGTAACCGTTGTAACAAGCCTGGATGTGGCAGAAACTTTTGGGAAGGAACACAAGAATGTCCTCGCTGATATAAGAAACATTCAGAGTGATATTAGTAGCGCTGAATTTTCAGCGCTATTCTATGAAGAGGCTTATACAGCGTCAAATGGAAAGAAAAATCCTATGTACTACATGAACAGAGATGGTTTTACACTTTTGGTCATGGGGTACACGGGCGAGAAAGCTATGCAGTTTAAGCTGGCTTATATTAAGCAGTTTAATGCGATGGAAAAAGCTCTTATTGGTAAAATCAAAGAGCGAGAGAAAGGGATTGCTGTTAGACAGGCTTTAACAAAAGCTATTCAGCAATCGGGAGAGAATGATCGTATGCACGGACACGTATATTCTACTTACACAGATTTGATTTATAAAGCTGTGTTAGGAAAGTCAGCGAAGCAGTTAAGAGAAGAATTTGGAATCGGAAAGCAGGATAATTTACGTGATTTGCTTTCAGAGGAAGAACTTGTCAAAGTCAAATCTGTAGAAATGGTCGTAAGCGGTCTTGTGGACTGCGGCTGGGGATACGATGAAATCAAAGCATTTATTATGAACACAGAAAGAAAGCTGATTGTAGCAGCGTAAATATACATATGAGCACTTACCTTCGGGTAGGTGCTTTTCTTATACGCAAAATTCCGACTGTCGACTAGATGGCAGCCGCTAACCGGAACAATTAGAGGTGGAGATCATGGCTTACAGTGGATGGCTCTTAAAGATTGGAAATTACACAGTGGATGAAGAACGGTTCATCAAAGCTGAAAGCTACAGCCCTTATGCCAACATGCAGGTACTGGATCCTTGGACGGATGCAAACGGCTATGAGCACATCAATGCCGTAGATCTGAAGGCTTTGAAGGTGGAGTTTGAAACACCGGCTGGACTCACGAATGATGACTTCAAAGAGTTCATGGATAGGATCCGTGAGAATTACGTGGAGGGTAAGGCACGAAAGTGTATAGTTACAGCATATATCCCGGAATATGATGATTATGTGACCCAGCTTTGCTACATTTCTAATTTTCAACCGCAGATCTATGGAATATATGATGGGAAAATCCATTATAATTCCATTCGGTTCGCAATCATAGGAGGTGTGGCAAATGATTGAGTATAAGCACGAAGATCTCTTCCGGGATGGAACCGATAAGCAGCTGAGTATAGTGTCCGCCGATGGAAAGGTGAGTATCACTAATTCAGATATCCACTACGAGCAGTTCGAGCTGAAGGAAAGCCTTTGCTCACAATCAGAACTGACCTTTGGGGCCTGCGAAGCCAGTCAGATAAAATTTAAGATATCGAATGTATTTACATCGATGGTGGGAATGCATCTTGCAGTTACCACTACATTAGAGGGGCAGAAGGATGCTCCTTTTTCTTTTGGAAAATACAAGGTTGTATCCGACAAGCCGACAGCGGACCGCAGATATCGGAATATAACTGCCTACGATGCCATGTACGACATCCTAAATGCAGAGGTGTCCGGGTGGTATAACAGCCTGACATTTCCGATGACACTTCGGCAGTTCCGGGATAGTTTTTGTGCTTATGTCGGCTTGGAGCAGGAAGAAATCACGCTGGTTAACGATGGTATGACTGTGGAGAAGACTATTGATCCCGGAGAACTCCCGGGAAAGACAGTCATTGAGGCTATCTGTGAGATCAATGGCTGCTTTGGTCATATCGGTCGAAATGGTAAGCTGCGGTATGTGGTGCTGGAGCAGATGATCGAGGGGCTGTATCCGGCGGATGATCTGTATCCGGCAGATGACCTTTATCCTGCAGATCCGATGGGCACCACAGAGGTATCTCGTAGCCACTATATCTCTTGTCAGTATGAGGATTTTATCTGCCAGCATGTAAACAAATTGCAGATCCGCCAGGAAGAAAATGATATCGGGGCAATCTCCGGTACCGGTGATAACTGCTACATCATCGAAGATAACTTTTTAGTGTATGGCAAGTCTGCTGCAGACCTACAGACTATTGCAGACAACGTCCTCAGCGTAATCGGTGTCGTATGGTACCGTCCAGCACAGGTGGAAGCCCACGGCAATCCCTGCCTGGAGGTGGGAGATGGTATATTACTGCACACGACCCGGGAGACTATCTATACATACATACTGCAGCGTACGTTGAAAGGTATACAGGCTCTAAAGGACAGTTATACTGCGGAGGGCGAGGAGTACAGAACCGGGCAGGTCAATGGCATAATGAAGTCCATTATCCAGCTGAAAGGCAAGTCGAATGTCCTCACACGGACGGTGGAAGAGACCAAACTGGAACTGAAGGATGTCAACGAAAATCTGTCTGCACAGATCAGCATCAATGCACAGCAGATACTTACCAAGGTATCCAAGGACAATATCGTATCTGAGATCAATCAGACGGCGGAGAGCATAAAAATCAAAGCCGAAAGGATAGATTTGGTTGGTATCGTCAATGCAGATGAGATGGTAGTAAAATATGCGACCATTGAGAACTTGAATATAACCAAATTGGAGTTAAACAACCTGATTGCTACCAAGGCGACTATTGATTCACTGAACGCTGTGAGCGCTCGTCTGAGCAACGTGGAATCTAATTATATCAGTGCCGGTACAGTAAAAGCAAATTACATGGAAGTCGCAAATTGGACATCCTCCGGCGTGATCAAGGCGGACAGAATCAGCGCAGCGACAATCGTAAATAAATTGTCAAGCGTGGACTTGGTCAGTGTGCGGGCAATGGGTGTCAGCGGATATATGAACTATAAAGGTACGGTAGTTGCATGGAGAACCAAGACTATCAATGGAACTGTTATTACGTATTTAGGACCGGAGGATTAAGGGATATGAGCAATTTAGAGATCAAGGAATTTAGTCAGGCCATTACGAAATTTGTGGATGAATCCAGCCTGCCGGAGGAAGTCAAGCGACTTGCATTACAGGAGGTTCTGACACGACAAGAGCAAAGAACTAGAGATGCGTTACTGGCAGAAATTGAAGCCAGGGACGCTGAGGAGCAGGAGGTGAAGCAGGATGCAGAAAGCGTATAATCCTACTGTTTGGGAAAACACTCCCTCTATTAACACTCCGTTGAATGAAACGAATTTGAATAAGTTAAGTCAGGGTGTGAGTGAGATTGATAACCGCGTGATAACGCTGGACTTGACCAAGTTATCAATCACGGAAGCTAATGGTTTGGTAAAGAGTATTGAGCTGAACCAGGATACAGGTGATATTACGATTACGTATTATTCCGGGGCAACCAGTGTATTACACACTTTAATGGCACAGATCGCCATTAACTTCGGCTACGATCCCAGCACGGAACGACTTATCATCTACTTAAAGGATGGAACAGAGCAGTACATAGATCTGTCAGCACTTATTACTCAGTTTGAGTTTTTGGAATCTGATACTATTTACTGGACCATAGATGGGGATGGCAAGGTAAAGGCTGATATCAAAGCTGGCAGCATCACAGGAGACAAGCTGCAGCCCAATTATTTGGCCGATATTACGGTACAGGCAGAAACGGCAACACAGCAGGCATCTGCGGCGGCAGCATCTGCGGCGCAGGCTAAGATAGATGCGGATCGCGCGGAGACTTACGCAAGCATCAGCGAGCCTAAATTTTATTTAGATGAGACCACAATGAACCTTTATATGAAGGATGGTGTAGGTGTGGATTTTGTAACGGATGACAATGTTTTGTATTGGAAAGTAGCATAGAATAAGGAGGATTGAACTATGTCAGTACCGGAAGGTTATAAATCTCTCGGAAAGATCGGAATATCTTACAAAGGAGATTACAACTCTAATACCGCATATGAGCGACTGGACGCGGTATTTCACAATGGTAGTACGTATTTGGCTATCAAAGATGCTCCGGATGGAGCGCCTAGGGATGATAAGACCAACTGGATCTATCTTGCCAAAGGTTATGATGGAGAGACAGTGGATGTGGCAGATTCAGAGATTGCATTTACGGATTCAGAGACCCGGGAAAATATTGTCAGCGGGGAAAAGGTATCTACAGTTTTTGGCAAAATAAAGAAATTTTTTACCGATCTGACAGCACCGGCATTTGCTCAGATGATCACCACAAAGGAGGATCTGCTGGCTACCAAAGTGACCGGATATGTGCCGGATGCCAAGGCGGTAGCGGATACATATACTGAGTTAAATAGGAAGTTAGAGAATAAGATCGGTTATATGGATAGCCAAAGCGGTACAATAATA